TATGGTCATTTTAGTAAGATAGACGCTAATCTACCTGAAATGTTTGATAAAAGAACTAATGCGGTTCGTCCAGATTACATAGAATATGTTGCAAATATTGTATGCGAAACTGAGGAAGAATTTCAACTTCCTAAAAGATGCCTACTTCCTTTTATAAGATTTGAGTCAGGTTTTAGAACTTGGGCAACAGGTCTTCTTCAAGTTAGAAAAGACTATCATAAATGTAGATTTACTGGTGGTAAAAGAGCAAACGAAACCACCTTAAAATTATCTTCACAAAATACTAAAACTTATAAGTTTGTCTGGGGAGATGATAAAGATTTAGTTCGATATGGTGCTTGGCTAATTAAGAAAGCTCTTTTAGAAGGTAGGTCTCTTAAATCAGCCACACAACCTTGGAGTGTTCGTTCTAAAGCTTTAAAAGAATACTATAAAATAAAGGATGCATAAATGAATTATCAATTAGGTAAATTACCACCTAAAATAGATAAACGTACCTTGAAGTTTGGGAGTTATTTAACTCCCTTACTTCCACAATTTCCTGATGTAATAGATATTTATAAAAAAGTCATTCAATGGCCTATCTTTGGTAATGATAGGTATGGTAATTGTACATGTGCTTCAGTTGGTCATACTATTTTAGATAGGACAACTGCAACTAATAAAATATTTCTACCTACTGAAAAACAAATTTTAGATGCTTATAAAAAAGTAAATGGTGGAAAAGATGCTGGAGCAGTAATGCTAGATGTACTTAATTTATGGAGACAAAATGGAGTAGCTAACCATAAAATTGAAGCATTTGCTCAGCTTAAACCTGGCTCTATTGACCAACTAAAACATGCTATCCATCTTTTTGGTGCTGCATATATTGGGTTAGCTTTGCCCAATTATGTAATGAAAAATCCTCTTCAAATTTCTTGGAATAGAACACTTCAAAGACCTAATTCACATAATGGTCACTGCGTAAGTGTAGTAGGATATGATACTAAATATATATATGTGGTAACTTGGGGAAGTATAAAAGCTATGTCTTATAATTTTTACAAAAAATATACTGATGAAGCTTATACTACTTTTTCATCAGATTGGATTGATGCATTAGGAAAATCTCCTCTAGGCTTTAATATAAGTACTCTTAACGCAGATTTAAACGAAATAATTAAGGATAAATAATGTTAACAGATAATGAAATTCACTCAGAAGTAATTGAGGATGGGAATATTTCCCCAGATATTTTTAGAGAAATGTTTGGAGAAATTACAGCTTCTAATGCTATGAATGTATCTATTCAGTTGGGAATAGAATTGTTTGATGCGGCTGGCTGGAAATGGACAAAAGATATGGATAGTATAGTTAAGATTATGTTTGGAGTTGCTCTTAATCCTCAGATGGCAGAAGAAATCTTAACTAAAGCATCTGGATATGCACAATATGTCATGACTCTTTATCTTAAAGCTGATGCAGAATATAGAAAAGATTACAATCAATCATTTCCTAATATTGTTAGAGGAGAAAGAGATAAGGCAATGGCCCAATTAGAAGCAGTAACTTCTACATCTCGTAATCTTAAGAATTATTTAAGAAATACTTATTATAATTTAACTAGAACTGCCAATGCTGCACAAAGTTTACTTAGAATGCATGCAAACGAGCCAAGAATTTAATGAAAACTGTTCCTAAAGATATTGTTTTTGCAAGACCAAATGATTTTGTTTCAGCTCTTGCTTCATATTTAAATAAATGTGGATATAAAACAAGAGTGGATTATCTTCGTGGAAATGAAACAGCCAGATTAGCACGAACTAATCCTAGTGAAAGACTCACCTTTGTTTGGGCTGGGCCACATAGAAAAGCAAGTAATGACCATCATCCAACATCTCCTTCGATGGCATATATGGAAAATGGATTCTTACCTCATTATACATCTTTAAATATTGATTGCAAAGGACATTGTGCTAAATCTTCTATACCAGAAGCACATTTTGATAATATCAATGAAGAGCAAAAGAAAGAATTGGATGAATTTTTAGCTCGTTATTATTTTTGTCAAACAGAACCAATAGCGCACATTCCTCTTCCACCTCCTCCATATATTCTATTTCCTATTCAGCATACAAGAGACAGTGTTATGAGGTTTGATGCTCCTAATTGGGCGCAAGATTTTACTACATTAGTAGGTCAAATAGCTAATGTTATACCTAAAGACCATACTTTAATAGTTAAACAACATCCAAAACAAAGAATGGGGTTAAGTTTATTTAATGGAATGCCACGCGTAGCATATATAGACCCAAGAATAACTGACGAGCAAAATAAACAATTAAATTTTTACTTAATGAAAAATTCAACTGCACTTATTGCTGTTAATAGTAGTTTTATACTAGAAGCATTAGCTCATAAAATTCCATCTATTTCATTAGGTATGGGAATATTTACGGGACATAATGTAGTTAAAGAAGTTTATGGAGGTATACCTCAAAATTTATTTGAAGATATATCTTACAATGAAGAAGCTGTTTATAAGTTTTTATATGAAATATGTTTAAATCGTCAAATTACTGATATTAATGACATACATTCGATAAGAAGAGTATGGGATAAGTTTTGTTTAGAATACAGTAAATTATGGTCTTAACCATAAATTGTTTATAATATTATATTTTGTAGGAGGGTGTAATGCCTATTTATCGTATCACCAGTAGGGATAATAATCGTGGTAAGCTTTATGTCAAAGTAACAGATGCCAAGAATATGTATCCTAAAAGCATTAAGAGAGCAGCAGCTCAAATGCTTGCAGCAAAGACCTCAGAAAAGGTAGACGTTGTTTATCATCGTCTAGTAAAGATGGTTCTTAAAAACGGAACAAACGTCTATATGTTGGTCTAAATAAGAGGCTCCAGAAATGGAGCCTTTTTTATTTACAAAAATGCCGCCCATCACGGCGGCAAAAGGAGGGAGGGACGTTATGGGGTAGCTTATTTAGTTCTGGGTTTATCCCAGTTGTTTATATTGACATCAGCAGGTAATTCTGGTTGTGGTTTAAATTCTTCTTTCTTTTCTTCTTTTGGTGTAGGTGGATTATAATTTCCGTTAGATAAATAACCATTATTTTTATCTAATTTAATTCCTCCATGACCAAATGGCAATTGTTGTTGACTAGGACTTTTTTGTCTCTTAACTTCTGCTAAAAGATTGGGAATATAAGTAGGGTGTCTCTTCATTAATGGAAGTAAATTTCCTTCTTGCCATGCATCTCCAACAACCTCAGAACCATGATGATTAGCCAATTCATTTAATTTACCTTCAAAATAATTCAAAGAATTAGGGTCATTTTTATTATTTGCACTTAGCACTTTCATCATATTTGTATGATGATTATAAACAGCTTGTTCTTCTTCTGGACTTAATTGTTGAGATAATGGCATTTTAATATTAGGTCTAATTCCTCCATGCTCTTCATTTTCTTCGCCTGGGTCTGGCCCACCATGTTGTAATAATCCTACTTCTTCGTTTCTACCAATTCCCTTGGAAAAGGGGAGCTTTGCTCATCCTCCAAAAGAAGAGATTTATACATTGAAAACTTATCTCCGCAATGTTTATCTCCATCATGTCCAAAAGAACCTGTTACAGTTCCCATTCCGCTTTCAGAAGCCATTGAAGCTTCTCCACCATGTTGTGCTTGAGTTAGGGCATCTAATTGAGCAAAAATTTGCTCCGCTTGTCCACCTAAATCATCTTCGTCTCCACCTGCACCATTAAAACCAAAAGAACCAACTCTAGGAGGTTCTCCACCATGTCCCATTCCTTCTTGTGTAATAGGATGAGCAGCTTGGTCAACAGCTTGAGCACCAGGATAACCACCTGCTTGATTCATACTATCAATCATTGCTGGGTCTGTAGCATTAAAAGACTTATCTCCACCTGCACCAAGAGGAGTGTTAAAATACTGAGTAGGTTGATTACCAATTGGAGAATTACTAGGTTTTGTACTAATATGATTAGTCATTCCCATTTTAGGAGAATTAGCAACTATAGAGTCGTGCATCATTAGACCATGCACCCCCATAGAATCAGTCATAGGATTCTCTTTTTGAGTAGGCCATTGTTGAGGATGACGTTGAACGCCAGCGACAGGGCCAACATAAGAATTTGTGCCAAAATCATTGGCTAATGGGGCTTTTGGGAGGTCAATTCCAGCCAAAAGATGTCCATATGGCCCCCAGACTGCATCTTCAGCAGCTTCCAAAACAACACTCTTTAGAAATTCAGCTTCATCATCTGTTAGAGTTGAAACTTGTTCCATCATAGAATCCATACTCTTAGAAAAAGAGCCTGCAAATCTAATTGTTTCACCTTGTAAATCTTCAGCAGTAGCCTTACCAGTGAAGAATCTTTGGGCTTTATCAACAAAAGAATTGAGGCTCGTTCTATTCATATTACCTTCGAGAATTTCTATAATATTTTTATTAATATCTTTAAGAATTAACTGTTCTCTAGAATTAATATGGTCTGGATATTGGTCTGCTTTAGCAAGAAGAAGAGCTAATTGTTTTCTTCTTTCTTCAGGACTAAATGTATTAGCCTGTGCGGATACAATAGTGTTAGCTTTTCTCTGTGAATCAGAACCAAAAGAGATGAAATGGAACATATCTGCCTCTGATAGAGGAGATGCCATCGAGCGAGTAAAATTAATAACATCTTCAATAGAATTATCAACTACAATATCTCTTTCAATCTCTACAGCTTTTTGGAGTGTAACTTTGCGAGGAAAGCAAGATTGAGCAGCCGCAGCAAATTTATCTTCTACTTTCTTTTCAGTTGCGCGCAATAACTCTTCAGCGGTGATATATTTATTCATTCTTTTCTCTTTATGACAATTGAGGAATAGCGATTACATTAAGACCATTATAAATATAGAAAGTATTACTTCTATTAGATAAAGGAACTACTAACCAATTAGTTGTAGAACCCAAAAAGCCAGCGCCTCTAGATGAAACAAGAATAGACACTGTTGTAGGAGCCATACCCTTAGTTTTAGGTACTGTTAATTTATTTGAATCTTGGCTCCAAGTATTCTTAACATGATAAAGTCCGTCCATTGTACCCTTCATACCAAAACCGTCTCTACCATCAAATTCTTTATAAACACCTATACGAATAACTCTTGAGGCAAGATATTTTTCTTCTTCAAAAATATCACGTAAATTAGGGCCACCAAAAGTAGGAGTACCAGTTAAGATATTTGTTTTTAATCCCTCAGCATTATAACCGTACTCTGCCCCATCGTATCCTTCCATATCCATAAATGTAAACGGAGTTACTACTGTAGAGCGTTTAGCGTAATCGCTGCCCATGATACTAATAGGTTCATCAGCATCATTAGAAAATCTAGTGACTGCTCTAATATACATACATTCTAAAACTCCATATCCGATACCTAAATTAGTGAAGTTTTTACCCATCAATTCAGGAGCACCAGAAACATAGAGTCCCCAAGCATGTTTATCATCTGCATCAAAAGCTGCAATTCTACCAAAGTAAAACATATTATTGGTATAAATATTGTTAGCATCTTTGGTACTAATAACAAATATTAATCTATCATCATTAACTAATGAGTATAGATTAACTACTTGAGAACTTACTCCAGCATTAGAGAAAGTCATAGTTGCTTCTTTCGTATAACCAGTACCATCATGCATAGCAAATAAAATAGTATCTGAAGCTGATGCATAAGTTATTTGTAACATCATTTGAGTATGGTCTGTATTAGCAATACTAGCTGTATTTCCACCAGTACTTGCTGTCCATTTAGTAAGAGCATCAATTCTATCATTTATTGCGGCTAACAGTCCAGCTTTGGTAGTTGTAGTTGCACTATAAATTGTATCTGCCATTTTTATCTATTTCCTTATGTTATTCTGTGGTATTAGAAGACATACATTATTTTACCCACTCTGGGACTTAAAATCAAAATCTTTACCCGTTATTTGATTATATAATTTATTTAATTCATATGCCGCAGCATCAATTTTGAGAAGAATTTCAGAAGTTTTATCTAATTTTTGTAATAATTCTTCTCTATACTTCTGAGTTTCTTCAAATTCTTTTTTTAATTCATTAAGTCTTATTTCTATTTTTTCTTTCATTAATTCCTCTATATAGTTTATTTTTTACCATCTACTGCAATTTTTATGTCTCTTTCTTTATCTTCCTGTCTTTTTGTATCAAAATAAGATTCAATAGCAGCTCCCATTTTGGCTATAAATACACCAGCAATTAATAATGTAAATTCACCAAATTTAATAAAGGCAGCTCCTCCTATAAGTAACGGAAATAATCCATTTGCTATGTCAATTAAAAGAGATAAAATAAGTAATACAAATACAATTTTGGTAATTAAAACAGTTATACGAAATCGTGTATTTTTATCTTCTACCATTATAGACCTCTCAATCCGTACAGCATCCATTGCATATCAACTTCAGTAGTTGGAACAACATCAACTTGACAAGCAATTTCTCTTCTAAACCAAAACGCTGCACGAGAATATTTAGTACTATAGATTTGAACAGTACAACTGAGTGTTGTTAAACTAGTATCAAAATTAGAAACAGTAATACCAAGACCGTCAGAAGGAGTAGTATTAAGTTCTACTATATATCCTAAATCATATATAACTCCGTCTACGTCAACTCCCACTACTCTATCAGCTAAAGAGACTGATGTTAAATCACTACCAGGAGAATCAAATTCTACAAGACCATAATTAGTATCCTCTTGAAGAGTGAAGAGACCTGTACTATCATTTACAATAGGAGTTAAACTTGAATTAGCCAGAGTATGTAATAAGGTTGTAGATTGTATAAAATCTGTTACTTTAGGACTTGGGCTAAGACATAGTGCTTGTGTACGTCCGTGGTCTAGAATCTCTTCATCAAAAAATGTTAAACTAAATTTATTAGTAGTTTTAATTACAACCCAATCTGTCCAAACAGTGCCACTAACCAACTTCCACTGAATTGTTACGTCTTGTGGAGGAGCTGAAAGAGTTTCTTCTGTAAAATCATTCCAGCAAGTAATATCATAGCCAGGAGTTTTATCTACACAAAATATACCATAAATTTTATGGAATGAAACAGGCGAAACTCCATCATCAGCTAATTTAAAATCACCAGTTGATGTACATATACCCACAACTATTTGAGAGTTAGTTTCTCCAAAGACATAAATATCTACATCTGCTAAAATTGTTGTAATATTTGTTGCTGTAGCTTTTAAATATTTACGTTCTGCATATAGATTATAGTCTGACTCAATTTTTCTAACTATCTTATGTGGGCCTCTCGGTGCATCATATGGAGTAGTAGAACTGGTTCTTCCCACATAAATAATATCTTTTGCTACTTTGGCATCTAATATAGTATCTTCTCCAGGTGTATCATTTGAACTGATTCTTGGAAATCCTATAACTGTCAAATCAGGATAATAATCTCTAGTATAAATTGGGGTTTCTATTTCTGTATAATCACTAGCATCTGAAAGTCCTAATGCTATATATGTTTTCCAAATAGGAGAAGCATTATCGTTCAAGACTCTTGTTGTACTAGTGACAGTAAATCTTACATCTGGTAAACTTTCTAATCCATTATTAAAAACATAAATTTTATGATAATCAGCAAAGTTTTGATACGTAATTCTTTCAGAGGCATCAAGAGCTAAACCATCATCATTATAGCGTTCATAATCTTCTGAAGCATAAGTTCCAGTAACTGCACTAGTTTGTATTTCATCTGGTAAGGTATTTCTCCAACAGTTACCTAAACTTGCATCGAAAACCATTCCACCATCAGTACTTAAATTAGGTAAGCCAATTTTTGATATATCTCTAATCGGATAATCTTCATATTTAGTACGAATTGGTCTAACAATTAAAAAATCACTTTGTAGAAGAGCCATTATATTTTTCCTATATTATATTGAATTGTTTTTTCTTTGAGTAACATTAATTATTCTCCGTGATGATATGTAAAAGCAAATTGAACATTAGGTATTCTTTCGTTAGAGATAATTGTTCTAAAAAATTTAACATTTTTATTTATTGCATAATTAGGTGTAGTTCCAACTGCTTTTAATCTATTAACTGTTTCTTCTATTATATTATTATTAAAATGCCAATTATTAACAATTACCATAAAAGGATATCTTCCACTTAAAGGATGATTCTCTAAAGGTTCAACAGTGTAATGTAAAATATTCCCTGTATAATTATACTTATCATTAGTTTGATTAACTTGCCAAGGATGAAGAGAAGGAGAAGAGTCATCTCCAAATATTCCCGTATCTTCATCCAACTCAGCTTCATATAATGTAGTTGCTGTGTTATTTAAATCTGTTTCATAAATAATATCTGTTACTTCAAATGTATTCATAAAATATCCTGTTGTTTCAAGATATTTATCAATTAATGTTTGAGGCGCAAAATTTAATTTATTTGTTAAATCAACTGAACGAATTTTATTTGTTTCACTACCAAGACCAAAAACTCTAAATTTAAGATTATTAGTGTCAGGTAATTCGTAAAATTCTGTTGTTAAAATAATATCACCATAATCAGGTTCAGTAACTAAGTCTCCGTTATCGTAAGCTTCTTTTTGAGGAGTATAAAAAAAGTTTAAATTTGCTCCACTAATATAAGAATCTAACCAATTATACCCGTCCTGACTAACTTGTATTTTCGCTCCTGAACGAATATCTGAAAGAACATCTCTATCAGAGAGAATAGTTATTGTTAAAGTTTTTTCTGACACATCATAATTACCCACTCCTTCAGAAATAACTGGATATCCTTCGCTTCCTAAAAACCAACCTATATCTCTTTTTGGAGTAACCCAAGCGCTTAATTTATTATCTGGATTTAAATACTCTTTACAATGTAAATCAAAAACAGTTACAGTGCCTTCTGTATTAGATACTACATTATCAAGAGCTTCTTGAATACTTTGGAGAGATTCTTTTGGCCCCAATAAACTAGATAATCTATCTCTAAAAAGTGTTTCATCTTCCTGTCTGATTAAATTACCTCTCATTGTAATTGTATCTAATATAACAAAATCGGAAGCTGAACTACCTCTGATATTTCTATCTATATCAATTAATTGATTTCCATTTTTAGAACGATATTGGCAAAGTTCTTCTCCATGCCAAAAAAATCCAAATGGAGGCCAATTTGTTGTATTGTCTAATGTAATACTTAAAATTTTGTTATATAAATCAGTCTCTATATCAATTATTGTAGATGTATAATCTACATATTCTTGAAAATTATATAATTTTGTATTTAATATATTTAACCAATAATGTATATCTAATTCATCAAATAATGATAAAAAGAACTTATTAAAAAATCTAATAATTCTATTTTGAATAATATTCATGGTAGAAGCGATAGATTTAAACATAGAATAGCTAGGAGCATTATTACTATCAATAAACTCTAATTCAACTTCATTTAGCTCTACAACTTGACTATATATTGCCTCCCAAGCACTATTAAAGGTATCTCCTGGTTTTAATCTATCATCGCTATAATTAGAGTTTTCATTTTCCATAGTAGATTTGACTAATTCAAAATCATCTTCTGTAAAAATATCAAGAGCAAATGGCAGACCTCCCATAAACCAATTAATAATTTGTCTTGGAGTACCAGCGTATTCTAATATTTGTTTACCAATACGACTATCCCATTCAATTCTTGCTACCTGTCTCTTTAAATAACTAGGAGAATCTTCTATTTCATCTTCTAAAGCTTGTGAAACTTCTTTTCCAGTTTTATATTTTGTACCAATATAAATACTAGGACGACCATAAACATTTCTGTCTAATGGTATTAGTTGAAATTTAAGTATAGGAATTTTCTGATATTCATTACTTCCATTAATTTCTATTCCATAAATAACAAGTTGACTTGGTGTACTATCTTTTGGAACAAGACCTACTTTATTATCAACTTCTTCAGACTCAGTTAATTCTTGAATAGCAAATTTGGTCATCATTAAAGATTGTTTTGCTAAATCAGAAGAAACTGAATCGCTAATAGATGAGATAGTTGTATTATACTGTTTATAACGATTTAAATAATTTGCCTGATAAGAAATGGTGTTACCGTTACTGGCGTTTTGATAACGGAAAGTACAAACTATTACATCATTTAAATCATCATATATAGTAGACATTTTTATTCCACATAGTCAGATGAAGAAACACCTATTGGAGTTTCTGTATCTAACACATTAATATTATTAAAAGGTAATTCACAATAAACTAAAATATCATATTTTTGTCTTAATGTAGGGTTATCAGTGTCATAATAATATAAATCTAAATATTCGGTAGTAACAACATCTCCAGTTAATCCGTAATCAGCTATATTACATATGATATCAAAACTTTGAATAAAATTATCCATAGATGTTACTCCAGAACCTTCAGTATGGTACTCTTCTATAGCTGTTGTAGCGTCATTTTGATATTCATCTAAGGTAATATGGGATACAAGAGTTTTGTTTCCTTCGGAATCTAATTCTACTGTATGAATCCTATTACTTTCTGATGGAGATAATAGATAAAATCTAAGTTTAGGAGTACCTAAAGGACTAATAAATGCTCTTTTAGAATCTCCCCAAACCTGTATATCTTTTGACCATGTTCCTTCAGCATCAATATATAAATAAACAGACTGAATATTAAATGGAGTTTCAGTCAGAGCATTAATAAAATAAGATTGTGTCAAAGTTCCACCTTCAGCAAATAATCCCAATGAAGATAGTGAATTATTATTATAAGGTATATATTCTTCTAAGGTTACTAAAGGTTCTATCGTAACGGGGTTAAATCCACGGGCAACAATAACTGCCATTTTTACTCCAAATTGTAGCAAACAAGATTAATATTATCCGCTGCTTTGATTCTATATACTTGATTACAAGATGCTGTTAAAACAGAAACAGTATTATATAACTCATTTCCATTTACATCTACTCCATACACACTCATAAAAGAAAAATCTTCAATATCTATTACATCTGAATCTGTTTTGAGTAAACTATAAATATCAGATTTATAAATATCTTGACCTATTTTAGTGTTTAAAAAATATTCATAAATTAATTGTTTTAGTTCAGTTTCTTTAATAGATGTAATAGCGTTAGATTTGATGTATATTTTTAAATTATTTTCACTGGTAGATTTAAAATTTACATTTAATACATCAGCTTCTCTAACTGTAATACCAATACCTAAAGGTCGATACATTTCAGTTTCAATAGAATTTCTGATTTTTTGATAAATATTTCGTGGAGAATCTACAACATAAGGCTCAGAAGTATCTCTTAATACTGGAGATAAAGTAGTGTTAATAATAGCATATACATGTCCCACTCTTGGAGGGATAAATGATAAACAATTATAATCTTCAATAATATTAGCATCTAATATGCTATCTTGGGATAATAAAAAATGTTGAATACTATAATAAGAAAATTTACTATTAGCACCTTTTATAAATGATAATCCTCTATATCTAAAGGATTCGTCATCTTCTATATCTGTTCCACCAGTAATAGGTTCTCTGTTATTACAGTAAAGTAAAGAGCCTCTGTATGTTGTTAAATAAGAACTTGGAGTATTAGCTTGTACCCCAGTACTTTCACTTTCAATAGCTATCTCTATAGAATCAATAAATTGTTCTCTAATACTATTTAAAGACCCTGATTCAGAATATTCTAATGTATTATTTTTAAGTGGAATAGCATACATTCTCGTAGTCATTGAACTAACTAATGTGCTAGGATAATAAGCTAATTTGCTAGGTATTACACAAGTTTCGGTTACAATAAAAGAGTTTCCATCCTTATCATCTACGGAACTACCTGCATAAATAATGGTAGGTTCTGTCTGATTTGCAAAATCTGATGAAAGTAACCAGATATTTATAAATCCCTTAGCAGTAGAAGCTTGTTTTCTAGTTAATTTGAAATTAGCAAAAATAGCTTCTAAATCCTCTCCTGTAGCAGTTAAAAGTGATGTTCTTGTTTCAGTATTATCCAATGCAGCCATAATTTTAATACCTAAAGAAGCCACTGCTTGACCTAGACCATAAACAAAAGAGTTTTCTGAAAAATTTAATTTTTTATTACAAAAAGCTCTTATTGAGTCTCTAAAATAATTTAGTATTTCGTTAAAAGTCATTAAATTCCTCTCTTTGAACCAAGAACAATTTGTATATTAGAATAAATTTGGTGATTAATAAATACATCTGCTACTACTACTATTTTGTTAGGGTTATCTTGCTGATTTTGTATATCAATAATGTTAACTTGACTTATACCTAATGGACTGTTCAATAATTGTTCTGTATAGAATGCAGTTAACCAATTTTTATCAAATAAAGTTTCATAATCAGACTGAGAATTTAATAATTCATTACCAGCATTAATCATAGTTAATTTCACATCTTGAAGAATAACATCTATACCTCTAATATCTTCTATTTTCTGATTAGAAGGAGATAAATGAATTTTTCGTTCATCTAATTGTATATCTCTAATATTTTGGCTATCATAATTCTTTTCAATAATAGTGGATAATTTATAAATAAAGGTTCCTGGTTTATGTTCCTGCATCGAAGTACATTTAAGCGCCCTCTGCACAACATACAGTCTTATATAGTCACCAGCAGCCTCCCTGTATGCGTAGGAGAGCCATTCTTGGCCTATCTGGATTAATCCATTTTCAATATCAAGAGTAGGAAGAGTTTTAAATACAGTAATATCAGAATAAACCTCTGGAGAGTAAGGAAAATCTATTGGAATTAACATTTCATTAGTATTATTTATATCAAACGGATTCAACATAGTACTACAGTCAATATAGTCTAAAGTTTTTACTCTATAGTTTTTATCCAATTGTGTTATTAGTTTTCCTGCTAACATTATATATCCAATATTAAAACCTTACCAAAAGATAATAATTCAAAATCCGTATTTACTGCATTTGCCAAATACATATCTTTAATAGAATCTAAAGACCCATAATATTTTTCTGCAAATTGCAGAGTATTAATATCAAGATTATAGTCTTTAAGTACCATATTAACTTGTAAACTTGGTTTATCTTTTATATCCGCTAAAATATTTCCAATTTTGATTTTAAGTTCATTATATTCTAAATAATTTGGGTGAGTATCATTAATATATAAATTTCTAAAATCAGAAACAGCTTGATTAAATACAATAGAATCTGCAATAGTATAAGTATCTTCGCCAAAATGAATTGAAGCAGTTATGCTTCCATCTATTTGCTCAGAAATTTGTGCTAATATAGTTTTTAAATTATCCATCTTCCACTTCTCATAGGAATTGACATATGAGATATTATTGGAAATTCTGTCATTCCAATTAACTCATTTCTTCGTAAAAATCCATTTAGAACTTTTTGTCCAATAAAAGAAAGAGTATAAAATCTACTTTTCTCTTTAGTTGTTAAATCTAGTTTCATACCATAAGGCATAACATAATATGGGTCAAATAAAGATTTACCATCAATTTTAATTTCAAAAGTACTAGGTAATTTAAGTTCGGGAGATACAGCCTCAGAAACATTCGAAATAGACTGATATAATTTATTTATAATAGGAAAATCTGTATTAAATGGTTCATATCCAGATACAGTAATTGTATAAAAAGATGGTCTGAAAGTTGTCCCATATGGGCCTCCAATTGCTTCTCCTTTAGAGGTCATATAAGCACATTCAATTTCAATTTGCTGTACCATAGGTAATAAGTAAGCAGAACCACCAAGTAATAATGTGACTGTTGTAATATTTTCTGCTATTCCTTTTTCTACAAGTTCTTCCATTATAGTTTACCCCAGATGATACACTTGTCTAATTTGTTTTGTCTTCATTTGTTGATTTTCAGCAGAATTAGCATATGGATACACTAAAAATACAATACTATAATTAAGTAACATATTTTGTTCTGTATTTAATTCAAATGTCCAAGAATTTAACAATCCTCGAAATACTAACTCTGTATCATTTATTACAGCTTCTTGTGTCCTTGATTCGGAAGCAGTTGTTCTTTTTTGAGTAATTTCAAACTGAGGCATTCTAGGAATAGCGGGAGACAATATATCTCTACTATCAGTTAAATATTTTTCTAACTCTTTATATTTCTCCATATCAGTTAGTGGAATGTACCCTTCTATAGTTAGTGGAGATAATTTACCTCCATTTGCTTGTACTCTAAAATGAACAGCATCCTCTATAAGTATTCTATTTTTACCATCTAAAGTGAATAATTGTGCATAAACTAGGTCTAAGACCTGATTGTTACCTACTGTTGTTAATCTTATCATTACATTATACTACTATACGGAAATTCATTTCTTACTGGATACCACTGATAAAGAGCCTTTCCAGCATTTTTAAGTGCTTGACCTACCGCTGGAACTAAAGAAAGTGCTACTTCACCTAAATTTAATTTAGCCATTCTAGTTTTTTGGTCATCTCTAATTGGCCCCCACATAAAACGAGGAGTTCTTATTTCTATTTCTCCGGCTTCTAAAATTATTCTTCCAGTTCCAGATTCTGATGCTTTAGTCATAGCATCAGGTAATGTACCACTCATTCCACCAGCTCCAGCTCTAATCCAAACAATACCTCCATCATTAGTGGTACTTGTCGGAGGAGGACTATCGGCTGCAAGGTCTAAATTTATTCCTTCTATAGAAGGAGGGGTAATATCATTAGAATCTCCGTTAGAAACTCCTACATAAATACCAGCAGAATGTGATACAGCTCCACCTTCTTCTACTTCAATAACATATGAACGAATTGCTTTATTATATGTTCTCCAAGACTTTGTTCCAACTAAAGGTGCTTCTAAAGCCCAAGTTCCCTCTCTGATTTTATCATTAGTAAAAATTTGATAACAAAAATTATCAGTTTGTTGTCCATTTGCAGGATGGTCAAAATTTAAGTAAACATTACTATTTTCAGCTAAATGAGTTCTAAATGTTTCAAAAGGCATCATTATGGTTGATTTACAATATTCTCTATGCCATTCATATGAACGAGATGATTTAAGCAGTAAAAATCCACCTTTAACACTATCAGAGCTTAACTCGATATAACTAGGGTCAATTGTAAAATAAGAGCCTCTTTCTGCTACAGAATTAATTTGTTTTTTACCAAGTTTTTCTGGAGTATCTAGCCTAAAAGTGTCAAAATAATACTTGTTTACTCCTAATACGCTAGAATCTGAATAAAGTTCTCCAGCATTAGATGAATATACAGACTTAAAATTATGTAAATATGTTTTATAATAAGAATAAATATTATTATAAAAATCAGAACTTTGATTATAAAATTCTGAAAAATCTAATGGTTTAGTATTATCTGCATGTGTTCTAGAAACATCAGCAAATATATGAATTTTACCATCTCTAGAATGTCTAATACCTGATTCTGGAATAATATGAACATCTGTATCATCTTCATACTTAAAAAGCGAAGTAGCTTCTTTATAAGTTTTTTGTTTATAACTTGCTATATTTTTTTTAACGTCATCATCTGTTACAAAATTATCAAATATATTTCTATCACCTAACCAAAAATTAGAAATAGATAATGTATTAGTTTTAGGATTAAATTTTGCAAAATCAGATGCTGATGTAAAAAGAGGATATGTTGGGTCAATAGTAGATAAATATTCTCTTGGCTTAAAAGCTCTATTAATATAACCTTTTACTTTTGTTTGTAGTCCATAAACATCACATAATCTCTTAAATTCATCTTGCTTTCCTCTTATATATGATGGTGTTAAAGGTTCTGCATGAGCAGTCTGTAAACTCTGCCACCATAAATTATTTGGAACAATTGGATAATTTCCTGATTGAAGAGGAGAAAGAGATAAAGCATCAATATCTCTAGGATAACTATCTTTAGAAGCATCTCTGTTTGTTTCCATAAAAGATACTTCGTCTTTAATTTGTAGTGTTTTATAATATCCAATTGAACTAGCAAAAGATGCTATAAATCCTGGGATTATATCTTTCATTTTATGAATATTAATTAATGCTGTATGATATCCCATATTAAATTCTGGAGGTATATCATTTGCCGCAATATTTGGAATAGGGTTAATTATTGACATATCACCAGAAGTGAAACCTAATACCATTCCTAAGTCAGAATCATAAATTGCTAACGAACCTTCTTCTGGTCGATATGTAACACCACCTGAAATATTTTTAGGATTTGTTCCTTTATTTTTATAATAATTTTCATAAGTAAATTTGAAATAAGCAGGATTTCTAAAATGTCCAAAAGCAAAGGACTGCTTATATTGTTTAGAATTATTTTCAAAAGATTTATTCACATCTTTAGCTAATAATCTAGTCCATTCATAAATAGAACCTTGGTCACTTATTGAAGAAGAAATGTAAGGCACTTTATGAATAATAGCTCCTGTTTTGACAGAACTATCACTTTCAAATCCCTGATAATACATTGAAGGAACTAAGTCTACTGTTTGATTCTCTGGATATACTGCAACAACTCTATATATATGTCTTTTATCTGCCATCTTAATTTCCTTGTTTCATTCCTAATCCGCAGTTAGCGCATAAAATATTATATTCTTCCGAGTAAGACCCATCTTCTCTATACGCAACTTTTAAGCATTTACCTACAATTCTATAATACCCAGATTCTTCTCCACTTGTCATTGTTGTTGCATCTCCTAATGCAGGTAATGGAACAAGGCTAGGAGCATGTTGATTAATTAGTGGCAATGAAGGAATAAATACAACAGAACCAATTGGAGCTATAAAATAAGTACTAAATCCCATCCATAAATAATAGTTATGAGAATGAAGGTATTTGGACATCCAATTTATCATTCTTTTACCTGCGGCCTCTTTTGGAGTAGGACTATCTGGTTTACTAATACCAGTCCAAGATACTAAATTATCATTGATTTTATAATAATCACTTCCAAAAAATTGCCAAGTTGTCTGTAAATTATTAATTGGATTACCGTTAGATTTATCTATAAATGTAGTTGATTTTGCATTATATGTATGACAATTTGGATTAGGAAAAATCTCAAAATCTCTATTAATTTTTTGCCCAAATTTTGAAAAGTTTTTATCAGAAGCAAAGCCTGTAATAACATCTGCAAAACCAAATTGAGTAATAGTACCTACTTTATATGCTGCATTTTCTCCCATCTTTCCTCCATAAAGTTTTTGATAAGTAACTAAAGAACCCCAAGGAGGAACTATAGGAGTAATAGGGTTTTGGAAAGATTGTCTTATTTGTAAGAAATTTTTATCACCATACCAATTAGCTCTTCTAAATATAAATTCTCCTGTATCTTCTCTTACAAAAGTTTCGTAAAAATACTTAGGCGTAATATCTCTAATAATATTAGAAATTGAAGTATTAGGGTGTATATTTGTTTCTGTTATTTGCTGAGCTATATGTTCTGGAATAGCTTCTGCTGGTATAGTACTATTTTGATGTTCTCCAGAAATAGGAACTTTTAATTCTCCTAAGCTCTTCATCAAATATAGAGCACCAATTTCATCCGCTTCGGGAGTAGAAGAAAGTCCTACAATTGGCTTTAATGATAATATGGATAATTTTTTGTAATAATCTTCATATTGTGGAGAGTTATCTAGATTATATTGTAGGATAGAGTGAATAAAAGGAGTTCTTCCAACAACATCTTCTCCAATACCATTGTTCATTAATCTTGCTGAGAATTTTTTACTATGAACTCCTATTTCCATTCTTTTGCATGTCCAAATAGCATCATTAGGGTCTGGAGTAGAGTAAAAAGCAGGTATTACATCTATTTTTCTATTACCTGATTGTGTTTTGGTGTTTATTGCAGTCTTATTAACAAAAGGAAATTCTAAGAAAGAACCTAAATCTTGAGCACCTATAATAAATTCATATCCAGCATTATTACCTGATGAACTAGTTGCTTGATGGAATGTTTTGACAACTCCTATAAAAACAGATATATAGCCAAAAGCTAATAATTTTACGAAACTATCATATAATTTTTGTCCATCTTTTGTAGCACCAACAGTTTTTCCAAAGTATTTTACTTTAGATAAATAAGAGAGAGATGCAGTTATAAAATTCAATACTTCTCCTCTTCCTTGTATCTTTTTTATTACACAAAAAGGAGTGTTATATCTAAAATAATCTTCTACATTAGTTCTAGTTTTAATAACACAAATTCCGGGCATAAATCCAGAAGCAATATCAGCCCAAAGGTCAACATCAATTATACCTCTTGGGTTCATATTAATCATATTTTTTAACATTGTTATTTCAACAACATTAGGGATAATGATATCCCCCATACTAACAACATAATCTCCAGGTCTAGCCATTAATTATACCTACTATTAAATATCCATCCTATCTCAACTTGAGAACCTTCTTTCTGTTGAAATGTTTTTGACACATTAGCTATAGTTTCTCTTCTTCCTCCAAATTTCCAATCATCCATTAATTTTACCTCAATTCTAGGTTGTTCATATTCGAATGGTGGCTCTTGTTTATACTCTATTGGTTTTATAGATTCTTCTTCTTTTTCAAACATTTTTATTTCAGGTAAAGAGAAAGGAAAATCAGGAGTAGTGAATTCTTTTTGTTGATAATTAAATTCTTTTGTCTCTAACATAATAGGTTGTACCTCTTGTCTATCAGGAGACAAAAGAGCAATCGCGGGAGCAATTAATTGTTGAATAGCTGGTAGATTAATATCCTTAAGTTCAGGTTCTCTTAATCCTACTTCAATAGATGGAAATGAAAAATTTTGTTGAACTTCATTTATAATTGGTATTTGTCTATCAGTTGGGGTTATTTCTACAGAATTAATTTCTCTAGGAGAAAACATCGATAATTCTGGAATACCTATGTCTCTAGTTGAAAACTGAGGATGTTCTATAGAAATATCTGGTAAAGAGAATTGAGACTGATATTCTGTTGGGATAGGCTGAATTTGAAATTGTGGTTCAAATCCACTCTGAATAGGTTGAATTTGAGTGTCTTTGATATCATTAACATAAGAAAAATCTACTTTATCAGAAGGTATAAATCCAACATATTGAGAATCTTTCATTGGAATAAATTCAGGCGTAACATATTGAAAAGATGAAGAGCCTTGAAGAATCTCTGGTTTTTGTATTTCTGGAATTGTCACCTCTTGAAAAGAGGGAGATGAAATTGGGATAGGTTGCCATTGTTGTTCAGGTTGTATATACTGAGATGGTTGAAACTTCTCTTCATACTCTTTATATTCGTTAGGAACCGAAATATTAAATTCTGGAACTGAATATTCAAACTGAGGAGACTCTTTTGGCTCTATAGATGTATCAATATTAATCGGAGAAATTGTGTTTTTTTCAAATTCTTTATATGTAGGAGTTATAAATGAGAATTCAGGCATTCTTATCTGTTGTTCTCTTGCTTCTATTTTTTGAAGAATTGGAAGCTCTAAACGAGGAATTTCAATTTGTGGATGATTGGCACTAATTTCTGGCAAATTAAATTGATTTATTTCTGTTGGAGAAATTTGAATAGGAGTAAACGGAATTTCAGGCACTCTTATATGTTTTTCATAATCTTGTGGCTGATATTCGATAGGTCTAATTTGAGGAATAAACTCTTGTTTATCATATCCAATATCTTTATTCACCCATTCTTGAGTATGAGTAAGTTGCGGAATAATTGGCTCAATACTTGGTAATTGAGGTGTATTTATTTGATTAGTAATATTAATAGGAGTTGTTGTTATTTGCGGAGGGGCAATAGCATTTATTGGGTCTCTATATGTACTTGGTTCTGGAGGAGCAATTTCTTTTGCGATATAATTATCTGAAATAGGAGAAATAGAAGGAATATTACTTTGAGTACGAGAAGAAACGTCAGAAACAGCCTCCCATAATCTTGCTATGGTAGATTCTGCATTAGATTGTATAATAATTTGTACTTCATTAGGCATTATCTTCTAAACGCTCCTCTTGATGGAAGAAATTGATTAATTGCGTCTGCTTTATCCTTCTCAATTTGAGCTTGAATTTTACGTTGATTAATCATGTACTCTCTATGAACAGTTAAGAGCAAGAAATAATCTTGACGAGTTTCACGCAAAGTTGGTGCGAATGGATTCACACCCATATAAAAACCCAAATCAAGAATAGCCTTAAGATGAGGATTTTCTGCTATTTTTTTTTAGCTTCTTCTTCTGTAGTTGCCAAAGCAGGTTCTTTGGAAATATCATATTGATGACAAATAAATTTTACAAACTCAGGCAACTTACCTCTTAATTGTAGTAAAGTCATAGGATTCATATTACTATGCCCCGGAGGAGCTAATCCTGCTTTTACAATAACTAAGGCTCTTGCCACTTGTCCGTAAAATTCTTTGCTATCTTCTGAACAAGGAACCTGCTCAGGCAATAGTCGTTGCGAGTACCATTTTAGATAATCCATATATGCCGTCATGTCCATTAGGTCTCCAATGGTCATCGGCTCTGTTTTAATAGTATACTTACTTCCCTCAAACTCCACTTCTTGCATACATTATCCTTAAGCAGCCGAAATCTTTCTACCCATAAATGAGATGGTAGTAGTTACTAATTGTCCACTAATATCTCCTTGGGTAGTCATATTTACAAATCTAACATCCTCAACAATATATTGAGGAGCATCTGTATTAACTTCTGGAAAATCAGAGTCATCTGTCGGAACTAATTTAAATGATTTACCTGAAGGAGCGCTAGTACCTCTAGCAGAACCCACATCAGTTAAAATCTTTTCAAGACTCTTTAATGTTGCATAGTCGGCAACAGTAAATCCTCCAGTAACAGTAATAAAAGAGAGAACAAATGTACTTGGATAAACCTTTCCAAGTTCACGGGCCATTTGATAATCAACTTTCATGTCAATCTTAAAGCCTTGACCATAGCCAATTACCTTTCCATCATACCATATTTGTACCAGACTCCCGGTTACGGGATACCCATTAGCCATTTTTTACCACCTTAGAGTGCTACTGTTATCGTATTATTACGAAGATAAATTGTTTGGTCAATATAATCTAAGTCAGTTTTAATTAATAAGTCATAAGCAACATTAACTTTATTAGGATTAACACCATCAGGTAACACTATGATGTTCTCATATCCACTAATTAAACCTCCCGCTGTTGCCGGAAGAATCTTTGTATTTAAATAGGATTCTATTGCCTTTTTGATATCGACAATTACTTGTGATTCTAAACTCTGACCAATAAAGTTTGCTTCTAAAATTGCGGTTGTATCTACCGCTATCCTGTCAGCAATTCTTCTCGCAGTAATAGCTGATAAAAGAGTACCAATTTCGCTTGTTACGGCTTTTGCAAGACAAATACCCTTACCTTCAACGCGAGTACAAGCAAGAACACCATTACGGATTAATATATCTAGTGCTTCAGCATCATAAACTTTATCTGGGGTTCCACCCTTAATAGGTTTACGAGTACCAGGAACGCCAGGTTCTAGTCCAGCTAACATTCCTGCAAAATGAGAGGCAAGATATTCTCTTCTTGCTACTAAAGAGCCACTTCCTTCTAATTCTAGCCAACTCAATTTATCTACTGAATAAAGAACTCTACTTACTGCTCCTAATCTATTAACGCTTCCTGTTTGAATATTTTGATTACTATTTTGAATTGTTCCTGCATTTTGTATAGCAGGACTTAGCCAACTCATAAGTACTCTAGGCTTCATATTCAACCCTTCAGATATACTCTCAACATGAGTATAAAATAATTGCATAATAGCATTAAATTTATCACTATCAATATTAGTAGTGCCAGCAAAATAAAGAGATTCGTCTGGAATTACTGGTAGAACCCAATAAATATCTGTTTCAGATGATAGTTTGCTAAGACCATAAGAATAATCTTTAAGATTAACACTATCAAGATTAGAGTTTCCACCTGTTAGTAAATTAGCTTTAGCAGTTGAAAGACTATTTTGAGCAGCTACTTCACTTGTCTGAATAGGAGCACTCCATCCAAAACAAGTATTTACAGATTCAAGACCAGAAAATTCACTTAAATCTTCAGCAGTAACAATGGTAGAATGTGCATTAACATCGGCAATAAAGTCTTCGGTGCTATAAACACGCTTATTTGTATCTACATCAATACTCGGAACAATCGTATAATTTTCTGTAGTTGTATTACCAAGAGAATCATCTCTAGAAATGGTAATTTGAATATTTCTATTATTTACTAGTCTAGTATAAACGGTTACTGGCTCATCTGTTTCAGAAGAAGCTTTCTTACCAGTAAAGAGAATAGATGGTTTTTCTCTAGTATCACCACAAGCATATCCAGAACCAGGAGTTGTTACATCTTCAACAATAACATTAGCCGGAGAAGTACCATCTTGGATTAATGGATAAAGAACTAAATAAGGAGCCTCTGCACCAATTCTCTTTGCGAGTCTTGAAATATTCCATCCGCCAGTTTCATCAGGAGTATAGTCTTCACCACGACGAATAGCGATAAAATAACCACTATGGCTAACTCCTTCTGAGTCAACTAAACTTGTTTGAATCCAGTCATCTACATCTTCCAATTCCCATTCAAATCTAAGTAAAGTAGCTCCAGTTCCTGTAACACTAGCAGAACCATTGTCTCCATGAATATAGTTAGTATCATTCATGGTGATTGTTGGGAATGGAGACCAACCTGGAATTTCAGCAAGCATATCTCCGCTATAATAAAGAACTTCGATATAACCTTTGGGGTCAGCATCAGTTGCCCATTGTAAATCAAAAGTATCAAAAATTTCAGAGGAAGAACAGAAAATCGCGTCTTGTAATTGACCAGGCGTAGTCATTTCACCTAGCATATCATAAATACCAGGACTAAATTCTCCGAGTACAGTATCATACCAATCATATAAATCAGTATGACGATATTGTAAATACTTAGTAATATTATAATATACTGCATCATCGGGAGAGGTATCATTATCAAGATAGACCACAGAATCAAAATCTCTAGTTCCACCGATACGTACAGTTTTTGTTGTTCCAGCTCCACCGCTCCAAGCTGCAAACATTTGATTTGTCATTAGACAAGCGCCTAAAGATTGTAGAGCTGTGCTTGGATTACCAAAAGTTTGAACTTCGTCCAAAGTTCCACTTAGAGCAGGGCCAACAAATGCAATTGTATCAGCGCCAGGACTTACGTTAGAAGTTACTTTGTTAATAATTTTTGTCCAAACACTAGGAACGACTCTATTAGTTAAGTCAGTTGCCATTTTTTCCTCTCAAATGATTCATTATCTTTCTATAACCTTAAATTAAAAACATGCGATAATAACCTATTTTACCCAAAATTTTACTCTCTTGTAACAATAGAAATAACTTCTTCACTCAAATTTTCTTTTAGAGTTTGTTCTTCTCGAATTGCTGTAATATAAGTATATCTTTGTTGAATTCTAACTGTATATGGCATTGTTAAAAAGAAACTAGTAACATATAAATTAGATACACCAGCGATATCTTGGTTATAGTCCACCATAATATTATTAAGATGACATCCCATAAATTTTGGAGCAGCTTCTGGGTCATTTTTAAAAAAATCACTATGTTTATCTAACTTTGTAAAATATGTATCATAATTACATAACATTAGTCCAATTACCTCTTGAGCTAAAAGATGCATAGAATCATAGTTATGATTATAAACAGAAATTTTAACAGTAGCTGTTGATTGAAATCCTATTTCAAGTTTAGCTGGGTCTGTATCAGCAATATTTGTTCTAACTTTAGTAATTAATCCAGTTTTGCTATCAATATCTTCATGAAATTGGAGCTTTGTCTCTTCATTTTTTTTCCCGACTCTATATCCTAGTGGAGCAACACATTGATATGATGGACAAGAAATTTGTATACAAGGAGTTTTAAATCCTGTTTTAGGAAATCCAATTTCGACTGTCACTAGTTTATCTGAAATAGCTTTTTTATAAAATTCAGCTATAATATTGTCAACTAATAAAGTATTAATTCCGTGAACATCTGTAACAAATGGGCTTTTAGCTCCCTCTATAAAAGTAGGCATTATATTTCCTTTGTTTCTTCTTTTCTAATTTCTGAAAGACTTCTTTCTTTGATATAAAAACCATTAAAATTAGCAGTAGGATTGGAATAATCTTTTTCAATCATACTTGTATAAACATGTTCAGCTCCCATATTAAAGCACTCATATGGAGAACCTAAGATAAGAATTTTTTCAAAAAACATTTCTTTACTAATATTAAATATTAAATCTGATTTACTATTATAATATAATCCTTGTCCCTTATATCCACCTAAATATGATTTATTTAAATTATTTTTCTTTTTCCCGTAAAAATAACTGTACATATAACTTTTATTTCGTGTGTTTGGAGCCAATCTAATCATAATAGGCATTCTAAACATAACATTTCCAGGTTCCACTGAAACATTATTATTTTTTACTAATCTTAAAACTCTGTTTTCAAATGAAGCTTCGTGCCATATAGAATTTGGAGAAGTAATAACATTAGCAACTGGAACATTTTGTTGTTTAGAAAAAGTCTGAATTATATTACTCGTTTCATTTGCTTCAACTTCATAGTTATATGTATCTTGAATGACAGACCTTAATATATCAACATCGCTTCTCTCTTCACCAGAAAAATAACTACCTCTTAACCAGTTAGGATTAGATGAAGAGCCTCTGAACATAGCATCTAAAGGTCTTTCGTTAGCAATAGTTACAGTAGCTTTGTTAGTATTTAATTCATCTTTAATAATATTAAGACTTAATGTTTTATCATTTGAAGAGATAAGAAATTTACTATCAGTATATAATGGGTGCTCTTTAGTCCAATTTGGAGTTGCAAATTGATTATATTTAGCTGTTTCTATTAATCCTGATTCAGGAGCAAGTACATTAAAATGTTTTGTTAAATCTGATATATGATTTAGTGCCGATTTTGCACTATCATCTATAATACTCTCTAATATAATTGGAGTAGAAGGTATACCAACAAATGCGTTGGTTAATGTATCTATATTTAAGTAAAGAGTATTTAATGATGGAGTATCAACAGTAACTACTTCAAATGAAGCTAATAAAGCCTTATTAATATGAATAGTCTGTGGTTTTTGATTATAAATATCTCCATCGAATTCAAATTCATCATTTGTTACTAATTGAGGAACTGTAATGATTATGTCTAAATTATCTTCTGTAAATATAGGATTTTTAATAATTAATTCGATAATATCATCTGTAATTCTATATGAATCTGTATAACTGAAAAGAATATCTTTTAATATTAAATTTTCTTTTCCGAGTAAAATAGATTTATTATACATATCCGATAACTTAGTTAACTGTAAAACAACGAAATCGTAAGTATCATCTATAAATGAGTAGTCGCTATTAATTTGATAATTAGTAAAATTATATAAAAAGTCATCTTCAGCTATTAATTCTGTTAGTTTTGAATCAGAACGAATTGTTAATACAGGAATGGAACGATGAACATGATAATGATTAGCCATCCATAACTCAAAATTAGTTTGTAAAGTGTTCATATGGATGTTTGTTATTGTATCTCCATGAACAAAAATTTGTTTATTAGGTATCACTTTAAACCACCGTTGCTACTACTGTAAAAATATTAATATTACTGTTGGCAGCATTTTGTGAAAAACTGCCATATAATAATGTTGCATTATTAGCCACACCTGGGCTAAAACATGCTCTTCCAAATCCATTATTAATATAACCCCAAGTTGGGTCAATTGTGTCTGCTACTATATCATTTACCCAATCTGACGAAGAAGTTGGAGTTTCATTGTTTGCTTTAAGAAATATTACTTGCGCCCTAGTAGTTCCATTATTATATGTTGTTATTATTACTGGAACATTTTGCCAAATTCTAATACCATCACCCATTGATGATTCAGCTCCAGTAGTTCCAACAGAGATAACATCATGATAAGTAGATACTCCAGAAGTAGTAATAACTCCGTAATATAATTTATTGTCTGTTCTATTTTTCATAGTTAAGAGTAATGTTGTAGAATCTTTTTCGATAATACTAATTCCTCTACAGGAAATTGTACTTCCACCAGGAGTAATATCATATGTATTCCATTCTCCAGCATTAGTTGGTAATGCTGATTGACCCACTAATAAATGAAGAGAAGAAGAAGTAGCATATACAATAACAGGTAATCCTCCAACATAAGTTAGTGCTAATCCTTCTGTTACACCCGAAGCAACAATAGTATGTACATTAAATTTTGATTCTGTTATAATATTCATACCGTTACTAGATGAACCAAAACGTAACGTACTTCCTTCTATCCAAACACAAACAGGCACTACTTCTGTTGTTGTAACAGTAGTACTTTGTACTAAATCGATACGTGAAGTAGCTCCATGATAAACCGTATATTTTTCATAATTCATTGAACCATCTGAAATTATATACCTTAGCCCATAATAACCATTCAAATATTGGCTTGACACAAATGCATAAGATTTCATTATAATACCGCCGTAAATGATACTCTTTGACCATCATTATCAAAAATATAAGATGTAGTTATTTCTGTTCTTGTTTCTAAATGAGCAATTTCATTAAGAAGAGTTCCACCAGAACAAATTTCATCAGGAATATTGTCAGAATTTAATCTAGCAATTAAATATGTACAATCATCACTTTGTATTATTTCTGCTTCCGAAGCATCAACAGGTGTTCTGGTCACTGATATTAAATATTGTGATACTGGACTCCCAGGAGTACTTTCAGAGCTACTAGAGGAACTAGATGATGAGCTACTAGAAGAGCTAGATGAACTACTCGAAGAACTAGATGAACTAGAAGAACTACTAGATGAACTACTAGATGAACTACTTCCTGGTTCTTCTCTTTGATTTATTACTTCAGGAGCAAAGTTACTAGCTATAAATTTACAGCAATCTATTATCTCTGTTATCATATATGTTCTCGTTGGATTTTTATGAGTCGGTTCTTCTGGTTTTATTACATTTGGGTCTGTAATATTTGACACACCTCTTTGGTCAAAAGAGGGGTGGCATTGACCCGATTGGTATATTGCCTCATGTATTATTATATCTTCACATTTAATTTCGGGAATGATTATATCTGTCATTATGCGTCAATCGCTATCATTTCATAGTAAAGTGATTCTCCAACTATTCTTGCAACAATTTCATAAGAGTAACAAGAACCATATCCTTGAACACCACAATCCTCTAAGTTATATATTTTTAATGCTTCGAATGTAGTAGTATCACTTTTCAATACACCATCTTTTTCCCATTTAGTTTCATAAGTTGGAAGTTCATAAAATGGAGAAATAAATTGTGTAGTACTCTGCCATTTTTGATAAGTAGTTGTTACATCAGTAGTAGATAAAATAAAACTAGGTTTTCCAAAAGTAGTTTCATGATAAAATAACCAAATAGAGCAAGTTCCGTGTTCTGCCGTTGTAACTTGATAAGCATTCCATGTTGTTCCTAAATCAGTAGAATAAGCATAATATACTGCGGTATCATTAATAATGTATAACATATCCATTACTTCATAATCCCAACACTTAATTACTAATTCAGTAATATAGTTATCATCTCCTATATTCCCAAATCCAAATGCTTGCATATTAACCCAATCACTAGAAGATGTTTGATAATCTTTCGATATAGCCATAGATAAATGAATAGATTTATTTATATTATCAACATAAGCTAGCAAAGGTCTTTCACTATGTCTAGTATAAGATATATTTGTCTCTTCAGCATTAGGATAATCTTGAGCAATACCAGAACCAATATTTGTTGTAATAGTATGAGAAGTCCAAATATTATCAGGATTAGTAGTATGAGTAGTAATCTCTGTACTATCTGAGAAATAAAAATTTATTTTTCCATTAATAGATGTATCATCAATTCTAGCAAAAGCAATTGCTGTACCATTTGGGTCTGTGGTAACTAATCCTGATAATAAACTAGAGTAAGGGCCAGTAACACTTCCCATTAGATAATTATCATCAATAAGACAAGGATTAGTCTCTGTTAAGGCTTCTTCTGTGCATTCTGTTAAACCAATAGATTCTGTAGTATATCGTAAAGCTCTTATTGTATATGTATGAGGATTAATATCTGTTATATCAATATCAACATAATGAAGTGAAGAGCCTGGAAGAATTACTGTAGGAGTTGTAGCTCCATCTCTATAAATCTCATATGCTGTAGCACAAGGTATACCGTTCCATTTAAGTATAATGTTGCCATTTAAATCTAAACATGTCTCTAAGTTTGGAGTATCTAAAATAAATCTATCACAATCACATTTATGAATTGTTTCTGTAATAGTGATATCATCATATACAATAGGGTCTGGTTCTTTTATTACATTTGGGTCTGTAATATTTGACACACCTCTTTGGTCAAAAGAGGGGTGGCATTGACCCGATTGGTATATTGCCTCATGTATTATCGGGTCATTGCAATTAATTTCTGTTGCTACAATATTATCTTTGAAATCTATGGGAGTTTTAAGTGACATTATTTACATAAAGTTTCTGTGGTATCCATTCTTGTAACATCTGTAATACTTTTTCCTACTGAAGTTCCAGCTAATATTTCATTACTTGTTGTACCAGTAGATTTAGTATCATAAGAGTAAATTTCATAAGGAACAGAAATAAAGCCATCAATAATTTGATAAGCTAACATAACTCTTCCTTTGTGTAATTTTTTAAAAGAACGAGACGAAACTCCTAATTCTCCTGTTAAAATTAAACATTGTCTATATCCATCTTCAAAATATGAGGGAATATATAAATCGTGTAAAAATTCACTTTCTTCTATTACGCTAGTGAAATTAGATAATCCCTTAGTATAGAAAGTAACATTTTTAGCTTGTTTCTCCATACACGATTCTATTAGTGTATCTTTCAGTCTATCACTTACTCTGTCAGTTTTAAAATTATATTCAAATAAAGAGAAAGGAGAATATTTTTTCTTAATACTATCAAAAATAATTCCACTGTGCTCTGGAGCATCTAAAACATCAATTCTTTTTGATTCCATCAACTTTGTAATATCTGATATATCTGTATTTTCTAGTCGTGTTACATTACCTACCGATTTTTCCAATCTAAACATATACTCTCTAAATTGTTCTTCATAATTCAAAATAGATAAAATTTGGTTAAATTCGTTATAATAATCATTAAAAAATAGCATAATATCTTTATTATTATTAGCTACAATTGGCTTATACCCCGTCATCCAACATGTCGAATCATCAGTCAAAGACCAAATTTTTTCTTCAGCATAATCAGGAATATATGTTAATCCTCGATAATTAGGTGTATTAGTCGAATCCATTATAGACTTTAGTAAATCTGTATTAGATGGATGTATATATAAAGGAATATGGGAAAAAACAAGACTACCAATATCACCTGATATAAGAGTCTTATGTGATGGATGTATTTGGCATACACTGTTCATAGGTAATATCCATAAATAATGTCTGTAATTAGTGTAAGCTGAATGGTCATGTCTATTCGGAGGAACTTGTTCCATAACATCCGAAGAAGCAATACTTTTGTTAATAGTTTCGGTGGACATATTATAGGTTGGAAATGGTAAGTTGGCAGTAGAATCCATAATTGGTGTTGTAATAACAAATCTCGCCTTTATTGGTACAGTATAACCCCTTGCTAACAATCTTCCTCCAGTCAAAGTTTTTGTATGAGCTAAATTTACATGGTCTTGCCAAGTTAAAACAGAATCATCTATAGGAGTTACTAATCCAACTGGATTTTGCTCCTCGCTCATTTCACTAATTTTTATATTATCTGCTTTAATAACCGGATGATTATGACGAATTATTTGCTTAAGATAATGATTTTGTAATAAAGTAAAATCTTCCGCAGTAAATTCTGAATTAGCATTGGTTATATTATATTCTTTCCACATTGTTTAAACACCTCTTTTGTTCATTATTATCACTCTAGATATAAACTTTTTAAAACTCTTAGTATATCCAGAGGATAGCGTCCATGTAATGCTGCTCCATGAGCAACAGTTAAGTCAGATGGGCCAAAAATAGAATCATCAATTTTGAATTGAGACATATGAATAACATCATCTGTTCCTCCAGTATGTTGAACAATTGGCGGAGAAGCAAACCAAATAAGTTTTTTATTATAAATTTTGTCTGTCCTTATCTCTTTATCTTTAACTTCAAAATAATTATCAGTTAAGGAGACGGCGTAGATAAGAGGAGTATTTTCATCAGCGATAATATATTCATTTTTTACTAATTCTTTAAATCCTTCTTTGACAGCTAATTTAATAGTCACATTAGAATAATCTAATTCTCCGTTATCTCCAGTTTCAATTGTTAATGTAGAATTAGCATAATCAAAAAATGGATTATAATTTTTTTCAAAAGTTGTAGTAGATGTCATACCATCTAAGGTAAGAGCAGTTCTTACTATACCAAACGGGTCTAATGATTGAGATTTATAACCTGCTATAATTTGTTTATAATAACCTTGACTTGTTGACTCTTCAACTATATTAGTACTCATCCATTTATTATTTTTACTATCATAGTAACGCAAATCAATAAGACCAATAGAATCAAATAATCTAGCCCCTCCATCTCTCAGAGTTAATCTTCCTTTATCTGATACATTAAATTCACTACCAGTAAATTTATTATTTATAAAATCTGCAATACTTTGATTCTCATTTTTTAAATGCATTAAATGACTAAAATCTAACTTAAAGTTAATATAGTTAAAATCATCTACAACAGGAAATTCAAGATAAACAGAATATAAAATAGGACTCTTATTATCTTGGTCATTGATGAGAGAGGCTAAATTAGAGACGTATAAAGATGAAGAATCTCCACTTTTATACTTTGACCCAGAAGCATCATCAAATGAATATGCTGTTTTAAATGAATATAAATTTTCAATATTAGTTGGTTTTGCATAATAATAAAATTTAAGATTTTCCAAAATATCATTACTAATATTACCAACATCAAATCCACTATTTTCTATTACTACAGGTGCAAGAGCAGATAGTACAGCATTTCTATTCTCGTCACCTTGAATAAAGTTGTTAGAATCTTCTCCTAAAATAATATCAGTATAATATTTTTTAGCAATATTACTGCCCCAAGGAGTTTTCCAACCTTCAGTTAAATATCTGTGATAAATTTTCTTAGGATTATTAATATCAAATCCTTTACCACACATAATCTCAATACAAGCAGTACCAATAAAGACAAGAAGAACCATATCATCAATTAACTCTAATTCATACGAACTCTTTTGAATTAATTCCATATCTCTAGGTAAAGGCCACTCTGGTTGATGTAGTCCAGTATAAACTGTATATTCTCCGTTCTCAGCAAAATATGTACTTGTACCTCCAAAGAAGTACTTAAGCATTTCATTTAAAATAGTAAAGTTATAACTAGTTTGTTCTACGGTAGAATATACTCCAAATTCTCCATTCTCTTTATAAGCAACAACAACGCCATCACCTAAATTATATGAAGGATTATTCTTCCATTCTGTAGGAGGGATTAAGAGCTTGGCATATTTATAGTCAGAATCGTCTTGCTCTAATATAGCATCAGTATTTGAACTTCGTAATTTTGGTATTGCAAAGGTAGTTGGTTTAATTATTGTTACTTTATTAGGTGCAAAAACACCACTTTCAGTTCCCTTAAATAGAGTCTTAGTGAGAAAAATTCCTCCATTTTCAGGAACTCCATCTAAAGTATATCGATAATTAACGTCTACAATAAATCCTAAACTCTTAGGTTCATTTATATAAGAAGCTAATATCCATTCAGAACCATTATAGTAATACCAACCCTCTGAATATATATTTCCTGACCTATTTAAATTATAAATAATAGTTCCTAATTTAGGTTCAATAGATACAAATTTATAACTTTCAGTAGCTGCAATTTCTTGATTAAATAAGCGGTCAGTATAAACTCCATCTATATTTTCTATAATTAATGGTTTTTGATGATAAATAGTAGCTTCTTCTGTTTCGCTTTCTTTATCTACTATTTTTTTATTATTATCTGTATATACATTTTCTGTTAGACCAACAGTACGACATTGATTACTAGAATAACCTCTATAAATATTTTGTTTAAGTGAAGGGCCATCATATCCAACTGAAGCAGTAAGATTCCACTTTAATGTTTGATATCTTCTCTGTCCATCTTTGTTATAAAATTTGTCAAATAAATAATCATAAGGTTTAGTTGGGTCAATATTAGTTTTAGCTAATAAATGAGATAAAGAGTTTAATACTTCACTAGATGAACTATTATCAAAAGGCTTCACAATTAATATAACGTCGTTACCAATATTATTATAAAAGTCGGGGTCTACATCAGTTCCGTATTCTGTTAATGATGTATAATCTCCTCTTACTATGTCTAGGACTAAAAATGGCGAATAAACTTCGGGTAAGGCGTATTTAGCATAAACTGCTCTATAAATTTCTGTTTCTCCAGTCCACCACTTACGAGCTACAGTATTAGCTACAGCAGAAGCATTATATGTAAAACTAAAGGTATAAGGAATTGGTGTGACGATACAATCTATCTGCTGAGTTCCAGAGGTAAAATATTCATCTTCAATTTTAATACCCTTTCGTCTTAATAAATTCATAATACTACTTTCATTGGTTTCAGAGCTATCATCTTTATAATAGCCATATAAATAATTATACGGATAAATAAAATTACTATGACCAGTAGTAATATTGTTAGCAACATCGTAATTTAATCCGTGTACTTTCCAAATATTATTTGGATTCATAGGTGTAATATAGATATGCTCTGGAACATCTAACTCATCAAGATAAAAATCGTAAGAAACTCCTAGTAACGCACATCTACGTGCCACTTCTAGAGCTGATTCTAAATGCTCTTCTAAATATGTTGTTTGATAAAATCCTGATTCAAAACTTCCATCAGCAGACCTTATCCAGTCTTCCCATCCACCAATAACAGTTGAAGGAGTTATTTCTACATCATTTGGTGATAAATCATGTTTGTTATAATAATTTACTACTTCTAGTATTTGAGGTAAAGTTTTAGTATCATATAATGCTTTATATTTATCTATTTCCGATATATTACATGGTATTTCATTAGTTACCTTAAGTCCTTCAACAGTACCTACTCCAACTAAAGTAATATCAACTGTTTCCCATGAATCTCCTACGCCACTATTTTCTAGTAAATTTTCCCACCCAGGATTTTCCACTTCTCCGCTGTAGTTAGCGCTTCTATTCATATAAGCATAAGCAGTAATTGTTCTACTATTTTCTAGAGGATATTTCCAAAATTTAGGAGATGTACCTCCGTTATCCATATATTGACCAAATTCGTATAAACCACCAGAAAGATTATTAATAACTTTCGCTGTAGTTTTATATGATAATAAGCCAGGATTAATAATAGCTTCTTCCCATACCTCTATATCACCTCTTACAGCAATGCCCATCTTTTCTCTTAATAGTGCTTTTAAGCCACACATAGACATATATTCTTCAGTATTATCGTATTTGACAACAAACTGTAGATTTTCAGGACAATCAGCAATAGAAGGCACTTCATGCAAACGAGATGATAATATAGTATGCTCAACAACATATGGACTAAATGAAGAGCCTACCGTATTTTTTAGACTATGATTTGAATCATACCATTGACCAGTAAAGCTATTCATATAAGTCGAATTATAATAACCTTGATAAAGACCACCGGAAGATATATCATCATTTAAATTCACTAATCTCCAACTACTTACGGGTTCATAATCAAATACGTGTATTCCTCCCTTCTCTTCATTTATAAGAGATGGGTCATTTGTTCCAAAATACCAAGGATTAACAACTGATGTAGTAGTATTAAATCCGCCATTTGACCAATAACCTACATTACTAGCAGGCCAAATATAAGTACCATTAACCTGATAACATAAAATGTCATCAGTAAGTGTCATATATGGTAGTTCATTTCTACCTTCAATTAAAAATGATATTTCTCCATCAGAAATTTTTTCTATAAAATCTCTAATACTAGAGACTGCTCTTTGTGTAGAAGGAATAAGCTTATTATTGTCTACAAGCCATTCATAAATATCTATGGCAAATATATCATCATAATAATTATCATCAGGAAAACTATCTAAATAATTTTCAATATAATTATCCATAAATATATTTTCGCTATATAGTCTCCAACTATCTCCTTTTGCTAAAGATTGATAATTATGTGTATAACCAGCAAGTACAGTAGGAATCATAGATTCCGCACCATAAGGGTCATCATATTCTGGTCTATTAGTATCTTTCCAGGTTAATTCTGATAAGGTTCCTAAGTCATCATAATCTACTATAGCAGTAATTAATTCTACAGGTGAATGAACTCTTCTTGTAGAACAAGTGACAGAGGGTGATATTCCTAAATTGATAATATCAGCAGAAGCTGACTCTGAACATTGTATATCTTGTCCTACATTTAATATCACTCCTGGTCGGATACCAGATTCTATAGCGTTTGCTGTTTTAACATCAGGTATAGTATAAGGAATTTCTTCGCTTGGAAGACTATTTAATTCTTTAATATAAATAGCTTGTAATCCACCATATAATACTCCATTAGAATCAGTTTCGTATACTGGATGAGAAGCTTCTAATACTACAAAGTCTTTCTTTATAGTAGCAAGAGAATTTTCATCTTTAACTTCTCCAGTAAAATCTATAGCATCATAAGTTTTAAAAGTCAAACTTGATGGAGAAAAAGCAACTGATGACATATCAGAACTAGAGTTTAGATAATATACTCCGTCATCATCAATTAACCACTTGATAATTAAAATATATTTTTTGTAATTAATTTTATCTATATTATCATTAAAATTTATAGCATCATTATTAAAATCTGTAATAACATGACCACATGCAGAACCTAATCCGTATCCTATTATAATAGCTCTATTATTACTAGATAGGTCAGTATCTGTATTAAAAATACTTTTTCCTAATAAGTCTAAAGAGAGAATAGTGTCTAGTGTATTCGCCTTATCTGTATAAATATACTGTATAGTATCGTCTAATGTAGAACATCCCAGTAAAGAGCCTGAAAATAATTGTGCATTATTTTTTTCTATAGAGTCTAAGATTATATTTAGATAGTGATATTCTGAAGTGTTAAAATCAGCATTAATATCGCTACAACTAGTAACGATATTATATCGAGTTGCATCTTTATAGTCTAGAATAGTTTGAGGATAAACTTTGTCTTTTGTTGCATAGGAGTATAATTGCATACCTGGAAATAATCCTATATGATACAAATCATTATTTAAATCAGTGTAAACTCCAGTACTAACATTTTTATTTTTTAAACCAACTGGTTGAATATAATAAACTGAACCAATACTTAATGCCTTACTTTGAGCAATAGGATTTGAATATTTTTGCTCTCTTATTGCATCGTAATTAAAATATAAATAATCTGCTCCCTTTAGATATACAGTTGCATTATATGGAGAAGAAAATCTATCTGTAGCTAATGTTTGTCTAACAATAGCTGGCGTAGAATATGTATCACTCTTAAATGTTCCAGCCAAAGGCCCAGAAATATCATTAGTAATAACAACTATATCATTAGCATGATATTTTGCTCCACCACTATTACCAGAGCCTAAAGTTAACCAAGCACCTTGTTCTGCGGCATATGCTGTTCCTTGAGATGGAACTTCTTGTGTTCCTTGTTTTAAAGTTCTCGCAGCATCAGCTAATTCAATTCCCAAAGTATTATTATTACCAACATAAACTATGTCATTTTTATGTAATAAGAATATAACAGTGTCCCCATCTAATCTTCCGTATAATGAGCTATAAAATTGTGCAGGATGTTGAGGTTCATCAGTAACTACAGGAGTTATATATTCAGGTAATAAGCGAAGTATTGCTGGTGTTCCATATTCATCAGAAAATCTTTTTTCTATATTTATATTTTTATTATCTACAAAAGCATTGTTAGGTAACAAAGAACTATTCTCAATACGATACATATCTTGATAAGATATTGCTTCTGAGGTTGATGTTTTAGAATAAGTAATAGGTTTAATAGGAGAAGTATTATTACTTATATCAATATACGTATCTTTATATAAATCATTCTGAGTACCATAGGGCAATACTCCACCTACCAATGGAATATCAGTAGGAATTATATCTTGAACCTGAGTAATTTTTTCTGATGATAAAGATTTTTGCCATTTTAGACAAATGCTTTTATCTAGACCTTTATCTTCGTCTCCCTTTTGATAAAGCATTTCTCTCTGAGCAAAATTTGTTCCTTCATTAATAGTATAAATACCTAGGTCATCAATAAAATTATTACCACCCATAGGAAGAAATGGAAATTTTCCATCTAAATTATTGTAATAAGTACCTCTCCACCACGGTTGTTGTGAATAATTAAAATAACGTATACCTTGGTCTATATTTTTATCCCAAATTAACGTATTAGTTTCAAATCCCAAAAAATTACCATAATTTTTGGTTCGAATAGTTCTATATGTTTGTGATGTTTTTTGTATTACAGGAATAAATTCATTATTGATTAACATCGATTGTATAAACCTCCATATGTACCTTGCCTTCTATTTTTCCTGCAAGTAATAAGTTTAATTTTCCATTAGAAATAGTAGCATCTTCAATCCAACATTCGTTACGAACAATATTTAAGAACATTGGAGGACAATTATGTAATAAATTAATAATATCTAATCTCTTTACAGGGTCGGCTAATGTACCATCTTCTTCAGTATATTGAGATTTAGAACCTAAAACAAACGAATCATTATCTCTAGTAGTTTTTCCTAACTCTAATGTCGCAGTTTCATCATATGTTCTTCCAATATTTGTAAGAACTCTAAACCAATATCCACCAATAGGTCGTACTGTCCAATCTAGAACATTAGTGCTCCATGCAGGCCCAGCATCACGCCAACTTCTTAAGTCATTAGGAATTGGCATATTATTTAACTGATAAAACGCACTGTTAGAATTAATATACCCAAATTCTCTAGGATAATCATGTGTAAACGGAGGCCCATGTCTCTTCATAGTAGAAGCAAAAATTGGTAAATATTGAGTATAAACTCTTTCTTTAACAAAGTCAGATGTATTTGAGTTTAAATCATGAGTATTTGTTCTTGTATAAAATTGGTCAGGAACTAAAATAGTTTCTTTTTTACCAATTACTTGCATTGGAACTCTTTCCCATTTACCAGTACCAGAATATGATTCCATCCAAATTTCTTTCTCAGAAATATTTCCTGTAACAGATGTTAAATTATTAGACTGACTATACTCAACAAAGAAATCATCTGGTAATTTAATATAATCAAATAACGATGGAACACAGAAGTAGTACCAACCTCTTGAGATAAATTGTCCTGCATCTACAGTATTATCAAATACTGCATTAGGCTGGAATCCATAAAATACACCTTTTTGTCCTCTAATTAAACTAGTGATATAACCATAACTACTTACAGACGCATTAGATGTCAATTTTTCAGATACTAATGTTCTATAGGTATCTACATCTACTCCCTCATGAGCGGCAGATGAAGTTAGTCCATTAAATAAAACAGTTGTATTAATAGAACCTGGAAGAGGATTTCCTTGACTATTAAGATTATAAGTTTCCCAATCGTGAGCAAATGAAATACGATTTCCAGAACCTATTAATGAATGGTATTTTTGTCTATTTACTCCATCTTGATTTAACCAATCAGTATCAGTTACTATATCATATTTTTGAAGAGCCTTGTTATAATCAAATGCACTAAATAAAGTAACTTTTTCTTCAAGAAAATGTATCTGGTCTAGTATAAGAGGAGCTACGTTATCCTCTACATTTGTATACATAGATACTGATACTTCTCCTAAATAAATCCATACACCAGTATTAACATCACCAAGAACTTGTCCGGTTAATGCTAGGGCTATTAATCCACTCTCATAATTAGTATAGTTAAATATCGCTCTTGGTATTTTAGCAGCAATAAATTCAGAAGTACCTAATCCATCAGCCCAAAGGTCTAATTTTTCAGGAGTAACTGTACTAGTTACATTACTTCTATTTGTAATTTCCCAATAAATATTAGGAGCTACTAATTCTGAAGGAATTAATAATGAAGAGATATCGGTTGTTCCTAGTGCTGTTACAATATTTGAGTCAGATGTTATAACAGGAGGACAAGTTGGCCCTAACTGCCATTTTTCTATATAAGTTGTACTTGAATCACTACCCAATGTAGTACCAGAGTTGTAAGATATTTTAACATAATATCCAAAATCTTTAGTACCTACTAATCTTTTTGCTCCAGAATTAATTTTAGTTTCAATATTAGTTGAAATAGATATTAACTCATTAGTTTTACCATCTTCTCTTGGAGGAAATACATTCTCAAAATATTCTGCACCAAATTTATGTTCTAACTCGCTCTTTTTGGTAACAGCAGAAATACTGATAAATGGTGATAAATCAATATTAAGAGCTTTTTGTAGTGTATTAAGATATTTAATATTTTCATGAACAGTTGGTAAAGCCATTTTTAACATAGAATAAGAATTATAAGATTTATTACCATCAATATTTCTTAGTTTTTTATCATTGTTAAACCTAGATTCACCATATACATATATATTACCAGTACTTAAATCTTTAATTGGTAGCCCAGGATAAAGAGCAGGGACTTCATCAGATGTCCAGTAATTATCAGGACTTGATTCTTCATAATATTTAAAGAAAATATTATCATAATTTTGAGTAACATCAGTTATTAATGTCCAAATAGCCTCACTTATTGTTACACTTTCGCATTGATAATATTTGCCATCAAATGAGATAGTATCTCCTACTGATGGAGCATATTGTATATATTCTCCTGAGTCTGCTATATTAGGATTATATATCCATTTTACAAGATATCCAGGTGTTGATACAGAGCCAGGAGAACCAGTACCAGGAGAACCAGTGGATAAAAGATAAATATATTCTCTTAATTCTCTTGCTTCTTGAGGAATGTAAATTATGTCATCAATAGACTCAACAACATCATCTAATTCTATATGATTTTGAGTGACTGTAGATATTTTTTTAATTAAATATAGTCCTGATAGTTCTGGAATAGGAATTGGCAAATCATTTATATCAGTAATAGTAATTTGTTTTATTACTTCTACCATTCCTTCTAATGTCTTATTAGCATTATAAGTTAAAGTTCCAGCGCTATTATTAACAGATAAAGAACCTTCTGAGAAAGTTTGGTCAGTAGTATCAAAGGTAAGTATGGGATTATTACACAATAATGTATCAATCATTTTCTTGTAATTACCAAATACATCATTATAATCTTGTTCTAACCCGTCAATATCATTTTCAGGAGAAATATCTGTAACAATTGTATTATATGCAGAAGTATTTCTTAGTCCTTCGTCTAAGACTTCAAATATATTTAGAACTTCTGAAGCAATTTCGTTATTATCAATTATATTTAAATCTCTTACAGCCTCTTTATTTAGACATATTTGTACACTTTGAATTTCATTACTAGAAACTTTCATACGGTGTAAAGCATTGACTCCTTGCACAAGTAAGTTGTCTATTTCAAATGGAGCTGTAATTGGATTGTTATCAAGATTCTTATCTGTAAAGACCTCTTTATTTTCATAATAAGCCCAATATTTTGCTATATTAGGAGTTTCTTCATATATAGTTACGTATGGATAACCTTCGTTAATAACTGTTGTTGTCCATAATACCCATTGAGCTGCTAATGAAGCCCCAACATCCTCTCCTTCAACTAATTGATATTCATACAATCTAAATGGTTTACTACTTGACTTAACTTGAATAGGTCTATCTGTCAACCAAGTTGAATAAGTACTATCATAATAATATGAAGTGTCAGCAGTGTATTTTCCGAATGTATTTTGAATTATAGCTTCTTGGTATGGAGAAGGAATAACAACATCAAAATTTCCAGAAGCAGAATTCCATGTTACGATATATCCAGCATATAATACTAATGGGTCAGAAGGATAAATAGACGCAATATCTGGGTCTACAATATAACTTGCATTATCTAATCCTAGATAATCTTCTCTGTATTTATCATACATTTGTCTAATATGAACAACAGGAGGAACAATGTAGTTAACAACTCTTACAAAATATTTATCTCCAACATTAGAAACTAATGGAAGATGTATCCCTGGAATAGGATGCGTCATTCCATCATCACCCCATACAGTCATTTCTGATTCTGGTACATCTATAACTGCTTTTACTGTATGATAAGGTAATACTGTTCTTATAATATTTTGAGTAGAGTTATTTTTTCCATATTTAGATGTCAAATTAGGTAAATTACCAGATTTAACAGATGTATTTTCTTTTATACTTTGATTATTAATGACTAAGGATAATACAACAGATTTATTATCTGTATCATATTTATAGTGAGGTAATAAGAAGAAATCATCCTGTAAAATAGCACAAGGTTCATATAACGTTGGATATGAGCTATATGTATTATTAAATATAGGACTATTACAATCATAATCAGGAGTATTAATTTGCTTATATGAAGAGCCTATTTTATAAAGTTCTGATGTAGGAGATGAATCAATATTCCAACTCCAAAATGTATTTGTAAGTGTATTTTTGATTTCTTTTGAATCAGCTTTTTCATCTCTCGCATGAAGAGCGTCAAATTGAGTTAAATTATTTAAATCTGTAAGATATGTATATCCTTTTGTTCCCTTACTAGTTAGATAAAAATTATTTCTCTTAAATGAGCCAACCCACTTTTGAACTTGAGGTGGAAAGTCAAAGATAGTAGCAGCAGGAATATTAATATTAGTTGAATCAGTGGTTTTAGTTTTAAACTTATAAAGATTTGCTGTTGATAAAAAGTAAGCATACAAATCTCCTTCTCCACCAGAAAGATTTAATTCTGATAAAGGAAGTATATTAGGTCTACCATTAACTAATGTTTGTGTTTTAGTGTCAAATAGAACGAAAATTTGATTCTTTTCATCAACACAAATAAAGTAAGCATTACCATCTCCAATCATTTCGAATCTACTAACTTTTTGTGCTGAAACTAAATTTTGATTATTAGGCGTATAAAGATTGTAATAATAATTACCCTTATCATTTCCTGTTGAAGAGACAAACGCTATTATTGTTCCTATTGCATTTGCAGATATAGGATTTTTAAAATCTGTAATTTCAGTATTAATGTGTATTTCATCTTCTAATCTATTATAAAATTGACCATTAATATTCTTATGTAACTGTTTATGAATGGATACACTAGTTCTACCAAAATATCTATCATTATAGCTCTTTATCATTACACGATTTTCATAATCGAATAATAAGTTATTAGTATAGATAACTTTTCCATCAATATCTGCCGTATAGAAAGAATGACGAGTATTATCTTCTGGAACCTTAGTCATCAATGGAGGATATACAAAGGCTGTTCTGTAAGTACCAGCATCTAATGTTCTACCATTATCTAACTCTATTTGATAAGTTCTATTATTTATATTATGCCAATCAAGAGGACTTCCTTGTTTAAACTCATATTTTTGTTTATCTTTGGCAATAAGTATATCTCCTACTTCAGGAGTGATATATTTCCACATTTGTTCAAAATTGTTTATTCTATCAATATAGTCTCCAGATTTTTTACTCATGCATCCAGTAGTAGCAATAGCGATAACACCCTCTGGAGCAGAAGCATCCCACCACCAAGCAGGAACTTCTATATCAGACCATTGAACACCATCCCAACGCACATAAGTATCTCTACTAGTAATAGCTAGTATTCTGCCTATTTCTGGAGCATCAAATAACCACTCTGAACCTGTCCAACATGAGATTTCATTTTCATGACCTATCCACGGGCCAGTTAAAATTACTGGAGAGTTAAGAAATTTAGTTCCTGCCGGAATTAAATTATAATAATCTGCTTCACTAAATCCTTCTACTGCATTTGGAGTATCCACTAATTGAAGAGGATTACCTATAATAGATGATAAAATACTTGTATACTTATCGTCTATCCATTCCCCAGGAGTATCTCCTAAAAACAACTCAATAGGGTCAACAATAGTGTCTGTAAATACTCTATCACGAATAATGAAAGTATCTCCTACACCAAATATCTCTGGAGGATAAGCTAATGAGTGAATATTATCCACTTGTTCAACAATTATTCTAGATTGGTCAATTACATCATCTTCGGAATATGCATATCTAATTCTTTTTACATATCCAAGAATCATATCTCCTGTAGTATCTTCGTAAATAGTATTATAATTAAAAGCATTTTCACTTAAAATAGCAATACCTGGATAAAGATTTTTGAGGTATTCAGATTCTATTGTATTATTATCATTTACAGTAATTTTTCTACGAATGGTAGTAGAATCATCAAATGTAGATAATCTTGTCCATCCATCAAGAGTATATTTATAATATACCTTACCTAGTGTAGATGTAAGACAAGCAATATCTTCATTATTATATGTATAATCAGGAGTAATTAAATTATATCTTACTCCATCATAGAATATTATATAATCCCTAACATCAATAGTTGCCGTACTATTAGGGTCATAATATTTCATATGGTCGAATACATCTTCTTTATACTTAACCATTACAGGTAATGTACAAGAACTTCCATCAGATTCAGCTACAATAACTCTATAACCAATTGACCAATTTTTAAGAGACAAAGATGTTACAAATTTTGAGAATTCAATTTTTGGCTCAGCTTCATCAGACCCTGTTAAAATTTCATATTGTCCGTCTAATTTTACTCCATAACTAGGTACAGTAGTATTTACACCTTTCTCTTTATTTATTGTATTAATCGAATTGGTTGCAAAAGAAGTTAAAAATGCCATTGAAATATAGGTGTCTAATCCATCTGCCTCAATATAACTTGCTGCTTCTGACAACTCTACTAAATCATCATTATTTCCATTCTTAGATACAACTGTTAATAAATTAGCATTTCCACTATTAGCCAAATTTGCCAATCTTGAAAATTTAGTTTTATAAGTTTTATAACTATATGGCCCAAATTTTTCTAAATATTTATCAGTAACTAAGTTAATAATTTCTCCAGGCTGAGAAATACCAAGAGTATTATTATTTCCATCAGTTACAGGTGTGTAAGTAGAAATATCTCTATTAAATAATAAAGAATTAGTACCAGAGAAAATAAGAGGAGTATGTTCTTGACCTGTCATATAATCTCTGTGAGGGTCAGACATATAATCTAATAATACATAAAGGTCATCTTTAGGCTGACGTAAAACTAACTTCTTATAAGCATGATGACTTACTTCTTTTGGCTTATATGTGATTCTATCTCCAATTTTTGTTTGAGAAGCCCAATTACCCTCTCTATGGAGAGTTGGAGCAAACAATGGCTTAGAATCTGCATCATTATATGATGCTCCATATGAATCAGTAAATCTAGTTGTTGTTCCCCAATCTGTCGCTCTTGCAGGGAAAAATACCGTATTACTCAAAGTATCCGTATGTACATAATCATTCAAATTAAAATTCTGAACAATAGTTGCAGGATATGTAGATTTATTAATTGCTAATGCATTAACTCTAGACCAGTTTATCATCTGAGATTCGGCATAAGATGATAAATCATCTTCGTAAATTGGGACTGGAGTTTTGAACAATAAATCAACTAAATCTTTATTTAATGACCCTGCTTCGTCTTCAAATCTCAAATAAATATCTGTAATAATAGTTGAACCAGAAATAGAGAAATCTTTTTGTGTAGAGTCATTTTCTGTTTCTTTTGATTTTTCTCCAGTTATTTGTTCAGTTATACTTTGTTTTCTAGTTTTGGTAATGACTTCAGAAACCTTACCTAAGAAAGTTTCATATAAAGTATCATCATAATCAGGCATAACATAATTAGAATTCTTTGTATTATAGTTATTAGTAATAGGTTGTGTTCTAATATAGATAGACTTACCCTTGAATAAAGTATCAAAATCTCCAGTTATATAAGGATTTTCATAAATAATTTTAGACCCTTGCTCTTCACTATTAGAAATAGCAACAAATTTATTCGCTATATGAGTAGATGAATTATATTTTTTCCAATATAAATATCTAGTATTTCCAATATAATATTCTTCTTGTTTATAAACGCCATTTGGTGTTGAAATATAAGCATATTTATTTAATGTATTATTTTTATCGTTAATATTTTCAAATATAGACAAATCATATTTTGTCCATCTTCCATTAGGAGATACTCCATAAAATATATAAATATCTTTGCTATTAATAACTCGACATATATCCATATATTGAGGAATAGTATCATTGAAAACTATACTGTCAACCACACCCGCTGTATAATGTATTTTTGCAATACGATTAATATTTACCGGATTATACCAAGCTTCCGCAACAGTTCCAAGTGATATACTTTTAGCTTTAATATATTCTTTTGTACCATCATCGCCAAGATTTAAGCATACTACTGAAACAGTTTGCCCTGTCTTAACTGGCAAAATAGAAGTAGCATAATTTAAGTAAGAACCACCAAATACTGCATTATTAGTTGGCCCCCACGGAATAACTGTAGTATTATCTCCTTCTTTAACTTTCTTCCAAATTTGATGAGTATAAGTTGTGTCTTGTGGTTTCTTCTGACTATCAAAAGATGCTTCTACTATAAAATATGGATTATCATATGTTATACTAGTTGTCATAGGCCAAGCATCAAAACTTTGTAAAATAGTTCCTACTGAGAAAGGAATTGTGCTTGGGTCAATAATAGAATAATTACCTACATAGATAAAATATTCGTTATCTATTTTTGCTAAATGCCAAACTAAAGATTCATCATGATTTGACGGATTGAATTTAGAAACTAGTTCATATACTGGTTCAGTATTTGTTAATAAGTCTCTCCATTTATTAGCTACACGAATATACCTTCTTCCAGTTGAAATATCTAAAAGAGTAGCATTAGCCTCAGCTCTAGTATATGTAACACCATTAACTGTTCTTGTAACAATATTACCTGCATAAGGTAGATAACCAGATATAGGATTATCAGATAATAAATAATATAAACTATCAGATGGTACTTTACCTATAGAATCAACAATAGATTCAACATTATAAGTATCTACAGCACCATGAGTATGAGCATAAGTCAAATTAGATAAAGAGGCAAAAGAGTCAGATAATTTAATATTTACACCAAAATAGTTCCCATCAAGAGCGGGATTATAATGTTTGATATTTCGAATTGGGGTTACAAAACAATATATTCCATTTCCAATAGAATTAATACCATTGATAGAATTTCCATCATATCCTGGTAAAAAAGAAAAGTTCTTAATATTATAAGAAACATTATCGTCTAAAGTAGGATTAAACTTAACAGCCACTCTAGCTTGCTTATCTTTTAAGCCAGCCCAAGCCCTACCAAAATCATAAGCTTTATGACTTTGGACAAGTTTTTCGTATTTGAAGTCTCCATTATTTGTAGCATCTCCAAGTCCTTTGTTTTCAGTTCTTAACTGTGTTATTCTGGACTTAATACGATTAATATCATCATCTTCAATAGTTAAAGTTGAGGAAATATTACTATAATAACCCTCTGATACTAATAATATTTCATCAGTATTTGGAGGATTATCTCCAAGTATAATTTCTAAACCGTCTTCTGTATTTTTAACAGTATTAATTTTGGCATATAATGAATCAGACTCTACTAAGGTTAATAAATCTATTTCATAAGGTAATTCTGGGAAACTATCTAAAGTTGCTTCTTTTGTTAAAATAGTACGAGCATCAGAGTAAACAAAAGTATCTCCAGTATTTGTTAATCCATTATTAACAAAAACATTATCTCCAAAACTAGTCACACTAATTGGAAGAACTAGTTCAAATGTATTAGAAATATCATCAATACCATTTACATTTGTAAAAGAAGGTCTATCTGGATTATAAGATGTATAAATATCATCGGTATCAAAAACTATACCGATAAGATTTCTAGCACCAAAAGATAAAGCATCTCCTTTATAAAATTTGGACACTCTTTGAGAAAATTCAATATCTGTTAAACTATAGGTTCCACCAGGAGAATCTTCTGATATATCTTCGACAATTCCATCTCTACTTAAAATAGGATAATTATCATCCCATAAATAAGCGAACTTATTAGAAAAAGCTCCAACATTAAAATCATTCAAATCTTCTTCAACTGGTAAAGTTCCTCCACTACGAATAACCAAATAATACTGGTCATTAGTAGAAAGTTTTGCTACATAATAATTTAAGTTTGAAGAATTATATTGTAGCAAATTAATCCATAACTTATCATGGATACCTATAGAGTGGTCTGAAATAATTCCATATTGAACTGTATCAGAAATAATACGAGGACATACCTCAGTAAGAACAAAATCTCCCTTAAAGTAAAAAGTGCGTATATCTCCTTTGTCTGGAGTCTCATTATCGTCATATTCATCATAACAATTACGAATATTATCAAAATCTTCGTTTAATGTCAATGGTGTTTCATGGTCTTCAGAGATTAAGAAAAATTGTTGTTTTAACGCTCCATAAGCAATAGAATCATAAAATCCAGAAGTTCCTAATGGAGGAATAGGATTTTGTTGATTTGTTCTTCTACTAATATTAACATGTATATCTTTATCGATTGGCACTCGAATATTACGAATATATGAGAGAGGATTTCTACATGACGTAACCATAGATACCGTAGATTCTTCTCCAGCCCATTTAGGACTATTAATTATTAAAGTAATATTATTACTTCCGTCTTTAGCTGCGCTTATAAGTGTCCCTTGGAAATAGTGTGTAACACTATCTATTATTTGTCTCCAAGAAACAAAATCTCCCTTTCTTAAATAACTGATATCTGTTGAGGCATTACTTACCTTAGTAAGAGTAACTATGTATTTTTGATTTACATCTTGTGTAGCCGTACAAGACCAGTTATTAATCCTAATATTTGCAGGAGAGGTTGAATATACAGAAACGCTTCTAATAACAGGAAAATACCCTTTACGAGTATCACTAGAAGGTAGTGAATTATGAGTTGGAACATCTACCTTAATTCTAACCCAATATTTAGATGTAGATTTAAAATCAGGTAAAGAGCTTTTTGTCCATCTGCTTGTAGTATAAGGTTGAGAAGAATATCTTTCGTTAATAGTGGCAATATTAGGACGCTCAAAAATAGCAACAGAATTAGGAAATTCTGAAAAATCTCCTAATCCATAAAAATCTAAATTTTGAGTTGTTGTATTGTTTAATAAAGTAAGGTCAATCCATTCACTTTCTTGGTCTAAAAATTGGTAAGTAACTGTTGCTCCTAAAGAAGCATTAATAGGGTCATCTAATATACAATCAATAGTATTAAATGGTAATTCTGACCCAACATATAGATAGTGTGTAAATTCTACATCATTATTATTAGCAATATATTTTGTATTAGTAACAACTTTTGAATCGTCTTCTGAGTAAACATCAAAGCTAAATAAATTATCTTGATATCTATTAGTATTAATGATATCATTTTTATCCAAAATAATTTTGTTTGTACTGACAACCTCAGCGGTTATTCTCTTGTATAATAATGGTTCTGTAGGAGTCTTGGATAAGAAGACTGGTTCTCCGTTAATATTAACTACATCTTGTGGTATAAAATCTAATCCATCAAATATTTTTTGTAAATAAGTAGCTTCTGAATTTTGATGAACTGGACTGTAAAGATTTACTCTCCATGTTTCTGAATTAGTTTTTTCTACATTCTTAACTATACCAATATGTGAATCTAGCGGAGTGGTAGAACTATGTGCCAAAAATTTAGCAGACAAGTCTGACCCAGTATAGAATCTGTTTAAATAATTCAGTGGTTGAATATCAGATTTATTAATAAAAACTTTTGTTATACCTGGAATAATAGCCTCAGAAGGCTCTTTATCTGTTTCAATATAATAATTTCTTAAATTGTCAATTAATTCACTAACTAGTTTACCTGATACTGGAACATATGTGGAAAATTCTCCAGTAAAGATTCTACTTTCAGCATTTCCTTGAATAGTTTGATAATCAATCGACTCTGCATCTGCATCATTAATATAGTCTAACAAGTTATTATTAAAAAATTCAGCATATCCAGTGACATATTTGCCATCATTAGTAGGACATTTAAGATAAGCGTAGAAATGATATGAATTGAAGTTATCAGAAAAATTATCCAAATTAAGTGCTTTAAAGGCTAAAGTTTTGTTTAAACCAATAGCTACACCTTGTGGGAAATTAAATGTATTTTGAGCACCAGTTAAAGGATAAAATACATCTTCTGGTCTTAAGATAATAGTTTTTGGTCTAACAAAAATAGCATTATATTCTGTGGTAAGAACAGATTTAGCATTAACAACTATTGACTTAGGACGAATTCTAATAGGAATAAATTTACTATCAATTAAGTATTCTTTATTAGAAAAGTACACTGTTTTATTATATGTAGAAGTATTTCGTAAATCTACTTTCATATCAGGATAAAGAGCTTGAGAATCAACAGAATTGAATCCTTTATAATAAAGTGCCACAGAAGTTTCTGGTGTTAAACCAGGAAATATATCAGTTAATAAATTATGATTATCATAAAATATACGAGATGCATTATCGGAATGAGCGTCAGAAAAATCTTGAGAAGCAATTGATACCTCTGTATTTTTTGGTGGTTGATAATATAAATCATCAGCTTGTCTTCCATTATAAGTTACATTATTTAAAAGAATATATTCATTATCTAAAACTTGATAGTCGCCACTTAAAAATACATTTGTTTCGGCTATATTTCCATAACTATCTACTGTTCTAGGAGTCAAAGTTCCTATTGAAGCTTGATATTCTATGATATTTTTATCGCTAGAAATAATTAATATTTCTGATAGAGGCTTCATAATAGTACTAGTAGAATCAGGGTCTCCATTTAAATGATGAACTGTATCAACAATAATAACATAATACATCATTCCTGGTAGTATTTCATCAGGAATAGTATCTACAGTATTTCCTTGCTGGTCTATATAATGAAAAGTTCTAGTTTTATATTCAATATTATCTCCTGAAATAACTATATTAGCTAGTTGTGCCTGACTAAAAGAACTAAGATTTAAAATTTCTAAACTTTTTGCATCTTCTTCGGTAATAAAACCAAAATTAGCAGCATCTGTTGGAGCTTGAAATCCAGCTATATCTTCGCTAATATCTCTGAATGCATAAGTGTTATTATCTGCTATATTAAATGGTAGAGGCTTAACGCTATCCCCAACAATAAGTTTAGTACTATTAGGAGTAACAATAGCATTAACTGCCAAAAATATATCAACAGGAAAAGAACATTTTCCTTTCTTAGGAAGATAATTAAATCCTCCAGCATAAGGAATTTTAAATGTATTTAACTCACTATTTCCTGTAATAGGAAGCGTTAATCTTTCAGCAAAATAAATTTTATTTTTATTTGCAAATAAAGATTCATCATATGATACTAATTGATGTCTAGTCCCCTTACCAATTGCGTATAATCTTACTCCAAAACTAGAAGAAGTTAAGTTTGTAGGAATAATATGTAAATTTAAAAGAGTATTATTAAGAGGAACAACACCTTCTAAATTAGCAAAGTTTGTATCTGGATTTAATTTTGTAAAAAAATCTACATAATGATTACTGTATACTGGCTGAATTTGAACAGTATAATCGCTTTCAATAGGCTTAGCTAGTTGAACGATAGTTTCCCAATAAGTCCCGTTAAATGTCCATTGTTTACAGTCTTCGATAATATCTATCTCAACATAATCACTTTCACTTAATGTATCACTATATGGACTAGTAACAGCATAACGATTTCCAAACCCGTGGATAGCGTAATCTCTTACATGGTCATATAATGTGCGATTAAGTGGATTACCTGCGTCTTGGCCCTCTAAATGCACCTCAGAGGCATCTATAAAGGGACTATTAACTCCATCATGTTGATGTGAACTTAGATATCTATCAAAATTTGTTTGTATATTTTGTAAGCACTCAGAGCTTAAATTAGCACCTTGAGCGAAATTGACTTTATTCAATGGCATATTTTATATCCTAAAAGCAGTGATTCTGCTAATATAACTGTGGACATCATTATCATAATTTTGCTGTATTACAGGAGAATGAGCAAGCATAAAAGAGCGTATTAACTCTCCTATATAAGAATCGGCTTTAATAGTTTCACCCTTAGATGTTCTAAAGAGTAATTCTTGTGCTCTAGCCGCTTCCCTCGGTTTGGCTATAATAGATAATTGTTCACGACTACTTATTATATTACCCTTTTCTACATATCTATCTTTAAGGAGTTGTTCATATTCGTCATTTCCATATAAAGAGAAGTTCAAATCTGGGAGTACTCCTGTTTCAGGATTTTTGAACACTCTAATATCTGATTGATGATATTTATGGTGAACATATGACTCAACTGTTATTCTTAATAAATCAGACATATAATCTAAGTATCTTTTAAATTTATTTGTTTTTAAATATTGTTCAAATCCTTGCATTAAAAAATCTTGCTGCAAAGATTGTGCTATATTTTGAATTTGATAAGCAATTTTTATATTTCTTTCCACAGAATACATAAAATCTATCATTAAAAACCTACAATTCCTGGTCTTAATAAACGAACACGAAGCGAAAATCCTTCAACAAATCCTTTATTATCATATATAATTTTTGGTTCATTAATAATGACCCATTTAGAATCTTGAATTTGAAGTATATCCCATCTATGGAATAAGAAATAAGCAGGAGCAGTAATTTCTGCTTCTTGTTCATAAATAAGTCCTTTTTCTTCTTTAGTAACTTCACCTTTAAAATTAGGTTGTAATACCTTAATAAGTTTAGGACTAAAATATCCAATTTCTATATTTGGCTCACTTTCACTTCTTCCTGTATCAAATGTTTGTTCTGCTACAACACCAGAAAAATTTTGAGTTCCAGTTAAACTATCTTTTTGTCCTTCATTGAGATAAAATGCCTCATAATAATTAACAGGAATACCACTTCTATGTACCATCCTCATAAATCTTCTAGCAGCCCATCTAACATCAAATATTTTAGTCGAAAAATATCTAACTATTGACCCTACTTGAGTTTCCATTGTATTTTCAAATGGATATGGGTCAATAGTTATACCATATTCTGTATGTAAATATTTGAATTGAAAGGGAATTTCTATTATATCTCTAATTGGCATTTTATCTCTTTATTCAATGCTGATACGACGATATCTACTTAAGGCTTTTTTAGCCTCATCTTTCCAGACTTGTGCTACTTCAAAAAAAGTTGCATAATTCTCTTGGACTCCGCTAATAATTCTCGACTTAGTACCATCAGTGATTCTCAAATAAGCTGTTTCTAGCAATCTCGCAGCAGTTAATTGAGCAACTGCTTCACTAAAGTCCGTAGGAATAGAATCATTTAAAAATCCAGTAGTATATACTAATTGTACATTACTTCTACCAGGAAAGAATGAGAACCCAGATAAAGAGGCTCCGATTGCTCTATATGGGTTAGAAACAATATATAAAGGTGGAAATGTGACTGTTCCAATACGATTATTAACAATCATTTCAGAACCAGCATATTGAAAAAATCTATTATAATCAATGTTATACATTCGAACATATTCTAGTTCAACAACTGGATAATATCTAACAACAATAGTATTCTGGGCTTCTCCTGAATACCATTCTAAACGACGAACATAATCGTATTCTGTATGAACAAGACCATTTACTTGTCTCTTTACTGATAAAAGAGCATTACGAATTTCACCGTCAACGTCACCGTCAATGCCATGTAAATCTATGTCCAATCTGTAAAGCCAAGTTTTGATTTGTTCAATATCACAATAGTCAATAGGACTTCTTTCTAAGATGCTATCGACGCCAAAAGATAAACCAAGTACAGGGCCAATGGGAAGTAAAATGACTACACCTCACTATTTTGGGCTTTTATATATTTAGTTATAAAAGCATTCTCTCGTCTGTCAATTGTTCTTTTAGCGTGACAGTTTCTACATACTACTTCGCACTTCTTAATTTCTTCTGAAGTTTTATCCCAAGAAAAATAACCTGCTCTGTGAGCAATATTAAAACTCTTTTCATATTCAGGTAAATGGTCAAATTCTAAAACTCTAATATCTGTGTCTCCGCAATCAGCGCATTTTTGAGTTGATAAATAATCATAGTAAACAGTCATATTCTCTTCATATTTAGTTCTAGCATTTTTCTTAGCATTATCACTCATAGGAGTTCCTTTTCTATAGTCACTTCTACATTCTTTACAAAGACTTCTCAAACAATTACCATTTTTATCAAACTTGTCTCTGGGCAAATTTTGTTTACAACCACCACACCACTTCATTCCTTTTGGGGTGAAAGGGTGAGTAGTACATCTAGAACGACATTCTACGCAGATTGGCTTATGACCATCTTTTGAGGCAGAACTCTTATGGAATTCTTCTAACGACTTTTCGATACCGCATTTTGTACATATTTTACTCATAATCTATATTACCCAATTTTGGCCCAATATGCGAGGCGCTCTAATTTCCTGTCTTATCCTAAATCTCTTTATCTTCGGACTTACCAAACATTAAAAAATGGTTTGTTTGGAACACTCTTGTTTTTATCTCTAACTTTACGATAAGTATCTAACATTTGGGCTTCATGAGTGTAATAATCTCTGGCTATAACAGTGAATTCTTCTGGTCTTTCTCTTGCTATTTGGAGGAGGTGTGCTCCCTTATCATAAAGAGCAATTGGAATTCCTTTTGCTAAAACAATATCTCCATCAGCAGTTTCTAAACTAATAAGACCACCTGGGCCAAGATACTCTATTTCAAATACATAATATTTATCTTCTAAATCCGCATTGAAAACTTGAGATTCTTGTTCCTCTTTAAGTTCTATACTACTCTCAAAAGTCTCTTGAATATATTCTAAGATTTCTCGTTTAGTTAATCCATTTCCGCTTTTAGGTTTTTTAAAATCTGAAAAAACACGTCTCGGAATACCTTTAATTACCCAAATTTCTCTAATATTAAAGAGCCATTGAACAATTTCTTCATAACTCATATCTAATGTCGGAAGTCTTAAATCTGTCGAAATCTTTTTCATACATCTAATTTACCCGTTTATCTTATATTGCTGTAAACTAGGGTATCATTAATGGGTACAAATTTGAAGGAGCCGTTATGACCAAGGGACTAGATTTTGATGATGTTTTGATTATTCCTCAGTTTTCAAATGTTGAAAGTAGAACTGAACCAGATGTAAGTTCTTATATCGCTCAAGATATGATAACTCAAATTCCTATTATTCCAGCAAATATGGATTGTATTGCTACTTTATCAATGAGAGATATATTTATTAATAATGGTGGGCCTTTTATTCATCATAGATTTGTTGATTTAGAAGATGTAAAACCTGGAGAGTTTGTTACTATAGGAATGAGAGATTGTCTTTCAAGTGAATGGAAAGATAGAGTTTGTAAGATTACTAATGATATAGGAGCTGAATTGTGTATCGATATTGCTCACGCTCATTCTAAGATGGTTTTAAATGCTCTTAAGTTTATTAGAAGTTATAATCATACTGGCAAAATTATTGTTAGTAATATAGCAACAGGTGAAGCAGCAAGAGATTTTTGCAATGAAGGAGCTTCTGCTCTTAAGGTTGGTATTGGCCCAGGATATTCTTGTACTACTAGAATGGTAACAGGTTGTGGTGTTCCTCAAATCACTGCTATTCATTGGGTTTCTAAGGTAGCCAAACAATTTAAAGTTCCTGTTATCGCTGACGGTGGAATTAAAACCTCTGGAGATATCGCTAAAGCTATTGCAGCAGGAGCAAATATAGTTATGATTGGTTCTTTACTTGCAGGAACAGAAGAAGCAGGAGGAAGATGGTTCACTCAAAGAGTTATGGCTTCAGAGTTAGGTATTGATAAAGTTAACCATATGATTGATATTCAAAAAATGATTGACTTAGAAGAATCTAATCCAACAATAAGACCCGAATATAAAAGAATGTTTGAAAAAAGACAATATCCACAAGATTTATATAGACAATATTGGGGACAATCTTCGGAAGACTTCCAACAAGAATGGTATGGAGGAATGAAGGAAGGAATTGTTGCAGAAGGTGAAACTAAATATGTTCCTTATTCTGGTTCTGCTCTCGATGTTGTTAAAAAACTTCTTGGAGGACTAAAGAGTTCAATGACGTATGTTGGAGCAAAAACAATCAAAGAATTTCAGAAAAAAGCAGAATTTATTGAGGTTAATAGAATTAAGTGAAATTTATAAATAAAATATGGGGAAAAATTGCTATTTATAGACTTTGTATGTCAAATGGAGTCAATGTGTCAATAAAAACTGGAGTAAAAGATGTTTTATATCATATAAAATATAAAGGAAGGATTAGTTCTCATGTTTTTCCTTGTGATATTTTTCCTTCAACTCATATAGAAGTACTTCAAATAATTCTTGATGATTTTATAAAGAAGGTAGATAATGTCTGATTGTGATACATTGCCAAATACTCATTGTAATGAATATATAATTGAAAATGTTCATGTTTATAATACATCTAATATAGCAGAAGATTCTTCTATAACACTTACTTTAGGTAAATTTCAAAAGAGAATAAAAATATTTGGATATTTGCATAAAAGCTTTTTAGGAGGACTCCCAGCAATGTTAGCAATTGAAGTTGCAAAATTCAAAGAAGAAGTTCTTGATACTGTTCATAAAATATGACTAATTCACTGCAAATTATTTTGAAATATCTTGTTCCTTTTAAGTTAACATATAAAAGAATAAGCCAAGAACCAAAATTATATTGTTTTTTCCGTAACAATTATCCTAATTTTACTAATTTATCACTTCATATTTCAAAACATGGATATAAACCTACGTGTGGAATAGAGTATGATGGTTTTATACAACCATTTAATTATTATATTCGTTTAATGAAATTAGCCATAATAGATGCGACAAGCTATATAAAATATTATGGAGAAGGCGGCTAATGCCGCCTTTAGAGTTTGACCAATTTAATTTACCCTTGTTTTAGAAGAGATAGACGATTTTTATAATCCTCTTGACCTTCTTTATCAAGGGTTTTTTTGTTTTGTAAGAATTCAATAACTAATTCCGCTTGCTCTTTTTTGATGATGAGATAAGGGCTAATGTTTAAGAGCAAAGAAAGACAGTCTTTTTGTTTATAAATTGTATTATGTATTAATCCTCTATTCATAAATTGATTCCATCCTAAATCTAATAATTTTTTATTTAAAATTATACTTTCATTGGATATATCTAACATAGCATTAATAAAGTCATAATTATTGTATCTTAATATAATACATCCATCTCCATCAATCATTCCCGCTAGATAAGCATCTGTAATAACTGAAGAGCAAGAATTATTAATGTCATATTCTTTTTTAGATTGAATTAATTTTGTATAAACAGGTTCTAAATTAATAGAATACCAGCCTTGAGAGTGAGCATCAAGAATAATTTCTGCTTGCTGTCTCTTTATAATTAATTCACTTTTTAGATATTTAAGTAATTCTACCACATTTTCTAAACCTGTTAGTTTCCAACTAAAAGCCTGTCTTCTGCTCTTCACTGTAATACCATTAATTGAATCTCCCGTTTTATGTCTGATATTATTTTTAGAACCACCAAAATTATTTACTAACCAATCTATAAGTGATTCTGATATATTTGTCACATATATAACTGGAGAATAATTTGCTGTATTTTTGTATAAACGAATACAACCATCTGAATCTATCATTCCTGCTAAATATTGCCATTTATATTGTTCAATTTTAGAATACTTATCTTTCATTAAAAGAATATCATTTTGAGACAATGATGAGGCTTTTCTAGTTAAATTAGTTCTACATTCTTTAGTTTTAGATAATCCCAATTTTGTTGCACGATGTACCAAAGATTTCCAAGTTCTGCCAGGAAATAAGGGTAGTAAATCATATGTACCTGTTGTCGCAAATTTTGCTTTAAGCAAATCGTCTTCTTGTTGAATCCACTGCATCGTTATACTCCTGTATAATTTTTCGTATACTCTATATACCCAAAAAAAAGAGGCTTTTAACAGCCTCTTGAATAATCTGATGGAATGGGTAAGATGATACATGCATCAACCCAACTGGATGACCTTGCAAATACCTCTACGTAATTGTAAAGCAAATGCAATTCTCTCATGCGCCACAAGCAAGAGCGAACGAGCCGCTAATAGAGTGTGAGCAGACATTTCGATTTCCAATTTCTGTCTATCACCGATAACTGCGCTATCCTTATGGACAAACAAAGCTTCAGTAAGAGTTGTCTGATGCGCCTTAGCAAGAGCTTCTGAACCATAATATGAATAGATTCTGTTACCAGTACCATAATCACTTAAAAGGTCAGGGTCATTTCCACCAGGAGTTGTCATTTCAACGGGAGTTTCAGAACCAAAGCCCAAGAAGCCCCACCATTGACCATCATCACTTGGAACCATCGCATTAGGATTCAACAAGTTAGTTTGAACCAAGTTAACACCAAAGATTTGGCCTATACGACCAGTTCTAAAGGTTGGGCTTGGGCCAAAGTTAGTTAATTGACGTAAAAGCGTAGAGTCACCACGTAGGGTTCTTGCATGCTTACGAGAAATAATACCTAGAATATGGTCAGGATTTTGTCCTAGCAAGTCCAACTTCTCAAGAGCTTCGTTAACATGCTCAGTTGAGAATGGGTTTCCAGCGGCGTTAATTAATTCAGCACCGTTATTTGCCATAACATCTGAAGAGCCAAGGGAGTTATACTCACCACCGACACTCAATCCGTTAAACATAGAACGAACGCTACCACTACCAGCGAAAGTGTTTTCATCACCTAATAAGAAGGCTTCTTCTTCTGCAAGAACGAAACGGTCAACTAAGTGTTCTCTAATTGCAGGAAGCAAATTGATGATAGAGTCATCCGCGATTTCACGAGGAATTGCGAAAGAAACTGCCATTGCTTTTGCAATCAACGCAACAGTTGTGGTTGGGATTACGGTTTGACTCATAACCTGACCTTCACCAGTTGCATACACTTTTGCTGGGCCAGCAATCTTAGGAATATACTTGCTTGGGCCGTCCATAGGAACGACTCTGTGGTGCTTACGCAAATAAGACGCTTGGTTGATATAAGGCAAATATTCTTGCGTTACATCAATTGATAAGAAGTCTCTACCACCGATTGAGTTGATAACACCAGGGCTACCAATAATAGGAGCTGTAAGACTTCCTACTTGAGCAGAGACGTTAAAGCCTTGCCCAGGATTATACACTGTTTGGTAATCAGCGGGAACACTCCCTGAATCTCCCCATGTAGTAGGAAAATCTCCTGCTTTTTGGAAATTCTGATTGCTCTTCACAAATGGTTGTCTACGATTCATTATTTAGTTCCTTATCTTTCGATATTATACTGACCTATCCAAGAGGCCATTGCCAAGTCAGCGCCGCTGGCTGGTTTACTATTATATCGAGATTGAGCAGGTTGTTCAGAGAAAACTCTTGACTTTGTAAACTGTTCTTTTCTCGCTTCTCTATATGCAGCAACAGCTTCTTCTGGATTAATTGATTTACCCATCATCATTGATTGGGGAGCTGCGCCAGGTGCTTCACCACCTCCAGGTGTTGCTTGTTCAGAACCACCACCCTGTAGGGTTTGGTTTAGTTCATCTAACATTTGATTAGCTAAGTCAGGATTAGATTGCTGTAATGCTTGAATAACGGCCTTAGCTGCGCCAGTTACATCTCCACCTTGTAATAGTTGTTGAATAGAATTGGGGTCAATTCCTGCTTGCTGAGCATATTTTTCAACAATTTGAGAAACTGCGCCTATTGTTGGGTCTTCGCCACCGCCCATACTTGGGTCAGTACCTTCTGCACCAGGAGCGGGCATTGCAGGTGCTCCACCCATTGAAGGGTCTTGTCCCATAGGTGCTCCACCCATACTTGGGTCTTGTCCCATAGGAGAACCACCCATTGAAGGGTCTTGTCCCATTTCATCGCCATCTGGTTCATTAGGGTCTTTGTCTCCAGCAAAACCATACATAGACTTAGTTAAATAATCTTTTACCTCTTCAATATGATTTGGGCCAAGAATATGGTCTAATACTAATCTATCATACATATTGTTATCAGAATTACGCCAATCAAGAGACTTTAATAATGCTGTAAGTTCTTGACCAATAATATTAGAAAATCCACCAGCTTTAGCATAAGAATTCTTTTGATGTAATAAACGGTGAATGACGTTTGGCTGGCTTTCTCCAGATGTTGCATATAATTTATCAGTATTAAAATCGTGGAAAATTAAATCAACTAATACTGCTTTTTGCATAGAATCTAAACCAGAAACAAATGTTTTAGCCTGAGAAAGAATCCAAGAGTTAGAATTTTTATCTACAGAGTTACCTGGGTCATACTTGTTAGGAGCAGCGGGGTCAGAAATCGAAGTTTTATTTAAGAAAGATTCGCTGTTTTTATCAACAAAACCAAAATCATCATGTTTTTCATTTGATTCAATAACACTTGTCTTATGTTTGCTTAAGAATTCTTGAGAATGTTCGTCAGAAACATTAAGAGGGTCTACGTCTTTGCTGGTTATAAAGCCAGAAACCTTTGGATTATAATACTTTTCTAAGTCTTCTTCTCCAACTTTTGTACCATGTCCGAATTCAATACTTGATTTGCTAGGTTTTTCGTCTAACTTCTTGAATTCTCCAACTTCACCTTTTTGCAACATACTTTGCTCCGATATGGGGATAAATTCTACTTCGTGATAATTTAGTTTAGTTAATTTACCTTGCTCATCCTCGTCCATTGAGAAGATTGCTTTCATTAAGTTATTATTTTCTATAATTTGGTCTGTAATTTCATCGTTAATTTGACCTTTTGCTAATGTCATACCAGCAGATATATTAATAGGAACTGCGGTTAAAGATATCTCAAGAGCTTTTCCACTTTTACAACGACGAGTAGATTTCCCATCGGCAGACTTTTCCATTTCATAATCATCTAAATGTCCACCAACCGAGATATATTTATATCTACCATCTGCTACTTGTCTTTTAAAATCAGCATCAGCAGAATCAACAACACCACGCCCCCAAATCCAAGCTCTTCCTGTATTTGGGTCTTCCATATATTCTGATTTTAAAACTTTACCAACAGCCGGTCTATGATAAAAGTGATTTAAGAAAACAGGCGCACCAGTGTTAAGATTATTATTCATTTGCTTAAGCATTGTTTTATCAATAATATCGCCTTGAATATCTCTATCATTAGATGCGAATATACCTTCAAAGATAACATCTCCGTCATATTCCATCTTTACAAGACTTTTAACATTTTCACCAGTTATAAAGGTTTTATTAGCCATACAGTATTTTACCCACACTTTTATTTATTTTGATAGAATTGTACTTCTTGTTTTGCTATATTATCAAAAAATCCATTACTTGTTTCTACGCCAAATAATTGTTTTGTTTCTTGGTCTTGTGAACTTTGCCATTCTTCATATTCTTCTAAAATTTTATCTAATTTATCTACCCAATTTGCAGGAGCATTAACTGGCTTAATAGGAGTAGTTAACATATGGTTAGAACCTTCACTAAAATAAATAAAATTAATATCTGGTAAATGCATTAATGCATATAAATCAGCCATTATTCTTTTATTCTCTTTAATTTGTTGCATCGTACAAGGATTAAGAGAAGCAAAATCATGTTCATCTTGTTCGATAATTAGCGTAGCAACTTGTAAAACAGAGAGTAAAGAGAAATTTGCATGATATACTGATAAAGGTAAGTCAATTGAAATTAAATTAGAATGACCTAAATCACTTCTGTATTGTTCTACTTCTAGTCTTATTAAGTTTGTTAAATTACCATATTGTTTAATTACCTCTTCAAAACCAAGATGAAGAGCAATTAATTTATCTACATATATACTTGATGAAATAATTAAAGTAGATGGTTTTTCTTTTATAGGAAGAATTTTGATTCCCTGTAGATTAATCACGACTTACTCCTTTAAGATAACATAGTGTTTTAACTCCTGTATCTGATAAAGATTCATATAAAGTCGTATTACTACACAAACCTATTCTTGCTGTTATTTCGTTAAATCCACCATACTGAGTAATAGCATATAATGCTGCTCCTACACCAGAAACAACTAAAGCTTGAACCTCTTGTAATAAAGAGATAAGAACAGATACTACTTTATCATTTTCTAGTAATCCTGGCGGAATTTCTGCTAAACACTCTTGATATTTAGATTCTAGAGCTTGTAACATTTGAGGTTTAATTGATTCTCTTTTATAAGTATTTAAAAACATAGGTAATAGTATATTATGAATATATGGTAATTTTTGGTCTAAATAACTTGGGTGTCCTAATAACCCAAAGTCTCCAAATAAACTTCCTCCAATTAAATCTAGTTTAATACCTGATGCTAATTTGTTTTGTTTAATAAAATCAAAAAATGCATTTTTATCATTAACTAATTGGTCGTATACACCAATCGAAGGAATTTTATCTAAACCTCTTTCTTTTAATTCTGTAGCGTAAAGTGATGATGGCAAAGATAATTGTCCTTGTTCATTTTGATAATAAACACTTAATCCTTGGGGAATTGGAATAAACACAGAAGATAGTTTAGCAATAATATCTTCTGGATGCATTACTTGTAAATGATGCGTAATGTCCCTAATCATAAGCGCAATTGAATAAGTTGTCATATGAAATCTATGTACCAGTTCTGGAGTTATATCATCACAAAATAACCAACTTGCTTTAATTTTAGGAAATTTATTTCTATCATCTATTATATGGAGAATATGTTCTTTAATATCAGGAATTTCTAAATATATATATGGTTCTCCTTGTTTATTAAAGTAAAAACCTTCTTTCATTTCAAAAATAAATGGGTTCATATATAAACATTTAGAATATGCTTGATGTGTTTGTTCAAATTGAGGAATTTTCTGCTGAATAATAGATTTATTTATAATTTGAGCAACATCTTCTTGTGCTTCTCTTTCAAATCTAAGAGCGTCAGCTTTTTCAAAAACTTCGGGAAGTTGATTTTTTAAAAATTCTTTAAAAATCTGTTGTGTTATTTTAAATTTACCAAGTTCACCCATTACAAAGCTATCAACCATATCTGAATATAAGGTTATGAGTGTTTTCTTAGTTTCCACAGAAACACAAGAACAATTAAATACATGTTCTCCGATTAAGTCCTGAATAATTTCATTAAATAATTGCATTATTTACCAGCCTGTCCTACTTTAGCACTTTCTATCATTGCTCTTAATCCGGGGAGTATATCTACATTACTTGGTTTAACATTGGGATTATATACTTGTGGTGCAGGAGTCGAAGGAACCATAGATGGATTACTAGGATATAAATTGCCAGGAAATGATTGTATTCTTTGAGATTGCTTAGGGTCTGATTGAACAGTTTTTGTCCTAAATTCTGGAGCTAGTCCATTATTAGGGTCATTATTAGCATCATCCATCTCTTGTTCATCAGTTAAATTTCCTCTAATATCATCTGCTAAACCCCAACCATCTCCTGAATGAGGTGGCAAAGTCTTTTTCTCATACTTTTGTGCTTCCCTATCCTCTTTCCAAGGGTCATTAGGTACAGCAATAGGAGAAGATGGCATTGGTTGAACAGGTTGTGGTAAATCTTTTGGATTAACAGTTTTTCCGCTTAATACATCTATTTCTCCTCCGTGTCCGTAATTATGTTTAGTGTGTAAATTATCTAGCATACCTTTAAGCATAGATATTTGGACAAAAGAATTAAGAGACTTATTCATTGAAGGAGCTATATAGTTTGAAGAAAATTCTCCCATACCTCCGTGACCTTTTTGTTGTGGGAACCAAGTAGGTTTACCGAAAATATCTGTTGTATCATTCTTATCCCAAGTTTGATTACTTAATGAAGATTGTGAAGATTGTTGTACATTTTTCTTTTCTGAATCAAGATGACCTTGGATAAGCGCTCCTGCTTGTTGAACTATTTGAGGTATATTCGGAGGAGGCGTAGGATTTAGGTGATTTAGAGTATGATGATGATGAAGAGCTTCTAATGCCGCTCCTCTAACTGCAAGTATATTCTTTGGGTCAAAATTAGGATTTTGCTGTAAGTATGCATTTAAATGCTGATTAAGTTCAGGAAGATATTGTTGTAAATGAGAGAATGAAGAATGAATTGGGTTACTTAAATATGGATGTTGTCCATCAGCATGACCTTCTGCTGGAAGAAATCTTTTAGTTGCTTGAGAAGGAGTATCTTGACCTAAACTTAACTCTTCTGCCTCTTGACGTGCAGAATCATCGTCTTCTTCGTAAGTATCATCTGACCAGCCAGGATTAGGACTGGATTTAGCTATTTTTTTTTTGAGTCTCGTAGCCGAGATTAAAAAGTTCTTGCTTCAAAATAGAAACTTCATTCTCAGTTTTAAATGATGTAGGTCTATCAGGCATTGATTTCTTTAAATGCTCAAATTCAACAAATGAACCAGAAGGGCCAATCATAGGAAGTTCTAAAGGATGAGCTTGATATCTTGGGCCGTGAATACCATTCATATGTTCAGCTAACTCAGGAGTAATAACCACACCATCACTGGCAACCATACCAGGATAAATTTCAGCTTTATAAAGCTCAGAATATACTGAAATCTCTTCATCATCTGCCTCTTCGCCTCTTACAGCTTTTTCGTCAAGACGGTGAGCGATTTCATGAATATAGTTACGTTCAACCATATTAGTTTCAACTGATTTACCAAAAATCAATGGGTCAGCCAAATTATCTGTATGAGTGTGCCATAATCTATTTTCCATATGATATTGTTCCATATGGTTTTTAAGTTCGTCAGGCAACTCATTCCATCTGCTCTTAAGCATTTCTGGATAAACATCTTTTCCAGACTCTTCTACTTGATGAGCGTAAACATGGTCTGGGTGATATGTCAATTCTTGCATAGATTTAGTTAAAGCTTCTTGTTCATATTCATTATTTAATGTATTAAGAGCAGTTGCTCTAATATTTCTATCATAACGACCAAGAAAATCAATTAACTCTTCATCTGTAGACCCTTTAAAAAGCTTCTGGGTCGTATCAATAACCAAGTTAATTACTCTTACTTTATCTTGTTCATCAAGCTCATAACCATGTTGTACCAAATCTTCTTCAAAATTATTAATAATACCTTTGAATAACTTATAGGTTTCGGCTTGTTGCATCACTTGCTCTGCTGTTGACATTATTGTTCTCCGTATTTTTCCATATTACGTTTAGCCTCGGCACGTTCTTCTTTGGTGAACAACATACGGAGGTAGCTATTCTGCTTTAATTTCTCTTCCCATTTTTCATTATGAGGATGTTCGGGATAACTTTCAATATATGTATCTGCATCTGGTCTATGAAGACCTACAGGGGTGTTATAATCTAATACTTGTTCTCTTTTTAAATCAGTAGATTGGTTATATCCTTGAGATAACCAAGGTCTACCAAATCCATCCATATAATTCTCTGTATCTCTAACAACCCATTTATTATTATATCTTTCTTCAAGATTTCCTTCTCTAGGAGACATCATCTTATCTTGAGTTTGAATTAGTTCAACAGCATTATTAATATCAGCTTTGTGATGACCGTGGAAATAATGATATAACTCTTCTATAGGTAAATCTCTCATATCACCCATAGCAGCTACTAATTGTGCAAGTTTTACAATTTGTTGTTCGTAATCAAACGAATCTTCTCCGTGTGTTTGTTTGCACCATTTAACTTGATGTAAAAATCTATGTAATTTAGGCCAATAAAAATTATCTCCATGCCCTAAATCTTGTTCGTTATATACTTCGGTCATATCCTATTTTACCCCATTTTTATTCACTTGGAATAACTTCTGTAGGCACATTTTCAGGAACTCCGCAAATTGGTGGAGTTAAAGAGCCAACTTGCATTGACATATTAAATTCTTGCTTTCTTTTAAAACAAGTAAATCTTCTAGTTGGACTATGAGGATTAACTTCTCCAGTTCCCATAGAAGTATCATCTTCTTTTAAAATTTCTTCCGTGCTTTTCTCCATTTATTTATTCCTTATATTTCACTTTTTGGTTTAGTATTATGCTTCTTTTGCGCTGAATCTATATCAAGCTTGGCATGTCCTGGTTGAGGGTCAGTTGCTTGGAATGATAAAGGCTTCTTTATATTAAGAGGTCTAATTGCAGCAATTCCTTCTTGAGATGGACTAGAAATAGTTGTTGCACTATGCGCTCCATCTCCAGTTGTATGTTGACCTAAAACATTCTGATTGCTCTTTATCCCTGTATTAGGATGAATAGCATCCATTTCTCCAACTTCGGAAATTTGTTTAATAGCCATATCTACAGGATTGTTATCTTTGACATCAACACCCATAGCTTGATTTTTTATTAAAGAAGGAGTAGACATAGACACAGCAGGATTTCTAGATTCTAATGATTCTATTTTATTCTCTACATGTTTACTTAAATCAAAATCATGTACATCATTCTCAAAATGAGTAATATCTGGACTTATTCTAGATTTATGAGGTTCACTTATTTTAGAATCAGTAATTTGTCCATTTCCTAAAATATTAGGTAAGGTTTTAAAGAAATTTAATCTATCTGAAATAGATTTATTCATAGTTAATTGTCTTAATTCCTGTAATTGTTGTTGAGAATTAGCAGAATTTTGTTGCTGAGGTTGCATTCCTTGTTGAGCCATTTGAGGATTTTGGGCCATTTGTTGCATTTGCTGTTGCTGAAGAGACAACTGTTGTTGTTGAACTTGGGTCTTTTGTTGTCCAAGAGCTTGTTGAGCTTGCATATTTTGCTGTTGCAAGCGTCCACGTTGTTCCATTTGTTGTTGTCTCATACCTAACTGATTTCTAGCTAATTCTTGCTGAGCAATAACATTTTGTAACTCACCTTGATTTTGAATTCCCATCTTTTGTTGGTCAAATTGAGCATCTGCCATTTTGTTTTGATGTTGAGCGCCAGCTTGCTGATATTTCATTTGCTCTTTTTGTCTATCCATATTTATTTTTTCTTTCTTAAATTGAATAGCTTGTTTTTGAGTAGCAACTTCTTCTGCATCCTTTATTATACCTGAGACAGTTCTATCTGCAACATTAATGAGTTTTAACTGTTCAGGGTCAACCAAATGTTTTTCAATCATAACTGCTAGAGTTTGTGTATTTATTTCTCCACTTTGTATACCATGTACAATTTCGCCCATTGTTAATGGAGCTTGAGGAGTATTTGAACTACTTCCATTCTGAGCCATCATGCTTTGAGCTTCAAGAATTTGTGCTTGAATTTGAAGTTTCTTTAGTTCCATCTCATCTGGAAACATCTTCTGGTCAGACATAATTCTCAGTTTTTCAAGCTCTATTTGTTTTTTCTGAACATCTATTTGAGCATTTTGAATGTCTAATTCACCTTGAGAGGCTTGTCCTCCACCCATCATTTGCTGAGTTTCAGCTTGTAATTGTTGATATTGCAAACGAGGTTCATCTAAGATGTATTTTTTATTCTTATACTGAGCAAGTGCTTGCATTTCTACCATATAGACATCAACAGCTAATTTTCTAAGTTCTAGTTCTTTTTTCTTTTGAACATAAGTGGGTTCTTTTGGAGGAGTTAAGCCTAACCATTGATACTTTAAATCATCTTCAATTAGTCCTTCTTGTTCAAGAGTTGTAATTCTAGCCATAATTGCTTCATATTGATACTCAGAAGGAGGTAAAAATTCAAACATTAATCTATCGTCAAATTCCGCTAAAATTTCATTTGTAAATTTTTCAGCAATAGATTTCATCATAGGAATAATAGCATTACCCCAGAACACATCTTGCTGACTATAAACTTGACCTCTAGTATTTCCAGATAAACCTAATTCATTAGGTGGAATAGAAAGAACTGCTAAAATTTTATTTCTTAGTTCTCCTTGTAATTCAGCCATTTGTGCTTCAACATTAGTAACTTGCATTGATTCCCATTTAACTTCATCTTCTGATGATATAATAGGAAATTCATATCTCATACCAGGAGATAAAGAGCGACGAAACTTAATCTTGATTCTTTCAATTTGGTCATTGTCAATATTTGGGCCAACACTCATATAACCAGTATTAACACCACCAGTATTAAGAAAATGATAAAGATTAATATCAGTTGCTAAATCAGCATAAATTGCTTCTACTAAAGATGCTATAGGAGAAGAACCATATGGCCCTTCTGAGCGAGGATTAAGCCTAAGATATATTACTTCAGTAGGGTCAAAATCAATTCCTCTACTTCCATGTGGGTCTCTCGCATTTGCTAGTTCATTAGGAATAGTATACATACCATGAAGTTGATTACCTCTAAATTCTTGTACGTATTTTATTATTTGTCCTCGTTCATCAATATCAATTTTAAGTGTAGAAGCATCAATTACCTTAAGAGTAATTAATCTTCCAAATGAATCTCTCCCTTTCTCAATCGCAGCAGCATCCATAATTTTAACATCTCTAACAATCATTTTAATTAAGTCGCTAAATGATTGTTTAAAAGTATTTGGGCGATTAAACAATTCTTCTGCCAATACCTTAGCTGTTTGCATATGTTGGTCAGTTTCCATTTCTTCTCTGTATTTTTCTTTTGGTATAATATGCCAATTTAATCCAGCAGCAGCAGAAGAAATATGGTCAATACAACGCTTAACCCACGGATTTCTTTGATATAACTGTTTTTGTTGTCTAAAAGGTATTTGAAATGAATATTCTCCAGATATTTCCTGCCCACGGTCTCGGTCGTGAGGTCTAAACTCTGTTGTTAATGAACGTGTTTTAACGGGAGTCCTAATGACCTTATCCATTTGACGTAATTTACGGTCAGATATATAATCTAGTTTAAAAATGTCTAAGATGTTAAAATTTCTCATTTAATGCTAGCTCCATCGTATTTTTTGTTAACAATTCTTGTTGTCTCGTAAGTAAGTTTATTATCAACATCATATCTTACCCTTTCTAAGTGGGTAACATAAGTTTATGAGTGATAATAACCAATTAGTTAGCAGAAATCCTTCAATTGAAGAGACTTCTAAGAATATTCGTCTCATTGTAGACGCAATTTCTCACGGTTGCAGTAGTATTATTGAAATTCAAAAAAATTTAGAATCTAAAAATATTAAATGGGATTATAACAAAGTTAAAAGATATTATAAAGCAGCGTTAGAGTTAACTTCAAAAGAAGCTACAATGAAGGAAAGTGTTGACCAAAGACAAATTCTTTTATCTAGAGCAGAAGCTGTTGCCTCTTCGGAATGGGCTACTATAGAATATTTATTAGGAACTAGAGCAGAAGGAATAAAGAGACTAAAAGAGGGAGCTATATACGATTCTTTGCCTTTTGAGCAAAAAGAAGTTCTTGCATTACCTATAGACAAATTTTTTGGTGTAGTAAGTAAATGTAAACAAGTAGTTTTACAATCAATTGGTTCTCAGAGTGAATTACATGGTTTTAAACAAGATAAAACTATTCTTGTACAACATCAAAAGAGTGGACAATTAAAATATATGGACTCTCTTAATAAAAATTTAAGAGAAAAGTTTAGAAATAATTTTGATGTTAACCAAGAAGGTTATGAAGCAGAAATAGATAGTAATACAGATATTAACAGTGAAGAAAATCAAGAAATTGATATAACTTTCTTTGAATCTGGAATATTAGATGAATTAATATTAGAGGAAGAATTAGTTGAAGAACACACTGACGAGTAATCCTAGAGCACTTTTAAACAAAACACCACTAACAGATAGAGATGAAGCTTTAGGGCTAGGAGAGGACAGGATGAAGTTGTGGGAGTCATTTGGCGAAGAATACGTGCCATTTGACAAACAAACAAAACTTCTTATGTGTCCTGCAAAAGAAATGTATATTACTGCTTCTCGTGGAAGTGGTAAATCTCAAACTGCTGCTATAAGAGTATTAGAAGAACTTTGTTTACCTAACAGAAAGATATTTTTAGTAGCTCCTTTTTACCAGTTAGCCAAAATTGTTTTTGATACAGTTTGGACTGCTTTTGTTAAAAGTGACTTCTTGCGTAGCATCAAAGTTTCTGGCTCAAATACAAGACAAGATATGCATTTAAGTACATCTATGGGTTCTGAACATAGTACTTTAACTTGTTTATCTGGAGATAATCCTGACTCTTTAATTGGTAAAAGTGCTGATTTAGTAGTTATAGACGAAGCTGCAATTCTTAAAGATGACGCTTTTAACTTAATCAAACCATCTCTTGCCCGTGAAAATAATATGGGAAGATTGTTTGCTATTAGTTCTCCGAGAGAGATAAACTTTTTTGCAGAGAGATTTCAATTAGCAGAAGAAGATGAACATAAGATTAGAGAGATGTTTAAGTCTGGAGATATTACAGCATATCAAGCAGCAAGTAAGATAGCAAGATTAAGAGCGAGAGGATTTAGAATGCATATTCTAGAGAATCCTTTTGCTGATATCTCTGAGTATTATGAAGAGAAAAGAAAGGCCGAATCTACAGGAACTCCATATTCGAGAGCTATTTTTGCAAGAGAGTACGAAGCTAAGTTTGATACTATCGCGGGAGATGTATTTTCGTTTAATGAGGATATTTGGTTTCCTGTAGAGTTCAAAAAGGGGATAGAATACGGAGAAACAAAAAGTCAATTTTATACCCCAGCTCCGAACGAAGAAATTACCATTGGTATTGACTATGCTAGATTACATGACTATACAGTTTGTACAGCATTAACTGGGGATTATAAAATGGTAGGATTCCAAAGATATACTCAAGTTGGAGACGATGAGAATATAGAGAGAATTACTGATTTTATATTTAGACAACATAATGGTAAAAGAAAATTAAAAGTAATTATAGACGCAACTGGAGAAGGTTCATCTGTTCCAAGAGAAGTAGCTAAAAGATTAAAAGATAAATATGGTGTATCAATAGTAATTAAAGGTCTCAAATTTACTAATCAAAATAAAAATGAAATGATTGAAAAATTAAGAGTCAAATTAGCTTCAGAAGCTTTAGCATTATGGGATATTCCAGAGATAAAAAAAGAACTCAAGGGTTATAGAGCGGAAACAACAGATAGTGGTAATATTAAATATAAGCCAAGAACAGGATTCGATGATATTGTATCGTCTCTCTGTCTATCTACATTTCATGTTTCTGATACTATATTTGACGTTTTTTAATTTCATTTGCTAAATTTCTTTTTTCTTGAGCAAGCATATTTTTAGCTCTTTGTTCTTCGAAGCTGAAGCCACCAAGAGGAGCTGTTGCAGGGCCAATAATTTTATCAGCTATTTGAGCTAAAATACCTCCAAATCCACCTAATTTATTCTCTTCTTTAAGTTTATCATAGGCAAATCCTCCAACATCACGAGGATTTTTATTAAAAATTGATTGTATTTGAGCTTGTCTACTTTGAAGTTCTTGTTGTTTTTGTTCTTCAAGTTGAGCTTGTCTTATAGCTTCTTGTTCTTTCTCTCTCTTTAATTGAATATCAGCTTCTCCATATCTCATATTTTGAATAGTATTAGAGTCAAATAAAGATGGTGAAGAAGCATCAAATAAAGAACCAACATTAGGTTGTGTTTCTTGAGTTGAAGGTATCTCTGGAAATGATTCTCCGAATAAATTAAGATTTTTAGGTTGAGATTCTGTCTCTCCAAAAAGATTCTGTCCTAATTGATGAACAATTGGACTTCTATCCCCAGGTTTATCTGTATAACCTTGACCAGTATCTCTTAATTTAGATTGACTCATAGGTACACTCATACCTAACTGAGAAGGTTTAGGAAGAATAGGAGATTCATATCCACCTGATGTATCTGTTTGTCGAGGCATACTTCTAGTTGGTTGTTCTCTTAATTTACTTAATATATCACTATATCCAGTGGCAACTTTAGCTAAATCAGGTGATAATTGAGGAGCTATTTTCTGAGGTGACGTAAAATTTACTTGAGACAAAGTAGGGCTTGGTTGAGTTACAACTGGAGATTGAGATAACGACACTTGAGGAGATGTTGATTGTTTTTTAATTGTAAAATTACTTCTTTTACCTAGTTTAGTATTTTTAATAGCTTCTAGTGTTGCTCTTGAATTATCTAGATGAGGATTTTCTCCTTCTCTATATGCATAAGAATCGTCTGGGCCAGAATAAAGAGCCTTAACGACACCAAATGCTTCGAATATACTTTTTAACATACTTTGTTCTGGCAATTGAGTTCCTGGTTTATCCAATTCTTGCGGAGTAGGATTAGCATAACGCTTTACATATTCAGTATAAAATGGAGATTTAGTTAAATCTACTTCAACACTTTGTCTATATTGGTCTGATGCTTCATAATGATTTTCATCGCCCTGGATTACCTTATCTGATATAATTTGAGGATTAATATTAAAAAGCAATTTATGTAATTGATGGTGAATAGGTGTTTCATTCTCTTCATATCCTTTAATTCCTATGTCAGCAGCTAATCCTTGTCCATGAGCAAAATTAGCATCATCAATATTTAAATTACCACGTTCATCATAAATATCAGGTGCATAACCAGTTTGACCAGCATGCCATTCCTTATTTAGTTCATCTTGGCGAGGTCTAGTTCTAAATGTTTCTCTAATATATAAATCATATCCGTGTTGTTTAGCTTGTTTAAATAATTCTGTAATTGCTTGTGCAAATTCTGGACGTAAAGCACTAATATCCGTAATTGGCTGTTTAGTTGGCAAAGAAGGGTCAAGAGGGTCAAGAGGCCAATGATATTCTCTACTTTTATTGAAAAATTCAGCACCTTCTTTATCTTGTATAACTTTGCCTAATTTTTGATGAATAGAATTGGTAGCCTCTGGATGATTTTGATGTGTAGAATACAATCCTCCATATCCAGACTGTTTGGCTAACTTATGTGCTTCAGTTTCTAATGCGGTAGCAAAACCCTTTTTTCTCATTTTTTCTGGAACTCCAACCCAAGAAATAGTAAGATGCTCTTGCTTAGTTTCAGGATGTATATAACCATACCTATTGGTCAATAATATACGGGGACTTTCCTTAGTAAACTGATTAAATGGTAGAGCATCAACTGGGTCAATAGAATTCCAATTAATAGCCTTAGTTTTAGGATTTAACTCTCCATATACATATTTAGTAGTTTTTAATAATTCAGATAAAGAATTTTTATCTCCATCATGTCCTGCATTGAAATCTACAGTTACTAAATGTTTTGATGCAAAATTAACAAATTCATCTTCATTATTGAAGTCTCCTTTATATGGAGAATTAAACATTGCATTACTTCCATGTAAATCACTTATATTTCTATTCATAGGATTGCGCGTTATTTCCCGTAATTGTAGTACCCTATCTTTTAGTGTTTCAGGGAAATTCTCAGCTTTACCCCCAGTTCTTAAATCTCTAGATATTGACTCTGCTAAATAACCCGGAATAGGATATGCTTTTTCAGCAACACTTCTACCTGATTCAGGGTCAAAACCATGAATATCAATAGTCAAATCTTTTTCTAAATCTCCAGTTCCTGTTAATCCTAATTTTTTTAATTTCAAATATCTAGCACGTTCTGCCCTATTATTCTCTTCTCCATCTCTTCCATAAGGAATTTTTACTACATGATTTGGATTTAATGCAGATTGATGAACTTCTCTCATAACACCAGAGTTTATAAAACGCCCCTTGGTATCATAACTAATCTTTTTATCTCCACCATGTACATAATCAAACGGTCTTACAGAATTATGGTCGGTTAATACTCCATTATCTGTTATTTTAGTATTAGCTAAATTATGATAACCTAAATCATGTAATCCAGTTTTTCCATAAAGTTCATTCTCTCTATCAGAAGTTAAAGTCCGCATCATTTGTTTTTCTGACCTAAATGGATTTACTTTAGGTTGAATATTGATAACCTTATTATCATTTGTATGAAAAGAAGCTAAAGTTGGAACAACAAGTTCTTGTCCCTTATATTTATTCATAAAATTTTCATACTCCATGTTGTTCGCGTTAGGTTCCCAACTATTTGCCATAGGAATTTTAAATACTATTGGTTTAACTTTAAGAAAATCTGCATAAGTTTTGCCTAATAAATTTTGAGCAATTTTATGGTCTAAAGTTCCAACCCTTCTATCTTTACCTTCTCGTCCCATAAATTTGAGCATTGAACTGAATTGTTCTAGTTTAGAATTTCTAATTAAATTTCCAACTTCATCATAATCATTAATTGCCTTGTTAAGAGCACCTGCTATATCATGTTGCACTGTTCTTTTTTGTCCTAATGAACCATCTGGCATTACTCTAGTTAAACCAAAATTAAAACCAACTCTATCTTTAAGTCCTGCGTTTGTGAATTCTTCATCTCTTTCCCACGGAGTATTTTGACCAAAGGCTTTATCACCATGAAAAGGATTAATTCTTCTCTGTAAAATACCTACTCTATATCCACCTTTTAATCTTGCTTGTGCAACAACAGGAGCGGCTAATTCTGCCTTCCCCTGTTCTTTTAATTGTTGCCAATTTCTCATTTCTCTTTCGTTAGCAGGAGTTCCTTGATACGCCACAGGGTCTTTATATACAATTTCTGGATAAATATCTCCAAATTGCTCTTTAGCAAATTTATTAGGAAAAGCATATACTGCTCTATGTCTACCACTACCTAATGGTTTTAATTGTGCCGTAACTTCATCACGCGGAGTATTCTCTAGCCATTCTAAAACTTTATCATAATCTCGACCAACATATTTCTCTCCACCATGACCCATATTATTAGGAATATCAATAGCTACAGGATATTTTTCTCCAGTCTCTTTATCTTTTTTAATCCCCATATTTCCTGGATGAATATCATTAATTCCTAATCTATTAGTAAAAAAATCTTGCATATCTGGTGAAATAAGCTTGTTATATTTTTCATAAATTTTATCGTCATCTTTAATTCCCATATCTATTGGACGCACTCTTTCTTGCAAAAGAATGTTATTATCTTTAATAGGAACTAATCCATAAACTTCGGCTACATGTTTATCTAATCCTTGATTTTTTAAAGTTAAATATTTATTTCTTTCATCACCATTATTGTTCATTCCTACATGAGCCTTACCAGATGGACTTATTTTTGCTCTTTTAGCAACAATACCTGGATTAGCAGTAGGATATACTACTCTTCTCATTCCTTCTCCAAGAGGTTTTTTACCAATTAATTGTAATTCTTGGAGTTTTTCAAAAGTTTGTCCATACATAGTGTTCATCATCTCTTCTGGAGTAGGAACAGCTTTATTTAGTCCAGCTCTTGAAGAATCTAATAAGACTAACTTCTTAAGAGTTCTTTTGGTTCTTGGGTCTCTAACAACATTTCCTTGTTCATTTCTAACAGGTGTTATACCCCAATTAGCAGCCCACTCTGTTTCTGCTGGTTTAACACCTATCTTAGAAATTTCTTGTAAAAATTCTGGACTAGAACGATTTAAATAATCCTCTAATTTTGATTGTCCTTCTTCTATTCTTCGATTTGCATCATATTTTTGTGAACTTGTCATATCTGGGTCTTGCCCAAAAATATACTCTCTTGACCCAGAAATTAAAGGCTTTACTTTATCCGCAATTGCCCAATTATAATTATGATTATCATATGCATGAACAGGTACAGTTACATTAGGATATAATTGAGAAGAAGTAACTTCTTCCAACATAGCATCTTGTGCATATCTACCTTGATTAGGATGAACTACTTTAAGCACTCCACCTCTAAAACGCTGAATATCGCCTGTTTCAGGATGTAAAAATGTATTTAAAGAGTATACTTGTTTATCTTTTCCAGAAGAAGGATTACCACTAATAACACCTTCATCTTTTAAGCGTGTAATAGCTATATTCCTATCTGGATGTTGTTTGAATACTTCTCCTATATAATTACCTACATGAGTGTAATCTTCTTTCATTCCGCCATGTCCGAAATATTCTTCTTTACCCCAATGAGTATATGGTTTACCTAGTTTTTGATGAATTGGTTTTGTAAATTCAGGATGTAATTGTTCATCAGAATATAGCCCTCCATATCCAGATTGTTTTGCTAATTTATGTGCTTCTGTTTCTAATGTAGTAGCAAATCCTTGATTTCTTAAATGTTCTGGAGTACCAACCCAAGAAATATTTAAATGTTCTTTTTTTGTTTTAGGATGTACAATACCTTGTATACCACCTAAAACTATTCCTGGTATTTCTCTAGTTAAATCACTATGAGTCCACGCTTTTTTTTCAGGTATTGCATTCCAAGATATTTCTTTTGTTTCAGGATTTAATTGACCGTGAACATATCCCGTCTCTTTCAATAATTCTTTTAAATTAATATTATTATCTCCGCCATGAGGAATTTTAAGAGAAGTTATAAAATTACTCCAGGCATTAGCTGTTTCTGGCATTAATTTTTTAGAATTAAATCGAGGAGATTTTTCTGTTATTGCTTTGTTTCTCTCTATATTATCTCTAGAAAAAGTAATTTTATCAAATAAAGAGGAAATACCTTCATCTAATGGTTGAATAAAATCTTTTATTCCTCCATGAGACCAGTTTTCTCCACCTAGATACATTGTTTCATCAGGATGTTCATATGGTTTTTTGTTTAAACGATGTATTTTAGCTATATTACTTGTTTTTATATTATTTTGGTACTCGTTCCATTTTTTATTTATCTCAGGATTGACAGATTCTTGTGGAAATAAAAAATTACTATTATTATTAGGTAAATCTGTTTCAGAAGTATCATTTATATTTATTTTCTCTTCTTCTTCTGGTGTTAATGCTGGAGCAAATCCTCCATGACCAAAATCTTCTTCATTAGCAGGAGGGAAAAATGGATTATCTGGATGTCTATATTCTTGCCCATAACGTGTTTGTTGGTAAATATTTTGTATATTATGCGTGTTTCTAGTTTCTGGAGTCTCTCCCCTAGGGTCTAAAACCGGACTAAGATTATTCTCTTTTCTAAATGTTTGTAAAGAGTCAAGAACAGATTGTCTAGCAGCAATTAATTCTTCTGGAGTCATTATCAATCCTCTTAGATTATACTTCTGTGTCTTTGGTCTTCCCAAAATTCATAAAGTACATAATATTTTGTAGACATTGCTTTACTAAAAGAGTCACTAAGAAATTTAGTAACACTATAATATTTATTTTTATAACCACATTTATAGCAATATTCTCTATCTACAGGATTTCCAGCCTTACAATTAACACAAGGCATTTCATTTTTATCGTCAACTTTAAAATATTGATTTAAACGAGTTCTATTAATTACTTGTTCTAAGTTATATTCTGTTGTATCATTAACCAATAAAAGATAAGCTTCAGGAAACATATCTAATAATTCATATATATTATACTTACCATCAAAAAGACTATCCGCAGAAACATACTCGTCACCAAATGGTTTCCTATAGAGCAGAATAAGATTATTCATCTAATCCTCCAACTTCCATATTAGCTTCTGATACTTGTTTTTTATTTGAGACATAATCATCAAGAGCTAGTCTAAATAAAAGAACATCAATAAAAGCACTATCTGGAAATTTTTCTACATAAGTTTTAATAGCAGAATGTTCGTGGTCATCATTCCAAGGAGAATTAAGTTCATTATATTTTTTTTCAGGTAATGCATTAATATCTATAGGTGTTTGAGTTGTTACCCATGCTTTTAAAAGGTCAACTGGTACAGTACTATTTTTAAAAGCATATATTGCTTGAATAGCCTTTTTTAATTGACGAATTTCTTTTAATTTAAATTGACTATGTAATTCTTGAGGAATATTTTCATCACACAATTTTTTAATTTCTACCATAGCTCTATTTGGGTCATATAACATCAAATCATTAATAGTAAAGAGTGAACGTCTAACTAATCTTACACTTTTAGCAAATTGGCCTGGTTTAGCAACATTACCAAAAGCAGAAAGTCCCATATTAGCAAGAGTTTTGCTAGTAGTTCCTATTGATTGCATATCTGAGCGTCTTACATTCATTAGTTCTGCCGCCTCTGGAGAAACAGGAGTAGATAAAAGATTCAAAAAATCTTTACCAACTTTAGCTTCGGGTGTTGATTCTAAATGAGCAAACTCTGGAAATGGATGTTGTCCACCAAAAGCTTGTTGTACTGTTACTTGTTGTGGTTTGTATGTCTTAATTTCATCATCTAAAACTTTCGCCATATGTCCCTCGTCTCTTAACATTTGACCTTTACCAGCAAAGACACCAAACATATGATTATAAATAGAATTATAACCAGGCGTTTTAGCTAATTGTTCGCCAGGATTCATTAATTTTTGCTCCAAGGAACCATTTAATACTTTGCCTATAGCATGTAAATATCTTGGGTCTATTTGACCATTTTTAGAGTTTCTAGCAATTCTCTGTACAGCTTCTCTCCAATGATTTTGAAGAGACATTAAAGTTCTCACTCTATTTAAGTGTTCTTCTGGAACTGTAAAAGTAGAATTTCTTATAGAATCTACTTTACCTTGAGATTGTAAGGCATTATTATGAACTTGTTGAATAGAATTGATAACTTCTGGCGTGTTCAGAGATGGAGAAAAATAATCTCCTGGGTTATATCTAGTTCCTGCTGATACAATTTGTCTGATAGGCATATCATAGTTTACCCTTTTCTTTAACCATCTGACTTTGGTTTAGTAGCGCTGGGAGAAAGACCGTTATTTTCATTTGTAGCTACAGGAGTGGCATCTTTCTTTTTTAATGCTATATCAATACCTTGTTTATCACCTTGGTTTGCGTCTTTTGGAGGATTATTAGGAGGTGAACCTAAATTAGCTATAATATTACATATAGCCTCAATTCCGTGAATTAAGATATAATATAGAAAAGCCATAACCATTAAAAAGAGATATACTAAAAGATATCTTAGCTTCCTTAAAAAACAAACGATATGATAAATAGCACAAGGAATTAATTTTAATAAAGGTTGTGTTAAAAATCCTGCAATACTACAGCAAGTTGAAACCTTATATACTTTTATTACTAATTTAAGTAATGTTTTAAGAGGTTTTGGAACACAATCTCCTCCACCTTTAAATGGGTCTATAGAAAAAATTCTTAGAACCATATCTTCTACATAGTCCCATTCTTTACATAAAGGAAAAATATTCCAAAAGAAAAAGAGAATAAATTCAATTGCTAACCAAAGTCTAACAAATAAAATATCTAATAATTTTTCAGAAAAGAAAGAATAATTAATGCTTAATACTTTGATAATATCATCTACACTAATATCTGGATTAAATCCACAAATACCTCCACCCTCAGACTCTTTTCCTCCTGGTTCATTAATATGAGGACTTTCGACTAAAGTAGAACCAGATGGTTGTGAAGAACCTATTCTTTGCACTACTTCTGTTAATCTATCTAAATCTTCTAACATTTCAGGATGGACAACTGGAAAGTGTAAAGGTTTAATCTTATTGGATGTTAAAGGAATATCATCATCAGTTCTACTATCAGTATAAGAATAAGGTTTACCATCTATAGTTATATTATATTTAACTCTATCTTGAGTTATTGTTACTCCCTGAAGAGCAACGGGATATCTAGCAGAGGGATAGCCACTCATAGAATAAGGGCCACTAGTTATATCGGTATTAATTCCTTGTTCTTGTTGAGCTGATGTCATACATAATGGAATATTTTTATAACAAAAATTAATTTCAGGAACATCTCTTGGAATACTATCTCCAATAATATATGTCATAAAAAATGTTTCTAAATATTTGCCAGTAAAATTAGTAGGATATCCTAATAAAACAGATTGACTATCTCCTCCTGTTAAAAATTCCGCATATAATTCAGGAAAAGTATCACAATCAATAGAAATTTTCTTTTTTACACGAATAATTGGGTCACGTCCATAATATTCACTTTGAGGCAAAGGCATTGGACTATCTATTGGACAAGAACCCCCAGAAGTTGACAAAGATTGTTGGTCAGGTAAAGACCCTATAGTACTTCCTGTGGAAGTTTTAGATGCAGAATCATATTCTAAAGAATAGATAATACGAGATTTTCCTAAATCTAAAGTTACTTCAAATAAATCTAAATGAGGCAAAACAAATGGTAGTTGCCACGGATTATTACCAATACTAATTGTGGGTAAAGATTCGTAACTTTTAGCGTCTCTCTGATTTAAAACATCAAGAACTCCTAATGTAGGAGTTGTTGTTCTAGAAGTTAATCCACCAATTGAAGTTAATCTTTGTGTTTTTCGACATAGCATTATTTAATAGTTCCTCCCATATCAGGAAGATGCCATTTAACAGTGGCAGTATAGTTTGAAAATGGAAATGCAAAAGGAATATCATCAATACAATAATAATGCAAATTATTATTAGGTACTTTTACTGTTATTTCGTAATTGTCTAATGCTACTTGTATCTCTAATTTATCTAAAACATTTGCTAATATATATATAGAACCATTTGCATCTACTTCCCATATCTCGTATTTAGGTTCAGATAATAATCTATATTGATATGTCTCATGTCTAGTTAAACCTCTTTTATATAAGAGTTTTTGTCCATGAGAAAAATAAAATCTAAATTCAAGTCCATTATAAGTAAAAACAGGGCTAAAATAATAAGCGTTAATAGTATGTTGTAGAGTGGTTGGCTGAAGTGGATTAACAATCATATCTCCTCCAGCAATAGCAGAGTCATAATCTGAAACAGGAAGTTCCCTAACATTCATAAATGTAGGAAAAATTCTATAATTTTGATGAGCACTAATTTCTGGTTTCAGTACTGTTTTATATTCATTAATAGGCAAAATTTGAAAGGACGAAGCTTTATGAGCCATTAAATTAACCTACGATTATTAATATATGGAATTTTATTCAAAAAATGTAATTTACCATTCATTTTTCCACCAGTTTGTTTGTTCTCGTGGATAAATTCATACTCAATATTCTCTTCAAAAAGATGAGCTATAGAACGTAAAAATGTATAAAGAGGTCTTGGCCCGACATAAAATTCTCTTCCATCAACAGTCAAATATATTTCAAATTTAGATTTAGAACTTCCACAGCTATTGCAGGCCAATTTATACTCCTTTTGTTTGTAATATGTATCTAAGCTCTTTATTTACTGAAGCAACAGTAATAGAACCAAATTTAATTTGCATTTTTTGTATATAATCTATATAAGCTTCACCGCAAAGATAAAGAGCTATTGCGTCACTTATGTTATCATCTATTATAACGCTTTGTGTTACTTTACTCGTTATATTTATAACATCATTTTTTGAAGCTTTCCCATTTCCAGTAATAAGTGATTTTAAAGTTGTAGGAGCAATATCGAGAACCGGAACATTCTTATCAGAAGCAATTAATTTAATTACTCCACCAATTTCAACTATTTTTGTAAATCCTGAGTTATGAAAACCAAAAGCATAACCTTCACGAACAATATATGTAATACTATTTAAAGATACCAAAAAATCTCTAATACAAGATAAACTGGTTGACTTTAACGTACCATAAATCAATTCATTATTTAATTTATAACAATAGCCAAAACCTTTTAAACTAGGGTCAAGTGCCAATAACATTTATTTTTCAGCTTGTAACAAAATTAGTTCAGCATCTTTAATAGTTCTAACTAATTTCTTTGCTTCTTCTTTAGTTTTACCTTGTTGAAATAAATATAACTGAGCTGCTGTGATTTGCAGTTCTACTAAAGCTTTTTTAAGAGCCTTTTTGCTATCATCAAGGACTTTATTTGACATTATCAGTATCTCCATTAAGCTGCTTTTTAACTAATATATTTAAGACAGTTAAGGTTTTAGCGATATCTTTACCCAACTCTCCAAGTTCCACAAGGGTTGAAGCATTGTAGCTTGCTAAATCAGCAGCAACTTTAGATGTAGTAGCTGCTAAATGTGAAGCAATTTGAGCATTACTTTCCATTGTATAATTATGATTATCAGTAATAGCTTTAATAATTCTTGATTCTCTTTCTCCAGCCCCTTTCATCGCCTCATCTTTGCTATCTATTAACTTTTGTGTTAATAAATTAATATCATCAACTTTTTTAGTTAAAATAGTTTCTACTCTTGCATGTTCTGTAGAGGCAGAAGATAAAGTAGTTTGAGTAAATTGACTGATAATAGTTTTAAGTTGGTCTGCTGTATTATTAAAAGTCTGTTTTAAAAATTCTAAATCTGTTTCTTTAAGCTTTTTTATTTCAGCAGTAATACTATTTAATCTTCCTGAAATTCCAGAAATAGTTGTTGTTAAAAGAATAAGTACAATTGTTACAATTAAACACACAAATACCGCAGCAGTTGCAACTGCAAAAGATTCATTTTGAATCCACTGTAATCCATATTCTTTAGTTACTTCAGCAGTATTCTGAGTAACTTGTTGGTCAGTACTCTGAGTTAAATCTTGAATATTATTTGTTGCACTATCTATGGTAGAATTTTGTAACATGTAATATGTTACCCATATTGTTGGTAATTATTTTTTCTTGTTAAAAATTCTTCCACCAAAGCAGAACGTAAAGAACAATCGGTTAATTCGATAGAAGCAAAAAGCTTACTTCCTTGCATAACTTTACGAAGATAGACTAAACCATTATCTCCCTTATATGTTTTATTATAATTTTGGTCACTATCTCCTAATAATATCATTTTGCTTCCTTTTCCAACTCTTGTAACTAATAAATCTATATTTTGAGGAGTTAAGTTTTGGGCCTCATCTACAATAATATAAGATTTATAAAAAGTTGTACCTAATAAAAATGCTAAAGTTTGTAGCTCAAAATCATCTACTTTAATAGATGACTTAGATTTAGTATTATTAGTAAATTCTAATACAGAATTAATATATTCAAAAATAGGTTTCTTTTTTTCATCAAGTGTACCTTTTAAATATCCTAATCCATTAGCTGTAGATAAGATATTTTCTTTTACTAAAATAGCTCTTAATTCAGGAGTTTTATCCCATAAATACATTAGTGAAGCAACGGCGGAAGAACTTTTTCCTGTTCCCGCTTTTCCTTCTATACAAACAAGCGGGATAGCTGGGTCAATACAAGCGTTAACTACAGCTAAATAAGGATAGTTATTTTGGGGAATTTTGATTGGAAATTTAGTTTTAAATTGGATAGGACATATTTTAAGTTCATCATTACTATATTTTAATAAATAATTGTCTGTTTTAATATATTCATTTTCAAAATACTGTTCATAATTATTAACTTTGACGTAATTACTAGACATCAAAGATTCTATCTCTTGGTCAGTTAAAACTATATCTTGCAAAATTATTCCTTAGTACTATTATTATCAATAAAATGCGTAAATTTATCTCGATATATATTATATCGCCTTAATTGTTGCCTTAGCAGTATAATAACTTTCTAATATTGCTTCACTCATTTTTTCAGTTTCTGTCATTTTGATTTTAATATTTGCTCTAATTCTATACATATTTTTATTGTGAAGACTTAAGATTTTGAGGGCGTCCTCAATCTTCGTTAAAGTTGCGTCTCTAAACATCGTATAGATAGTAGCAATCATAATTTCAATGACTGAATCTACTTCGTCTGCATATAGTGGTTCTTCTGAAATAGTTGAAGCAGCATCTGCTATAAATACATCATAAGGGCCAAAATGTTGCAATGCAGGTAAAATTGGTATAGCGTCTACAATACCTCCGTCTAAATACAATTCTCCATTTATCTCTTCTTCTTTGAAGACTAGAGGGATAGCGGTAGAGCCTCTTATTGGACTAACAACATCTCCTTGTTTAAAAATTGTATGTCTAGGATGAGTAACTGCATTCAAAAACACTGAAGAGTCGTTTGTTACTCTATCTCTGGCTACTGCAATTTTTGTCGCAACAACAAGAAACGGTATTTTAGCGCTTTCAAATGTTTGTGCATTATTCTCTTTATACATCTTCAAAAGTGTTTGTCTTAATGCATTACCTCTATATAAACCAGTAAAAGGCTTATCTCCTTTACGAGGAATACCAAACTTTTTTCGTATCCAATCTATCCCTTGTTGAGTGATATCCATATCAAGTATAGAGTCACCAGGAATTTTCTTAAAAATATCGATTACCTGATTCATTGGTAAGTTTTGACCTAGCAATGGTAAAGGTAAAGAACCTCCACTTGCTCCAGTCATTCCAATGATATTATATCCCTCACTTTGAAGGGCATAAAACGTTCCTATTGTTAAAGCAGCAGCTTTTAAACTTCCAATTGACCCAACAAGTAAACAATCTTTCATATACTAGCCTGGGTATCCATAACTTTGACTGACTCTAGCTTCCCAAGCAATAGCATAACCAGAAGACTCTTTAGCATATCTCAAAGTAGCACCATATTTGTCTACTCTTACAATATACCAATCATTAGCAGCGGCTTTAACATAACCATAATAATCATATGTATCATCATTGACTTCATCAACATCGACTAACAAGTAGTCAGATGCAGTAAAGTTAATCATTCTTTGTTGTCTCATTGAAAACCTCTATTTTATTTTACCCTTATTATTCTATGGAGAGTGTATCTACATAAATATTCGATAATCCAGCCACATACCAAGCCCATACTTCTACTGGTAATATTCCTGTTTCTGTTGGTGTAATAGCGGCTAAAGAGACTTTATTCCAATTAGTGTTAGTAGGAGTATTTGCTGTTACATCAGTAGAAATTCCACTTAAATATCCACCAGGAATAACTAGTTTTGCTGCAACATTTGTGCTATGGTCTAATTTTAAATAAGCTGATATTGTATAAGTTCTTCCAGAAACAACGGCAATTTCTGCAATTTTTAATTTTAATGGATATGCTGCAATTCTAGTTGCCGCAGGAATAAATCTCCAAGCAAATCCTCCAGCAGTATAAACAACATCATCTTGACAATCAATAGTTCCGCCATCTGTAAATATTTTATGATGTCCAGCTACACGGTCATGATTCCAAGAATATATATAATAATCATATTGAGATGATAATTGTACTATTTCTGAAGATTCATTAATTAATGAATTACGAAAATAATTATTTTGTCCATCACAATAAACTCCACCAGTAATATTTCCGGTAGTACTTAGATTGCAAATTAAATTATTATCTGCTTGGTCATATAAACGAATACCATAGTTAGAATTATAATTAGCAGTAAGATTCATAATTTTATTTCTGACAGAAAAAGAAGAAGAGAATGGACGAAGACAAACTCCAAATCCTCCCTGATTACCACTTGCATTAGTAATAGTATTAAATGTACTAAATGACATGCCGTAAATATCAATTCCTATTCCAGCATTATTTGTAACATTACCTATAGTAGTAAAAGTTCCATAAAGAGAAGATGTAAATCCTATTCCACCGCCTCCATTACTATTAGTATTAGCGAGCGCAGTAATTGTAAAATAATTACAACTATTAACATATAATCCTGTAGTGCTATTATTATTTATATTACTACTACTTTGAATAGTACAATAATGTGATGCAGAAGTTAAATAATAACCAGTATCATACCTATAAGTATTAATATTGCTAAATGTTATATAGGATTTAGCAGTAGCATATATCCCATATCCCATACCATTTAATCCATCAAAATAAGTTTCTCCATCACAGTTATTGGCACTGGAAGTATTATAACCTCCTAAGAAACTAATATTACCTCCCGCAAGAGAACCGCTATTTTGTACAGCTTGTATTATAGCTCCATTAGAAGCTGCCATTGAAGTTTTAATTGTTTCTCTAATATATACTGCATCAGCAGCAGCACTAGCTCCAAAGTAACCACTAATATAAGTAGAGTCTGATTTTGTTGCGGTAGATTGGTCTAATAGTACAACTGTCCCATTAATCGATTGAATACCATACCAACCTTCAGTTCCTCCTTGTTCAGCACTATTTTTACTAATTAAACTTTGTAAATTTATTCCATTAGTTGTAGTAGCTTGGATATTATCTAATCTAACATATTTATTAGTTGTAGGTACAGTCGCATTATTACCACTATAAAGAGCAACACTCTTTATGTTTGCGCCTAAGTTTAATCTAATATTACCAATATTATCAGCTCCACCTATCCAGGCTGTAGCTATAGTAAAGGTATCAGCACCTGTGACCGTAATAGTATAAGTATTATTATAATCTGTAGTACCAGAAATAGTAATAGATTGTCCACTTCTTAATCCATGTGAAGCATAAGTTCCAATAACTGAGCTTCCACCTCCACCATCGCTAAAAACTACACCAGTAAGTGTAGTAACAGTTTGAGATAAAGTAAGTGGTTGCCAACGCATTGTATAACCATCATAACATGCAACCGCTGGTATAATAAACGAATCTACAATAGTAGCTCCAGCAGTATCAGAACAAAGACATATTCTCCATTGGTCAGCAAGTACAGTTACGGCATTTTTAAACCAAAATGTAATTTTTTGTTTTGATGATAAATCTAATGAATTTACAGTTTTATAAGCATAAAGAGTATTTTTTGCTGGTATAAGTGGAGAGGTAATTTGCATACATGTATCACCTTGTTTTCCGTCTGTTGCAGGAACGTGTACATGAGCAACTGCTGAGCTATTTTTTGAAACCCAATCATCTAAACCAGCAGGAGATTCACAATTATCAATAGTAGTGGTTAAAGCAGATGATAATATTACAGCATTAGCATTTATATTTTTTACTGTACCACCATATGACCAAGCGTTAGTATAAACAGAATTTTGTAAGGTAAATTGAGTAGCACTGTCATAAGTTACTAGCCATGCACCATTTGCTTCTAATGTACCATACACACCAGTAATATAAACTACATCACCAGTAACTAATCCATGTCCAGCAGCCGTGATTCTAATTGACCCCGCATTATTACTTGTCCCAGTTATATAAACAGAAGCACCTACTGGGCCTGCTGTCCATTTTCCTGTAACTCCAGTATTTATTGGAGCTGGAGATTTAGCAATACGTACAGTATCACCAGCCGCTATTCTTGTTGATGTTGCACCTGTAGTGATAGTTTTCCATGCATTAGCCCATGAATCACCTCCAAATGGGACACAGGTTCCTTTAGTAGCTGGATTAGATGTATAAGTAGAGTTTTGTAAATCTATTGTAGTAGAATTAATAACTGTAACTTTCCATGAACCAGCATATATACTTCCAGTAGTACCAGCAATAGTTACTACTGCATCTGTAACTATATTTGGTGTACCTAAGCTACCTACTGTAACACGAACTAATCCACTTCCATTATTAGAATAAGATGATGGAACTAAATCAGCGCGAGCTGCATCAGAACCTAATTCATAATCTAAAAAATAGACAGCATTTGTATAAGCCATAGTTACTTCCTATATTCTTCTATTGTACCTTCTAATCCAGCTTTTCTAATATAATCAACAATTCTTTGAGCAGCCAAACGTGAAGAGTCAAGAGTTAAAGCTTTGCCTGACCTTAAAAAATCTCCGTTATAATATAAGTACCATTTATATCCAGTTAAAGAGATAGGCATATTCATTGGCCCAACTCTGAAAACCATTAATCTATATTTACCCGATTGTCCCTTCCAAGTTTCATTTTTATCGTCATAACGTAATTTAAAAGATAAAGAGACTGGAATAACTCTTCCAATAATCCAAGTAAAACTCATTGTAGCAATTCTTTCGACGATTACTCTTATAACTTTAACAAATTTATTAAATGACACAACAGAATTAACAATGGCAGAAAGAATTTTTTGAATTTTTAAGTTTGATATAAAAGTACCGACTAAAGTTACGGTAAATTCTCCAAATTGACGACTAAAACTTGAAATAGCTATGCTACTGTTTATAATTAAATGAAAGAATGTATGTTTAATTAATATCATAGATAAAATAACTGGCAAAAGAATAAGTTTACTTATATTTTTTATTACGATAGAGTACACAATAGATAATGTTTCTAAAGATTTTTTACAAATTAATTTTAAACTAACTAATTCAATAATAATATCAACACTACAAAGTTGAGATAGAGTATGAACGGCATTGTATAAAATATCATTTAGAGTTATTAAAATAACCAAACATATTTTATTAATTTTTGTTTGTACTTTTTTGGAAATATTAACGATAATATCTTTAGAAGTTTTTACTAATATATTAAATATTGTAGATGTATTTACTATTGTTAGAAGAGATGTTGTCACAAACAGTTGACGAGAAATTGTTATGATATTAGTTATTGTTCTAATTATTTTATTTAATTTATTAGATGTTGTCAATATATTACAAGTAATATCTTTGATATTTTTGATATTATTGGTGATATTTTGAGAAACAAACAATGTACAAAGTTTTGAAATTGCTATATAATTGTGAAGAGTATTGATGATAATTAAATTAATAGCGCGAGATACGGAGATATTTTTCGATAAAGACTGTATCGTACTTATAGTCAAAATTTTTGAAGTTTTTGTTTTATTTAGTAGAGATTCTAAACTTGTAGATACTACGTCACAAATTTGATAGAAAAGTTCTCCACCAACTTTAATTAGTGTAGTAATAATACTTAGTAGAATAAGAATGTTAATATCTTTAATAGCTGCAATTTTACGTATAATATTATTAACAATATTAGAAGTAACATTATTATATATTTTTGTAAATTTTATAAGTGCTTGAAATTGAGTACCTACAACTCCTGTCCAAGGAGTACCATCTAAAGATAAATCTAGGGTATAAGGGTCTAAAATACTTGTAGTTGAAACTTTACACCAAGGACTACCATCCAAGGACATATCTAAAGAGATACTTGTATTAATACTATCTTTATTAGTCTCTACAGTAACAGATTGAACAGATTGTACTAACATAAAATATTCCACCCAATTGTACGTATTAATTCTCTTGAGATGAACAAAATCATCTCAAGAGAGGTAGGAATGAACATTATGTTATGTCCATTGTTTTTAAGTAAATCTCATTTTAAATGTAAATTCAATTTGGTCATTTTCTGCTACGTTAATAGCGCTAAATGTAGAATAGAGAAATAATACTCCACCAGTTTTAGGTGGGCCACCTGAACCAGCAGTTGTAAATATTCCTGCTTCAGTAATAGCCTTAGCAGTAGAGTCACAAGTTAATGTTCCAACTACTTGATATGTGTCATCTGCTACACCTCCATTAACCAAAGATTCTGTTCCTAATACTCTATCTTCGTTACCTGGAGTTTCTAAAGCTGAATCATCCACAGTTGCTCCACCATTAGTACCAGTTCCCCAATGAATATATGGAGTTACTCCTGAAACAAGAGCTGTTGTAACTACCGTTTTACCAGAATCTGTAAATACTGTAACAGTTGCCATTTATTATCTCCCAAATATATGTTTGATTTTAGACCAAAATCTAAGATACCAAGGGCCAGAAATAACCCCAAGATTTTCTATTTTTCCGTTTGCTCTTATAATCTTAGCTTCAACAATCATAGTTGGTTTTGAATTTATATTATGCATATTGTATTTTACCCAAAAAAAAGGACGCCTCAGCGTCCTAAAATTAAAAATAATAATAACTTAAATATCTAAATCAGAAGAAGAAGGAATATCCGATATTATTGCCCCTTTAAAAAGTAAATTTTTTAATTGTATATCATTTATAAAACTAAGAGGCTCATTCCACTGATTTTTATAACATGTTTTGTTGATAATAGTATCCCACTTGTTAAATAATAAAGTTTTAGGATTCTTGCCAAGAGCAACATATGCCGTATGATTAAGGTGATATCTTAATATTACTGTTGGCAAACTACCTTGTATAGTATAAAAATCTATAACTTTATCTTCTGGCCGTAATTTTTTCAAATTATAAGGACTAGCCCACGATAATTCGTGTCGATTATGAAAATTGGATAATTTACTATAAATATCTGATTGTTGATTACGAAATAACTGTTTTATCTCAGTCTGTGTAGTAAACAATTTTCCTACTAATACTATTTTTTTTTCTTTTAAATAAATCATATTTCTAAATCTACGTTTTCTGGCATAAAAAGTTTAGAGGTATTATACTTAAATAATTGCCAAAATTCTTCTTCTCCTATTATATTTACTTTATGTCGAGACATCAAACTATTATAAGCTCTTGCTAACTTAGATTTAGAGGATATTACTCCTCTATTATTACTTCCCTCTACGAGATAATCAATGTAACCAAAATCATAAAGAGAAGATATTTTAGTGTGATGGTAATTAAATACATTGGAATCACCTTTATTCAGAAGTTCTGCATTTTTCTCTTTAATCATATCTAATATAACAGGTCTAGTATATTTTAATTTACCAGTAAACAATATAGTTATCATATCTCTATTTCTTGAGGAGCAGCTTCCACACCCTCTCCAATTAAGGGTAATTGTTGAGCCATACCCAAAATTAAATCCATAATTTGTCGTTTATCAAAAACAGCTTGTACCTCTACTCTTGATTCTAAATCAATCATTTCAATAACATAACCGTCTTGGTCTGAAGAATAAGTAACACTAAAAGTACGTAATGGCTTACCATTAAAATCTTTAGTCCGAATTTGCATTAAGTCCTCCAAAATAATTACTACATTTAATGATAAAATTATGAAGAGTTGAGTCATTATCAATTATAATATATTCACCTGGATGATTTGTTATCCAAGATTTCCATTCTGTTTCACTTGGATGTTGAGATGCTTCTTCTGTCAAAGGTTCTCTAGAACCATTAATTAATACTACTTTAAATGATTGAGAGGCTCGTTGTAAAGCCTCAATTTCATTCAAATATCTTACACTACTAATCACCCAATTTTGATAATTTGTTTGATATATATAATTAACTACCCCATCAATATGAATATCTGGAGAATACTTGTCTCTCATATATGTTCCAATATATTGAAGAGCATTCCTTCTTTTCCCGTTATGAACAATAATTGGAGTATTATTATACCAATTCAATCCTTCAGAAACAATGTTTATAAAATCTCGAAAATACATTTTAGGATAAAACATTTTGATTTCTTCGAACCAATCTTTCATTACTTTAATCTGTTCTTGAGATAAAGAGGAAGTAACAACTCCACTTTCTAAAATTTCAACAGGATTATTAATAAAAGTTTCTGTTAATGAAGGAATATCTGTAAAGGTTTTATAAATATATTTATCTATCTTTTTTAGCCCAACGCCTACTTGTTCTGTATTCCATTGATATAATGTACCTATAGTAGAAAATGTTGACTTTCCACTTCCTGCCCCTCCCATTACTGCAATAATATTCATTTACACTCCCAATTGTCTTTTTAATCTTTCATATTCTTTTTGTTGTATTACTTGTTTAACAAGTTCCTGAGCTATTTTCTTAAAATCTTCAGCTTCATGTTCGAAACAAATAAACCATAATGCAGGAGGATTTTGTCCGGCCATATAGCCGGACTGAATATATGCACCTTTTCTTTGGAGTCCCTTTAGAACAATGTCAGCTTGTGCTAAATTGAACGTAGAAGGACATTTAAAGATAAATGCAACCTGCTTAGTCTCTTTAAAATCAATGATAAATTCTTCCATTATACTTTCTCCACAAGATTTGCAGTAATTCTACCAACAAATTCAAGAGTGTTTGCAAGGTCATAGCCCAATCTACCGATGATGATACTTTGATAGTCTAACTTACAAACAGGAGGAGAATTAAGAATATTAACAATTGTATCTGGAATTTCATCAAGAGAGACGAGTACGGTAGATTCATGTTTCTCAGTAACTCGTTCATAAGCTTCTTGATTTCCCTTCTTACGCCAAGGCATATCCAAATAAGATTGAATAGCAACTCCGATTCGATACTTTTCTCCCTCTTTCTTTACACAAATTGTGTCTGTGGTAAGAACAGGAACGTGTCGTGGAACCAAGAACGGATGCGCTCTACTATTAATAGGAATCCGATTGATTCTGTCAAAATGGAAAAGAGCCAACTCTCTTCCTTTCAATTCTTCGTGGTAAGACATAATGATGCCCTCCTAAAATTATAATATAGTAATATTTAACGAATTCGTTAAACTTTTACGTCAGTGTTAGTTTGAGGGTTAACTTTCTTATATACCCTCTGAGCCATATCTGTTTCTACTTTACTAAAGAGTAACAGAATATCTGTCAAATCATTTTCATCTAAATCAGGAAACTTGATTACTGCTCCTGAAGAATCCTTAACTACTAAACTTATCATTGTTTCATCTGTACTAGGCGCTATTTCTATTGTTCCACCTAGTTTATCAAAAAAGAGACGAAAAACTCTTGATAACGAATTAGACATTTAAATCACTTCCAATATCAGGTAATGTTGTTGTAAATTTTTGAAATGCTATTATCATATCAGCTAAATTAGCCTGAAAAGCTGGATGAAGATAAGATTCTGGATATTTTAAAGAAAATCTCTTACCTGCATATAAATTTGTTAACATTAAATCTATCATACCAACCACATGTTGAAATCCAATACCTTGTAGAGCAAGATAATTATGTGTATCATCCATCAATTTTTTTCTATCAAATTGTTCTTTCCCTTTTTCGTTTCTGAAAACTATAGAAACAAAATCGATAGTTTTAGACTGTAATATACTAATATTACGACTATGATTAAGAGTCTTTTCTGCATCAATTACATAAATATCATTGGGCATTTTAACATCTTCAATCATATGTTTATCTTTGCATATTAATGTGATGGGTTTAGTCTCAATTTCAATTTCTTTGTCTCCCACCTTGACAGTTATTTTATCCATAATGCACCTCTGAGAATATTATACCCCGTCTTGCGGGTGCTTAAACATCTTTCTAAAAAACATTATAAAGAAAGAAGTAGCCATCGTTAATGCTACAATAGGCCAGAATAAAGAGCACACAATAAGAGATATAATTAAAACCTTTTCTTGTCCATATAAGACATTTTCTCTTTTAGCAGTATCTATGGTTCCTAGGTAAAAGAATATAGAAGTCCAAAGCCATCCAATTAGCCAAATTATAATAAATATCATTTTTTCTCCCATTTGTCTATAATTAAATCAGAAATAAATGAAATAAAATTAAATATAACTTTAGAACAATAAACCATAGTAACGATAAAGATTAGTACAGGCCATATTACTATCAAAGCAAAGACTATTCCTGAACTGCTATATGATTCAAATTTATTTATTGTCACATATATATTTCCAAAAATAGCACAAATAATTCCTATAATAAAATATCCTATAATAATTAGAGCAGTCATTTACTTTCTCTTTGAGATTTATTTAGTTTGATTAAATCTAAACGATATTGTTCTCTAGTATCATATTCTAACTGACTAATCATTTTTCTCTTATTTAAAACTATTGACTCCGCAAATTTAAGAGCAATGTCTATTTGACCTAATTTTTCTTTGATATAAGTTCTAATATTTTTTAAAAAGTCTGCTGCTTTATGTGACAATAATTTCCACTCATACATGATATTTTTAGAATTTCTTGCATCATGAACAGTAACGGTTCCTCCAAAACACGCCTTTATAACTTCTAATGTATCTTTATCGACACTTCGTAAAGAAACCTCTAAACAATGTTGCGCAAATTTTATTGTTGAACCTTGCGTTCTTTTTATAGATACAGTCCCTCTTTTATCTATAACATCTGCCATATCTGACAAAGAAGGATTACTATTAATTTCTAATTTCATTTAAAACTCCAAATCTATAGATTGTTCTACATTTCTACAACGAGGAGTTAATGTAGCACGTTTTTTATCTATGATTATTTTCATATTAGCATCATACTCCTCTTGTGACACTCGTTTTGCTACCCCGGTTAAAAGAGCATAATCCATTTTTGGGTCGCCAGTAAATTCATCATTCTTCATAATGTCAGAACCACACACTTTTCGTAAAGAGTCCATATGCTTATCAAATAAAGAGGAGATAGATTTAATTTCTTTCTCATTTAGACTCTTCATAATAGGATTTGAATATAATACCTTTCTATTCTGAGCTATAGTAGACATAACGAAACAAGTATTTCTAATCTTTAATTTTTCATCTGTTTCTTTTGTAATTTCTTTAATAGCATCATTTACAATCTTTTTTACATCCTTAAAAAAGGTATCAATTTCTGTTTGTTGTTCTGCTGTAATATTTTGAAACTTCATAATTAAACCTCTAAATCCTGATTTTTCATATTATTTAAAAGATATTTGGTAAAAACACTTAAATTAGGAAGCGCTAATATACCTGTCTGATAATCAAGAATTTTATCATTTAAACATTCTCTTGCTTGTTTAATATCTAATTGAGAAAGATAAAATTTAGCAATCCTAATATACTTACCAATTTCGCCCTTTTTTCTTTTCTTTATTTCTACAAAACAACCTTCTTTTTTAAAGACTGAATAAACAAAAAAAGCATAAGAAACATCTATATCTTCATTAGTAGGAATATATTTGCCTTCAATTCCATCAATAATATCTTGTCTACGTGTATGCATTTTAATCCAACGAATACATGGAAAGAGTCTTATTTCATTTTTAATCATTCACACATAATCTCCTTTAAAATACCACACATGGCTGGGCAATGTGAAATTGCCCAGCCTTCTCCGAGGATACTATATTATACCCATTTCTCGCCCCAAATACGCACCTGACAACTGCAAATTGGGTAATTATAAGATATGCAGATAATATTTGGGTTAAAAATTGTTTGTATTGTTTGTGTTATAATTGCTATCATTTGTTTATATATAATAATGCATCATCAACCAACTAGACCTATTTACCTTAAACCAAACATATATTTATCTAGCGATTAAAGCCCATTTATCAGTTAAATCCCATCCTTCTGTGTCATCTATATTATAAATAAATTTCACACAAAAATATTTCATATTTATACCTGCTTGTATATATGCCAAAAAACATCTAAATGGTTTATGAGTCACTTTAACCTCTAACAACAGCAAGTGCCGAAATTTCGACTTCTCCTCCATTAATAGTTAAAACTGTCCTTTCTTTTAGTATAATGTTATTTCTTTCTATTTTAATTTTAGCCTTACTCTTTTCAAAAACAGTCAAAACATCCCCCGATTGAAGAGAAAATGGGGCGACAAATTCTATTGGAAATCCATTCCTACTTAATTCTACTTTCCCTCTAATATCTTCTATAATAATATTAGAAGTTGGTTCTTGCGTACAAGACATTAAAAGTAGTATAGCCAAAATGCAAATTATCTTGAACATGTCTTACTTTAGTTTACCCGTTAAGATGTCAAACCTACTACTCAATTTTCTATCAAAAAATCCTCTTATTCTGGCATTAGGACGATGTTGTACAGTAAATAACCATAATATATAATGAATTTTATAAAATAAATTATTTGTCAATATAATACCTCTTTTTTATATGATACCTCTTTTTTATAAGTGCTAAAGATAAACACTGATAAAAAGCTTTATTTAATTGATTATTAAACAATTTGGTATAATATATCTGATTATAGCTATATTTATATATAATAAATTTAATTACTCTTAAGAAAAGCATGTCTTCTCATCACCTTTATAACATGAATAAAAAAAAGTCTGCAAATAAATCTTTGTTTAGAAGCTCGTTCATATGCTTTGATTACTTTAACTCTTCTAGCTCTTTGTATTAAAATATGCCAATCTGATAATATTTCTTTTACCGCATGGGGGGCCATAAAAGTATTATATCTTAATTTATAAATAATTTTTTTAATACGAGTTGTAAAATTCATCTTTTAAGACCTATGTTTATAATATTTTTTTATAAAATTCCACCGATTCTTTAGATACATTCCCCATCGAAAATCTGAATAACCATCTAAATTATAAGAAAATACAAAATTTACAATATTCCAATATATCACATCAATTATGTTTCTTTTTGTTCTCATAATTTGTTATTTCTCATTTTCTCATCTACCCTTAATAAAATATTAATACAACAATTTTTGTTATAACTCTTCATTAATTTTTTGTACATGTTTAACAATATAACTCCATTTTTCTGACAAATTTTTGTCAGGAAAGTAAAAACGCGCGCGAAGATGTAATAAAAGACAATAAAGATTATGTAACTCAGTGTTAATTTTATGAAGATATTGCATTTCACTCCCGTAAAGAATCATTGTTCTCTTTATTTAATAGGTCATAAAATTTTTCCAACAAAGTACCTTCTTCACCCAAATATATACATTTACACGCTATAAAGGCATTTTTAAGAGACACATACATTTTAAAATAACCAAGCTCCGGTGAAATAGCATAATAAATTTTATTCCTAATTTCTCTTAGAAATTTCATCTCTTTTCCTGTTTTCTATCCACCATAAGTATGACATCTTATATGTTCCAACCATAGAGAAAGTAATAAGATTATGTTTGTTTTTTAATTGAGCCATTACCATTATTTTATAAGATAAAGAGCTATGGTCTTTTGTATCTTGGTGTCCGTTATGACTTGAGATATATAAGTGAATCAGATTTAAAAATAGATTTAATGACATGATATTAGTAAAATTTTCCTGTTTTTAGCTGCTGTAAAATACGTGATATACCTATATTGAACCAAATAAAACTATTATTAGATGAATAATTTTTTATATTAATTCTTATATTGATAATACCCCTACTATATAATAGATGATAGAATCTATAATGAATAATTTTGAATATTTTCATCTTAATTTTCCTAATAAGCGTGATAGTCCATTATTTACCCAGCAGTTCCAACTTATAGAAGTAGAATAATTATCACTATGTGTAATTGACCAGTAAGGACTCCATACTCTATAATATAAACGATGCCTAATAACTTTTAAGATGAAGAGCATGTCAATTCCTCCCAACATAGAGTCAAACTTAAATGCCATCTAGCAACAGCCTTTTTTCTTATAGAAGAAATCTTTTCCGAATAAGGTTGTATATTACTATCTGGGTATAATTTATAGTAATGACTTTTCCATCTTTTATTATAGATGGTAAAAGCAATAATTTTTAAATTAATATCCATGTATAATAAGTCTAGTATATTTTTCACATGGTACATTGGTTTTTAAACTATCAAATATATTTGCTATTCCTAATCTATTCCAATCATACCCCATACTATTCATATCACGATAAGGTACTTTTTTGAATGCAATGGATTTTTTAACATTTTTATCATAAACTAAATATATTTGATATCTAATAATTTGGGTCATTTTAATCATTGTGTGAAACTTTCTTAATAACTTTAGACCAACAGGTACTCAAAGGATAGAATTTGTTTTCCTCAATAAGTATAAATCCACACTTTTTCTTATAAAAACATAAATAGATTCTATTTCTAATAAGTCCAGTAAACTTTACATAAAACGTCGTCTTATTTGTTCCCATACATTTATAACTCCTTTATTAGTCCAATCACGAGAATCAGACAAAAATTCACGAGCACTCAATGTTTCTGCTAAATAATTATAATATCGTACATATAAGCGATGTCTGATAATTTTTAATATAAATATCATGGAAACCTCTTTTCACCATTTTTTGAAAGAAAAAGATTCCAGGTCTCTTTATTATATATTTCGTTCTGCACATTACCTCTATAATAAAGCCATTTTTTATATGTTACTCTAAGATTCATAATATAAAAAGGAAGGCCAGCCAAATTTTTTCAAAACCATTCTTAAAGGTATTATTAGGAATAAAACTAGGAGCAAAACAAGTATTATTTCTAGCAAAATATATACGAATAAAACTTAGAAATTGATTTAAAGACATTTTAAAGCTCCTTTTTTTATCATCCTAAAAACATTAGCTAATCCAATTTTTTGTTTAAAAAGATATGGACTATCTATATATCTATATTTTCTCACATTACTACAAGGAACTATTTGCAAATAAAATAATTTATATATATGGAATCTAATTGTTTTCATTGTGTTAAACATTCTTGTTCAAGTGATATTTTAATTTATTCCAATAGGCTCTCAAACATCCATTCTTTTTACCTTTCCATAAATCACTTATATAGTTATACATATTTTCTAACCACCTTTTTATTTAGGAGTCCCTAATCTCACCATATCAACCATATATTTCCAATCTTGCTTTATGGTAGTTCCTCTTAATCCTTTTTCAACAAATATTTTATATATACTATCTAAGACCAATAATCTATGAGGAAATATGTACCTTTTTATTTCAACCAACATATTTTCTAAGGAATCTACTTTCAGAGCTTTACAAATAATATTATATCTAATTTTATTTAAAAACTTATTTCTTATATAATTCATTTTTCTGTACCACCTTTTTCTTTAGGAGTCCCTTTTTTATATTTGAATTTTGTGAACTTTCTTTTTGGAAGATTTATTTTTAAAAGAAATTTTTATAGTTTGAATTTTGTGAACTAGAGCACTAGGTCTTTTTTCTATGGAACCAATTTCCCTATAAACTTTTATCATATATAATATATCATATAATACTCTAAATTTAACTCTCTACCAGCCAGAAGGTTCCTTTATATAGGTTAAATATTTAAAAATTGAATTAATGAATATAATTAAATCTAATTAAAATCTCAACTTATCTATATACAAAGCGCCAATCATATGATAATGAAGAATTATCTCTTTATTTAAAGATGATTTCAATGCAAAAGTGCCTGGGTTGCTCCCAGGCTGGTTCACTCATCTTATTATACCCAAGTGGGTCACTTCCTAAACAACCTTGCTACCCTTCTCAACATAGAAACTGCCATCTCTCTCGATAACCCTAGCATTAGCGTACCACGTATGCATTGCAGGAGCGTGAGGGCCACAGATAACCTTTGGGCCAGCCTTGACTTCAAACATCTGGTTAGGCTGATAGACTTCGACATCTTTCTCAGCAACAGCAGCTTTAAACTCTTTCTTAGTCTTATAGTTCTTAGTGGCGTACATCTTTTTCTCCAAGATTAAGAGCAAAGAGAGTTTCTCTCTCGATTGTATTATACCCTAGTAACGAAGTTTTAAACACTTCTCAGTTAGAAATTAAGACCTTACGGTAGGACTTGCACCCACAATGTTCTATAATATACACGGTTTTAATGCATCTATTACCCGTCAGAGATTATAGACCGTTATTCTCTTTCAACTACGCAAGGATGTAGACTTACTGAGATATTTCAATGTACAAGATGGTCTTCGTCACACTCGGAGCAATAACCGAAATAAGCTCCTAATACTTCATCCCACTCATAATCATTAACCTTTTCTCCACACTCACAACAGAATTTAGCCATCTCTCTCCTTTGATGCTTTATTATACCCGTTAGCTCAGGTTTCAAACACTAACGGTCATAATATCCTTTGATGTTGTTAGCTTTCAATGTCTCATGAATCTTGTCGCTCAGTTCCGAATCCAAATCAGCATAACCATAGTAGTTAACACAGAAGTAATCCACCATTGATTCGCTGCTGTCCTGGTTGTAGCTGTCGTGGATAGCCTGGAGAGTGCTAAGAGTCTTTGCCAGCTTCATCACAAGGATATCTTTCATGTTGCATGGACGATTGGGATAGATTTCACGTGCTAACTCAATGTTAACCATTTCACCTTCCCAGGTCTTCAAACGAACGTCAATGCTTGAACCATTGGCGAAGTATTCAGTATTCACTGAAACTTTGCAAAACTTGGGGATTGAACCATCAGCCTTAGCAGCCTTGATGTCAGCACGAATGAGCTTGGCAATCTCGGTGGTTGAAAGATTCTTAGTTTCGTTATACTTGCTTCCCACGAATGTCATTTTCAAGCTCCCTGTTTCTTAGATGCCTTATTATACCCGGATGAAGAGCAAACAAACATGTTTTAGGTTAAATAATAGCAAAAACCTCTCCCTTAGAACAGCAGATTAGGATAAGACCACTGCAACAAGTTCTAAGAAAGAGGCCACCTGAATTTCACATAGGTAACTCGAACAATTCAATTTATATTTATATGTATTAAAATCTTTGTCTTTCAGAACCAATTAGGTGAAGGTTCGCATATCATTTCTCCTTGCTCTTTAACAATGAGACTTTAAGATTTAACTGTAATGTTGTTATCATCCTAACTTATCCCAGTTAGTACGGGTTTGCAAACAATTTAACCAGAGAAAAGAGAGGGAACCTGTAATTAGGGTACTGTTAAGCTGCTCCATACAAGTCCAATCCTCTCTTCCCGTAATCTGAAGAATCTCTAATTATTTCCCTTAAACCCACCGGGTCTAAGTCTAGCGAGACTCTTATATGAAATTATCAAGTTAAAAGAGTCTTACTTCTAATTCCCTAATACATAACAGGACTCACCAATTATAAGGGCTATAAGACTCATAAGTTATCAAGTTAAAAGATGAAGAACAAGAGGAAAAGAGTCGAACTTCTCCTGTATATCCGTATCTCTTTGCTCTTCATCATGAGAACAAAACATACCAACTATTTTAAAAGAACTTAAGATAGGTTATCTATGGTTGATTCCCAATGTTTTACCAAGCTACTCACCTGAACCTTGCCTCACTCTTATTATACCCAATCCACCAGATTTCAAACACAAGGCGTCCTTCTACTAGACGATGCTTAAGGCAATTTGCAACTTGCTAAATCAGCAGAGAGGATTGCACTCTCGTTTCCTTGCTAACTGTTAATTAGACAGTCTCATAAACGGCGCTTCTAGCAGCCTTTCAATGCGGCGGACTTTTGGTAAGTGCCAACCATCCTTCTTTAGCATCCAACAATCAAGCAGCGTCCGAAGCTGCCCTACCATCTACAGGTGCGACCATGCTTGTCTGGCGTTCTAACCCCTAAACTATTGATTGTCTTTGCTTTCAAACAAGCGGCTGACCTATTATTTAGTCTACTGCCAGAGTTACTGACACACGGGCCTTACACCCGCACCTTCCGCTTTCAATCTTTGGCGCTAAAGCAGCCTTTCAAACTTGGGAAGCTTTCTTTCCCTCACTCTTAATTATACCCCAACTTTCAAGGTTCTAACAGGTTTCTTGGTTAAACTTTCGTGAATGAGACCTTCACAGAACGCTTAGGATGACCGTTAGGATGCGTCCCTGTGGTGGACACAGAAGCACGTGCCAAAAGCTCACCTTGGGCATTGTAGGCTTCCATAGTGGCATCCTGAATGTTCTTTCCCCAGGATGAATGCATCAGATAGCCAAAGAACTGACGAACGCTCTTAATCTTCGCGTTAGGTTCGTGAACCTTGTAAGATGGCATCCCACCAACAAGCTGGCCTCTGCTGTTACGAACGACAATCCTAGGGGCATTAATCAAGTCTTGAATGTTCATTGTAAACTCCTAACAAAAATACAGCCTAGTATCCTACTCTTAGACGATGTACCCTGCGACGGGCAGTTGGGATTCGCACCCAAGTCTCTAGGGTATCTTATTATACCCGGTGAAGAGGCTTTCAAACACTTTCTGAGTGAAAATCTGGTTAAACACTCTTATGTCCTATGCTCAGCTCATTATCATATGAAGCCCTTGGTGTCAAGCCAAATTTTAGTTAAAAAAAAGAGCCTGGGTTTCCCCAGGCCATATTCTCCATCGTATCTTACTTGTGGCTCCACTTCCTCATGTAGTAAGCCTTATGCTCTGCAATGACATCCTCTTGCGGAGTGTATTCCACTGTGTCCTTCATCAAGTAGCACAGGGGCAGCCAGTGAACATCACCATACTGGTCTTTAATGCCTGCGCGCCATTCAAAGTCACGCCCATAGGAATGATACTTAGGCACTTCCTTCATCCAGAAGATGCGTCCCTTGGTTCCCTGCGGAACTTTCTTTCCGCGAACCACAGTGCAATCATCGCCCATTTCTTTCTCTTCATCTTTGATACGCTGGTCACGCATCCAACCTTCCAAGTCACGCTTAATGACAGCCTGGAAAGCCTCTTCCTTATCCTCTTCAGAAGCCCAGCCACCAGCTTCATCAATCCACTTATAATCGAAGTTGTAGGTATCGCCATACCATTTAGTCTCGAATTTCTTCTCTTCACGATTCCACAAGTCGAGAAAGTGGCTGTTAATGTCCATTGATGAGTTATAATCACTATCCCATTTCAAGACCACTGTGTTACTCATTTCTTGCTCCTTCGTTCTGATGCTTAATTATACCCGGTGAAGAGAGTTTAAAACAGTTGTGTGGTTAAATACTAATTAAACCTTTTTAACTCACCTGGGGCAAGCGTGTCTTTCTGGGAGGCAGTCTCATTATCATATGCTGGTGTTTATGTCAATAAAAATTGGGTTAAATCCTGATTAAGAATCTTCATCTTTAGCTAAAGGCACATCATGTTCAATAATTTGACACTTTTTGCCACAACTTGAACATTCAGGCTCTTTATCTTCATCAAAGACTTCTGCCCAACAACAACTTGACAACTTCATCAACATATATTGCACTCCTATTGGTATCAGGAAAGAGAGGTCATAGAGCAGCTTTCCTCTCGCTCCCTTCCCCGCTGCTATATTATACCCGAAGGACAAGATTTCAAACAGGTTACTTAGAATTTAAGCTCTTTATCTTTAAATGTGGGTCTTTTATGAGGTTTTGTAGTCTTGTAAAACACTTTGTTAGATATTGGTTAAGTTGTGGGGATATGTAGATTGTTTGAGATTGATTTTTAAATATATAAAAGACCTAGCTTTTCCCATAATAATTGGTTTGAAAACGATAAACTATCTATGAAAACGATAAACTATCTATAATAATTGGTTTGAAAACGATGTAGAATTAGTTATATACCCTATATTGCGGTGTTTATATAAAACACCCTATAATAATGCCTAAACATCCTACAATAATACCTATCAACCCAATCATTATAGATAAAGGAATCCAAAATAAGTTAATATAACCGTAAGTATATTCCTTCGCTAATTCTTCTATTTCCGTATTAGATAAACCTGTTACCTTCATATTAGTATCATAATACACCATTATCTGTTTGTGTAACTTCCCCCACATCGTAAAAGGGAATAACGAAATATACGAATTATAACATTGTTTATCTAACCATCCTATAAACTTCTCTTTACATATTTCATATATATCTATTATATTCATCTCTTGTGTATTCTCCTATTCTCATTCAAACATAAAGAGCAAAAGAGTTAGAATCCATTCCAATTATGCCAGCGTTTACATAATTCTTTGAACATAGATATTTTATTAAGATTTGATGATATTTCAACCATACGTAAACAAAAACGATATATCCTTTTAGCCATTTTTAAGCTGTTAAAGAATCTCATAACTGTCTTGGAGGAAATTTTACTGATTCAGCTTTAGCACTTATAATTTCCTTGTACGCCCATTCCATTAACCTTTTGTTAAATATCATATCTTTTAATCTTAAAGATAAGTTATTTCTTATATAAGAGTTAAAGTGTGGCGTTCTTTTCCTTATTGTTATTCTTACGCACTTAAGTAAATTCATCATTATTTCCTCATTGTCATTGCTCTTTTACCAACATGTTTTCTATATTTAGCTTGAGTTACTAAATATCTTAACCTTGTAGATAATTTACAATTTACATAAGAGTTAAAATACGATGTTATTATCCTTATCTTTCTCTTAATACATGTAAGTAGTTGCATCATCATTGTTTCCAAGATAAAGAGCAAAGATTATATATGTCCATTGTGTTTACACCGATTCCATTCTTCTCTAAGTATAACCATACCATAACGATAAGAACCTCTCTTTATCATTCTATATATCTTCCATAATAGCTTTGATATTTTTATTTCTTACTCCTCTAAAACGAAAAAACTTCCACTGTCTAAGATGATAAGGCCATATCCTTTGAGCTATTTTTACATATATATGTTTAAGAAACCTACATTTTGTAATATTCTTACCATACATTATGTTTTATTAAACGCCTTATTAAAGCAATCCTCACAAGTATAGATAGTTTGAAACTTGTTATCTACCAGACGTTGCCATATACTAATATCACGATTGTTAGTCTTTCCACAGATATCACAGATAGGATGTTCACGAAAGATATAATCCTTCCTGCATTCAGAACAAACACGACGAAACATTGTAGTGTTACCACGAATGATACTATTAAATTCGTCGTGATTGCTTTGACCTTTGCCGCAGATTTCGCACTTAATATCACTGGCAGGCTTGCTATAATCCACGTCAGGAGCTTTGTAAGGCTCGTAAGAGGCTGTCCAATCACTAAAACCATCATAGTCCCAAGTCATTGTTTGACCACACACAGGACAGGTTGTATCAATCGAAATAGACGAATCATAATCACAACTTTGATTAATACCTACTTGAACATTCGTGTTACGAACATCCTGCTCACAACGGTTACACTTATAATCGAAAGTAATCTTAGCCATTTTGTTGTTCTCCCTCTCAGATGCCTTATTATACCCCAGATAAAGAGCAACTAATCAGTCTTAGGTAAAATATCAATGTAATTATTTTTAGGGCAATCATCAAACACCAAAAGAATAGCTGCTTTAAATTCTACACTATCAAAGTTTATATCTTCTGTGCAAACATCACAATCAGAATTAGCCGCTTTGATTGCATTTATTAGAGCAGCTCTAGCACGAATGATTGTCTCTTTATCTTGTCCAATTATAGTATTACTGATAAGACACTCACAAAGTTGTGTAATTAATGTACTAGCTTTCATTTCGTGCTCCTATCGAAATAATGGTTCAATAGCCCATTTAAAATAACGCCACTTAGTTTTAAAACTCCAATCTCTCTTCATTGCGTAAAGATAAGATTGCTTGGCTAATTTATATTTTACTGTATACTTACGAAGGTGTTTAATCAATACGCTTACTTTCATCTCTTTATCCTTTAAGAACAGATACAAGGCACAAACTGGATAAACCAATCTTCAGACTCATAACTATGCTTTTGGTCATTCTTAATACTATCAAGCAGATGTTGAAGAATATCTATATGAACGTCCTTTCCTTTCTGTTCCTCAATAACTTTCGCCCAAAGGATTACTGCTTTATAATCCTTATCAGTAACTTGGTGCAAAGGTTCGTCGTCCCAATCCTTTTGCTTACAATAAAAGAATGTAGCACTAATACGCCTGGTCTTATCTGGCTTATAACTAACTAACAAAATCGTTTCCATTTCTTACTCCCTTGACTTACTCTTAATTATACCCATAGTGAAGAGCAAAGAAACAAGTCTCTAGTTAAACTTGGATTAAATCCTCTACATCAAGAGTATAGCCACTAATGATATATTCATACTTTGGCATATAATCTTTATGTTTATCTTGCTGCATTTTAACCCAAGCTTCCGCTTTCTCTCTTGTAGATGAAGCATGTACCATAAATGATTTTGTATCGCCACAAGCATTTTCTTGTACCGCGTCAATTAACCATACTAACATTTTACACCTTTACAGGATAAAGAGTTAAGAAATTATCAACATCTTGAACAGTCGAGAAAGGAAACTCAATTGAAATAGACCAATTATGAATAATCTTTTCGGAACAATGGATTCTATCAGTTATATATGCACTAATAACTGCATTAGGATATAACGCTTTTAATTTCTTCTCTAATACTCCCGCCTCTTGACCTGTCATCTTCCCACACTCCATTTATGTCCACAAGGACAGTTATAATATCTACGATATTTACCAAACAATTTCTTATCTTGCCAAGCTAAATTTAATCCATGATAGCCACACTTAGGACACTTGGTAGGCCATATAAAGGATGCTACAACACACAAGATAGGAATTAGGAAGATAAGCCAAGCCATTCTATTCTCCTCTTATCATTTTTATCATTCTACGAGAAGCACGACGAGAAACTTCAGAAGAGCAAAAATACACAAAAGACCAGAAACGATAGCCAAAGGTCTTTTGGCCTTTCCTTTTGGGTGGTTTGTTAACCTTCCCAAAACCATTAGGATGTACAAAATTGTTTGGCTTGTTAAACATTTTATCTCCCTTTTAGGATTGCGTTCATCTTCTCTTCAACTTCAAGCTGTCCCTTCGTCGTATAACATCCACCGCCCTCACCTTCCGCCATCCCATCATCGCTAAGATAGGTCTTAAGAAGCTCTACAAGGGCATCCACACGCTGCGAATCATTAGAATAGATAGGAAGTGGCTGGCCTTCCATTTCGAGTGCCTTAGCCTGTGCTCTTGCTAATGCTTGAGAATAGAACATACCAACAGCATTCTCTTCATAAACACAATCGCCACCTTCAATTCCACCATTAGTCCACACACCCCAACCAATAACATTGCCATCTTTATCAAAATGTACTTCGCCCTTTAACATTTCGTTCTCCCTTTCTGAGATGCCTTATTATACCCGATAAACAAGAAGTCTAATCATCTACTTCATATTTTGCCCAAAAACTTTGCTTGGCCTTTAGGTTTTCAGCAAAATTAATATCTACAAGGTCATGGGTTAAAGCATTGATAAAACCCTTAACTGATTCCTCAGTGATAATAAAAGACCTCACTCCCAAAGGAAGATAATTAAACATTAACCAATCGTAAAAGGTTTTGCTAGTTTTAATACCAATACCATCAGGAGTATCAAGACCGGCAGCACGAATGTTCTTGATACTTTGCAATGCTTGCTGCGCAAAGATTTCTACGCCTACCGCAAGAATAAGATTGTTCACTTCGTTTTTATCAAGATTAACCATTTCTCACTCCCTTTCAGAACACTGTATTATACCCAGGATGAAGAGCAACAAACCAATTAATCATTAAACTTCGATTAACTCTTTCTCCTGGTCTTTGAGTCTTTCTCTTTCTCTCTTTATCTGATACTGTCTCGTTTCTTGACACCAAGGACAATATCTACCTTCTGGACAAGAATGATATCTTAAAAACATCTTATTGCGCTTGATTCTCTTATGATGTTTGAGCCTATCTCTATTTATCATTAACTATTCTCCCTTTCTTGTTCGCACTCTCTCGCTTGTTCAATTGTCCAATGCTCTTTATCTTCATATCTTGCAATACAATCAGGACAGCAAGGCCAAGCATTGTCATCTTGAAAGTGAATTAAATCACACTCAACATTGACATATGCTCCAATAGATTTCTTTAACTCTTTATCACAGATTACACACTTAGACATCTCTTTACCTCTTAAGTTGTAGGATAAACCAATTCTCCCGTCTTTTCGTCTAATTCACCTGGACAGTGACACAAAGAACAAACAACTTGAGTTTGGCAAGAATCATAATCATATGGATTCTCTATCCATTGATGTTCACATCCAGTGAAATCATCTGGATGAATATTTACTAACGACTTTACTTCAATATTAGCAATCATCATTTCTTCACTCCACCATGCTTATAAACAAGAGACTCCAACACTTCAACAGGAACATAAGCATAAACAGACTCAGTAGCCTTACCACGACCCTGCTTATAACGTGTTAGCTCACTTTGATACTTGCTAGGATAACCAACTTCAAAATGAGAATAACACGGAGCAAAATTACGCTTAGGCGTGCAATAATGCCCTTCGGAAGCCTGGACACTCATTGAGAAACCATCGGCACAAACTAAATCTTCTGCGCCATGCTCAGAACTATACTTACCAGTATCAACTTGATTCTTATGCCACTTGTTCAGGTCGAATTGGTTAAACATTTTGTTCCTCTCTTTCAAAGATACTATATTATACCCGGTGAAGAGCAAAGATAACAGATTAATGATTAAAACTTGGTGAACTCCAGGTAGTAAGTTTGTCCATATCTCCAAAGATATTCTTCTGGATTTTACCTTCATCACACAAAGCATTTAGCATTGCTTTAGCATCTGTTATCGACATATTAAATGCGTTTGCAATGTTTCTCGTGGTATATAGCTGATGATTAATATAGATAAAGTGCTTAACCTGCTCTTTGGTAATGTCCCAAGCAGTCTTAGCTTGATTCTCAACCTCAACCAACGGCAGACTATTACAGACAGTCGAAAGAAAAGTCTTAACCAATTTAATAATCTCTTCATCGTTCTCTTCATTAATGGTAATTGAAAACTTGGTCATTTCTGACTCCCTTGCTTTGATACAGTATTATACCCTGCGGAGAAGAAATTAAACACTTTCTTTCTTAGCTTCTGATGAAATCCTCTTTTTAAGACCTTCCAAGAACACCCAAAGAGCGTGATTAGGCGTATAACCAAGCCTAGCTCCTTCCATTTCAATTTCGTGAGACATTCCACAGATATAAGTTTTATAACTTCCTGAGACATGCCAAGCAGCACCAGGAACCTCAACTTTTTTACGCTTAATAGTTTCAATATAAGTATGAGGAGAATAACGCAAGAAGATGTTAGCAAACGTACATTTAGTCCATTCACGTAACAACTTAGAAGCTTCCTCAAAAAGCTCTTCAGTTGTAAATGCTTCGCTTGCCTTAATTTCTGCTTGCTTTTCTGCTTCCATATTAGCAATCATCACATCACCTAATACTTTCCAGATACTTTGAACAGCCATTTAATTCTCCTAACTCTTGAATATCTTATTATACCCCGCTCTCTATATGTGAAACAAGTTTTAGGTTAAATTCTAATTATATGGTAGACCCTCTGGAATCCTGTCTGCTAGTTTATGACCAATAGGTAATTCTAACTCATAATAACCACGACCATGAAATTCCTTACTTTTTATATTATCATAGAATGGATTATGCATAATAACAACGTCATCCTTCCAGATAACCCGTGGTTCAACACCTGTAAATCCAGATTCAACAAGTTTAATAGACTTTTGAATTTCTTTTTGTTTACTTCCACCACCAAAGTAAAGAGAACGGTCAGGATTAGTCTTATGTTCATTCAATGACCAATAATTATCACCTTCAAAGTAAACATCTCTATCGCCAATGGTAAAGCTAATAATCTGGAAGGTCATACTATGACGTTTTACTGGTTTTTCATACTTAGGATGAAAACCTAAGAATGATAAATAACCGAATAATTCATACTTGTTCATCATTGAATTATTCTCCCTTCAATTCTTGCTCTGTAAAAGTGTAAATTCCACGCTCCGTAACAATAGAATAAACAGGTGTAGTATTATCATTCCCACCAAACACTTGCTCAACCATACCATAAGTACCAATCAAAGCCCGATGGAAAGGATTCTCTTGAATCACAACTAAATCTTCAACCTTAAACTTATGCATTTCATCCTCACTCTTTATTGATAATATATTATTCCCCTTTACCTAGATTCTTAAACATAAAAGAGATTAAATATATATTAAAAAGGCCAGGTTTCCCTGGCCTTAATCCAATTAATGTTCCTGATTACTCAGCGGAACCATCGGTAATGACTTCGGCAGCATCCGCAATAGAAGTCTCGGAAACTTCCTTAGCAGGCGGCACAAGGTCAGCGATAGTAAGACCGGCAGCGACCATCTTGTTAAAGACCTCGTAGCCCTTTTCAAGCGAAGCCACCATCGTAGAAACATTCGCCATATTAGTCTTACCCAAGACCTTCTCGCCAAACTTCAAGAGCGCTTCGCCAGCGGTCACAGCGTCCAACCAAACCTCTGCTGCTTCAGCATCCGCCGGAATACGAGGAAGCTTACCTTGCTTACCAAGACCCAAGCTCAAACGATGCTGAATCCGCTCCTGATTCTGCTCATTAATCGCCACACCATCAACCACCGTACCATCAGCCAAACGAAACTTTGCCATAATTAACCACCTCGAAGAATATAATATTATGTAGTCTTTCCCACTGCCGATTAGATTATACCCCGGATGAAGAGAATCTAATCACCTTTACTCTTCATTTAACCTTAATTTCACTTATACTGGTAAGTCGTCATCTTCAACCGACTCATTATCTACAACCAATGAATCTTCCAAGTAAATAACTCCAGCCTGCTCCAATTCGTACAGGCTCATTTTACGAGCTGCATCAGCTGACTCAACCTCAATTTCGCCACTCATAATCCATTGGACTTGAACCTTCATTGTTATATCCTTATTAAAGATTAAGAACGCCTGATAGACTCTTACTATGTTCGTCGCCGCATGAAACTATATTTACGGCGTTCGGCGCTTTCGTGGGGAAGGAAATTCTTTTCACTCGATGTTTCTTTCCCTTACTCTCTATTATTCCCAATCTCAGAGCTTTTAAACATCTGGGAAGTGAAACTCTGGTTAAATCCTCTTCTCTCTCTCGTCAAGATAGGCCCAAAATAGCACTTCATCCCTGGCAATGACATTAAGCCAACGGTCATAATCTTCTACCTTGGCGAACTTCTCGATAACACCTTCAACACAAAAGCGATTATCAGGATGTTGTTTAAGACCATTTACCTGGATTCTCAGGTCTGCTAGGTCTGCCAATAGCAGCGCCACTTCCTTTGCTAACTCTTCGTCCATCTTAGTCTCCTATCTTGAATTACTCTTAATTATTCCCAGGATGAAGAGCTTCTAAACACTTATGAGGTTAATCTTCGGTAAAATCATCCTCTTCGGCATCTTCGTCGTCATTCTCTTCGTCACCGAAAATATCTTTATATTGTTGGTTAATCTCTTCATCACTTTGATAGTTAAGACCAATACAGCCTTCCATAGCTGTTTGGAATATTGTCTCTTCATCATAACTATCAACCGCATGTTGCGCCAACTTTTCACGCTTTTCAACCATTGTCAACATTATACTTTCTCCTACTTCGTTTTATTATTCTTAGCAGTAATCCATTGTTGTGGAGTAATTCCACCTGAAACACTTTGAGTAACAGGATTATATTTTACCAATCCCGCAACATACCCACGAATCTCACTAGGAATACTATCCCAGACCTTCATAAATTCGCTCAGTTGCATCGAACCACCCAAAATAGAAGTAATATACTTCGCTATCTCTTTAGCGACATAAGCACGATTATCTAGTTTCACAGAAGCAGGTAAATCAATCCCAAACCTATCCGCTTGTACTTCACTATATTTACATGCATCATATTCAAGAATATAAGTAGGCAATTCCATTTCTCGCCTCTTTATATCTTGAGCATGAAAGGCTTCATGAGTAAAAGTAGCAAACGATATAGCTGTAACAGGCTTAGGAGCATGAATTTTATTAGTACATACTATTTCTCCTGTGGAGAATTTTACACCATCACAATATCCGATGCGTGCATTCTTTGAAACAGAAAACCAATCGGCCTTACACTCTTCCATAACTTGCATTGCACTTTGAAAGATGTAATCCTTAAGCATTGCCCTTCTCCAAAGAAATAACTTGGGTAGCAATTAAGGCAATGAGGGCGATAACCATCATAACCCACGACATAAAGATAAGACCTAATACAGCACTAGTAATTCCGAATATCTCTATATCTTTAGACATTGCTGCTCCCTTTAAGATACAGTATTATTCCCAGGATGAAGAGCTTCTAAACACTCTTTAGGTTAACTTTCGATAAAACCTTGGACTTCGTAATCTTCTACTTCGAGACTGACTTCCCCATCATCTTCCTCTTTATAAGCCTCATTAAAAAGCTTCTGACCTTCGGGAGTATCAGCATAAACACCAATGACGCGCTTATTCTCTCCGCAACCCGTCCATTCAGCAGCCGTTAAAACTGTAACTTTCATTTTTTACTCCTAATAAATTTTATCAATAATTCCTGCTTCGTTAGTATGAACACGAAGTATGCCTTTTAGAGTCTCTTCTGTAAATGTATGAGGGTTTGTATAAGACCCATTACTTTTAGTAATATAAGTTACAATACGAAGAATAATTTCTCCACCAGGAGTAGGACGATTAGATACCACTACTAATGGCATACCAGCTTTAAAAGCTTGCTTCACCAAAGCAATGCTAGTTAATTCGGTGTTCGCTAATGTACCGTAGAACATTGTGCTATCCATGTTATAACTCCTGTATTGTAAGAACAAACTTATCCCAGACTCTTTTAATCGTCTTTTCATGTCCAGGGATATTCTTAAGACTCTTCATCTCTTCTCTAACTTTAACGATATTAGGGAAAGCATTAAGAGCCTTGACTTCAATCTGTTGTAATTTTTTAAGATGATGCTTGGCAATCATTACTTCATCCCTGTTAGGTTATCTTATTATACCCTGTTAAGAGTAATCTAAACATTCTCTTGATTTAATTTTGGTTAAAAAAGACAACCAGTTTAAGGTGCTGGTCATCACCGGGAATCAGATTCAGTTTAACGTGTTCGCCCACCACGAAGGCAGTTTATACACCAATCCTTACCAGTGTCAGCCAAAAAAGGTTTAAACATCTGAACCGTACTGTTTGCAATCCAGACTCTTTTGCTATCTTATTATACCCTGTGAAGAGTAATCTAAACATCTTTTAGGTTAAATCTAAATTATGTTCCTTCAGGAAAGAGGTCATCCCACCAAAAAATTGATTCCTGGTCAATCTGACCATTAACTACTTTATCACAGGCAATCCCTTCGGAAGTAATGCGAAGTTGATACTCGCTTTCCTTGTCTAAAGGATGATTATGAATGATTTTAAAATCTTCACCTGTGGCAATAAGATTGCCAGTAGAACAATCATAAATCTTCATTTCTCTTTATCCTTTAAATTAAAAATCACAAAATTCGTTATCATCATCCAAAATTTCTTCGTCTTGAGTTTTAACAAAGAAATATTTCTCGTTACGAGAATCACGATTATAGGCTGGAAGTCGAGGACTATTCTTACCCTGCTTAGGCTTACGCCGTTCTTCTGACTTTTCAGCATCAACTTGTTTACGATTAAACATTTTTAAACCTCTTAATAATATATGCCAAGGACATTAGACACCTTGGCTTGTCTTTAATAAACTAAGACGTAAAAATAGACACGTAAGAGTTAAACTTACGAAGAATAACCCTTAGAGCATCCCTCAAACGAGGCACAAAAGTAGGCTGAGTCAGATGACCTTCGCGCTTATAAGTGAGGAAATATCCTTCAGGAACATAAACCTCAAGGCGATTGTCATTCTCAAAACGAAGAGCACGCTCTTGCTTAGGATGACTTGCCCAGCCCATCATCTGACGAGAAGAAATGTTTCCAGTAATAGCTAGATGCTTTACTGGAGCATTGTCCACGAAACGGCCAGTGCGAGAATCACGAACGAGAACCTTAGTTACCATAATTGACTTTGCCATCTTAAAACTCCTTGACTTTGATAATGTATTATTCCCTGACCGTCCCTGTTTCAAACAGGTTTTCAATGAAACTTAGATTAAAACTTGTTGAATTTGTCGAACAACGACTGGATTTCGTTCTCTTTGCTAGTCAACGAGAGAATGTAAGACTCGCAGAATTGAATCATTTCTTGCGCACCCACGGTGAAAGTGTCAGCATTAGTACAAAGAAAGAGATAGTCAGAAATAAGTTTTGCTTCCACAAGACCCAGGCCAGTAATATCACGAATTGCTTTTATTGCCTGAAGTTTTGCCTCACGATTAACCTGAATCAGACGCCGACCATCCTCAAAAGATGCGATGATGCCAATAAGGGTTAAAGTGCTCAACTTCTGTTTCTTTTCCATTTTAAACTCTCCCTTCAAAGATGCTATATTATACCCGGTAAAGAGGCTTTCAAACACTCTTTAGGTTAAATTAACCCCAAACTTCTGGTTCTTCAGATTGAGGCTTAAGAAACAAACCTGTACGATTGACCCAATCACAAGCCTTTTGCAACAATTCATTAAACTTAACGTAATCTTCCATAGTATTCCCCGATGGATACTCATGCATAATCCATTTTACTACTCTAAAGACCTGCGCTTTCTTTCTGCTCTTCATCTTTGTTTCTCCCTTGGTTTGATACATGATTATACCCAGGATAAAGAGCTAAGAAACACTCTTTTAGTTAAATATCTATTCATACCAACGAAATACCCATTCTCCATCCATAACATTCTCAACCTCAAATTCTTTTTTACATTCAGGACAAATAAGACCAAGAAAAGCATTGTCAAAACCATCTTGACAGGAATAGATGGCATCAGATTCACTAATATCTTTATGACAATGAGGACATTTGTATTCAATTTTGACACTACACTTAATACAACGGGTACGTTCTTTCATTTCTTACTCCTAAAAGGCATTATAATTCGGCATCTTTTCGCCTGTCCAACCCTCTCCATATCTGTCAGAAAATTCGATATCCTCTTTGCAATGAGAGCAAGTTACAGCAATAAAACCGTCACAACTTTGTGATTCTTCTTGTCCATAAATTGCAGGGTCATCATCTTCTGATTCTTTTCCACACAAAGGACAAGTAAACTTTACTTTAATTTGAAACATTGATTTCTCCTATTAGTCAAACCTTGTACCATCACACGAACTGAATATTTCATTTAAAATATAATTCATCTGGACTTCTGCTGTATTCTTAGACTCATAATATTGGTCTTTACTTTGAAATACAGCGTTCTTTGGTCTTTTGTTTGTTTCAACTATCTTGTATTCAGGTGGAATATTCCCATCCCTTTCCTTAATTTTAACAATCCAGAACTTACGTTCCCTCTTTTGCTCTTTATGATTGCTCATTCTTCCAATCCTTATTCTTTCTGTTATAATCGCGCACAGACTTGTGTTTGCCTACTCCTGAAGCTGTTAACTTATAAGCAATATGTTCTAAAGCCCTGCCTACTTTCCTCTTTATTTTAGCACTACGCTTAGACATTACAATTCTCCTTTCACTTCAATTGTATTATCCCCATTTCTAAGAATTATAAACACTTCTAAGGTTAAACTTCGGATAATTTATCTTTTAAAAAATCAACCATTTTAATCTCTTGTGGAAAGACCTTGCCATTCTCAAGAATGACAAACCCTTTTGAATGAGTGTCAATACACCAATTAATTGAATCTTCGGTGCTACTTTGTCTTGCGGAAGGTGCTGGGGTATGACCGAAAATCTGGTTTATTCCTTTAATTGGTGCAAATTCTTGATTAAAGTCTAACCAATCAAGGCCACCTTGTCTTTGACGACCACCCCTAGCTTGTCCAGGTGTTAAAGCAGGAGTATAAATACCTAATTGAGCATGTTCCAATCCTTCAACGCATAACTTAGCAACATATTCTGGTGTTATGCCATCAATAGGATGACTAAAAATACTTTCAGCCAATCCAGCATGAGAAAGAATAAATCCATCAACATAAGTAACTAATTGCATCTTCTCCCATACTTCGGCAGGCATCATTTTATTAATTAAATCGCACTTTTCTTTTGTCCAACCAGAGCATTCAAAGCCTTTAAAACGATAACCAATATCATGATTACCGAATAATAAAGTAACATCATCTCGCTTAGATAATTCAATAAGTTGACGTACAGTATTAGCCGTATCTTCTAATGTATCACCAAAATTATCAAAATAATCTCCTAAAAAGATATATCTATTAGCCGTAATTTCTAAAGGTTTTAATGCTAAATTCCATCTATGATGTACGTCAGGAATTACAATTGTTCTACTCATAAAATCATCTCCTAATGGTCTATTATACCCGAAGTCTTAGCTTCTAAACACTAGCTGTGTTAAATATATATAAAATACTCTTTTTATCATTTAACTAAAATGTTACGCTTTCAGCTATAAGGGTAAAATAGACTCCTAAGCAAGACTTAGCCTTCAATAAAGAGTAAATAAAAAACGATATATCACTATGTATAGTTCTATATCATTCTCTATTATTGCGCTCTTATCGTATTATTGCGGTCAAATTGATAATGTTTATAACGCTTTATTTTGTATCATATGATTCTACATTAATAAATATTAATGTAATAAGACCTAATATAATAATTAAAGTATCTATAATTAAGCTACCGAAAGACTTGTAAGATATACTTATGCTATCATATCCCCAACTTATAGGATAATGTCTCCTATAAAAATCATTAATTTTTTCTTCTTCATTCCAACTCATTCTAGTAGCTACTAAGTATTTATACATAATACGATGTAAAAAACCATAAAATCTTATATTAAACAAAGCTTTTGTATTAATCATTTCATATCTCTAAATCGCAATTAATCATTGTAGTTTTTATTATTATATGGTCATTATGATGATAAAGGTCATTATAATGATAAAACTCAGAACTTCCATAATTTATTATTTCATATGCTATATTCTGTCTCACTTCTGGTTTTGTAAATAGAAACCTTCCAGAAAGCCACAGATATATATCGTTTTTATCAAAATAATCATAAGTAATATTATTATTGATTGTTATGCATACGTTCATAAATTTTCCTACGCACTAATTTAATATTCATTCCTGGGCAATGTCTATTTAAATCTCTATATTTATAATAAACTGTTTTTAATTTTCTATTACAAAAATCAAAACAACAAGACATTTCCCATGCTGTTAATAATAAGAATATTTTAAATCCCATTAGGGTCAGCATCAATTGCCCATATACTTGTATAAATAAATTCTTTAAATGGGTCAAGAGAATTGTATGTAATTGTCCATTTAGCTGCATAATATATTCTAGCCACAAGATATATTAACTTCTCTTTTTTAGACATATATTATTCCTTATTAAAATCTTTGTGACATGACTTACATATAGCTTCGGAGATATAATCTCCTCCTCTTCCCCAAGAATAATAATCAATTTCTCCTCCACACTCACAAGTTTTTTGAGTCACATAAGTAGATAAAGAGCCAGGAGTAATATAATCTGTTCCATTGCTTTCTTCTTCTAATGTTTCTTTGTATTCTTCTGCACTAATCTTAGCTTCTTCAAGACTAGTTTCTTCAATTTCAAATACAATACATATGGTAAATTTCATATAATATGAAACAACCATCTATCTTTAGATGGTTGTTTCCCTCCGTTTAAATATCTTTCTAAAAAAGGTAGGTTTTGTGTCTTTCCACCATCAATCGACCGATGATTCAATTTTTAAGGGCGTAGATTAAAGCCTTACACGTCCTAATGGCTTTCCTTTCACTAAAAGTATCTAGTTATTAGTGAGCCAAGGAAATGGCATTTGATTATTTTTTCTTGCAAATTTTCAAAGTTTGCGTTTAGGAAGTTGCTAATCATACAACATTAAGTTTCTTAGGTACTTGAATCCTAAAGTTTTTCAAAGTAAAATACAGATTCTTCTAGCAGATTAGGACAAGGCCACTGCAAAACAAAGAAGAATCTTTTCTAAAAATTATACTAAAAATTATATATTAAAATCCAGTAGTGTGATAGATAATCTACCAACACAGCGCTGGCCGCTAGATGGTCACAATTTATCCCAAAGATAATTCACCATCACTCTCAATTTAAGAGCTTTCACCCGCGTTAATAAAGAGTCGCGGCCCTCTTAAACGTCAACCACGATTAGTCCGCTTTTCTGTTGACTGTGCCAACACACAACGCAGGTTTTAACGAAGGTGGACATCCTCTTCGGATTATAAAATCACAAACTGGTCGCGGCATTTAATCTTATATACGCCCACCAGTCCTACAACCTAACAGTTGCAGCTTCTTGAATTGACGAATCAATTCATACGTAAGATAGTTTATCCTATAGATTCGTCAATCTGTAAGATTCCATAAATATGATTCGCTATCCTCATACCCCTACCACTATCAGGTCAGGTACAGCAATTGCTTTCAAACTGGACGGAAAAACTAAGATTTCCTACGAATCTCTTAAAGAGTACGTGTACTTTCTACGTTACATCGTCCTTACAATGAGTAAGGCTAAATATCGCGCATCCAGCAGCAACATTTAGTCCAGCTCCTTACTCTATCATATTTCAATATGAGACTGTTTTGGTTCACTCACTTGCTTTGCAGTAATAGCAAGCCAACTCGTCTCTTCTAACTTATTAGACACAAACTTTTCAAGGTTCAAGAGGGAAGGATTTACTTTGTAAATCCTTCCGTTAAAACTAGAGGAAAGAAGTTTCCTCTTTATAAAGAAATGACATATTTATCATTCTTATGTCCCGCGAGTGGCGGGTGTCAAATTCAGTAACGCATTATTCCATTTATGCTACTAACGCTCCCCCGCAAGAACCGCAGGGTTTTAACGCACTAGAAAAGATTCGAACTTCCATCTTTACCTTTACAACACTATTATACCCGTTTTACTGGATTCTAAACAGGCTTTTCAAAATAGGTGTTTTACTGTCTTGCTAGCAGACGTATTCCAGACTAAACTACATCACATCCGCGATGGCAGGAAATCGAATCCTGCTTCTCCTATTCGTAAAGGAGTTCCTTCCTTCACTCTTTATTATACCCAATAGACAGGACTTCAAACAAGCTTTCAAAAATTAACTTATTGTGAAATAATAAATGATATCTCCAATTTTTGTAATAGCCAAATCATCTTCTACTTCTATCTTAAAACCATGTCTATAAAAGAAAAAATCTATATCTCGAAAAGTATAATTCCATTGACTACCCATTCCATCACAAAATATTTCTTTAGACATTTCTTTTACAGGTGATTCAGTAAAAACTCCATTATCATATCTGCCAACATAATGTAAATTCATTTATCATTTTTCTCCTATTAATATGGTTGAAAGTGTCAGATTTGAACTGCGCCCCATTTTTCCAAAAAATGCGTGCTACCTGATTACACCACACTCTCATTGTTAAACTAATTAATAACTCTTTCCTTCAATCCTTTTTTCAAAAATATATTTTAATTGTTTTGCTGCTCCAGAACGAGAATGTTCATCCATCCATTTCAAGGTATCAGCAAAAAGAGATAAGAAAAGCATTTCTTCTTCATATTCTTTCTGAGCACACTTAATATCTTCAAATAAAGAGATTAACTCTTTTACTTTCTCTTTAAGTAGCGAAGTATTCATAATTAACCTCCAAAATGGTTGCGGGAGTGGGATTTGCACCCACGTTTGAAGGGTATGAGCCTTCCGAGTAACTACTTCTCTATCCCGCATTGTATTATACCCAAAAAGATAAAGAACTAAACAATGGCGGTATTCTGCTACTTAAACTATCTGCTGGCGTTTTCGCCTGGGCAGTCAGGACTTGCACCTGAATCTCCGCACTAGACTTTATTATACCCAAAATTTCAGACTCTAAACCGTCTCCTTAGAAAGTTCTTTTATATAATTCCATACTTTATTACATCCTATTGTAAACCAAGGAGTATGACCATTTATTCTTCTTAATAAAAATAAATCATCAATTCTATGATTCAATAAAATAGGACGACGCAAATATGATAAATGTCTACGAATCAAATAAAGATGAAATTTAAGTATATTAGTTCTCATTTTAAATTTTGTTTGAATTGGCTATACTCTTCTTTAGAGCAATGAACAAAAATCCATTGCCAATTTGCCATAATTTCGTGAACCCAATCCTGAGTGTATCCACAATGAGGACAATAAAGAAGTCCATCATTAATTATCAAACTTTCTTTATGTTCTGCTCTGCATGAATCATTCCCACAAGTAAATGGGTGAAGCAAATTCATTAATTGAAATGCTTTAATTGATTCTTGTTGCCAATTTGTCCAAGGTGCTTTAATCATTTAGTACCCCAATTAGTAGCAGGCACAAAAGATTCATCCCAAGTTTCATCCTCTTCATTATCCCAAAACCCCATTGAACTCTCGGCGGCTTTTAACATATCATCACTTAAACTCTTTATTTCTATAAAGTTATTTCTAATTCTCCAAAGCTCAAGAGCCTGACAACAATGGCCTTCCTGACCATACATATCTGAAAGACCAGTAGCATTAATTAAAATTTCAATTAAATCTGGATTCTCTGCAATGTATTCTTCCCAAAGCATTGAATATAATAAAGAGCATTCTTCTTGATTTATTGCGACCTTTCCTCTGGCCTCTGCTATATTCAGGTTTGTTGAACCATCTTCAAAAACTTTAGATGCTTGATATATCTCTTCAATAGAAGAGTTATTTCTCTTTTTAATCCTGGCATAAAAAGCAGAAAAGCATTTATTTCCTCTTGAACTACATTCTAAATAAGGTGCAATTCCAACTTTAATCATAATTCAATATCCATATTTATATTATAAACATTAACTTCTGTTACAAAAAATTGTCTATCTCCACTTGCTAACTGTATTTTTCTACATTCTCCAGGTTTAAGTTTGTATGTTTTTGCTTTAGCTAATATATTATTAAATGATTGCATACATATTGGTAAATAATCTTTATTTACATTATGTTTTATTTTGTCACGATATTTTGTAACAATATTTATATCATTAATATCACAAACTAACTTAACTTTAAGTCCTGACCAACTATTCTCTATCACCACCAACATTCTCATTTTTTATCATCCTGTAAATTAGTTAATGCAGCCTTAATTTTATCCAAACATTCAATGGCTTTCATATCGCAAAAATCTCTTGCTTCTTGTTTGGTATTACACCACTTGTCTGTTCCATCTGTATGGGTAATATGAAACCTGCCATCAACCTCTTCAATTTTAGGCATTATACTGATAGATATACTCTTATTTTTATGATTTATCTTCATAAGAATAAAACCACTAATACCAATTAACAAAAATAAACAACCAAAAAATAATAACATATTATCTCCTAATCTTGGGAACCATTATCTTGTAATATTGCATTAGGACAATCTTCTTCTTCAATAACTATAAGCTCTACCAGACTTACTGAAGCATAATGTCCATTTTTCATAAGCTCTTTATCATTATCATACCAACTTCTCGCTTCTATTAAACTATCAGTAAGTGAAACTGTGCAACCAGAACTCCAAGCATAAGGATTTGGTTCTTTAATAACAGCATACTTTGTCATTATTCAATGACCTTTAGCAAAGACAGAGCAACATTCCAATTTTGACCTATCGTAGTATGAACATTAGCGGTTTTACGATTAATTTTAGTAATATTACCTGTAAATACTTGGCCTTGATTACCATTAAATGTAACTTTACTACCTATTCTTAATTCAGAAAGAACCTCTAATCCTCTTTTAGAAATAAGATAACGCTTACGCTCATAAATCATAAGTGAAAGCACAGCACATTCTTGCTCAGACGCATTGTTAATAAAATTCTTGATATGTTCGTCCATGTTGCACCTCACAAAATTTAAAGCAAGAGTGTTCACCGTTTAAACTACCTTACACCACGGATAGAAAGAATCGCTTCTCTCGTCCGCAGGCCAGGACTCGAACCTGTTCCTCTCTTGCCCTATATTATACCCAGACCACAGGATTTCAAACATTTTACCAAAATTTAACCTTGACAAGAAAAGAAACAATTCCGTAATTTTCGGAATAGTAGAATAATTGGGTAAATAATATTATGAGTAATCAACAAAGAAAAACTAAAATGAAAGAAAGACAGGCTCAATCTCCAATAATTGAGTGCGCGTGTGGTTGTGGGAACCTTATTTCACAAATGGGAGCCAATGGCAAACCTAGACAATATATAAGAGGTCATTCTGGTAGAAAATATATCTCCTCTCAAGAAAAACAAGAAAAACAAAAAGCATATCGTCAACATCATTCTCAAAATATTTCTCTTACAAAAAGAAAGCATTACAAACTCAAACAACAAAAAATTGTTGAAAAATTAGGTGGAATATGTGTTCATTGTGGTATTAAACACGATGGTATTAATACTAGAATTTTCGATTGTCATCATATTGACCCTTCAACCAAATCTTTTGCCATAGCAGATTCTATGCATAGAAAGTCATTAGATATTCTTTTTGAAGAACTTAAAAAATGCGTTCTTTTATGTGCTAATTGTCATAGACTTGTTGAAGCAGGAGTTATTTCTCTTCTAATCTCCGAAAGCATATAACTTTCCATCCATACTTGTAATATATACTGTTCCGTCTGAGCCAATCACGGGAGAGGCATAAATAATACCATTCATTTGTATCTCCATCTTTTCTATATTTTGCTATCTTCATTTCTTATCCTTTTTAAAACTTTAGCATTCTACATCTACTTTCAATTTGTGACGCATAATCCTAGCTTTCTCTTCTAACTTAAGAAGCTTAAGAGACAAAGACTTATTATCAAAATGTCTATATCCTTTATAATGCTTTATTGTATCAAGCTCAGTAATTACTGCATCTAAATATAATTTTAACTTTTCACCACGATATAGAAAAGAGACCATTTCTTCAAAATACTCATAATTAGCCTTATCCATTTTAAGAAAAAGAGGAGGAGTATCTTGAATACAAATATCCCATATATCTTTTCCACTAGGAGAGGCCATATATCCCCGTGCAGCAAGACAAGCAAAATGCTGAAGCTCATTTAAAGAATAATTTTTTAAACTTTTCATTTTTTACCACTAATTCTTTTGTTAGCATATTCATCAATACAATTTAATGCTAGGAAAATATAAAGAGCGAATGAAAGATAAAATATAATGTTAAATGGAGCTACCAATAAACACAAAAACAATACTCCAGCACTCATTCCAAATAACACACCAAAATACTTATAATACTTATAGTAACTCATTCTTTGCTCTTCATCCTATCTTGAACATAGCGCTCAATATCATCAGACGACATCCATAAGTTAAGAGCAATTGCGATAACTGTAAAAACACTCCACCAATGAAAAGGTGGCATAAATAAAAGAAAAGTCAACATTCCTGCCATGTAAGCAAGTGTAATTGCTAAAAACTTCTTAATATTCATTTATTCTTCTCCTATTTCAAAACCTTCAAAAATACCTTTAGCATACTCACTCTTATGGCCTTCCATCCAATCAACTGTTTCTGTATACCCATAATCAAGAGCTAACTCCATAACTGTCTGATAATCTATCATATTAGTTTCACCAGAATCACGGACAGCAACAAGACCATTATAGACGGCTTCTGAAACTTTAATCATTTTGTCACCTCTGAATTAATTACTTCCAAACAATCATTAAGAATAGCCAAAAAATCATTAATCAAAAAGAATGTACCACAGATATCATTCTTACAAAAAATCTTTATTTTACAATCTGCAATTTCTTTATCTGTATAATTGACATAGATAGAGTAAAATTTATAATCATTACTCCAAATATCAAAAACCATAAAATTCTTTTTATTTAGACGATAGTTAATATCCATTCCACAACAATACAACTTGAAATCTTCATCTTCTTTAGAAGAAGAAACTTCAGGTCTCTTCATTAATTCCTCTTTCATTCTTTCAAAAAAAATTTGTTCAGGAGTACCTGTATAAGTAACTATATGAGTAGTTGTAAAATTATCATTGACATCGCTAAGTTGATGAATATAATTCGTTAAAGGATTATTTGCCATTCCAGACCTCAATATTATATTGATAATAACATTTATCACAACATGTATCTTGAATTTTAATTAACTCATCAGCAAGAGGATGACTTGTATGATTCTTATAAGTTAACTTACTTGAATATCCATTTTGGTCTCCTTCTCCAATACAAATACCCTTGTAATATACTTTGTAAGAAAGACCAACTCTAGACCTCAAACGAAAACGTGCAATAAAATCTTTATATGCTAATTGCAATACTATTCGTTTAGTTATAGTCCTCATTTTCATTGTATCAAAAAGACGATTTTGAATATACATTTATATCTCCTATAAATGGACAAGATGGGAATCGAACCCACTTGGCGGTGCTGAACCCGGTTATACCCCGTGATGGAGTATACGGAAGTCGAATCCGTTCCGCTCTTCCGCTGGTGATTCCAAACCCTCGCCCATGACTTATTATACCCTCTGCTTCGTTGTTCAAACAGAATTGCTGGATTTATTTAATTTCAAAATTAATAATATAATCATCCCAACTATCAAAGATAGAGGCCAAAATAATGCTACTATAAAAGAAATCAACGATACTTGATTAAAAGAAGTATATAATGAATATAAACATAGATATACTCCGAGACAGTATAAAATAGAAATAAAAATAATCCCAAACATTTTCTATTTCTCCTTTGTTATTAATAACTAATATCAATTTCATATAAAAAAGAGCCTTGAAAACGCTCTTTACTCACTTGATGCTTCTTTAAAAGCATCTGCTCCAAGCTTAGAACAACATAATTCTCTAACATATCCTTCAATCATTTTACATCTATCCTGACATTCTATATTACCAAGAATATAATCAATATTCTCTTTTGCTGCCACTGAAGATAATTTAACCTCAGAAAATTGACCTTTTAATGCTTTAATAATAGTTTGCCTCAAATCTTCCAGCATTTCGTTTTTATCCGTCCATCTACAAGATTGTCCTTTGACTCTTCTTTTCTCTGGCTCATCCTCTCCCCATACATAACCACTTCCATTGTGTGTATAATAAAATTGTACTCGACCATCATTAAAAGTCTCTATAATAATCTCGTATTTATCCATCTCTTTCTCAATCTGAGCGAATAACTTATTGATAGAATAATCTGGTAATATCGAATCTTTCTTCTTGCTTTTAAAAGGCCACATTTAAATCACCTTTTTTGAAATAAACTTAGGATGTTGATGGTTATAATCATCTTGTTCCTGTTTGATATATTGATGAATTTTGTCAATAGCTTGCTGTTCACTAAGACGAGGCACTTCATCAATCCAATAAATAATAATACCACCACAAAGATGACTATCTGCTGCTGAAGAGGCAATAATCTTATCTTTATCAGAAAAATTAAATAACCCCAGCCATTCATAACCATTTTTATTACATTCTTCGGTTTCTCCAGATTTCCATAGACGATAATTAATTATCATTGGAACCCAAAATCTTCCATATCCTTCCTCTTCATATTCCCATATTTCGTACCTATATTGAATTGAAGAGCCAAAGACATGAATACCATAGGCTATAACAGCACCTATAACACCTGCAAAGAGTAAGCCAACAAAAACTAAAAACATAGTTATCTCCTTTATTGCTCAGAATTAAGAGGCATAAAATCAGTCATCGCTTGCTTTAGATTTAACAACCAATTTTTGCTCATACATATAACCTGTTCATTAACATAGTTATATGTATTGTAATTTTCCTTTTTACCATGCTGCATTATAGTTAGAATTAATGATTTACAAGCTTCTGCTTCTTGCAAAGCCTTTTGTTTAGAAATACGTCCATGCTTGATATCTAAAAAATATTCTCTTTCATTGCTCCAATCTACTTTAAATTCACCCGTAGTAATTAGATGTACACCTGTTTTTAAAATCCTAACACAATGCATAAGATATTTTGAATCATATCCTAATTTATCAAACAAAATTCTACGAGAGGTCGTATCAGAAGGACATTTATCAATTCTACTAAAATTAGAAACAGCAAAACCATGTAAAGGTTGAAGAATATCATTAGATATAAATAACTTTTTGTGGTCTATAAAAGCTGCTCTAAATTCTGGTGTACATTGAATAATCTTATCTTCAGTAGCAAATAAAGTCTCAAGAGCCTTGAAATTAGAAGTTGTTAAAAGCTTTCCATATTGCTGCAAAGAATACATTGTAACATCAACATCTGTACCCTTACTATGTTTTGCGTTTTCAAGAGCACGAATACCTAGAAGTGCAGAAGGAGATGGCATATAAACTCCCTCATAATCTATATCTGACCCTTCCTCGTTTAATCCATAAAGATGACTTCCACTAATTGCTTTAAATAAAATTTGATTACTTAATATTTGCATTTTGTGTCCTTTCAAAATTCTTAATTACATCAAAGTTACGATTAACCATTTTTATAGTTACCAGATAACTTTTATATCCCTCAATTTCCTTATATTTTTTCCAGATAACTATCTTAAGAAAATAACAAATTCTTTTAATTACATTAATCATCATCATCCTTGCTATATTTACAAAATCCTAAATAATCTTTTTCATTATATCTTAATACATCACTAAGTTTACCATGTCCAAAAAATTCAGTATCTTTATTTTCATTATATAGCTCCATAAAGAAATCATCAGATAATACTACTGTTACTTTGTAACAAGTGTTGTCAATATCATCATAATCATAACCATCTTCAACAATATAAATCTCTAAAATTTTATCTGAAATAATGGACTTCCAATGTTCTTTGAGACTCTTTAGTTTATATTGTTTTTTAAAAATACAACCAATATATATAGGTCTATTGAGCGGAATATCACTATTAAAAGGATAAAGAAATCCATTTTGCATAATCTGAAAATTAATTAACTTAGAAGTATCAATATCATCAAATAACATCAATTTTTCTGGAGGAATAGATAGTTTATAAAAATCATCATAATAATGGTTATTATAATTCATTTTATATACTTCTTGGTCAATATAAAAATATGATTGATTTCTTTTTGTACCGTCTATAATTTTATATTGAGATTTCTTTTTAATAGAAGAACGAACCTCTTCAATAATTGCGCCACTAGGAAATATATGATGAAGAGTTTCAATCACTTCAGTTTTAATAATTTTTGTTTTCATATTTTTATTGCCTTTTTAATTGATTCCCAATTATGATATATTCTTCTTGGATATAACGTTTGGAAAATATTAAGTGTCTTATCTAATTTTCGTCTTAGTCTTATTATATTCCATCGTATATAATAAGAAGTAAGGAATAATATATTAGTCATTTGCTCTTAATCTTTCTTGATAATAGGCATAAGCATCTTTTATTGGTTTCCATTTCTCAGATAATTTAGTCATAAAGACTTTTTGATACATACAGTTCCAAGATAAGTCATCTATATACTTTGCTATTTTGAAGAGAAACTTTAGTTTTGACATTCTTTATTTCTGTCCACACATCTGAGAATTTATATAAATAATCACGATGTTTATTATATAATCTAGTATGTAATCTATGTATTGCCAAATATATATAGATAAGTATTGTCTTTGATGTATCTTTCATAGTTAAAATTGGTGGGTCGTGAAGGAATCGAACCTTCATAGAATGATTAAAAGTCACTTATTCTACCGTTGAATTAACGACCCATATAATAGTTAATTTGGTGGAAGCAGGGGGATTCGAACCCAAACCTACCTTTCGATTAAAAGTCGAATGCTCAATCCAAATGAGCTTTGCTTCCATAATTATTTATATTTACAAAATGATTTAAAATGGTATCCCCGTAAGGAATCAAACCTTATCCAAGACTTTAGAAGAGTCGTATGCTATTCTTTACACCACGGGGACATATTATAGAACGAGAAACGCTACTTCTCCATTTCTATCAACGGAGCCAAGTCATAGATTTATTAGGTTATCAACCATGATTGCGGTGTGCGTCATAGCCGTCAGTTTTGTCTCGCATGTTATTATACCCAAGATGAAGAGTCTCAAACACGGCTTTACTTAGAATCTATCGAACTTTTTACATAATCTAATAAATCGCCCATACTTTCATATGAGTTTTCTAAAGAATGAGCTAAATCAATTCTTAACTGATTAAATTGATTTAGCAAATCAGCATACTCTTTATCTTTATTATAAAGAAGATATGTATATAATATAGACGGAGATATACGTTGACATAAAATATCTTTTCTTTTGTCTATTTTATCTTTTAAATCAAGCATTGCAATAAGAGTTTGTTTAATATCCATTTATTTATCCCAATAACGATTTAGCATTCTATTCATTTCTGCAACTCCAACAGGATTCTTAGAATGAATCAATACCAATTCAGGAACCTTATCATTATCTATCATATACTGTAAAACATCAGCACCATCTTTCTCTTCACCTAAATCATGGTCTAAAGAGCAAAGAAAGAACGTATATTTATCAATTAAAGTAATTGCCTCTTGATAATTCTTTGCTACCATCCAACTATCTAGGATTGGAGCAGGACGAACATCATCTAACCATAATCTAAGTTTTAACATTTCTTTATCCCCAACTCTTTGTTTCTTGTAAATATAAATAAGAATCTACATTCTGTGATGTAACAAGGTTTTCCTCAATAGATAAAATCCATTCTCCCTTATTATTTTGCCACATCTTAACTGGAAGATAAGGATATGTAGCAAACAATAAATCTTGCTTTTCTCTTGCCTCTTTATATGTCATTTATTTATACCTGTATATTTATTTCGCACTGACTTATTATACCCAGAACGAAACGGCTCAAACAACTTCTCTTTATTTAACGATAGAAATCTACCACAAAGATAGAATCATCAAAATAATGATAAACAAGTATATCAATCATATTTCACGTACCTCGACGACTTCTAACCAAACTTCTAAAATAAATATTCTTTTAGGTTTTGAATTTAACTTTCTAGGATTCAATCCGTCATACCCTTCTTGTTCGTTTTTAAGCCATCTATCTCTATATGGTTTGCTAACAGGTTTACTGTAGTTACCTCTATAAGGATATTGACTTCCATCTTCTAATTCAATCCAAACTTCAAAAACTCTAGGACTTTGCTCTTGACTGTAAATTCTACTTCTACCAATTTCATGTCTAAAAGGTGAAATCATCTCTTCATCCTCTTTCTTAATCTTTTGCTCTTAGGCCATCTTTTATTATCTGTATTAACAGGACAATCTAGGAAATCTTTCTTAGTTAACTTACGTCTGAGTCTTCTCTCAAGACAACCAATACAAAGCATTCCTTTCCCTTGTCTTAAAAGAACATCTGTTTTTACTTTCCCATCCTCAATATAAATAGCATTTATTGGAGTCATTGGCATTGCTTCATTCCATACCCAATTGTGAACAATGTAATATTCATCAATCTTCTGTGTATCAACTCCGCAGTCAATACATTTATACATTTTGGTCATAATTAACTCCTAAAATATAAAGAGCTTCTGAAAGAAATTGCATCTTCGGTTTCGTAGACCAATATACTATCTTTTGTACTACAGAAGCATTAAAAATTCAACCAGTTCTTCATGAGAAGGGTTTCTAGTTAATTTACGTTTACCATTGATATTAGTAAAACAATAAAAATTTGAAGAACCAAGAGGAGGACAATGAATTTGTAATTCATTGTTATTAGTATCGTAATATATATCAACTCCATTATCTAGAGTGGTATCAAAATAAGGCTCTATTGTGGTCGTTAAAGATAATACCATAGAGAGAGCGCTCTCTTTCGCGCTCTCTTCTGCTACAAGGAAGCCTTCTTCAGAAGAATATGTTGTTTGCTTATCTAAAAGTTTTTTAACATCTTCTTTTTTCATTATTATAACCTATTACTCTAGTTTAAACGGACTTACAATAACTCTTGCTTCAACATATACAGGCTTAACCTCTTCTGGATTCTTAGGATTAACTAAAAGAATCCAAACAACAACAAGCCAAATGTCTTTTGCTCTTCACTGTATATATAGACGATACATCCTGCTATCCATGTTAATCCACTAGTTAAAAATCCTAACCAAAATAGAACCCACAGCCAATCTCTTTTTGTCATTCTATTAACCTACTTTATCCTTATTTATTGCATGAAGAAAATCTGAAATAACTTCCTCTGCTTGGAACTTAGTTTTATATGGCTTAAATCGTGGAACATGAAAAACAATAACTAATGATTTTTTTGGCATATAACAGCCCATTCCCCATCTAGTTATAAACTTTCGTTTAGAATCTAATAAACCTTTATGGTTTTCTTTTTTTAAAATCCACCAACCTACAGAAAAATTCATGGAATACCATATAAATAATTTATCTTTAAAACGATTTAGTGTCATTTCTTTCTCTCTTTATATTTAATGGTGGTAGGAGTTGGATTCGAACCAACACGGATTGCTCCACATACTTATCAGATATGCCGCTTAACCAGTTTGCATATCCTACCTTATTTAAAATCCTTCTAACACACCTACAACAAATGCTCCGCCAACAATCACTCCAATTATAAATCCAATACTAAACCATAAAATAAGCATTGATACTCCTAAATTAAACTTCATAAACCCATATTAGTAAGTGTCTGATTTTCTTTTATTGACTTAGTTATCATATCTTTCAATGGTTTATATTGTTTATCTATTTTCTCCATAATATTATTACTTATATTTTTGTTAAATTCACTATGTTTGTTAAAGAAATCATTAACACTTACTGGGTTTATTAACTATTTATTGAAACCTTTAGTTCTCCACTTTACTCATATTATATTCCTTCAAGGTTATATTTAAATTAAGTCCGCAGATTTCGAGTTGCACGAAAGTATAAAATTTTATAAGAATTTCGAGGCTAAACTGAGCCTTCCCTCTGCGGTTGATGTAATATCATACCCTTGTCAGTGACATCTCAAACAACTATCAGATATTCACGATTTGAACCTGTAAAAAATGGGTAAAGTAGTATACTATGCAAAGAACACGTAAACCTTTAAAACTAACGGATAAAACCATTCTAGTCAAATGTGACCATTGCGATATTGAATTTATCAAATATCGAAAAGACCTTGGTGATAATAACTATTGTACAATGCAATGTTTTATAGATGCTTCTCAAAAAGAAAATATAAGAACACATTGTAAACAATGTGGCACAGAAATTATTAGAACAATTTCTAGTTTAACTAAAATAACCAACACATTCTGTTCACAAACTTGTGGAGCAATTTATAATAACGCTCATACTCCACGAAAAAGAATGCAACCTTTAGGACAATGTATTGAATGTGGAGAATCAATCCCTAGAAGTAACAAATATTGTCCAAAATGTAGAAAAAAATATTATTCTTCTAGAATTCCAACTACCCCTGCTTGTTTTGGAGAAAATACAAAACATATTCCTTTACCTAATAATGATTTTGGAGATATAACTTTAGAGGCAGTTATTCATAAGTCTAAATATTCTACAAACGTCTTTTCTAGAATTAGAGAACACGCTAAAAGAATTATCCTCTTTATATTTAATGTCAAAGTTCAAGATATGAAATGTTCAAATTGTGGATATGGTAAGCACGTAGAAATATGCCATATCAAATCTGTCTCTTCGTTTCCAAAAGATGCTAAAATATCAGAAGTTAATGCTCTTGAAAACCTAACTATCTTATGTCCTAATTGTCATTGGGAACTAGACCATTCCCCAGGAATAATACCTCTAACAATTAGAGATATACAAGATAGATTCTCTCTTTAATCTCCCACGATATATTAATGACCTGTCTGAATAGTCTTCTGCTTAAGAGCTTCTTTGATAATATCATAAGCATCTTCTAACATCATTTGAGATAAGTCCTCGCATAACAAATTGACCAATTGATTCTTTTGTTTTTTGCTGATTTGTTTCTCTTTATCACTTGAACAAAATAAAGCATTAAGAGTTTCAATCGCACCTTTCAACGCCTTGCTTGCCATCCAAATTTCTCTCTTCATATATTTCTCCTAAAATTAAGTGGTGGGCCTAATAGGACTCGAACCTACCACCAACAAATTATGAGTTTGCTGCTCTAAACCAACTGAGCTATAGGCCCGAAATTATGGTGGGAAGAAATGGAATTGCACCAATGTCACCAAAGTTTCAATCTAGCACTCTACTAATTGAGCTATCTTCCCTTGTTTTATATTATACCCAACCCACACGATTCTAAACAGGATTCACATATCCCTGTTTCTTTTAGCCCAAAAAATCCTATCATCAAAAGAATTTTTCAAACTTACATAATTATAGAGTAACAATAGTCTATGATTTTTTCTAAAAATAGAAAAAATCGATTTTAAAAATTTATCCATGCAATACCTTGTTTTTTAACTTCTTAAATCCAGAGGATGTTTGTGCAGCGCTAAAAAAACCAGACGTAGTTTTAGCATATTTATAACATTTATACCTAAAAAATATATCTCCTGGTATATCTCTATGGGACAATGTATTCTTCCAATAGACAACATATACTATTTTAATGATAAATTGTCTTAACATTATTTAAATAAATCAGCCCACCACTGAAATGCGTCTCCTATCAATTGCATTATTATAGCTATCACTGATACAAAAAGAGTAAAAACAACAATTAAAATAGGGAGCCAAATTCTTGCTGTTAACAAAATTAAGCTAATACAAACAATCCAAATAGCCCATAGTGGTATCATTTATTTATCTCCTTAAATCTTTCATCACTTAGAATAGCGTTACCACAAGTAATTCTTCCTTTATCTTCCTCAAGAGAAGGAACAAAGACAATAACATCAAACCCTTCTGCTTTTAGAGCCTCTTCAATAGGCTTATAAGAAACAAATGAGCTATATCCTTCTGGAGTATGGAGATTGTTTACTTCACAAGCTTTTGTTTCATGCATTGGTGTAATTTTGCACATAAACTTATCAGGACTAAAGAGCCTCTTTAACTCTTTTGCATCAATAATAGAATCAGAACATAGAGCAAAATTAAGAGCAATCTTTCGACGAGAAACAGGTAAAAATTCAACTAAAGAGCTAATTGAATCTAAATTTGATGCTGTTCCACCAAAAATATTCTTTCTTTGTTCTCTATCAGTAGAGTTAATACTTAATTGAAGTCCCGCTTCACCATCATTATCTTCTTTAAACTGCATCCAATTATATAAGAAATTACGTAGATAAGTATTATTTTTAGGCATCATAGTGGAAACAACTGGATGAAACTGATAATTAGTTTTTTTAAACCAGAGAGACAGTTTACAAGCTGACTTTATTACATTCGTATGATTAAATGAAGGCTCTCCCATTCTAGCATAATGTAGATTAATTCTTGAACTCTTTACTTCAGGATGAAGAGACATTACCGCAAAGAATTGACGAAGAATATCTGTTTCTGTTGCATTACGTCCTGGGCCAACTTTAGGAACATCACAGAATTTACATCCCATTGAGCAACCATATTGAGAAGAAATAGTAATTACCCATTTATCTTCTAATGGTAACATCTCTCCGTGAATAACGCCATTAATATCATTCTCTAATCCAAGAAAAGATGCTTTAACATTCTTTTCTTTTCCATAATCAGAAAGAGACAAACATTCCAACAGGCCGTGTTCACCTTGAATAATCAAAATGTGGCCTGTTGGAACCTCAATAACTTCCTTAATATATTCTTTTGCATTCTCTTGTATTTCTTGAATATTCATAATTATCTCTCCAGCAGCCAAGCTTTATAAATACCAGTCATTTTATGTTGAAGAGCTTTACAAACTTGCTTAGAAAAAATCTGTTTCCACAAATTATCTGCCGATTGGTCAATGAGTCTTTCATCACAACGACCAACCAATAATTTCTTTAGCTCTTCAATACAAGAAAGTTTCTCTTCAGAAATAAAATCAGAAGCCAATTCTTTCATTAACACTGGAAAATCACAATAATCAAGTTTTAACTTTCCATCTTCATGAAGATGCTGAATAGTTTTATGACAACGAGCGTCCGTCACAAATGCCTGAGTCAGAATATCTAAATCCAATTGCAAACCATCTAGGTTGCTTTTAGTTTGTAGAGTTTCACCCAAACGTCCAATTTGCTTTGCATCTTTGGAAATGTGACGGACTTCTTTAAAACTATCGTTAACAAACTTGATAAACTGCAATTGCTCTTTATCTTTATAATGCATGGTTTGAGCAAAGTTCTTGATAACAACACCTTCCATCCTTCCACCAAGAATACTTTCACCTTCTAACAAAGGCTCAATATCTTTAAAAGATGTAACTTTTCCTTGAAATAATAGAGGAACAGACTCAAAACCAAAAGATTCAGCATAAGCAGCCATTTTATTATAATCAGTAATCCATTCACCATTAGCGAGAATACCGAAAATCATAATATGGTTCTTAGGGATACGACCATAAGTTAAAGCATTGTGACGATTCTTACGAAGATACTCTCCATAGAAGATAACATCTTCAGGAAGTCTATCTTTCAATTCTTGAACAACCATAACAGCGTTACGAAACATTTCAGGATGTTGTCCTAATTGAATCTCTTGAGAATTAGTTCTCATACGAACTTTACCATGAAGTTTACCAAAAGCAAACGTAGAGCCGTCGATTTTTTCGGTTATTTGTACATCAGAGTCAAAAACTCCTTCACTTTCTCTTGACCCCAATCTAGCAATATGAGGAAATCTATTAATCATCACGATACTCCTGTACATCCCTTATTATTTGGGAGAATATTCTTTTAAGTAAAACCCAATTTTTATGCACACTTGCAGGATTATCACGCATAAAATAACGTATTCTTGGGTGTGTATGTCTATTACAAACAATAGACCACATTATTCTTGTAATTAAAAATGAGTATTCTTTTAATATATTCATAAAAATACCAGGGGAAGGATTCGAACCATTCTTTTGATTTAAGATTACAGAGATAATCAAAGAGTCTCTACCGACTATCAAAAGTTCACAAAACAACTGGAAGCCGCTTCGTGTCTATCTATTACCTCTTGACCGCTTAGAAACTCCATCGCCCATTTACCCTATGAGCATCTCCTGGTGTATAATTATACCCCGTAGAGCGTTTTCAAAACAGTTTAATGATAATTTAATTTTTCCAATTTTTTCATTTTTAATGATTGTTCTGTAGACCAAAGTATCTTTTTATCTAAAAATTTAATCGACGTAATTTTGCTAGTTAAGGAATTTTGATAATACTTATCATTAAAACATAACGAATATAGAATTAAATTTAAAAAATTAGTTAATTTCATATTATGACCTCAATTACCTGAATATTTTGTCATAGCCATATTTTAATTCTTTCAATCTTATAGATAAAGAGGTCAACATTTTCTTATTTATTACTTTCATTCGAATAATTTTATCCTCAAGTCCAATGCTATTATTTGTCATAATATTTTCTGTCTTACAGAGAGAATATACAATCAAATTTAAAAAATTAGTTAGTGTCATAGCCTATTTATATGAGTAGGTGTATTATGGAAAATTTCTATCCATTCATGTAACATTAAATCTCTTTTTAAGAGATTAATTTTTTCCTTCGCTTTTATTACATCAAGAGGAACATATATATATTTATTTAACGCTTTATTGTAGTAAAGTTCTCTGGCTTCTGGAAATTCATTAGAACACTTGAATATTCCGCCAACTTCCCTCTGGATAATAATTCCTTGCCCCTTTATTGTTTTGTGCATTACTATAGCACCATCTGGATAAATCATAATCTTGAAAGATAAAGAGAGAAGATAATTTTTAATTTTATCTGCCATCTTCCAATCTTTATCATCTCTTGCAATAACTAATCTATCTAGATTATCTTCATATGTAAATCTTCTAATAATCATTTGTTTCCTCAAAATGGTACAAGCGTTCAGATTCGAACTGAAATCTCAGGAGGACACAACTCCGAATTTTATCCAATTAAACTACGCGAGCATAAATTACCAACGGTGGGTAACGCTCCCACTCTCCCAAGTCCACAACTTGATGTGCTAAGCTTTTACACTACGTCGGATTGATGGATAATATATACTTTAGAATAGAAATGAGATTTCTCTCTTCATTACTATTTAATTCGTGGCCGCTGTAGTTCCTTCGTTACCAACATTCTTGGTATTACAGGCAACTAAAGAGCCAAGACAGAAAAGAGCCACAAGACAAACAATAAAAATTCGCATATTAACCTCCTTTTTTTAGATATTCTAAATATTCCGATAATGATAAAAATTTAAAATTACCATGATAGATAAATGTATCGACAATTATCAATAAGAACTTATTAAAACTATTCATTTAAAAATTCAACTAGACCAGCAATCCATTCTTCAAAATTCGTTTCGTCATACTTCCATTTAGCATTTCCGCTACTCTTTACTTCTGGAGACCAATATACATTTGTTTCATCTCTCTTAAGTTTTTTACCTTTCTGAATAGCTAAACGTCCAGAATCTTCATCAATATACACATAAATCATTTTATTCTCCACTTAATCATAATATTTAATAATTTTTAAAAGAAATCCTTTTTCATCTAAAATTAAGTCATCTCTCATATCCCAAACTCTTTCTCTCGTAAAATAGGCAATAAGTGTTCTACCATCAGCACGGTCATTTCTAATTTCCATAGCAACATTATTGCCAGTTAAGAAATATTTTGGATAATTATCCCTAAATTGAGGTCTAATTCTATGAAATTCTTGTCCATCAGAATAAAACCCTTCATCTGCTTCAATACAATTAACAATATTGATAAATGCTCTTCCCAAATCATAACAAGCATCAGGTTGTTCATCATGTACATATCTATAAATATAATCTGCTACAAACATTAATGGTTCCTTTAATTTAAAAGATAGTTTCTATTAAAAAATAAAGCAGCGCGGATGGGGTTCGAACTTAAAATATGGGTAAAAATACTATTACTATGATACAACTCACTTGCACCCAATGTCAAAAAACTTTTGAAAGAAAACCTTCAGATGCAAATAAATATACCCATCATTTTTGTTCTTCTGATTGCTATAAATTATGGAAAGCAATCCCAGATAAATATTGCTTACAATGTAATAAACATTTTATTGCAACAGATAATAGACAAAAATTTTGTTCTCAATCTTGTTCTGGTACTCATACCAATTTAACTAGAACAACGGGTGTTCGTCCATTAGAAGGTAGGTGTTTTATTTGTGATACTCCAATCAGGTCTAATAGAAAATATTGTCCAGAATGTAGACCGCATAAAATAGCCATAATAAATAAACAAGATATAACCATCTCAGAGGTTCTTACTAGCAAAAATAAAAATGCTAGAATAAGAGAATTAGCAAGAGTATTAATTAAAAAAATGCAACTTCCAATGGTCTGTTCTTGTTGTGGATATTCTAATTATGTTGAAATTCATCATATTAAACCTATTCCAGAATTCGATATCAACGAATTACTTTCTGTTGTCAATTCTCCTACTAACTTAATGCTAGTTTGTCCTAACTGTCATTGGGAAGTCCATCATAATTTAAAAGAACCGATTCCAATTAAAAAGTAAATTACCCCGACGGAGAATCGCACTCCGACTCTAAGATTGAAGGTCTTATGTTCTTCTGTTAAACTACCGGGGCGAAATGGCTGGCACTAGCTTTAAGACGATGAACCGTCACCAGCACACATTATTATACCCAACACAGAGAAATTTCAAACGCCTCTTGTCCGACTTGCACAGACTTCTAAAATTTTGGAGATTCTTGTTTTACTATATAAACTAAAGAGACATATAATTTTATTTATTTTGACTAAATCGTATCAAAGATTCTAAATAATAAGATAACCCGAATATTAATCTACATTTACCAAAGCGAAAACATACTGATACAAGTTGTCGGTTGTTGTATTGTAAACGTCCACCATATCTATGATTAAATATTGTAACGACACACAACCTAAGAAATTGTTTTAACATAATTTGTTCCTATGAATTGCTTGTCTATACAGTATATTCCAAGATTCTTTTATTTTTTGTTGCCATGTATAATGATGAAGCCTATGTCTTTTACAAGTATAATACGCCTCTACGAAAGGTATTTCGTATTTTTGAGATTTGTGGAACATTTTTAAACAAACTAATTGTGTGAATATCATTTATTTGCCTTGATAATATGTAACATAGAAGATAAAGAGATAAAATGAAGCAATGCAAAATTTTGTCCAATCAAAGTATTCCTAGCTTTACTTATAATTATATCTCTAATTCTCTTTATTATATTCATAAATTGCACCATTATTGGGCATATTAGTATTTTAAAAAACTGGTGGTGAGAGACTCGAACTCCCATCTTTACCTTCAAAGGGTAAGGTCAGCTACCAATTAGACGAACCACCATTAATATTTATAACTCTGAAAATTCCTTAATGTGATTTTTAATCCAATCTAAATACCAAGATAAAGAATGAAGCTCCTTTAATACTTCATTTTTAACCCAGTATAATTTGTTTTTCATAGGCCAATCATCACTAATAACTCCTCCCCAAACAAAATAATTATAAGCCAATAAAAGAACATTTTCAAGATTATTTTTCAATACAATCTTCCTTAAACTTAGCTAACACTAATAATTCAGTAAGAGGCTCAACAATATGCGCCATTCTTAAATGTTTAAGAAGATATTGTTTTTCATCTATATCTTCATATTCTACTCCAACACTTGCATTAAAAAACCATAGTAAAGCACAATCAAAAATTCTTTTTAAAGACATTTATTTTCTCTTCTGATAATTTAAACATTCAGATAAAGAGGAAAAAAGCGCTTTGTGATGTTGTCTTACTCTTTTAAATGAAACCCATTCTAATTTTTCTTTAATATCAACCCCACGAAACCATCCATTTATACGAAAATAATATACAATTAAACTTAAAAAACTATTCATAATAAAACCTCTTTATGGTGGGAGAGGTAGGATTCGCACCTACTCACCCCGAAGGGAACAGATTTACAGTCTGTCTTGGCTCTCTAACTCCAACGCTCTCCCATAAATAGTTCGGGAATCAACAAATTTAAAATGGTTGGCCCGAAGGAAATCGAATCCCCAACATCTGCGTGTAAAGCAGAAGTTTTACCATTAAACTACAGGCCATTATTGGAGACCAAAAGTAGAATCGAACTACTGTCTATTCTTTTGCAGAGAATCGTAATTACCACTATACGATAAGGTCATTCTTTCCTAATTTTTTCAAAATCACCACAAATTAATTCTTCCAAAATAATAACTTCATACTCAACATTTAGTTTATTGCAAACTGCTTGTGCTTCATCTGAAGAGACAAAAACTCTTACATCTTGCTCTTCAAGAGTTTCTTGGTCTCTTTGTCTAACTACAATCACTTCCATAATTATATACCTCTTTATTATTAATCATTTATATTTCCAAATCAGCATTTTCTGGATATCTCTTTAACTTTATACGCACAGACATACCTAAAAATACGGGATACCAAACATCAGTTCCAATCTCCCTTGTCCAATCATACCTATATTCTATACCAGGATTATTTTGGCATAACTCTTCCAGTTGTTCAAAGTTCCAGTTGTTCAAAGAATGCACTATGTAAGGCATTGCTTGGGTCATATTTAGGGTCTGTTATCTTCATTGTTTATCCTAAAATAAATGGCGGAAGAGAGAGGTCACGCTCCCCAAACGCTTTTACACGTCCCTTTCGCTTTCAAGGCGAAGCCAGCGCGCTTGTATGGTTCCTCTTCCATTTTTTAAATCCATAATACCAAATAGGAAAAATTTCTTTTCTCTTAATTGCTGCTCTTCCCATCTTTAAATTACGAAAAGTCTTTTTTATTGATTCAGAATACCCCATATGTCCTTCGCTATAAAAGTTACCATCCTCATAATAAGTCCTTATATATTTATCAAAATCTCTATTCCATAAATAAGATGCTTTATAACATATCATTTTTCTTACTATTTGTATATCCATATTATTAAATTGGTGGACAATATCAGAGTCGAACTGATAATTTCTGCTTGCAGGGCAGATGTTTTACCATTAGCACTAATCGCCCATATTTACTACCTTAAATATTTAATTTCAAACTAAAAAGCCTATGTATAATTCTTGTTATACTCATTATGGTTCCGTTAAGGCATACCTCATCTCCATCCCACGGAACTCACAGGAGGCATCTTAGGTATTTCAAATTGTGGGAGCGTGCTCATTACACCAAATTGATGCCCGTAGGACTTACCATATCTATAAGAGTGACACTCATTGAGTATAAAATTGATACCTCAAAATGAGACTTATAGACCTCTCCCGTAAACTCTAAATTGGAGCGGATACAGAGGCTCTAACTCTGACGAAGGCGTTGGAAGCGCCCCATGCTGACATTGACATCATACCCGCATAACTCATTATACCCGTTCTAGGAGGTTTTAAACAGAGAAACGCACATACACCTATAGAGATTAGTTTAAATTTCCCAAACACCTGATAATTTAACTTCTTCCCAAATATTTGATAAGCTATTAATAAAAGTGAAATTTGAATTTTTACTTAAGTCATATATATCGTATAAATCAAATATTTTATGTATATTATTACCTTGGTGTGTAGACATTATACATATTATTAAAATAATTAATCTAAATTTCATCTTTTACTCTTTCTCTCTTCCTTTATTATTTTCCAAACGTTTACTAAGCCACTAGAAAAACTTATATCCGGATTTTTACTAAGATTATATAAGTCATTACGATAAACTTTCAATCTATCCATATACATTAAACCCATTATCACAGCAATTAATTTCAATCTCATTTAATTGATTCCTTATAACGATTTATCTCAGACATCTTTTTAAACGATTAAGTAGTTCAGACAATGGTAATTCTAAATCTGTAGACATAAAAATAGTATAAGCCTTATAATGCTCTCTAAGAGAAAGATGTTGTGAATGATAAGTTCTTAATAAAATAACCGTAGCAATTAGTTTAAAAATCATATTTGCACACTATAAGAATAAAAGTTCTTGCACTTAATTTCTCCCCAATAAAGAGACAAAGACTTAATTGTTCTCATTCCCATTGAACGATGGTCTAACTCTTGGTTAATCTTCTTTAAATCAAAGAATGTTAAGCTAAATCCCCTATTTGATTTAACATGATGTAACAACATAATTTTAAATGCTATTAATTGTATCTTCACTTTTTTAAATATCTCCATAATGTTGATAATGGATTAACCATCCCACACTGAGTCTGAGAAAGAAATTTTTCTTCAGGAGTTATATTAAAATATTTTTTCCAGAACAACCTATTAATCATAAAAGCTATTATTCGTATTTTCATTTAAACGCTCTATTTCTAGACACACTTTTCTTCTCATTTTTCATACATCTAAGAACATCACTTAATTTTAGAGGATATCTGCTCTTATATTTATTATTAAATATAAGCTTAGGATATAATACTCTCCACTCTCTTATATTATAATTAAATTTACGATAAGGATTGAATTTCTTCATATGTAAAATAGTGCTAATTAAATGCAAAAATAATGTCATGATTTTATCGACCTAATAAAGATGTCAAAATAAACTGATAATGCATGATTAAAAAATGGTTTACGCAAACAATAATAAGGATAATAATCATTAAATTCTAAACCAAATGTTCTGTAATCTCTAATTTTAAGACTGATTAATTTAATAAAAAACATCATTTTATTACCTTATTTAGAGTTCAAAAGCCCCCAAATTGACTTGCACAATTCTCTGAACTTTACAGGAGTCCCGCGTCGCTATCTACGCTTTAAGGGCGCATAAAAAAATGGCGGATGGTGATAGAATCAAACTATCCTATAACAAGTTAACAGCTTGTCTCGCTCTCAGAGTGATAACCATCCTTGATATTTTATATGCTATAGATTTATGGAAACATTAACACCTTTCAGTAAACATAACACTCTCCAGTAAAGAGATAAAGAAGAAGGAGATATTCCTGATTCTCGTTTTATCTTAATATAGATAGAAGATTTTATATACCATAATATACTATACATTTCTTTGTATTCTCCAGTGTTATAGAAGCTTTTTTAGCTCTTCTAACATTCTTGTCATAGATAAAAATGTTGTTCCTGAAACATAATTTAAAGCCATACATTTTTTATCAAAGAAATTTAAATGGCAAATTTCTTTCCACGTTCCTAGTGTCATTTCAACAGCAATAAACCTGGGAAATAAAAATTTCATTCTACACTCCGCTTATAATTTATACTTCTATGTTCAAGCTGTGACCAAATATGAGTTAAATTATTACCTGAGCAAAGATTCATAGATTTATGATATTTAAGGTAAAAGTTACGTATATCAAATTCATATCCTAAATAATGGTCTGCCATAGCCGTAATAATAAGAGCAATTAATTTAACATCCATTTATTGTGTACCTTCTTTTCTCTTTGTTGCTTTCCATATTTTTGATAAAGGAACCACATTATTATGAGAAATCATCATAAATTTTATACAATCTACTTTGTCACCAAGAGGAATAGATGGAAATCTTGGAAATATTCTACGACTATTACATGCAAAAATTTCATAAACAATCAATTGAATTTTCATTTATATTACTTTCCTCGCTCATAATTATCAATTTATCACTTGGAATAAACTGTGAAAGAAATTCTCTTTTAGAAATATAACCCTTACATACACCATTACATTTAACACATGAACGTCCATCTGTAGTATTTCTACGATTATGCTCTAAATAACATAATCCACCTTCTATCCACCAACAAGATTTCTCCATAATTATCTCCTAATTTAAAATAAATGCCCAGGACGGGAATCGAACCCGTAAGACCGAAGCCGAGGGATTTTCATACCACCATAGATTTCTCTACCTGTTAAGTTTGGGGTCTGGACTCTATCTTCATCCGTTCTGGATGGTCGCTGTATAGTCTCTACACACTTCTCTTATTAGAGTTTGGCTCGGTATTGCCATATCTTTTGACTTAGGTTTCACCGAATTAGGCGACATCCATATATAAATTCCTTTATATACGCTCAATTTTATGTAAGTCCCTTGTGTTTGCCAATTTCACCACCTGGGCATTGTTATTAATAATTTGCAAACAATTTTCAATGAACAAATTTTAAAAATAAAACAGTCCCTACGAGTGCTGCCCTCGCTATCTTTGCCGTGACAAGGCAATGTTTCTGCTGCTAAACTAAGAGACTACGAAAACTCGATAATTTACAATCCACTCTGCCCTCTTATAAGAGGGTTAACAACCATAGCAGAATTTCTGAGATATATCGAGATAAAAGACCCAGGTGGTCGGCATTTAGTATGGGAAACTTTCCTAAGCACTTAGGATAGTTGTCCGTTACAAGACACTAACTAAGCCTTCTGGGTGCTGTTAGTCTTATTTTACCCACTTTCGCAGGTTCCTAAACACAGGAGCAAAAACCGCCAAGTAACACTCTTGGCGGCATCTAACTTCTCTAAGCTATTTTACCACCCCAGGCTGCCCTGTGCGATATTCTTAACCTTTCAATTAAGACGTAGTTATTTAATTTACCCTACTTCGGAAGTTTCTACCACAGGAGCAGGCTTAGCAAAATCAGCAAGAGTAAGACCATTACTCTTCATGCGTTGATATGCATTGACACCTTTTGATAGGTTATCTTTAGCAGTCCTAAGCATATTAATTGTAGTCTTGCCCAATACAGTTAGAGCATCCTCGGAACTAATCAAAGACTCAAGAGCCTCTGAATAAGCATTGAAAAGGACAACCTGATTATCATCCGCCGGAATCTTCATTAAGCGCCCACGAGGTGATAGACCACAAGCCAACTTTGCTTGAATCCTCTTATCCGATGCTTCGTTAATTGCTACGCCTTCAACAATGTTTCCATTAGCATCACGAAATTTTGCCATTTTAACACCAACCTAAATAATTTTACGATATAGACGGGATTTCCTGTTCAATGTATTATTCCCAATATTACTGATGCTCAAACATCTTTTCAGTTAAATATGGGTAAAATAAACTGGACAATGACGAAATCCAATTGTAGAATGCCTCAGTTCGCCCTTCGTCAGGCTGTCCGCTGGGGCAATTTTATTTTAGGACAAAACAATGACGGAAGAAACAAAACAAAAACTAAGAGACAAAGCAAGAAAACGCATAAGTACTCCAGAAGGTAGAGCACAATTATTATTCGCTAGTCAAAAATCAGCAGCACTTCGTAGAGGAAAATCAAAACAAGATAAAAATTTATCATATAAAACCTGTTCTCAATGTAAAGAAACTAAAAATAAAATAGAGTTTTATACAGACATAACGCATTATGATGGTTACGCTTCGAGATGTAAAAAATGTTTTAGTGAAACTTGCAAAACTAATACCGAATTTGTTAGAACTCTCAAAATTAAATGCTGTTTATGTGGATATAATAATTCTTTAGCCTTAATATTCCATCATCTCGATTATAATGATAAAGATTACGGTATTTCAACTTTAAGAAATTGTAAAAAAGAAAGAATTATAGAAGAAGCCAGTAAATGTGTTGTATTATGCTCCAATTGCCACGAAACTTGGCACGCTATCTATGGTAATAGAAACTTTCCTAACTTCAATGATACAATAGACGAAATGAAAAAACTACTTAATCTTTAATTATACCCCTGGTGAAGAGCGACGAAACAAATATCTGGTAAAATTTAGGTTATCTCTTCCTAAGTACCCATGCATCAGTAAGGTTCATTTTCATAACACAAGGTGAAATATACGGTGTTCTTATGCAAAAAAATATGTAAATAAGAAATTTCCATTTAGTTGGGCCTACTGTCATTTAGATTTCATCTTGTTTAAACAAGCAGTTAACGTAAACAAGCTCCAACAATTTATACGTAGACACCTTATATATAATCTAATTTTTCTTACAAAACTTAATTTATGTAATCTTTGCGTAATAAACTCCATTTTTCCTTTAAACTTTTTTTAGCATTATACATCGGTAAAAATCTATATTTACTATTAGTCTTTAATCCTATACAAATATATGCTTGAAACGATATTCTCCAATGACCAAATAGATTTAGATAAAACGGCCTATCTTCTATATAATATCTATTCATCATATTTTTATAGCTCTTATCTTTTTTATTATAATCTTTTTTACACTTATGTATCTTAAGAACCTCATCTATAGTTACCTCAAACCATTATATTTTAATTGTCTCCAAATATTATGCAAACCAAAAAGATGCTGCGGAGATTTGTTTCTAAGATATAATATTCTTCTCATATTCCATTTAATTGTAAACGTAAAATTCCAACGATAATTAATTAATATATTGCTAATAAAATGATGACGAGAATAAAATGTTGTTCTTATATATTTATCCATATAATTTACTTAAAGATTTCCTCTGAATATTTAATCAATTCATCCCACCATTTAGAATATGTATAATCAAGTACATTAATTCTCATTATAAATCTTCTGTGTATACCAGCTCGTACTTGTTCCCAAATAAGATTAACAAATTTCCACTCTTCTATGGCGTCATCTTTCCAAAAACTCATTCTAACTCTTTAATTTTATCTAAAATATCTTTCTCTTTAAGAATTTTTATACCTTCTTCTATTTCTTGTTGATAGTGAATTTCTTTATGACAAGTAGGACATATAACTAAAAGATTCTCTGGGATATTGTCTCTAGGATTAAAATTATTATGATGAATTTCGAGAATTTCAGGATATTTATTATATCCACAAATAGAACAACAGGGATGAGACTTTCTCAATTCTCTTTTTTTATTTATACTAAGTGTTCTATTTTTCATTTTTAATCTCTTTATTATAACTATTTATCTATATTGTACTTTTTAAATGTTTGATGTATGTCAGTCAAATCTGGTCGTAAATTTAAATACGATGGATGTCTTAACGCTCCTGTTTCAAACATTCTTTCAGCACTTACTTCTACTACTTTTCCAATATATTCTGTTTTATTTTGATAAAAAGCAAAACGCTCAATATCAGTTAGTCCAGAACATTTAGTAACAAAAACTAGTTTACCATCCTTATTATATAAACCTAATCGAAGAGCAGCAATACCTTTATCTTGATATTTAGGTGATTTAGAATCTTCAAATCCTACAATAACAAAATCGTAGGTATAAGACCCCTTTACCTTTCCCCAAGTCGAGCCGTCATAAGACTTAGTTCTATCTTTTATTACTAATCCTTCATAACCTAGTTGTTTAGATTGAGCAAGTAAAGAGTCAAGAGCAAAGGAGCTACATGATTGTGCTAAAACGGGAGCTACAGTCACAAAATATGAATTCATATTAGCAGCTATTAGCTCAGCCGTAAGTCTCCTAGTTAGTTGAGAATGACCTCTCATATCTAAATTATTATGACAAAGAGCGTCAAAAATATAATAAGTAGGTTTACCTAATGTTAATAACTTTTTTTTAGCTTGTTCTGGTGAAGAACCAAATACTCTCATTACATCTTTGCTAGATTTACCTGGATATGCTAATTCTCCATCTACAACTATTCCGTCAGGAACCTGAATATAATCAAAAACATCAGCATAATTAACATAAACACCATTTACTTTATTGCGACTATGCATAAATCTTTGTCCGTTAAGATTACCTATCATAGCTCTAACACCATCTACCTTAGCCTCTACAACATTATTTTGTGTTTTGCATAAATCAAATACATTGCCACTTATTGCTTCTGTTTCAAAATCTGAAATATTCATTTTTTATCCTTTAATAATATTAATCACTGTTACTGGAATACCCTTCTTGTTTGCTAATTCTATCGAATGTTGAGTTCCTTTACTTTCTCCATCCCAAAACGCAATTAATTCCTCTGCATTATCTACAATTTGTTGATTTCTAATAAATCCTGCTGATTTTTTAAATTTATTCCAATTAGCATACCAAATTAAAATTGGTATAGAATAGAGTTTTGCAAATTTTTCAGCCATTGTATCTGAACCATTAGCTCCTCCACTAATAAACATTACTTCATCATCTTGAATAATTTCCAACATTGTTTTTCTGAATTCTATCCAATCTTGAGGAGTATCATAACTTCTGCTTCCTACAACCGCTATTTTTCTCATAATCTCTTAATAATTTCCTCGCAAAAATATTTCATAGCCTCTTTAGATACTTGAATAGATTGGACAGGAGAGCCATCTTCTGCAATACTTTCAAGCACAACACCATCAGGTAAAATACTAATTTCTATAAAATTATTCTCATTCTCTATATCTCCTACATTAGTACAGTATACCTCTCCTTTAGGTGTTTCAAGAGAATAATGTCTAGTCTCAATAATAGTATTATCAAACTCTTCTGAAGAAATTGTCTCACTAATACTCGTCATATAAACTCCTATATATTACCTTTTAATAATGCAGCTTCCTTTTTCGCTAAAGCCTCTTGTCTTTTCTGTATTTTGTCTAATTCTTTTAGAATATTTATCTTTTCAGTTGCGGCTTTTTGAGCTTCTAGATTCTTTTTATATTCTGCTCTTTTCTCTTTATAAATTTTAATATTAGCAGCATTAGCCTTCTCCCATTCCTTATAAACTTTTAAATCATCTTGATACTTAGATTGTCTAGCAGCAAACTCTTCATCTGTTTCTTGACAATTATAAGTAGCTACGACACTATCATAATAAGAATCATCTATAATTGCTTTAAGCTTAACATCACTAAAATTACATCCTTTAAAATAATCAACTGCTTCTTGTAAATTATGCACTTCTATCTCTTTTGTAACTTTAATTTTGTTTTTTGGTGCAACTGGAACACGTTTCATTTTAAACATGTGTAATCTCCTAATTTATTATTTATTTTTAATCTTTTTTGCTAACAGTAAATCTAATTCTCTTAACACCATATCTTCTTGCGCTTCAGATGTATCCTTATTATAATTTTTAAATTCATTTATTAACTCTAGTTTTGTTAAATGCCCTGGAATAACTTTACTCCTACGATTATTAGAAATCGAATTCTTTTGATATAAGACAGTGATAGGTTTATCACTTGACATCCAGGGCTTTTCCCTCATCCTAATGTTTCCATAATCATCTTTCCAGCCAAATCCATAACTATAAGAAGTCCAACGACCAAACAAATTTCCATAAATTGTTTTAAAAAACTCTGTTATCATATAATTCTCCACTTAATTAGCCATTTCACTTTCGCTTCTTCTTTTCGTTGTATCATCCATATATCTGTGAGATTCATCATCTCTAAACTAGTTTCCATTTTAAATTCTCTCCAGAAACACAACCTTCCAAAAGTTGAACATTCTTCTAAAGTTCTACCAGTTTTGATGACAAGTCTATTTAAAATTTCGTCTTTTTCTTCATCTGTAGGTTCTATCCATAAACCTTGTGAACCTATTTTTATAGACATGTAATAAGTACCCAAATAATAGAAATAACTACGAAAGCAACAAATAATATAATAAAACAAAAAAGGATTTTCCAATCTTTTCTTGTTTCTTCCATAATATATTTGATTTCTTTCTCTCGACAGACAGAACACTTATATTTACTATGATGGAGAATACAAGTCTCCTCTTTACCACAATCGTTACAAATCTTTGTTACAATTTCTACATCATCTTCTAAATTAGGCATTATATCACTTCCGAACGAGTAATAATTACTCCAGCTTTTTCCATCTCTTCAATAGAAGATAAAGAGCCTTGAAGAGAAACACCTTTGCAAACATCAGTTAAAAGATATGTTTTAAATCCGCTTTCAACACTATGTAGAGCAGATGCTTTAACACAATAATCTAATGCTACACCAACAATATAAACTTCATCAACACCTTTCTCTGTTAACCAATTTTTTAATCCAGTATCATGACCACCATCATCTTTAAAAGCAGAATAACTATCACATTCTGGGCGTTCACCTTTCTTAATATTGAAACTTACATAAGGCAAAACATTTGATTTAAACTTATATGAGAAATCTTCTCCCCAAGAATTTTTGACACAATGACGCGGCCATTGACCTCCATTCTCTTCAAAAGAACAATGGTTATATGGGTGAGAATCTTGGGTAGTTACTACTAGTCCATTTTTATAAAATTCTCTAGCCAACTCTGTTATAAGAGATAACATTGCTCCTGCCCTCTTTATCGCTAGAGAGCCTTCGATAAAATCTGTTTGAAAATCAATAATCAATAGTGCTCTCATTTTAGCGTCCTCCACTATAAATACGTTTTAATATTATTTTATGTGCCAAAATAATAGGATTAACCACAACTTGATAATTATCTAAACTACGTCCTTCTAGTGTCATTAACATATTTGTCCTTCGTGAATAATTGCACAGATTCTTAGCCTTTTGAAACGAACTACAATATTTATCATCTTTGAACCAATCAGAAGTTACTTGTAAATCATCAGCTTTTCCTTCTCCAATAAAACAATCACCATTAGGAGTAATATAATCAAAAAGTGGATAATCTGAAATTTGTCTGTTTTTAACTCTCCAAGTTACTAAATTACCTGGATAACTTTCTTTCCCATCTTCTGAGAATTTACAAATATATGTTCGCATAGATTCACACATTTTGTAAACTCCACCCACTCTTTCTGGGTCAACTAACTTAGTTCCAATTCCATATTTATCAATTGTTGCTCCACAAGACTCTAAATGTTGAACAGAATGTTCATCCATATCTCCAGAAACAATAACATCTACATGTACATGTGCTTCTGCTGCAACCATCTTAATATAACGAGACCACTTAACAAAATCTCCACTATCTAAACGAATACCACATGAATAACCAAAGTCTTTTGCTACATCAATAGCATCATGAATACCTGTGTGAATATCATATGTATCCACTAAAAACACAGGGTCTTTAGGATAAATTTCTGCCCATTTCTTAAAGGCTGTTTTTTGGTCATGCCAAAATTCAATCCATGAATGAGACATTGTTCCAGATAATGTTGCTCCATACATGTCGGAAGCTAAACAGTTAGCTGTTGAAGAAGCGCCACCAATTAATGCAGCACGACTAGCTTGAAGAGGAGAAAAAAATCCCTTACATCTTCTTGTACCAAATTCAGCAAAAGGTTTCATTGTAACATTGCTAATATGGAATGCCTTGGTGCATACCGCACTTTCATAATTAATGCTATTAATAATTAAATCTTCTAACAAGCGACATTTAACAACAGAGCCTTTTACTGTCATCAAAGGTTCATAAGCAAAGACAAAATCACCTTCTCTGGCACTCTTAATCTCTAAATCATTAAATGAAAGAGTATATAAATAACGATGAAATTTGCTGTCATAAATTCCTTGTTGTTTACATATTCTAGTCCAAAAATCTCTTCTCTGTGGAATAGAACTCTTTTTATACGCAGAAAGGAAGTCAAATACAGTTTGACTTCCACACATAATAATATAATTATGTCCAAAAGGAGCTTGACGATAATGAAAATTAAAGACTGTTATCTCATTTTGTAAATTCTTCTTCCAATACGCATAAGCTTCGCTAATAGAATACCAGTCATTTATTCCAATAATCGGAAATTCTTGAAAAATCGATTGCGTTCTCATAATTAACTCCTAGTTGTTGACTACCATATTATACCCTTATAGCCAAGTTTCAAACATGGTCAATAATAGCCTTAGTTGCTAATTTTTCTTCTATCAAATCTTGCTTGACGTTAATTTCTTTTTGTACAAGTATTATCTTATTTACTGTAGCTTCTGTTTTATCAATAAATTTCTTTGCTCTTCAACTTGTTTTAATTCTTTCTCTTTTTCTAAAAGACGTTTAACAAAAGGGTCTACAGGTTTAAGGGATTTAAATAAATTTCCCGCTAAAGATTTAGCATTAAAATAACTAATAAATAATAATGTTAAAGGCCAAGTAAGCCAAGACAAAGACACTTCATAATCTTGTATACACATATTCCGATTAACCATTGAATTCTAAAATATTTGTAAAAAAAATGTTCCATTAATATCTCTCATTAATCATATTAATTTCTTTTTGTGAATAAAACTCTAGTCCCTTCCAAGGATTATTAACATTCATTATTCCTTGGCTATCATTACTATGTATCATTCCCATAGCATGTCCATACTCATGAAGAAATACAGATTGAAATACAGTAGGATATCCTCCATTATCTTCTAGAATATAGCTATTCATCCAAATAGTTACTGAATTGATTTCTGCTCCTTTTACTTTCATGTCAGTCCTACCACCAATATTATCTTCCGCTGTTGGCGAAGATGAAGAGCTTTTTGTCCATGCTCCTTGATAAGACTTAATTTCAATATTAGGAGATTTATCGCTTATATTATATTTAAAATCTAAATGATTAGTTTTTTCAAGAGCTGAAGTAATTAACTCTATTTCTTGGATAGAGCAACCACTAAATTTTATATTAACAGGTTGAGTTATCCAATGATAACCAAAACTAGTATTTGATTGGGTTTTTGTACAACCTATCATTAATATTACTAACAATAAATATATGTATCTCATTTTATATTCCTCTTACATGTTGTGCTTTAAAATTAAATTTAGAAGAGATAATATCATTCAAATCATATACCATAAAATTAGTTGGATATAATTGAGGATACAAATAAACCATTTTTTTCCATACTAAATTTATGTCACAATTTGTATGACTAGATGGTAAAAATAAAGCTCTTCTACTTTGTTTAGTTTGTTGTTGTATCAAAAATTGTCTTTTTTTAAAAAAGGATATATTAGTCTCTAAAAGAAACATTTGTTCATAATGAGTATATTTATCATAACCATCATATTTTTGACAATGATTAATAATTGATTTAAAAAGCTTTATTCTTGTTGTAAGAAGAAAGCATTTAAAATACTCACATTCTTCTAATAACATTCATTTATCTCCAACAAATTGTCACACACAGGACATTTTATCGTATATTCTATTTTATAACCAATCGTTATTCCATATCCAGAAAGTTGAATATCTTCCTGTTTCATTGTTATAATTTTCCAAGCATAATCTCTTATTTGAGACTTACATTTAGGACAATCAACTACTTTAAACATCTAAATCAACCTCTACTGAGGTACTATTAATAGTACCAAAACCAAAATGTGTATAAATAAAACTCTTTGTGAAATTCCTTGCATCAGTTATTAAATAAACATCCACAACTTTTCCTTCAATCTTATATTTACCTATTGCTACAAATCCACGTTGTAAAATAGAGTTCATTGGTTGTGATATAAATAGAGAAGATTTTTTTATTCTATCCACATCAGAGAGGATTAATGCCAATACAAATGTGTCATAATGATATGGTAGTAATTTTTCTGCATATTTAATAGCACTGTCAATAGGTGCTACTTGGTTAATCAACACCATCATTCCCATTTCCTTTGCAATATACGATATTCAGACGTATCCTTTAATAGTTTACGAAGGTGTGTTATTTTACGTCTTATATAATCCATACTTAATCCCAATTCATCTTGCATCTCTTTAGTTGTTAAGTCTTTTTCTAGAAGTAATAAGATTTTATTTTCTGTTTTAGTTAAAAAAGGAGATATAGCCTTGAGAGATGAAGAGAATAATAAGTTTGTATCAAAATCGTTAGAAACTTCGTTTCTATATATTGTAATAGCATGACTAGTAATAGCATCATTTCTTTTCTTATTTTGAAAAAAATTAGAAATAACACTATTTGCAGCAAAATATAAAAGAGCTTGAACTCCCTCTTGAATACCCTTCTTTTCCATATGATTCATACTTTTGATAAAAGCTTCGTGAGTTAAATCCTCAGCATCTTCTATATTATGAACTTTTTTATATATATGAAAGTATATTTGATTTCTATATTTATTATATATATCATTATACTGTTTTTGAAATTCCACGATATATTAACCTACCTTCGAGATGGTCGTATTCATGTTGAATAATTGCGCTCTGTAAATAATAATAAGAATGTATAATAGATTCGCCTGATTCTTGGATATATTTGATTGTATAAGTTAGAGAACGAACTGCATTAAATGTGTCCCCTGGTAATGAAAGACACCCCTCGGAATGAAGAAACTTCTTTTTTGTACTAAAAGAAATAACTTCTGGATTAATATAAATTTCAATATCACTATTTGGCAAAAATTGTGTTACAAAAACTCTTGCATTTTCTCCTATTTGAGGAGCAGAAAGACCAAGTGAATTAAAACTCTCTTTGTTAATTTCAGCTAATTTTTCTCTTAACTTAAGACCAATCTTTAAAGATTCTTCAAAACTCAATGTATCACAAGGCTTATGAAGAATAGGGTTTTCGCTTGTTAAAATTTCCATATTTAAATCCTCGCTAGATGCGAAGGGAAGGGTAAGACCCTTCCCTTCAATTTTAGATTAATCTTCCTTCTTCTCGCCTTCATCAATTGGAGGAGCCTCGCCGCGTGACATAGCTTCGATACGCTTGACTAGCTTGACTAACTCACCTTCTTCTTTCCGGTAGAGCTTGTCAAAATCACTCTTAATCTTAGCCAAGGACTTAGCGCGAGTAATAGCATCCTTAAAAAGGACAATCGCCTTAGCCTTAATCTCGGCATCCCGCTCTTCACGAACAGTCTTTAAAACTTCGTCAAAGACTCCACTTGTACCTGCACGAACATCGGCTTGAGCGTCCTTACTCGCATCAAAACCAATAATACTGTTCAACGTATCTAACGCTGTCTTCTTAACTTCATCTGCCATAATATTACTCCGAAAATAATTTAACAATATTGTTACCTAGTTTATGTGCTTCACCAATAGAAGCTTCATATTGAACAATCATATTCTCTAGTTGTTCTATACCTTTATCAATAAACCTCAACTCTTCGCCCATAAAGAGCAAGTCTGAAATTTCATCTCTAAGCTCTTGATTAATCTCTTCTCCAGAAAAAATTGAATTACCTATTGTAATTGCATCCAATTTAAATTTAGGTCTGCTACCATGAACTATCCAATTATTTCTATCACAAAGAATATTAATCCCAATACATACTTCTAATGCAAGAACCATATCATCAGGTTCTAGTCTTGAACGTATCTGGTTACGAAGATAAGAAAAAAATACCCCTAAAATATCATGCATATATGCTGACTTTTTATATCGAGCATGAAGAAGTGTTTTACTCCAAGACCTATCTATACACTCAATGATAGCTTCTAAAGTTTCTTTTCTTTCTGGAAAATAATCTTTCTTCATTGATTGTTTAGTTTTTACTCTCTCTTTATATATCATAATTTATTCCGCAAAAAGAGCAACTATATTAGAACCAATTGTTTCTACAGAAGAAATACAAGTAGAATAACGACTTAATAGTTCTATCAATTCACTTTCAGCATTTGTAATATTCTGTAAACCTTGTTCAATTATAACTACTTCTGGGTCTTTAAGAGTCTTTTCTGGAGCCATAACTTTATCTAATTCAGTCATCTTGTTTTCTTCCTTTATAGTTTTTGTTCTACCAAGATACATCGGCATTTCTTGACCTTCCTTGTAATCTCTTACTATCATTATAGTAATAGCATCAGTATCCATACAATTAAAATTATGCTCTCCAATATTAAAAGTTTGAGCCTTATACAGAGGAACAGTATGGTACAAATCCCAATATGAACTTGCACAAAAATTTCTAACATCTTTATAAATGGATTCTGGAATTGTCTTACCATATTGATTTCTTAAATCATTAATGATACCTTGTGCAAGCCAAGAACAAAATGTAGTTATATCTTTTTCTGAATTATGCTTATAAATCCACACTTGGTAAGTATGAGCCATATTCTCTGCAATTGTTGTAAGTATTAATTCTCTAGTTAAAAACATAATTAATCCTCTAATGAGCTTGGAGCATAATCTCCTATTACTGAAGTTGGCACACAATCTTTAATTTGTTCTGTTTCCTTCAATAAAGAGATAACTATAATATCTCCTTCTTCTAAAGGAGATTTTGTTTTAATGGCAAATACTCCATCTAAACAAACGCATTCTGCGGCATAATAAGTTTGAGAAGTAAAACCAATACCTTCTTTAATTCTCTTAACTCCTCTAACTTGTCCCTCTTCTAAAACAGATGCTTCAAATATTTTACTCACTAATCACCTCATACTCTGGCTTATTGACAATATAATCTACATAAACAACATCTATATATCTCAAGTTAAATTCATCACGCCAACTTATTAAACAAGCTTTTTGTTTCTCACTATCCCATATTTCTTCAATTTTAATCTTGCCTCTCCATCCTATAACATCTTGCATTTCTGGTGATAAATAATTGTTCCAAACTAAAGTGCCACCACGAACAAACTTAACAGGAATACTATGAATCTTTCCATTCCCAATTTCAGTAACTGGAATATATACAAATTTAGGTTCTCTATCAACATATGTTAACTCAACATTTATAGGAGCATTTCTACTCTCTCTTTGCATCTGCATCATATCTATTCTTTCTTGAGCAATAATTCTGTTTGTTTCTGCTTCTAGACGAATAGCCTCTAAATAATCTGGGTCATTAAAATCTGGATGAAATTGTATTTTTCCATCTTGTGATGCATTCTTCTTGGTCTTAGTTGGTATTATAGTACGCTCTCTTCGAAATGATACAGATTTATCAGGTAAATCCTCAAAAGTTAGATTAACTAATGACTCTAAAACCTCTTCATTACTTAGTTCTCTGTTTTTAGTTAATGACAATTGTGACATACTATCTCCTAATAATGAGGAAGGCAGGACTCGAACCTGCAATCGAGGTGGTTTTCCTCTCTCCCGTCTCAGGGGAGTGGCTATGCCAATTCGCCTACTTCCTCTTTATCTTAATACCACGACTTAACATTATATATTGCTCTTCAGGTTCTCCCTCTGGAACTTTATCATAACGATAAAAAAGCCAATTCCACAACTTTATAATCAATTTCTTTAACCACATCTCACACCTAATTTAAATTGGTAGACGAGGTGAGATTCGAACTCACAAGAGGTTTATCCCCACAGATTTTTGAGAACTGCGCGTTTACCAGTTTCGCCACTCGTCCATTACTTTCTTATATATTTACCAGCAATATATAATCCTAATTTACCTAAATACTTTCTAACTGCCGCTTCTGTAACATTAAAAAGAAATCCAATCTGTGTACAAGACAATCCTTTATATAATAATTTCTTTAAAATTACTTCATCGGGTAATATTCTTTGAAATTTTTCAATAGATACTTGTCTTAGACTATTAGATTCTATAATCTTCTTTTCTCTGACCTTTCTAACACCTTTGTTGACATTCTTACCACAATATGTATCAGTCTTAGCATGACAATTAGGACACAACAATTGAAGATTTTCAATTCTGTTATCATCCCTAATCCCATTAATATGATGCAATTGCAATGGAATTGGTTCTTCTAACCACTCTTCCAAATGACAATTCTCACATTGATAAACCTTAAGTCCTTCTTTGATTAATCTTAGTCTTAAAGTAGAAGTATGCTTATAGGTCGAATTTTTGATTAATATAGACTCTATAGGAAATGTCTGTTTTAAATGTAATTGTTTTAATGATTCATCCGAACAACATTGCTTACGATGAAAATGAGATATATCTAATTGTAGTCTTTTAATATGATTTTTAATCAAAGCAGCACTTCCACCAGCAATAACCAAGCCTAATTTTAATGTTACCTCTGCAATTGAAATAGAAGATTTAACAATCTCTGTCAATTGTTCGTCAGTCCAAGTCCTTTTCTGAGCCATGTTGTATGTTCCTTAAAATATAACATACAACTATTTTACCCATATATTTTGACTTCTGCCAATATTTAAAATGACCGCGAGAGGAGTCGAACCTCCAAGCACCGGCAAAAGTGCCACAACATTCTAAGTGTTGCGTGTATCCCGTTCCACCACACGGCCATTATACTTCATTATACCCATTGCTACGAGATTTTAAACACGTTTCTCTAATCTATCTTCTGCGTTCTTAATTAATTCTTTGACTTTCTTTTCTACTTTAACAAGTCTATCTGCTATCACATAAACAATCAAACAAAGAAGTATAAAATTTAAATAAAACATTGCTTCAAACATCTAAATCTCCTTCATAAACATAAACCTTTTGTAAAACATGAAGAGGAACTGTAAATTCTTCTTTAAGTTTTAAGACCCTTCTTTCATATTCTTCCGAATATTCTCTTTGTCTTTTATTATCTTGGATGTCTTCTATCACGTCCTTTATGTGACAAATAATATAAGCAGTAAATACCACCATACAAAGAAGAATAAAATCTACTAGAAAATATTCATACGTCTATATCCTGATTCTTAATTACTTTCTTAGGTTGAAGAGACTTCTTATATTCTTCTACTATTTTAACTGCTTCATCAAAACAATCAAGAGCGTCTTGATGATTAGTAAATTCTCTTTGATAATGAATAGGAATAAAAACACTCTTGTTAAAAAGACTTTGTAACTCTCCTAAAGGACTTTGTAACTCTCCTAATTGATTCCAACAAACTTGAAAAATAGTAGGATTATCACCAACTGAATAAGAACTTAAAGTAGGTCTAGATGTTAAATCTATTTTTTGTCTTTTTCTTTCATTATACTTATCATACAGCCAAAATAATCCTATAATAAACAACGGAAGAAAAACACCACCAAAAAAAGACAGTAAGATGACTATTACTTCGTTCATTTCCACCACTCCGGGCAACCTCTCATTTTCCAAGAAGCAAGGTGTCTTTTATAGTTCATGTAATATTTACGATAAGATTCAACAGGGTCATTTGACTTACAATCATCTGGCATGGCTAAATAAAAAGGAGTCATTGGACAAGTAATATCCTCTAAATCTATAGATGCGTATCTCCATAGTCTAGGTTGATAACTATGAACTTTTTTATATCTGTAAGAATATTCTTCACAAAGATTAAGAGCCAACTCTAAAAGCCATGCGAAATTATCAGCAGAATCCCCTGCCCACTTTGAACAAGGATGATTATACCATGCATATTTAGACATTAATCCTTTTTCATTCAGCATATCATAAAGATATTTATTATTTTCATAAACAGCGTTAGATAAAAGTTGTGCAGATTCAAGAATCATTTTGCAAACATGAGAATTCATATGATACTGTGCTGCTTTTTGTGGAGATAAATCTAAAACAAAAATATTCAACTAAAATTCTCCTTTCTTTTTTCCTTTGTAAGTAATACTATTCGTTTTACGATAACGACGTTTTAGCCATTTCCATCTCCAACGATAATAAATACCATTAGATATACCTCGTCTAGGTTTAATAGCAAAAAAAATTAATTTAATTTTTCTAAGAAAAGAAGCCTTTCCATATTTAACTTTAGTTTTAAATTTTCTTTCTGCTTCACTTTTGAGTAAATTCTTAAAGTATAATTGTTTTTTCTCTAATACTTCATATACGTCTTCCCACATATTAACTCAGATAAAGAGCAAACATAGGAATCAAAACAATTAAATTACACCAATGATAATAGGCCCAAAACATTATTGTATTAAACATTTACTTCTCCTTATTTTAGGTTTTGATAATATCCTATCTAAAAAAAATGACCGTATATACTCTACTTGTTCTTCATAAGTTTCTAAAAACATTATCTTTGCATTCCTGTTGCCAGCCATCTACGAACCATAATAGTATTTAATTCATCAAAAGAAATAGGTAAAAAATTATGTCCATCCACACCAACATCATAAGCCATTGGAGAAGGATGGTTATAATTAGAATGTGTATGACCATGAATATGCCATACACCATCATAAATTCCTTCCCAAGTCACCATAGGACAATGAGAAAGAACCATTTTACGACCACCATATTCAATCTTCATAATCTTGTCATGTTTAATAATAAGTCCTTCGCTCTTCATTTCTTGAAGAGCCTTCTTTCTATCATGATTACCTTGAATCATAACCCATTTACCCTTGAGTTGACGCATATACTCTTTGCAGATTTCTGTATTAGCATTGCAAGTAAAATCTCCCAAGAAATAAACAATGTCATTCTTTCCAACTCTATCGTTGAACCCATCAATAATTGTTTTATTCATTTCTTCAACATTTTGAAAAGGTCTATTGCATGAGCCAATTATACCCACATGGCCTAGATGTGTATCTCCACTTACCCAAATCATTTTATTCTCCTAAAATTGTTTTTGTAATGCTATAATAAGCTACATTAAACTGCTTGTCTCTTACCCAAAACTCTCCACTAGGTATTTGTTTACAATCTACAGCATTTTCTTTCATCTTCTTTAAAGCGCCTTCCATTGTTTTATGAGCGCTATGAAATAACTGATAAGGTTTTCCACAACTTTCTACTTCTTGCAATAAAATAAAACAATTCATTTATTCCTCCTCATTAATAACAGTTGTTTCAGGAACATAAATGTGTATCTTAACCATCTTTACATCACCATCAAACCACTTATCCCCAAAAAGATAATCATACATAAGCCAAGCATCACAACCTCCACATCCTAATGAAATTTCTTTGCATCTTGGCCCCCAAAACTTTCGAATAAACCATGCTGCCATCCATTTAGCTAACCACTGCATCTTATACTCCTTTATGCTATTTCTAAGTTATAACGCATATAAATGGCAAGGGAATTTGCTCTTATTTCATCCACGCCTTTCCCTAGAAGCCAGCCAAAACATAATTCAAACCAATTCAATTCATCATCTTCCCTGAAATTATATTCATCATCTGTAAATTTACGAGAAGTATTATAGATGGTGTTTTTCCATTCTTCTATCAAGGTCTTTTCTTCGTTTGTTAATATAATATCCATAATTATACTCCTAATAATTTCTCAATCTGTTTAATACTAGAAGACATTGTGCTTTCAATCACTTCTGCGTAGAAATCTCCAGCCTTATACCACTTTTGCTTTCTTAAAATTGCTTCAATCTTTTGTGAAGAATCAGCGCTATACTTAGACAAGAATTGAGCAACAATTCCTGCCTCTTTATGCTTAACAGAGTCGTCATTGATAAAATCATTAGCAAAATAAACAACCCTATTTCTATCTAAATTAGTTATTCTTATCATTGTATTCCTCGATTCTTATAGATAAATCTTCATATAAATTTAAAATTCTCACACCTTCAAATGTATCAGCTTGAGGAAGAGAGAAAGGACATAGCAAATCCTTTTCAAACCTGATTCCTTTCTCTTCATCTACAGTAAATCCAGTCAAAAACTCTTTATTCTCTATCTTATTACTAATTAAAGAGAGAAGTTCTTCTAAATCTTCAAACTTAATAAGAATCAATTTAAAATTCTTATCTAAAGGATATTTATTTACCAACCAAGTTGCTGCATCTAATGTTTCCATCTTTCTAAGTTTTTCAATAAATTTATCCATTTAATTCTCCTTATGGGTAATATGATATATGAAACACATTTTTATAACCCTAGTGATAGTGCTGTTTGCTACCCTGTTGTGCGGGTCAACCGCCATTGATTTCAAATTCAAAACTTTTGATAATAAATCTCATAAACTTTCTGAATATAAAACTCCGATAGTTTTAAATTGGTGGGCAGTCTGGTGTCCATATTGTATCTCTGAATTATCCACAATTAATTCTTTATACCCAGATTATTCAGATAAAATCACAATTATCAGTCTAGCCGTTGATTTTGACGGAAATCCAAAAAACTTTGTCGAAAAACATAAATATCCTTGGATTTTTGGGTATTCGTCTGAGGCACACTCTATATATAATATAAGCGCGATTCCTGTTACTATCTTCATCAATAAAAATGGAGAGATTATAAACCGTTATGAAGGCGAATTGTCAAAACAACAACTAAAACAATATCTAGATAACCTAATTAAAAATTCATAATTTTGTGGATAATATATCTTATGATTACTACAGAACAAAAAAAGATTTATATGAAAAAATGGCGGAGCGAGAATCAAGATAAACTTAGAGAATATTCGAGAAATTTTCGAAAAAACAACCAAGAAAAAGTAAAATCTTATACTAAAAAGAGTTATTACAATCCTGAAACAGCGCGGCGTCGTACTAAAAAATTACAAATACTATTTTATGATTATAAGCAATCAAGAGGTTGTTATCATTGTGGAGAAACTAACCCATTAGTATTATGCTTCCATCACAAAGACCCAGATTCTAAAAAATTAGAGTTAAATATAAAATATATAACTAATCCAAACTTTTGGGAAGAAATAGATAAGTGTATTTGTTTGTGTCATAACTGTCATCATCTCGAACATTTGACACAATTATAAACTAACATAACTTCTGTCTACTTTTCGCTCTCCGATAACTTCTCCATCCAAAATAAACACTTCTTTTGCTTCGATATTAATACACTTATAATCTTCCCACACATACCTTATTCTTCTCGACTCTGTATCATATAACATAATCCACTTACCCAACTCTTCTTTTGTATCAAAAAAGTGAATCTGATAAGAAAGGTTACAATCTCCATATCTATCATGAACCACCTCTTCTAAATATGCTAAAATAGGTTTATCTTTTAACTGTGATTCACATCTTCTGTACCATATAGACATAGTATGAGAACTAGTCCCAGACCAAATAGTTTGATTTTTAGATTCAAAAAAACCTAAAATAAAAGAAGCAACTTCGAAAGGCATTTCTTCATATTGTTTTTGAAGGTGTTCAATTTCATCAATAATTTTTTGATTAGCTTCAGTATGTATAGCAATAATTTTCATTTGCTTTTTATTTTCTCTTTCTCTTTGAGCAAGTATTTTCTTTCCAAGTTCTAAAGCTTCTTCATCATTAACCATTTATATCTCCTCTATTCAATTGGTGCGTATCGTCCCACTCAGTCTCCCATAACGATGTATTATACCCCAAATCCAGGCTTGCTTAACATGTTAAGAGCATAATAGAGGGTAAAATACTATATCAACCTAAAATTAGAGGATAATTTTGTTAAATCCAGATAAAATTTTTGAATCATTTGAATTCTTCAAAGGTGTCTCTACCAAAAAGAATCCTAATGTAGAAGCTCAGACACTTCATAACTTAGTTATTAAAGAAACTAACCGTGCTGGTAGTTTAACTCAAGCTGGCAATAGTAAGATTGGTAGAGTTGTAAACTTATCTGGCGCTGCTCGTCTTTTAACAACTCCAAATTGGGGTCAACATAAACAAATGATTATAGCGGCTCTTTCTGGAAAAGATAATGCTGGTAATCCCATTACAGATGCAGGCTTAGAAAATCAACTTATGAGAGAATTAGCTCCTTATATGGCTACTAAACAACAAATTAATGATTATACAAAGATAAAGAACCTAATCAAAAACTCTCCAAATGGTTTACAATTAGAAGGAGACACTAAGAGTAGCAAAGACTTAATTAAAAGAATGGTAGATTACTTTCCCCAAATGTTTAAAGGATATAAAACAGGTAGAGGTAAATCAACTTCTTATAATTCTATTAATTTAACTCCAGAACAAACAAAACAAGTCTATAATATGGCAGATACTGCCCAGAAACAAAATATACAAGCATTTGGACAAAGATGGGGAACAGTAGAAGAACATGGATTTGACCCTCAAGTAGGTATATTCCCTTCAAGCCTAAGTATTACTCCTCAAATTAACGCTGCTACTTGCTCTGGACATGATTGTGAAAGACCTGGAATGTGTAGAGGATGTTTTGCTGAATTAGGAGCTTTAGCTAAACCTACAGCAACTCAATCAGGAATGAAGAACTTCTATGCCTCTTTAACCGCTGGATTTGGGCCAAGATTAGGTAAAGAGCTTCAAACATATGTTGCTAAAACGGGCGAAAGAAATATGAGACTTCATCCTTCTGGTGATTTACTTATGGGACATAGATTTTTACTTGACCCTCAAAAAATAGCTACTGGTAATTCTATGCCTTTTGATGATGAATTAATGAAAGGTTTACAACAAAGAGGAGTACAAGTTTATAATCCTGACGGTTCTATTAACTTAAATACTATCAAAGAAATTTCAACAAGACACTTAGCTGGTTTAAAAAATGCCTTCTCTCAAGTAGGAAAAGATGGAAAACCATTAGTTAATGTTTGGGGATACACTAAAGTTCCTCTAACTAAATCTACTGGTATTCCTGTTGTAGATGAATTAGATAAAAACTACATGCATGAATTAAGTGGTCTTTTCTCTTTACCTAATGTTTCAATGCAAATTTCTGCTCCTAGATTCGAAGATATGACTGAACCAGAAGCACACGCCATTCATTCTGCTCTTAATGCTGGAGCTACTGGTATTGCCGTCCAACACGGATTAAGACATAATAAAGATGCTAGATTAAAAAATACTAATTTAGAATATACGCATTTTCCTCTTCAAGATGAAGAATACATCTCTAAGTTCGCTCAATCTATTAATGGTAGACCAGAACATTCCCAAAAACTAGCTCTTATTCAAAGACTACAGAATGGAAACCAAGGTTTTATGATTTCTCCTTGTCGTGGAGGAAAGGATATGGGAACAGGTGAAGAGAGCGATGATGGAAATCCTCATAGTTGCGCTGGATGTTTAAGATGTTTAAATTTAAACAAAACAAGAGATGTAAAGAACGTGACCAGCTTTGCCGGTCATCCTTTCCTGGGCGGCTCAGAACCAGAACCATTAGAAGATAAACCACCTTTGCCACATCAAACCCATTATAGTAAAAAAGGTGCAGAGCAAGCAGGTTTCTTAAAAACACAAGCAGGTATGGAAAGTTTTGAGGCTCGTAAACAAGCCAACATAGATAAATACGGACAAACCTATATTGAAGGTAAAGAGGGAGGAATAAATCCTTCCCTCATTAAATCTTTTCAGTTCCAGTATATGATGAACGGTTTAACTAGACAAAAAAGAGCCTCTATAGAAGAATTACTTCAAATCGACAAGTAATTGTTCTTTTAAATCTCTTACGCACATTTCATTATTTGTTGCGTGCAAGCCACTGTGACAATTGTGACATAATAATTCGCACTTATTCACTTCTACCAAAGAGGCTTCAAAATCTTTATAGTCACTAACCGTCTTATCTTTCTCTTCAGGATTTAAATGGTGAAATGCAAACATATATTGATTATCTATATTATATTTTAAGTGACATATACGACATTCTCCGCCTAAATGAAGAATTTGTTTATGTTTTATAACAAAATATCTGTGTATTGCTTTAATACGATATGCACCATAAAGTTCTGGATTATTAATTCTATAAGCTCTATGTTGTTCATTTAACTTATCTCTGTGTAAATTATAGTAATCTTTTCTACAATCTTTACACTCACATCTTAAACCATAAGTTTTATTTCTTTTATCTGGGCCAAATCTATCAAAAGGCAAGGCTCTTTTACACACGCTACACACTTTAGTTTCCATCATTTCTCCAATAAAAAAATAAGCTCCAGTGGAAGCCTGATGAAGGGCGCTGGAGCCGTCGAGATAGCAAGTTTTGTTTCATCACATTTCCATAGTTATTTTACCCATAATTAAGAGTCTTCTGGATAATGAACTTTCATATATTCTTCGTGTTGTCGAAGTGTTTCTCTTCCTTCTGGAGTCTTACGATGTTGTTCCTTTAGATGATTGTATAATAAATCCACCATTTCGTGAGTGGTCAAATCCAAATAATCATCCTCTGAAAAACCTTCTAACCTCAAACGCCCTTCTAACATTTCAAATTGTTTGGTTAATTCATACCACGAACTTAAAATATCAAAATCTTTATAATCATCTAAATTAATTGTTTTCATATCTCCATCTTCTCTCTTTATCTCCCTCACAACAACACAACAATTAAACTAATTAAATATTTCATTTTTCTCCTAAGATAAAGAGTCTTTGTCTTATCCTCTCCATTTCCATAAATTCTCTACCCATTTACCAACATTCCATAATATTCGATGGTAATCTCCTCGTGATGCCTTAGAACATTCTTCGCTACAATAACCACCATCTTCCCAATCTGCATGAACTCTCATATCTGATTCTGGTACTGTTCTGGTTTGACCGCAATTTGGACAAGTAATTGTTACAGTTTTTTGTTTATACATAACTTTCTCCTAATCTTTAATTAACTGAGTATCTTTAAAAGTAACACCGAAAACTTCTCCGTGAACTTCTCCATTTGCCAAAATTTGATATCTCTTGGTTCCATCTGGATTCTCAACCACTCTCTGAGAATAAGCAACTTGTGGCTTTTTGCCTTGTAGTTTTCTGTTGTAATTTTTATTTACAACAGACCTTATTATATCCATTGTCTCTTTTGCTTGTTCTGGAGTATAATCAACTCCATATTCACCTAGTGCTGCTTTAGTATTCTCATAATGATTCTTGTCTATTAATTTCTGATATTCTTTTTCTCCTCGCTTATATCTAATATAAGAATAAAGAGCCTTTAAGAAAAAATAAGATGCAATAGAAAAACCTATAATTAAAATTGGTGACATTTATCTACTTCCATTTATCAGGTTCAAAATAATATCTTTCTAAGATTTGTTTAGCTACTTCATGTTTTGTTTTGCCATATATAAGGTTGTCAATTTGATGACCATCTTCTGCACCAAACCATTTTGTTCTACTTCTCTGGACAAATCCTACCGGAATAGCTAATTCTTCATTTATGTAAAGTTTTAACTGATAACATGTAGGATACCAAAATAATAATTGATAAGAATAACTTCTCCACTTCTTTACTTTACTATTCTTTTCTTTACTATTCTTTTTACAACTCATCCCACTCATCCTCAGTACACTCTTTAACTTCAAGAGTAAATTCTTCTCCATTCTTAGCTGCATCAAAAGCCTTCTTCATAAACGAAGCAATTTCTTGACAAGGAACTAAATCCCTGCCAATTCTCATATCTTCAGGTTCTCCACCGCCAACACTCATTACGAATTTGCCATCAATATGCATTTGTTGGCGCTCTTCCCAATCATCATCTGTATACGAATAAATTATAACATTCATTATATTACCTCTTTATGGATTAATAAGTTGATACCAAGCATCTTTTAGTTTTTGAACTAAACTACGCTTAAAAGATTCAATTGTACCAGTACCGTGACACGCATCACACTCGATACTACCATCAATATCTGCTGGAATTTTACTCATTCCCCCTGTAAGTAATTCTGTCATACCTCTTAGGAATGCTGTTTCAATAGGATTTCCCGTCCCACCCACACGACCTCTGCCATGACATACCTTACAAATTACTTGCATTTTGCACCTCGTTGACTTGTTTCATTTACTAATGTTTCATCTATGCTAAGGACATACTTATATCCGTTATACATTGTATATCTGATATTGTAACTATTTCCTATTGTCATCTTAGGATATGCCCATCCTCCATCACCAGCTAAACATGTTCCTTTATCTGTTTCCACTATGTACATATGCCCGCTAAAACTATCTCCTGCAATAGTTTTGGACAACACCAAGACTGTTTCAGTAGGATTTGGTTTATATTCTGTGTCAGGAACGCAAGATACTGATAAAAATAATATCAACACAATAAAAAGTGTCTTAATTGTATTAATTAGCACGATTCAACCTCCGTGGGTTTTGCTATAGATTCATTTTTAATGACCCTCTTTAAAAATAATACATACCCATTACTATAATCACCAGCAACACTAACCAATTCCCAACCCTCTTTAGTCGCAATATTATTAAGATAATCAAGTGCGGTTAAAAGATTTGTCCCTGAATAAAATACATTATATTCCAAATGTTCCATTACTTATCTCCGTCTTAGAATACATTAATCTTCGTCGGGTAATATTGCTTGTCCGCAACTTTGACAAACATCAAAAATACCTAACATATCAAATTCCATTGGCGTACCAGTATGTTCGTTATATTTTTGTTTGGCTTCATCCTCTGATTCAGCCTCTATGATTATATGACCCTCATCAGGATACTCAATCTCATAAATACCAAATAACATTTTAACCCCTTCCTTCAACAACAATAACTTCAGGTTCTTCATCAGGTTGATAACTAAAATCAGGTTGAGGTACTACTTCAGGAATTACTTCTGGATAAATTTCTTCGATAAAAACAGGGTCAATCTTTGGTACTTCTCCCATTTCTAACACAGGTTCAAACATATCCAATGTTAATCTAATAAATCTAGTGCCACCACAAGGCTTATAACTTGGGCATTTCTTGCATGGTTCTGCCTTTCCTACCACAATACCAACTACTTCCCCCATGTGGTTGAAGACTGGAGCGCCCTCGTTCTCCGGCAAAGGTGTGGTATTCATTTCTACAAAGAATGCATCCATATGTACTTCGTGACCCTTGGTTACAGTTTGATATTGATTGATATCGCTGTAATAAAACTCTTCTCCGTCGTTTACATAAAATGTATGAGGTGTCATACCAAGAAAAGGGGCATATGTCTCCGTTACAAGAACCACCCAACCTACTCCACGCTTATAAATTTGAGCTTCATGTCCATCGACACTAATAAGCCCTACTTCGGGTACATCTGAGGTAAGCCAATAACCAACTCCATCTCTCTCATAAAGAGCAAGGCAAGAATCCCTATCGGGATAAAAACACTCTGAGCAACCATCATATGTTACAACTTCTGACGTATAACGAAAAGCTGTATCCTTCAATTCTGAATCCAGCGCCCAGCAAGGCAAAGTGAAAAGCACCATTGCAATAATAAAACTAATAAAAAACTTCATATTTATTCTCCTCTTAAATAACACACTATAGATTGTATATCCTTATCATAAATTCCTTCGATAAGGGAGAAGGTTATCAAATCATCTGAAGAGCAAAAGAACAAAGGAATCAAATATGGATTGATATCATGTTCAGACCTTATCCATTCTGCTATTCTTTTTCTATTCCATCGTACATATTTGTTACAAGATAACAATAATATTATCATTGTTATAATAAAACATAATACTATATTAATTAACATAATAATCTCCTATATAGGATATAGAATGCCATTTATTGAGTTTCTGGATGCATTTGTTTATATAACTTCCTACATTGCGGACAATCTGTTCTTGGTTGTCTCTTTGCTGTATAAGTCTTATGAATTGTACAAGGGACAAATCTCATAGGCTCTTTAGTCTCTTTTGCATTTAACTCTCTTGGAGCAACTCTATTACCAGCAAATTCTTCTGGATTTTCTTTGATTGTTTCAGGTACTTTTATTTCTATGACCTTACCATCTTTAATAATCAACTCATAAGCTTCATGGTCTCTAATATATTGACCTGTCATACCTTCACTAACACCAATTGGATGCATAGTGTAGTAAAGCTTCCCATATTTGTCCCAATAAAGAGACAAGATATTATCATTACTTAAAAGAATCTCTATTTTACGAGAATATTTCTTATCTCCAGTTTCTTTAGCAGTCGCATAAATTTTCGAAATAAAAACAGATGTATCAGATATTACAGGTGAAATAGGTTTTGTTGGAGTATTACTTTCACTCTTATTTACTGCTAATTTTTCTTGTTTAATTGGAGGAGGTGTTTTATGTTTTAAAGGTGTTGTTATTTTTTCTCCATCCTTTTTAGCAGCAGACATAATATCTTGAAACTTTGATAAATCGAACATTATTTCTCCTATAATATATTAAAATACGGAGAATGAAAGATTCGAACTTTCGGAACCTTTTAGGGTTCAACATCTTAGCAGGATGTCGTAATAAACCTGGCTCTACCAATTCTCCAAAATAAAGGGACTCACGACTTACCAGAACTTTCTCACCATTCAAAACGGGTACTATGCCTAGAGCCGTTCTTGTGTGTACCTGGGCGTTCCATCCCTCTAGTAGCTACATACAAACTTAAATTATTAAATTAGCTAAAATACTTGCGGTATCATTTGTCTCTATTTGCCTTTCACTTTCCAATTCTGCACTAGCCATAGATAAAGCAGTGGGAAAGTCAAACCCCAAACACTGAAAATACCACATTTTTTGTTCTAGCTTAGTCATAATATATTTTACCCTCAGAACCACAGCGTTAAACATGAAATTCTTTTAATAGTTGTCTAGCAAGAACCTCGTACTCTTCATCCCAATTAGTAAAAGTCTGAAGTCTCTCGTTAAATTTACTAATTAAATCAAAAGGATATTCTAAAATAGGACGATGTACTAAATCTTTATTCCCCTCTCCTCCACCATCTAAATGATGAATCTCAATACAAAGAGCTTCATAATCATACTTTTTGATTACAATTGCTTCAGATTGATTAGGAGATGTTAATCCCATAGAAACAAGAATTCTATCAAGAACCTGATTTTCAATAGTAATAATTTCAGGCACTTTAAATGCAGACGGAATATCTCCAATAACACATTCTGCTGCATCATGTAATAAACAATGTAATCTAATATTTAAAGGCTCTTTAAAATAAGTTGCAAGTTCATAAACAAAAATAGAGTGAGCAGCTACACTAATTAACTTTCTTGAAGAGCCATTATAACGAATAATATTCGCAAGACCATAAGAAATATCTCTTAGAGATGGAACTCCCCACTCTTTAGTAATCAAAGAGCCAAATCTTGTTACATAAATTTTCACTAATTTACTCCAGTCCCATTATATCTGTAACTAAACCAACTGCTAAAGCCTCTTCAACCGATAAAAGAACTTGATTTTCATTTGATAATTGTGTAAGAATTTTCTTACCTTTTGCTCCTTTAAAAACTGTACTATAAACTCTAGTCATATGAGACTGAATTCTCTGTACATAATCGGCTTGTAGCTCAAAGTCATTTGTTGTTCCATCTATCATAAGAGCTACAGGTTTATCTAAAAGAAACTGTGTACTAGGTAACGCTAGGCGTTTTGTTCCAGCACAATAAATCAAATTTGCTGAAGAAGAAATATATCCAACAGCAGAAGTATAAATATCTACAAAAGATGGAAATGCCGTAGTTAAAATATCATAAATTGCTAATGCACTTTGAACACATCCTCCAGAAGACATTACTTCTACCCAAATAGCTTTCTTTTTAATAATTCCTTCGGGACTTAAAACTCCGACTCCCAAAGGATGTGTGTTAAAATCAGAGGCAAATTCATTTACCTCTTTTACTGTTTTGGGACTTATATCACCATATAATCTAATGATACCTCTGTCACAATCAAAAGAATTGATATCCTCTCTTCTTCTCTCGTGTATAGCCTCATCTTCATAACAATGTTTCAATTCTGTTCCTTATACATTAATATCTGAATCTGGAGTTGCAGAATCAGAATTAACCTTCTTCCCTAAAGAAGTTAGGCACAATTCTCCTTCATATTCTCCTTCATCGATAACTGTCACATAGCCATTTTGAATCAAATAGTGACTTACTTCAAAAATTTTGGTGTAAGCCCGATGAATATTAGCTCCCTCATATTCGGGAAACTTCAAAACAGATTCAAGAACAGTTTCAATCAATTTATCACTGATTGGAACATTCAAATCTTCAATAGTCTTATAGAATTCATTACTACAAAAAGCATTCCAAGCAAATTGACAAAAACGAGCATCATAAATGGCGATATCATGACAATTAACATCTGATAAACAACAAACTGTCTTAATTACATCAATCATATCAGAATTAATTACATCCGCCTTTTCAATGCGAGAAATAATTGTATTAGATGCATTTTGTACTGCTTCGATAATAATATCCTTGCTAGGAATACGATTTTCTCTCATTTCTTCAATCAACTTTTGATAATCCATATTTAATCTCCTTAATTTAATCCAATATTAATACATGTTGCAGGAGCTTCCCACATCCATTTTCCATACCTAATAATAACTCTTGTCTTATCAGCAGAGATAGACTCTAAAAAACAAGGGTAATAACCCATAAATTTTAATTCTTTGAAATCTTTCATTTCAAATAAGTCCTGTCTTTTTACTGGAGACTGAACCACAACTTCTTCTTCTCTCTTCATCTTACCTCTCGATAATAAAGTAATATTTTGAAACCCATATGTTATACCTTCGTCGCAGACTAAGTAAGTGTTTTTTAAGAATTGAGAATTTGAGTAATATGATGCCACGGAATAGTCTTTGGGCTAACTGAACCCTTCTCTATATTAACTCCTGGCACGATAATATTTTTATTACCCATACCTAATTTATATCTAACACCACTTTCATCTGCAACAACATCTATACCTTTAGATAAAGAGCCACCGTGAATCTTTGCCTCTAAAGTATTTCCTTTACGAACAAAACTTCCAGGGTCAATTTGTACTCCATCCATTAAAGAAGCAAAATTTTCAAATAATTGTCTAGGAATAACAGACCTCGGAATGATTTGTCCTGTATTATTTACACCTAATCTACTTCTTGTTTCCCAATTACCATTTTTAAAAGTAGAGTTACTAGGGACATATCCACTACCATCTGGAGTTAATTGATATCCAGTCAAAGGACTTGCCCCAGATTCTTTTCTTGCTTCTTGTTTTAAGTTTCCTCTATGAGCATCTATATTAATATTCATTGCCCCACTTGCAAATCCTTCATATCCAGGGTTAATTTTGGGCGCTGAAGTAGAAATAACTTGCATTAAAGATTTAAATCCTTTCTCATCTCTTGGTAAAAGAGAAAGAGAATTTTTTAAAAACCCATGACCATATAAAGGGGTTTGAGTACGAGGGTCTCTAATGCTAGATATGTTAGAAATTACCTTCCCTAATGGCGTAGAACCTAATTTTTCTGAGTGATGTGAAAGAATGGTCTGAATTAATTGTTCTATTGGAAGAGAATATGGTCGAGATACTTTTATAGAAGGATATATTCCTGCCTTTAATAAGTCAACCTTACCCAAAACATCCAATATATCATTTAACTTAGACATTCTCTTCTTTTCCAAAATCTTTTTTAACTAATTTTAATTTAAGTTCTTTAATCATAGATTTAAAACCACTACTCGGCCCTGTCATAACTGATACATCATTAATACTACCTAAATCAGTTTCTGCTTTTAAAATAAACAAGATTTCACTTGTTTCTTTCAATGAATAAACAGAATATAGTACATCTTGTCTCTTATTGATATAAACTTCATGCGTCATTGGAGTATCAAAATCATATTGTACTGGAGCTACCATAATAAGATAGTCTTCTGCTATATTTAATCTCTTCTTTCTTATATTACTTAATGAATCTAAATTGGGAATCAAATTTTTCTCCTAATTTTGGTCTGTGCTCTATTTTACCCAATTCGAGACGTTTGCAAACAGGAGGCGGTGGGTATAATAAGCGACTGGAGGTGCTAGTTTTGTTCACTTCAATAATTGGTCAACAGTCACTTAAACAACAATTAGAAAGAGCTGCAAATGCAGCAAAGATAAGAAAAACATATTTTCCTCATTTCTGCCTATCCTCTGGAACAGGTGGAACAGGGAAAACTATGTTTATTAACGAAATCGCTAAAACTCTTTCTGTAAATATACAGACATTAGGTGCAGTAGACACTACTCCTGTCGATGTTGCTAATGCAATGGGCATGCTACCAAATAATTCTATTATATTTCTTGAAGAATGGAACGCTACTAATTCTAAATTAGACTTTTTTCTGCGTCCATTCCTTGAAAATAGACTTGTTTGTGTAAATGGTGTAACTTATCCTAGCTCTTATGACTACACTATTGCCATTGCTACTAATAATATCTCTTGTCTGTCTCAGCCTCTGAAATCAAGATTAAGAGCTTTCCAGATGGAAGATTATACCCAAGATGAACTGATTCTAATCACACAAATGCATTCTGAGATTCTTAAATTACAGTTACATTCTGAAATCATCCATGAAGTAGCAAATAGGTCTAGAGGAGTACCTCGAAACATTGTTCAAATATTGAAGTCTCTTCTGGATGAATATACTATTTCAAATTATGTATCTAAAGAAAAGGCAATTAGTATTATGGAAGAATTAGGTATTTATGAAGGTGGTTTTGATAGGTTAGATTTAAAAATTATGTCCTTACTACATCAAACAAATGAGCTTTCTCTTTCTGCTCTTTGTGGAGCTACAGGAGAAAGCCCAGAAACAATTCGTAATCACGAAGCATTTTTAATTACTCAGGGTATGTTAACAATCAAAGCTCGCCGTCAATTAACAAATAAAGGTCTAGAAAAAATGTCTTTAATAGACAGAAATTCTTCGCTCTGATGCACCTTTCGTTCTTTCCATGTAAAATCTATCGACTAATTGTTGTACAGTAATATCTGTCACCATGATTCCACTACCATTTATAACAGCCCAATCAACCATACATTCACAAGCAGGAATCATGGTGATTGTTTTGGAGAATGTAGGAGTACCAATAACAACGGCGTTTTCAATAGAACCTAGTTTATTAGCAACATAATGCTCTCCAGAAAATACCCCAATAACTCCGAAGACATTTAATTCAGTCCCCGCAGACAGAGTTCCAGCCTCAGAAGAAACATCTCCTAAAGCCTTATCCATTTCTTTTCCAAAGTCTGTATTAGACATTGCTTTACCATCTTCAGTAAATTGTCCTGCAAGTAAGTCCATCATATTACCAGTTCTCTCAAGAACAAAAGGATTTATTAATGTAGCAATAAGTCTGGGTTTAAAATGAAGATGAAGAGCACCGGATTCATACTCACTTTGGTTTAATATAAGGTCTATTCCAAAATCAAATGGTTCAAACCCCTCTGGTACAATTACTTGTTGTTTAGGCATCCCATTCTTCCTTTATACTTTTGTTTCCTTTAGGCAAGGTGTTGAAATTGGGTATTGCTCCCAATTGTGATTTGATTCCTTGACTCCATCTTTTAGAAGTACTTGCAATTCCCATATATACACCTTCATCAAAACCAATGTTGTAGGTAAAATATCCATAAAGATACATACCTACAACAATAACTCCTATCAAAATATAGGTTGTTGGAAAAAAGTAATATGTTATTGCTCCTGCTAAAAGTGGCAAAACAAGATTAATTACTTTTTTCGCTCTGTGCTTCATTTTGTTCCTTTTCCATACGCTCTTTTTCCGCAAAGATTTTTGCTTCTTCTTCAAAATATTCAGCTAAAAACTTATCAATTTTAGGGCCAGGAATCTGAGCAATATTCAAAATAAAACGCCCAATAGAAACAAGATATTTACGAGAAGTAGTATGTGATACTACAACACCCTGAAATAAAGTATCTTCCACGTTATCTACTGCGCCCACAAAATCCTTTGCTCCATATTCGTCCATAAGAGCAACCAATTTGGTTCTAAACTCCGTAGTAATCTCTTCTGTAATGAAGCCCCTTGTTGGCTCTGGTTCAACTGTTAATTCTTGCCCAACTTTTACATCTTCCATTTAATTATTCTCCTTAAAGAATTTTTCTATATTACTTTTAGCATTAACAGAATGCAATATTCTGTGACAATTAGAACATAATAATAAACATTTACTTATTTCCTCTCTCTGCTTTTCATAAGAATGTGCGGATAACCCCATTCTACTAATTTCAAATTCCTTTATTTTGGGGTCAATATGATGAAATTCAAAAGAAGGATAATTATAAATATCATAAATTAATCCACAATGTTCGCATTCACCTCCTTTTAACCTTATAAACTTATCTTTTAAAAGAAAGATTTGATAACTTGTTTCTATATGAGATATTCTTTTCTTATCATTTATTATATCTTTGTTACTATCATAATAATCCTTATGTTTAATTTTTATTTGCTCTTTATTTCTTCTATAATATTGTCTATGCTGTTCGTTAATAACTTCTCTATCATTATTTTGACGTTCTTGGTCATATGACTTTTTTATATCTTTTCTTTGGTCAAAATATAATTGGCGCTCTTTATCCATATTATGTCTACACACTTTACAATAAGAAGATAAACCATTTTTCGATGAACTATTTTTATGAAATTCTACATCTTCTTTGTATGTTTTACATTTAGGACATTCTTTACCCATAGAATTACCTTACGCCAAAACTTTTGGCAACAATACAAATGTAAGATTCTTTATTCCTCTATGTTTACTACAGACCTTATCTCCACCAATTTCACCTGGAATACGAGAATTACCTTCTATAGTAACTATATAATCTGGGCCAACTTCAGCAACAATACCTGTATGTTGATAAAGAGAAGGATTTTTATCAGGGTCTTCAACTAAGAAAAGACAACCAGGATAAACCTTTTTAATATCTTTGGTAAGCCAACCTTTTGATTTAGCCTCTTTACCAATACGTCCAGAAGAATACTTTTCTTTAATAGGTGGCTTAAAAGGTAACGCAGCTTGTTTTACACACCACAAAGAAAATCCTGCACACCACGGCCATTCCTTCCCTTCATTACCGTCCATATATTTACGAACCCACGGCCCCATATTATTACCACCAATCTCTCGTGCTCCTGCTTTCATTTCTCCAAAAGCAATTGTAAGCATTGTATCTAACCAATTGGGATATGGTTGAGGCTTTACTTTGATAACAGAACCTTCAATGAGTTTAATTGCTTCAGCAGTAAGAACTTTCCCTACACCAAATTTCATCAAAGCGGCCTCTGTAGCTGGCCCAAAAATACCATCCACATTAAGAATGGTTAATCCTGTTTTATTAATTACAGTCTGAAGTGCTTTAACAGCAGCCCCAGAATCTCCACGTTTTAATCCTTCTTTTAACATTTAATTCTCCTTAGAGTTCTTTTTTCGTATAAAGAGTTACAAGCTCTGATGGCGAAAAGCTTCTTCTTGCTAAAAGTTTTTTAGCATAACTTGCTTGGGGGAAACGCCATTGCACTTGTAAATAAGCAATCCCATTGATATCAACTACTTTAAATCTGTAGTTAATATAATCTTTATCAGCAATATTTAATATATAGTCTTGAATATCATTTGGATAAAAATCTGCTCTATTATCTGTAATAAATGCTGAATGAGATAATTTTTGTCTATAAATAGGATTACTAATTCCACCTAAAGCACCAAAAAATCCAATCTTATCATAAAGAACTACTTGATAATAATCTGCTTCAGAAACATACATTAAATTTTGTCTATACTTCTCTATTGCAGTAAAATCGGATAAATCAGAAACATTAACACCATAAGAGAAAAGAGCTTCTCGTAATTCTTTCCCTTCCTCTTCATAAAGAGCAAAGCCTAAATCACTCAAAGACTTCTCTTGCGTATCCATTAATTTTGTTTTAGCAACCCAATACACCAAAGGTAATTTATCTCTTCTATTCATTACTGTATCAAATATTTGATTATTCTCAATTAAAGAAGAAACTTTAAATAAAATAGTAGGTAATCCATTTGTAGGTAGTTTATCTATTTCAAAAGTTTGGATTCCTCCCAAAATAAGAGAATCAAGAACAGCGGTTCCTTGGGTTAAGTAAAAATTAGGGTCTGTTGTTTTAGAAATAATTCCTATTCTTCCTTTTACTTCGTCAATTGCTTTACAAGAAGTCAAACTAGGTAAAAAGACTGTATAATCAGCATTTTCTCTTAATCTTTTAATTAAGACTAATTTAGCATATTTAGTTAAATCTGTTTGTGCTGCTTCTAAATCTTCGTCTCTAACAACTTCTGATGGAATAGGAAAGTCCATCCACGGCCCTGTAAATTCTAACATTAAATTTCTAAGTCTCCAATAGGCTCATTACTTAATACTGGGTGAATTTTTGAAATAATTAATCTTAAAGTTTCTTTTTCTGAAGGAGAGAGTGTCTTAATAATATTTTCTAAATCATCTCCTGGTAAGTAACGAGCTAAATCTAATATTTTTTCAATTAATGTTTGAGTATGAGGAGGCCATGTATAATTATTAACTATATCATCATAACCCGGTTGAACCTGTTCATGACCCACATATGGATATGTCCAAGGAGGATTACCTGAATTAGTGGATGAAGTGTTATTTGGATACCAATTATTATTATTTGGATACCAACCACTATTCATTTCTGTACTGATTATATAATTTCCTTCCTCATCACTTTTAATATTAGTTACTTTACCAAAAGGTTTACTATTATTATTGTGAGTAGAAAATCTACCTATTGAAGGTAAATTATCATAAACAAATTTATTTACCAATATTCCAGATGCCATCAAATAAAATCTCCTTTTTTAAAATACCAGAATAAGACGCTTTAACAGTATTAAAGATAATTTTTGTTCCCTCTATATCTACTGGATAATTTTTAAATTTACTCTTTATACTTGAAGCAATTGCTCCAACTAAATAAGATATTTCTAATCCTTTAGAAACAAAAATTTTAAATAAGTCAATAGCTAAATGTCCGTTATAGACTATTGGTTTAAGTTTAATTTCAACGTCAAATTTATTATACTTAGTCTTAATAGATACACAACGGTCTGACTCGATAAATATTTCTTTAATATCCATATTTAAATATGGTCGTAATTCTGCTATAAGTATTTTTAAAGCCGACTCATCAATAACAAATCTTCCGCGTACTAACATTATTTTAGTTTAAAACTCTTGATAATTTCAGTCACAATATCAAGATACTTCCCGACTGTTTCATCAATTTGACTAATTGGAGAAATATCAAAATTCATCTTGATTGTCTTATCAATCACAATCTGTCCTTTAACTAAATCTCCAACCCAAGTGATTGTTACTTGTACATCTGGTGCTGCCATTATCCTAATACCTCCACTACTTCTTCTTTGAAACTTAATTTATTCATTTAAATATCCTTATAACAAAATTAATTGAGAAAACCAAGGCAAAGTTAATCTAAGCCATAAGTCACATTCTTTTAAATATTCTGAATAGTTATTACTATTAACGCGGGTCAACTCTTCCATAGAACCAGTTTCTTTAAGAGAAACTTTAAATTTATCTGTGACATCAATTTTAATTAACAATCCTGTATGCACTAAATGAACGCCATTATCTTCGGGTGAAGATGTTTGAAATAAGGCACATACTTTCATAGGTAAAGTAGCTCCTTCTGGAGAAAAGACAGCTTCTTGACCAATGGGGGTAAGATTCAACTCTTCTGTAACTTCTCTTAAGGTATCATCTACAATATCAGCATGAAAGTTTTTAGTAAAAGCATTCATATGACCACTAGGTAAAGAATAATAACCAGCAAGTCTTTTTTCGCCTGTCTTGTTTTTTCTTCGATAAATAAGGAGGTCGTCTCCGTCTTGAATAAGAGCACAAACAACTAATTGTCTAACAGATGTATTAAATTCTAATGATGTAGAACTTTTATCTGTTTTGTCTCTAACAGCACTAAACCTACATCCTCCAATATAATCCATTAAATCATGAAATTTATTGGAACCTGCCATATGAATTCCATCATCAATTAATGCATTTGGAATACAAACTACTACTTCGCTCATAATTCCTCCTAATTATTTTTTTTAATAACTTCAATAGATAAGTATGGCATACCATCTGTATCATCGTGACTTACAATAGATATATTAGATAAGTTTAATTCACTAATTTTTATGTCAGTTAAACTCTCTTCATAATCTAAACATACATCTACCTCATTTAAAGGAAACCCAGCTTGCTCTAATTTATCACAAGCTTCGTCAATAAATTTCTTCAAATCACTTAAATTAATCATTAAATCTCCTACTTTGGTATAACTAAATTTTCAAAAACAATTTTATTAGTAGTATTTACTTTATCTAAAAATATTTCAAGATTAGAAATATAAATAGTAACTACTAATCCTGGGTTAAGTGTAGGAGCCATAGCAAACTGAATTGTTACAGAGCTATAATCTTCTCCTACACCTTTAATGATAAAATTTCCTGTTGTCAATTTCCATCTAGTAATTTTGCCAAGTTCTACTACCTCTTTATCACCCTTTTTAACAGAAAGATAAAGAGTCTTGTTGATAGAATTAATGTTAAGTTGACACGTATCAAATGAAACTAATTCATTACCTAATTCAAACTTATCATTAAACTGGATGAAGTGTCCTAATTGAACCTTCTGTGTATTTTGGTCTTGAACAGAATTATTAGTTGGCATTTAATCTCCGATATTCTAATATTAAGATTTTCCTATTATCGTCTAACAAGTACTTTTCGTACTCCATACCAATAAATTCATATTGGTCAACCTCTTCTTCAAAAGCCTCTTTGCTTATCGTACTAACATCAAATGACGTAATTTCTTTCTGGTCTTTTGGGACTAGTGTTTTAACGATAACCTTATTCATAAATTGCCTCTTAGATTAAATATCTTCTATACTAAATACGAGATAATCTCCATCTTCTTTAAGCAATTCTTCAATTTCAGCAATGTGTATTACTCCAGCAAAATCTTTAGTAGCTGGTTGATATATAGCATAATACACTCCCCAAACTTCATTAAATTTTTGATGAATTTCCCATTCACTCTTAAGAATTTTTAAAACACCTAATTTAGAACAGGATTTAACTTCTACCCAAGTAAGAGGAGAAAGTTGGTTACTGAAATCTTGGTCAACCAAATAGCTTGGTTGAAACTTCATTGAATCTGGAAGTTTATTTGAATTGATATGAGCTTCGTGTAGACCCATATAATCGAATTTCCAACCCTGTAAACGAGCGTACTTTTCGAACTGCCACTTTGGATACATCTTAATAATTTTCTTGTCTTGCATTTTAATTAACTCCTGAATATTGATTTTTATCTAATTTTTCCCAAACTTCTTTAGTGACAACTAATGGACGGTCTGGTTCTAAGACACTATATATTACCCGTAAATCATGATGATGAATGGCTATATGATGCAATTGACATACAGTAATTTTGTTAGCCAAACTTTCTAAATATTCTTTACTATTCTTACCATGATGACTTCTATAAGAAATATGATGTATTTCTAGATTATTAATATCTCCACAAAAAGAACACTTATATTCATCTCTACTTAAAACATCATCGTCAATAGCCATTAAATTTCTAATTCCCCAGAAAATTCTTTACCTATAATCTCAATAGAATTAACATTGCACCATGTCATACCTCCATCAATTGATACAGACAATGTAATAATATAGGTTCCTGTTCTACTTTGAAAATCTTGCCTTTTTCTAATACATAATTCTGTTCCCGCTTTGTATATTAATTTAGCCTCCTCACAAATATTAACCTTAGCTTCATATCCTAATGGGACAATATATTTAATACCATCATTACATCCCAAACTTTTATCTAAACTTTCTAACATAGCTTTAAGACGAACACCTAATCTATTATCCCAAGTACTACTTTTAGTACGACTAAAAAGTCTATTAAGTAATTTATCATCAACTGTACAACTAACCTTAACTTGCATATTAATTCTCCTTCCTACATACTTCTTGATAATCACAAAACGAACACGCCGTTGCATGTATGCTTCCTACGTGTTTAGGCCAATAATCTTCATCATAACAAAGCTTAATTTCTTTTAGAGTATGATTTAATGTTTTAAGAAAACAATCTTCAGTCATAATATCTGATTTATATACAACTTTACTAATATTTGGTTTAGATTGTAACTCTCCATTCTCATTTAATAAATTTTTAAGATTTAAAATTGCTTTTTGTGTTACTTTTTTATCTCTACTAATAGGAGAGACTATTTTAGTATATGTTTTACTTCCATAGTCACCTTTAGAAATTTGAAAATCTCCATGATTTAAGGCATATGCATACATTTCTAATTGAAAATCTTGTTCTATATAAAAATCAGTTGGAGAATCTTTTCCTGTTTTAACATCTGCTAATAAATAACCATCAACTTCATCACAAATTAAGTCTAACTTACAGGTAAAAGCTGTAATACGATGAATTGGAGGTATACTATCAAAAACGCTAGGAAGTGAAAAATTGATTTCCGCTTCAGAAGAAACAACGGTTAATAAAGGAGCAATAAATCTGGCATAACCAAGGCACATATTTCTACATACTTTAATATCATTAGTAAAATTAGTTTTTATTTTGATTCCCTTTCTTTTCCTAACTCCCCATTCTCTTCTATATTCTTTTTCCCCCATATCAGCCATTTCTGCCTCTGACACAGAGTTATTTTTATGATATTTCTCAATTGCTGAATGTACTGCATTTCCCCTAGAAAGAGCACCCCATTCTTCAGCAGCTTTAGGAGTACCAGTTTTATCAAAATAAAATTTTCTATGACATTCCATAAAATTTTTCAATGAAGAAGGAGAATATAAAATATCTGTTATACTTTTTATAAATTTTGCCATTACATAATATCCGTTACTAAACCATAATCAAGTGCTGCTACAGCAGTTAGGTAAAAATCCTTTCTATATAAATCTTTCTGAATTTGAGTTTTTTTTCTGCCTGTAGTTAAGGCATAAATTGAATAAGCCTCTTCTTCAAACGAAGCTAATACTTCTCTGTGATTCTCTAAAACATCTTTGTCAACAGGAAATCCTCCTGGTTGAGATGGTTGATGAAGCATAAATCTAGTACCACGGGTAGAAAATCTCTTACTACCAGCACAATAAATTAATGATGCACCAGATGCCACAAATCCCAACGCAACAGTTGTAACCTCTACTTCTTTTGGTAAAGCATCTTTTAACATATTATAAATAGATATAGAATCAAAAGCACTTCCACCAGGAGAACAAAGCTCAATAGTTATTTTGTTATTAGCACTAGTAATTTCTGCATTCTTAATTCTATTTAAAGGACAATTATATATATCACTCAAAAAACGAGACATTCTTACTACTAATTGTTCGTTAATTATTGTACCAATACGAGCAATTCTGTTTTTAATATCAAAATCATTAATTTTATTAAATTTTTCGATATCTAACATATTAACTCCCATACTAGCCTCTACAAGTGGAGAGATACTGTTTGTATAATTCATTATTCGTACTCCTTAAATCAGTTAAATATTCTACAAGCTTATCAGAGCCTTGAAATTTAGTCTCTTCATCTATTTTATACCAAGCTCCACCCTTTGTCCATAAATTCTTTTCAACACCTATTTCAACCATCTCTTGTTCTATAATTGTTCCTTTTCCTAGAACAATTGTTAATTCTCCTTTAGCAAAAGGACACGCCAACTTATTTTTAACAATTTCTGCTTTAGTAAGAATGGCCTTATCTCCGTTTATCTTTTTTAGTTTTGTCATATCAATTCTAAGACTACAAGCAAAAGCAAGAGCTTTGCCACCAGGAGTTGTCTTAGGACTACCAAATGTAATACCAATTTTATCTCTTACCTGATTAACAAGAATTAATGCAACATTATGGTCAAAGAGAGGCTTGCTCAAAAGACGAAGAGTTTGACCCATTAAACGAGCTTTTCCTCCCATATTAGCATCTCCAATGTCTCCCTCTGACTCAGCTTTTGTAGTCATTTGAGCAACAGAGTCAAGAACAACTAATCCTACTAAATCTTCTTCTACATATCTTTTAATAATTGTCATTACATCCTCTCCGATAGCAGGACGAGAAAAAATAAGTGTTTTTAAATCAACTCCCATACTCTTCATATATCGTAAATCAACCGTATGTTCTGTATCTAAATATAAACATCTCTTGCCCATCTTTTGAGCTTGAACAACTGTTTGAGAGCAAATTGTAGTTTTTCCACATCCTTCACTACCAAAAATCTCAGTTACTCTTCCGCAAGGAATTCCTCCAATACCAGTTAAATCATCTAATACTAAAGAGCCTGTCGAAATAGTTTCTACATCAAAAATATCTTCGTTATCTAAATCAACAATAGTACCTTCTCCATACTCCTTATTTAATTCTTTACTTAAAGTGCCGAGACTATCACCTATTTCTTTTGTCATTATTTTTGTACCAACTCTATCTTTGTTTCATTACCTAATTTTGTTACTTCTATAACATTCTCAAATTTAGAACAAAAAGAAGTATCATGAGAAATAATTAAAATTTGTGCTAATTCACTCTTATCATTGATTATATTATACGCTAATTCTGCTAAATTAGAATCCATTTCGCTCCAAGGTTCATCAGCAATAAAAATTGCTAATTTATCTTTTGCTAAATATTTTTTGAGATATTCTTGAATAGCAAATCTAAGAACAATTTGGGCTAACTGCATTTCTCCTCCAGAATAGGATGATACATGTCGCGGCTTTGACGCCTCATCTAATAATACCACGTTCAAAGAGCCGAGAAGGGTTTCATTAGAATCTTCCTTCGTAAAGGTTAAAGCAAATTTAAATGGCACATAATACTCTGTACACATAGTGTTTGCAATTATATTTATCTCTTCTAACGAAGATTCTACAATTAAAGATGGCGCTCCTCTTCTACCAAATGTTCTATATAAAAAGTCTGCATATAAAGCATTTTTTCTAAATATTTCTTTTTCCTTTTTTAATGTAGACTCTTTTGATATAATTTGTTGTAAATGTTCTATTTCGTTCTCTAATCCACCTAGTTCTTTATTTTTAGCAGCAATTAAAGAAAGTACATTCTTTTTTTGTTCCTGTGAAATAATTTTTTTATTTATAAATCCAGGTTTATCTTCTGATGTTAATTCTTGCAATTTAGTTCTTTGTTGAGCTAGCTCTTTATCAAGTTTACTCATATCCTTATTATTGCGGTCAATTTGGTCTTGTAAATCTTGTAAATTTTTAGCAATTTTATCAGCATTTAAAAATGGACAAGATGGATATTCAAAATTAGCGCCTTTTTTACACGCAGCGTTACGAATTAAATTCTCTTGAACCTTATAAACATCTTGTTGTTTTCTTATTGCCTTATTTGACAATTCTAACTTCTCTTTTGAAGAAAGAGATTTCGCAATGTCTGTTTGAATTCTTGTAATATTTTTAGATAGCTCTGTTAATTCAGAATTATTTAAAAACATGTCAATTTCACTAAGTTCTTTATTACATTCGTCTATTTGAGTAGAACATTGTTGAATTTTAATTTGAGACTCTTCAAGTCTACTTTTAGCAGTTCTTATTATTGAAAATTGGTTATCTACATATACGAGATTTTTATTTGCATCTTTAGCTAATTCTTGGTATTTTTTAGAAGTATCTGAGAAAGAATCCAGCCCAAATAGTCCCATAAGTACCGTTGAGGCTACTGATGGTGCTAAATCACATATGTCATTTTTCTTTTTTTGACTAAGATAATAAAGAGCTAAAAAGATATTTTTATCAAATAAATTGTTACTTATCCATTGATTAAATCCTTTTATTTGAGGGCCAACAATAGGAGAAGCCATATCATTGATATTATACACATATGCATAACATCTTCGGTCTTTATTATCAATAATTCTTTGTATTACATATGATTTTCCAGAAATATCTATTGTAACAGATATCTTTGCTTGTGCCTCTTTATTTAAAACATCGTCATATAAAGACTGTTCTGGTTTATCAGGAAAACTTCCATATAAACACGCAAAGATAGAACCAATAAAAGTTGTCTTACCACTTCCAGATTCTCCAACAATCATAGCAACAGAAATATCGGATAAATCAAATTCTACATCTTTAATAGTACATAAATTTTCTATTTTAACTTGTTGTATCATTAGTGTCGTTCCAATATTTCATTATTTTTTCTAAGTCATCAAATTCTTTTGTATAATCATTATAAATTTTAATTAAATTTGAAGCATCTAAATCTTGGACTCTTGTTGGAGTAGACAGTTCTTTAGTAGCTAATTTAACAGTTGAACGTACAATCACATTAGGACGAAAACTTTTAGTAACTGTAGGAAATAAAGCATCAATCCTGTAAAAATCTCTGTCTATAAAATGATTATCTTCTAATAATTTCTCTAAAGCTTCTTCTGATTCTACAGTAAGAGTATGATATTCAGGGAAAAAATTACATACCTCATATTTATCATGTGTTATCACTTGATTAGTAATAGTAATAACTCTAAATACACTAGGATTATTAACTTCACCAAAATTTCTCTGCCTAATACATCCAATATAATCTATTTTATTAACCACATTTTGTTTTGTATGAATATCGCCTAAAATACCATATTCAATACCTAACGAGTTTAGTTCCTCAGAAGAAAAAGTGAAACTATAATCCGATTTTTTTATCTTTATACTAGACTCTAAATCTACAACTCGCAAGTGTCCGACCAATATCGGAATAAGCCCCTCAGACTTACACTGGAAGGCAAGGAACTTAATATAATCAAGTACCTCACTACGAGACGTATATTCATGAGGCATCAACCACGGAACCAGAATGAATCCACAGGTTAAACTAGGTGGTTTATATAATTCAATTGTCTTCGAAGAATGTATAATATGTTCTGCAATAAATATATCATTGGCATTTGCAAAACTACCATAGCTTTTATCATGATTACCATCAACAATAATAACTGTTACTTTCTTACCAAAATTATTAAGATGTTTAGGATTAACCCAAGATAAAGAGTCAAAGAATTTTGAATACGGCTTTATTATAGAAGCACTACTCACATAGTTATTAGTATAGTTAGAATATTCAAATAAATCCCCAGGAAATATTACAGTGTCTATATCATTTTTAGTAATATAATCTAAAAGATATTCGTTAAGAAATTTATCAATTTGGTCATAAGATTTAGGGCAGATTTGAATATCTCCTACCGCTAAAATCTTATTTTGCATCTGGCTCATCCATGAATGATATCATTACAACTTCTTTGGTGTTAAGAGCAAAGATTCTACCTTCATTAGATTTAAACATAAGCCAAGTATCAGCAGAGTTATATCCAAAAACTTCTTCAATAACTCCTCCTACTACATTATAATCTAATGGAGTTTCCATCTTTTTTACTTCTCCATGCTCATCTTTAGGAAAGAGATTAAGACTATAAGGAAGACTTTTAACAGTAATCATTACATCAAGTTTTTTTTCTTTAGCCCAAAGAAACATACCCGAACCAAGGTTATTTCGTTGGTCAATTTCTTCAATACAATTAATCATTTATTTCTCCGTTAAAATTATATTTTTACTAGAATCCATAGAAGGAAACATATCAAATGTTTCTATATCTACGCGAAAACAAGTCATACTATCCATTTTAGATAAGGTTGCTGCATTATAAGTATTATTAAGTTGTCTAAATGGACGAGTAGACCCAATGAAAGTGATAAGACCATTAGAATATCGTTCTTGCATAATCTTATCAACTAACCAAGTCATTCTTTGGCCTTCGCTACCTATTTCATCTATAATAAGCTCTGTATTCCTAACTATCTCCATTGTTTCTTCTACATCTTTAGATGTTAAATTTAATATATTAACATAAGTAATTCCTAATTTAATAGCAAGAGGAATTAAGAGCGAACCTGTATTAATGGGATTTGGAGAAGATACCCAAAATCCCCTATTATAATCACTATCTGCAAATTCTTCTATTCTTCTATAAATAGAATTAAATGGTTGAAGTTCGTAATTGGCTATTTTTTCTGGATAATTTGCTAAAAACTTATAATATCCAACCCTATCAGCATAACTAAAATCTTTATATATTTTCATTACACAGAAACTTCCTGTGGAGTAACCTGTTTAATAAATGGTAAAAGAGTAATTTTATCTTGTGGAGTATCGAGAATACTATTAGTCGCTTTAATACTACTTACTAAGGCTTGACCTCTAGGACAAGATGGACAAAATCCAATATACTCATAATCATAATTATGGCTCATTTTAGTATATCTTACATATCCAGTATCATTACAACGAGAACACTGAGTATTATACCTACTTTTACAATGAGCGCAATAAAATTCATTACCTATTATTATAAATTCTTCCTCATTACATCTACCTTCATCTCCAATACAAGGAAATGGCCCAATTTTAGATGGGTCTACTCCCACTGTATCTTCTATATTAATAAATTTATAATAAGACGGAAGTACAATACATCGAGAACGACGACCTGATTCTCCGTGACGATTCTTTTTAATAACAAGCTCTGATTCTCTATAGGAAGGAAGATATGCTTTAGTAATGCCTTTAGCTCTCAAAATTTCATTATATCTTTTTGTAAAAACAAAAATTACTTGAGTAGCATCATTCTCTAAACCACCGGAACCTTTAAGGTCATGTAAATCCGGCTCCCCTCCTTCTCTTTTGTGAGCGCGAGATAATTGAGAAATTCCTAATACTACTGTATCTGTTGATAATGCAGCTTTCCTTAGCTTTCTAGCTACATATTCTATTTGTTCTACTCTTGAGCCTTTGTCACTATTAATTAATTGAATATAATCTACAATAAAAAGATTAAAACCTTCCTGTTTTTTTCTAGCAATATCAAGAAGTAACATATCTACGTTATCAATATTGTTTTCAACAAAATATAGATTACTTTTCACTAATTCTGCTGCTTTTTCTTCTGTGGCCTTAATTAACTCTTTCGATTGATTCGGGTCTTCCAAATCTGAAAGTGATGTTAACATCTCTCCACATAATATTCTTCGAAAAGATTGAAGATTAGACATTTCATAATTATACATTACAGCAGAATGACCTTGTTTCAAATTTGCTAAAAGTACATTAGTAGATAGCGTACTTTTAAACTCTCCAGTTCCTCCAGCTATAATTGCAAAATCTGATGGACGAATCCCCTTTAATGCGTCATCTAAATCCTTATATCCAGTCATAATTCTTGGTTTTGGGGTTTTAATATCTTCTAAATGTTGTTTTAAAATTTCTGCTACATTACCTTTAGCCAATATTTTCCCCCACTGTCACTCTTGAGGTTTGTCCACGACAAACTCCAATTTCTATGCCATTTTGTAAGCATAAAGTTAATAAATCATTCATAAACTTAGACCTTTGTGGCTGATAAGCCTTAATTTGTTTAGAATTACTAGGAGCATAAAAGTATCCTCTTTTACCTAAATCTATACCATATAAATTGATTCTCTTAGCTCCCATAATAATAGCTGTTTCTACACCAGGGACTGATATATTGCCCATTGCTGAAAGATACATCATTCCCTTATCAAAAATAGGTGATTTTCTAGTTTGAAAAAACCAATATCCATGAGGAGATTTTGGTACAATATTGCTTAAATGAAATTCATTCTCAGTAACATGTCCTCCTCTAAGAATTTTTCTTTGTCTATCAAGTAAATCTGGATAGACAATTCTATCCATAGAAACAATATTTGCTCCTACTAATCTAGTTATTGCCGTATTAGAATAATAATAACTAAGTTCAGGAATACTTAAATCAAATCCCATAAAATAGTCAGTTTTTGCGGCAAGATTAATTGCTCCATTAAGAACAATAGCAATATCCTCTTTTCCACTATACTTTATTGCTGTTGGGCCGCTCCCAATAACAGCAATGACTTTACCGGCATATAAATCTCTATAATTTTGTATCATCCGTTTGAAAAAACCTTGTTGCTATATATTCTATATCATATAATTTAACTGTTTGAATAATCTTTCCATTACTTATAATAGGCAATCCACTTGAAATCATAAAGAGTGAACTAGAATAATTGCAAACTTCCGTCTTAAACAAAAACGGTTCTAATAAAATTACTATCTCTCCACTATTAAGCAAAGAAACATATTGTTTATTCCTTTTGTCAAAAGGAAAGTGGTTAGAGATAAATATCCTATAATAAGGAGCCTTAAATTTTTTTCTATAGGCTTTTGTAATATCTGCTATAAATGAAATGTCTTTGATTTTTCTCTCTTTACCAATATCTAAAATAAACTCATCGAGTATTTTAGGGTTTGTATTATATACCTCAGTCATTAATCTAGAGGGATACTTATTTGGTAGTGAAATCATTAATCCTCTAATGGTAACGTATTTTTTTTATTAAACTCTTTTTGTAAATTATCTATCTTTTTTTTAAATTTACGATTAGCTTCTACTAATCTTTTCTGTTCTACCCACATTGCAAGAGCAGTGTCATGGTCAATTTTGATAAATTCTGTACATAAACGAAGAAATTTAGACTGGTCTGGAGATTTTCGGTCAGCTTCAATATTAGCTAAGTGAGAATAAGAAATAAAAATCTCTTCATTAAAAAAGGCAGCTAATTTAGCCGCAAAATCTTTATGTGTTGTAGTTCCTCTACAATTTTTAAGAAAATTAGCTAATTTGCTTAAGTTCCTTGGCATATTCAATTTCCTCTGGTGATAATTTTATACTATTTATATTACCCTTACTCTCAGAAATTACCTTCACAGATGAAGGTCTATATCTTTCTTTTTTACAAAAATTCATTTGCTCTTCAGAGAGGGGGAAATTAGTTCTATGACAATGTGCTAATCCATATGGGTTTTTGGCATCATAAAATGAAGTAGAATATATTTCTATTCCTTTGGTTGGAACTGATTTATTTATTGGTTTAGTTACCGGATGTTCGAAATCAGCAGTTTCAAATTCTTCATCAGGAGGTAATTCATCTCCAAATTCACGGGCAAGAGCGCCAGTCATTGCTCTTTCACCAAAACCAGCTAAAGCAAAAGTCTTTTTGATAGAATTAGTAACGCAGCCTTTAATAGCTTCTCCAACAAAAGGAGACGTATTATTTCCATAATGAACTTTTTCATCCAAAATTTCAAAAACAGAAGAGACTTGTGATTCTGTATCGACTGACGGAATCCAATTACCAATTCTCAACGTAGTTTTTACACAAACATTAAAATATGTTTTGGTATTACCCCATTTATCTGTTACTTCATATTGATAATTATGGATTAAATCAGGAGTTAATGTCCAATGCCAAGAACCAATAACTTGATTTAATACGTTACAAAGATATTGATATCTATAACCAGTAGAATCATATCCTTTTTTACTTATCTCTTTTGGAATAACCTCTATTGCATTTTTATCTGCTTCTAAACTCTTTATTTCTTTTGCAATTTTATTATACAAATCAGGTAACATATCTAAAGTTAATAATCCAGCAATCATTTATTTTCCTCTTTTTCATTTTCAAATTCTTCTTTTAATTTCTCAACAGCTTTAGTAAGAATTTTTTTAACTGCTGCAACTTCTATACAACAAATGTCAGCAATATCAGTTATTCCTCTTTCTTCTATATAAAAAAGTTTAATAACCTCTGATTCTATTTCTCCTAAAGTTGAAAGCATTTGTTCTACTATTATATCATTATGTGTTTTTTCAAAAGCTTGTTCATCCACATCTTCGTGAAATTCTTGATAATCTTCGTGCGATAAATTAGAACGAAGTATATTTTGAATTTCTATTACTTCCTCGGTAGATATATTGTATTTTTTAGAAATTTCTTCTACATCTTTTGAAGAGGAAACAGCTTCTTTTAATCTACGAGCAACTTTCCACTGCCAACAATAATCTCTATAATATCTATATATTTCACCTTTAATAACTTTGGTAAGATATGTAGTAGCTTTGCTAATACTTGGGTCAAATCTTTTAAATCCCTTCCATAACCCTAATTTCGCAACTGACACTACATCATCAACTCCTACACGCGGTGGAATATCAAACTTTTTGACGATAAAATATATCAAATCGTTATATTTTGCTAAAAGTAACTGATAATATTTATCTCTTTGTATATCATCTCCAGCAGCTTCAGCTTCTTGGAGTTTCTTCGTTAAATAAATAGTTGTCTTATCAGTCTCCATCTTCATCTTCTATTGCAAGAACATCTTTTATACTAGAAACAAGTTCCTCGTATAAAGATTGTCTAGCATAATTATCTTCTTTCATATCAATACCAATTACCGAATCAATAAATCTCTCTTCGTATACAGAATCAATTTTAGTAACAAAAGATAACTTACCATCATAAGCGATAATATACAACATCCTTTTTTCATTATCAGGAGGACGAATAGACCAGACACAAGCTCTTGAATCTTTAGATAGTTCTGATAATTGAGTATTTTTGATTAGTTCAGCGCCAAGAGCTTTTTCAAAATCGATAATTTTTGTTGTTCTAAGTGTATTCTTTACTTTAATTGGAAAAAATTCCGAAAACGTCTTAAGAGTATTAGTAAAAAAAGGCATAATACTTTCGTAAAATCTTGGAGCAACCACTTTTGTTTTAATTTTTTGATAAACCGGGCTATCTTTTAAAAAATCACAAATCTCTTCTTTAAAGTCACCTTTCTCTATTTTTTGACGACGCAACATTTCATCTCTTTCTGCTTTCTTTTGAGCAGCGCCTTCATATTGTAATTGTCGATATTCATCTTCCGTCATTCCTTCGAAAGGATTAGACTCTATATAGCCACCCCGCTCATATTCCGCAGATTGTCGTTGCAATTTATCAACAGGATTACCTGCATTAGCTCTCAAAAATGCTGCTCTTTTTTCTTCAGAAGATAATCCTGATGAACGATTAGGAGGAAGTGGTTCTTGAACCACTTCTCCTCCTTGCTTCATAACTAACTGAGGCTGAGCTTGCTGAACTTGGCTATAATTCTGTAATAAAGCATCTAAACTTTCCCAATCTCGAACTTTAATTATACGATTGCCTTGTTCATCATATTCAACCTGTTCGTTAGGCATTTTTATTTCCCTTTGACTTGAATTTTAAATTTCCAGCATCATATTCAGCAATCATTTTGCGAAGTTCTTCTATTTCTACTGAATGATTAAAACTAAGACCATCATATTTCTTGGTCTCTCCATCCTTTTCGTAAGACCCACTCTTCATCCAAGCAGCTCCATTACCTCCTTTGTAATCAGGACGACTGGAACCTGGAGTTTTTTCTGCATTAACGAAAAACATATCGCTAAATTCAAATGCATCAACTTCAGGAACGTCCTTACCCTTCCACTTCTTAACGAGTTCAATGCGTACATTTTTTTTATCAGCCATTGTAGACTCCTATATCTCTAGTTCAAAATCTTGTGGTGATTCCATAAGATTTACTTTATTTTTATTTAGAATATTACGAATATGTTTTTGAAAATCAGATGAAGCATCATAACCCAATTGCTTAGAAAGGGCCATACCCGTTAATTCATCTGATAAAAATGACAATAAACTTACGCTAACTTTTGTAATATTATGCCTCCTTATTGTATTAAAAAAATCACACCAAAACTGTACAGGATATGTTGTAGAATATAACCACCTCATAATAGGAAAAATTGACGTAGGATAAGATTTCATTTCATTTAAAATAGATGAAATAGATGTATAATCTGCTGGAACATATAAACTATTATCAGGTGCATATCCGTTATACACTGGATTAAAATGTTCATATGGAGCAGGCCAAGTAAAAACGCTTTTATAGTTTAGATAGTTAGAGCTTGAATTAATATTCTTATTAGATTGTGTAATATTAGAACTATCAAATAAAATTATTGGAACTGGTCTTAAAAGAATATTATTATATAATCCATTACGCAAGTGAATTAATGCATAAGCAGTTTGTGTTGCTAACAATCTTATAGCACTGCTCTCAAACTCTGAGGTTTTACAAACAAAATTAGAAATAAACTTTGCATCAATACTTTTAGATATAACCGTTTCAAATTTTTTAATATCATTTGAGGTAGATAATATATCTAAACCAAACGAATGTGCTCCAGCAATATTATATATACTATACTTTATATCATTAGTAGTATTAGGCGCTCTTGACGTAGAATGACCTTTCGGTACTATAACTTCATAATCAATATCACATTGTCTCAATAAGACAGTTGATTGACCTATATTGGTTGAAACTAGAACTAAGTTTTCCAATTATCTTACCTCCTTATCGCTCTACAATAATCTAAAGAATTTTTAAAATCTAACATAGCATATTCTATATCGCTAGAAAAATTTTGTCTATTATGTAGTAACCATTGTCTGCCTAATTGTAATATTTTATTGTCTGAATATCCAGCTTTTAAACATCTTGTAATCAAAATATATTGAGCACGATGTCTTGGATTTTTATCTCGATGAATAGTTACTACTGAATGAGTTATATCTACAACTAATGAAGAGTCAATAGTTTTATCAATCTGTGAAACTTCTTCCTCTATATCAATTGTCCATTGACTTGCAATATTCTCTATTAACTCTTTTGGTGTCTTCTTTATTTTTGAAAAGATATCTACTTGGTTTATATATGGTCTAAAAGAAAAGTCTATCCACGTAGAAGATTTACCAGTTTTTCTATTTAAAGAGCAAGGTAATCTAACTAAATTTCCATAACGATTACCTGCTTTTAATTTTGCTTGACGAGGGAATATCTCTCCTGAAATATTACCTTTTGCAAGAATTTTAGCAGCATTGAATGCTGTTTCAGAAGATAAAGAGTCAAAGAAAATCCATAAATGATAACCTTTATTTCCACTACTTTCCAAATATGGAATTAATTTGTAATTTAAACATCTTTTATAAATTTCGTTAACTTGTCCTCTTAATCTAATTAAACCAGCTTTTCCTTCATGTGAATCAAAATCGAAAACTATCCATTTACATTTATTATCACGACTTGTTGTATAAGTCCCTATTACCATACTTTTATCAATAATAGAAGAAACTATATCTGATGGTTGAATTGTTAAATCAACACCCTTAACTCTATTAGGTGTATATCCTCCATCTACGGTTTGAATTGCATAATAATCTGTAACAAAAAATAAATCTATAATTTTATTAATTATTTTTGGTTCCAATCTAAGACTCCAATATAAAAGATAAGGACAGCAATACTATACCCTCCTAGCCAAATAGTTAACCCACATTTAACCAGGATGCTGATGAGTAGTGATACCCAAAATCCGCGACATATACGGCATTCTAGCCCATGAGCTACATATTGTTTCCAAAATCCATCTGGAAATCTTTCTACAATCCAATCAAAAATAACCCCAATCAAAGGATTGGTCTCTATTGCTAATGTTAAACCCATAGTTATTATTGCAACTAAACATACCAAAAATATCATTTAACTTATTCCTTCTCTGAGAGTGGTATAACTAGCATAGTTAGCATAACTAACATAGTTAGTAGTGACTGTCGCCTGCGTATGTCACATTACTCTAAATGTGACTCTCTTAAAGAGAAGAAGGACAACACTATATTATACCAGTGTCAGTCAGAAATCCGGTTAAATTTTGGTGAATAAACGCTGAATCACCCTAAAACCGGGTATCATTACCTGTGACACGCCAGAGCGTGAGATTCTAGATTATTATAGGAGTATTTATGAGCTATTTGCACAAAACAGGCATTATAGGCATTGACGCCATTGAGGACACTCTTTTGGCGGGTCTTTGCACAGGAGACCCTATTCTTCTTATAGGCGCTCCAGGCTGCGGAAAAACAGCATTTGTTGAAAGACTAGCACACCTTCTTGGGTATAAAGAAGAAGAGATTGCTCTTTACTCAAGTCCTACAATTAACTTTGAAGATGTAGTTGGACTTCCTATGCCTGTAGATGCTGGTGATGGAAGCTATAATCTTCGTTATGCAAGAACAGAAACAACCATTTGGGACAAGAAAATTGTTTTATGGGACGAGTTAAATCGTACCAAGTATGATATGCAAAACCAAGTTTTGCAAGCAATTCGTGATAGACGTTGTGCTGGAATCAAGTTAGATTTGCATTATATCTTTGCTGCTATGAACGAGCTTCACGAAAAGGGTACTAAGCCTTTGGATAGAGCTTTAGCAGACAGATTCTCTTTATTGATTACCTTCCCTAAGTTTAGTCAATTAAAGAGCATGGGAGAAAAGTTGCAAGTTATTACTAACACAACAACTCAAGATGCTGTAATGATTGGTGGTTCTACTAATCCTAATGAGTCTTCTGAGTTGCAGGCATTGTTGGCTAATGCTAGAGAAGAGTATAAGAATATGGACTGTGGTATTGATAAGTTTGTCAATAGCTTAGTCGATGAACTAAACAAGGGAAAGAACATTGATATCTCTGGTCGTCGTGCTGGAATGATTTATCGTAATGTTCGTGCTCTTTTCGCTATCAAAAAGGTGAAAGAGGGAAGAAAGTTTAATCCACGTAATGCTGCACAACTAAATTCTCTAATTTATTATTCTATGCCAGAGCGTGTAACTAGTGGTGAAGAGTTTAAGATTGAGTTAATTAAAGCTGCTGTAGAAGCATCATTGGATAAGTTGTATGACAATAATAATCCTGCTTCAAAGTTTCTTTCTATGACGAATGCGACAGAAATGTTAATTGCTGCAACAAAGGATAAAGAAACTTCATCAGATAAAGAACTTTATTCAGAAGTGATATTATCAGCTCTTAATATTGCGAGAAAAGAAGATATTGATAATAACAGCGGAAGCAAAGAAAAGGGTGGAATGATTGAGCAAGCTATTGCTACTTGGATTCTTGTTAACCCTAACACAGTTAATAAGCCAACTCTTGAGCGTGCAGTAACAACATTTAATGGTTTAAATGAAACACCTGTAATGATTGGTGGATGGACTGGTAATCAGTTAGAAATTATTACTCGTTATTTGATTAATGGAGTTTATAATACAAATGAGAAAATCACTTCTTCCGTGTTTCAGGCTAATAAAACTAAATTCATGAATGATGACCAATTTCATGACCTAAATGGAGATTTTGATAAGTTATTCGTTGTTGAGTTCTTTAGTAGTACCTCAACATTATTAACTGCTGACGCAAGTGTAGCACAGGGTGTAGTAAATCATATTAAAAAGATTGCACAGTCACTTAAATAAAGGAGATTCTTATGGCAAAAAACAATAATATTATTGAAATGTTTAATACATGTCGCAGAACCATCTTGGAAGATGGTTCTAAACTCGAACTTCCAAATGAGAAAGCATCATTACTAGTAAAACATAATGATGAATATCATATTATCGCTATTGCTGGAGCTTCTCCAACAGTCAATCATACTCCATCCGTTACTGTTGCAAAGTTTGATAAGAATTTTCAAGATATTAAATTTAGTACATCTGGCAATCCAACAATTGAATCATTTAATAACAGATGGGGATTTAGTTTTGAAAATAAAAATGGAGATTTAGTAGTTAATGATGGTGAACTATTGCAATGTGTTCCTCATTATCGATACGCTGCATTTAGTATTACTTTTAGTGTAAAGCTAGGAGAAGGAAATAAGTTTCCTGTTCATACAAAAACTACAATTCCTCCATTTCCAGATTATCATACAATTGTAACAGGCGGAGAACATGAGGCTTATAGAACTGCCAATGTATTTGCAAATTTCTTACCAGAAGACCAAATTGGATATCTATTAAGTAATACTATTTATAATAACAAAGGTGAACATGGATTTTATGTTCCCAAAGTTCAAAGTGGCGTTAAAAGTGGAAAATTTCCTTACTATTTTGTAATGATTCACTCTACTAATATCGTGTCTCGTTTAACTGTTTAGGAGTAATAATGTACATCAATCATAATCCTATTAGAGATTATAGTAAACCTTATGAAGCAGGACAATGGAACGCATTTTTTGATGCGTTCCTAGCTTTAGTGAGAGATTTTAAGTTTGCTCTTTATAACTTTTGTAATGCTTCTGATATCAGTATAATTACAATGGGAAGTGAAGAGGAAGAAGCTTATTCAAAAATGTTTGAAAAGGGAGGCAATAAACCTACAGCTTTTATTGATGGAAACTATTCTATGAAAGTGTTTGAAAGATTTTTGGTCGAGCAGAGAGTAGATTGTTACATGTTTTGTACGTTATTAACACATGAAATTATGCATTATGCTCTTGGACATCTTGACGAGTATGATATTGACAGAGAATTAGGTATTAAACCTGAAGAAGCTTTAATTAAAAATACTATTCAAGACGCTATTATTAATGCTATGATTGCTCGAAACTTTAATTTTGACCAAAGATTTACTAAACTATTTGAACAACTTTATAAGCATGACGAAATGCCTCAAGGTATGTTACGTCCAGGTAGTCAATTTCCTGAACCTGACATTCAAGATGTTCATGATAGATTATATTCTAAGGCTTCTGCAACAGGATATGAAATTCGAGATATTATCGAAGAACACTCTGAAGGTGGTGGAAGTAAACAAGATTATATCTTACTTGGCGGACATGGAATGGGAGGTGGAGGTAATAAGTCACAACCTGGAAATCAACAAAATCAAGATATGTTGAATAATGCCGCCGCAGAGGTAGCACAAGAAATTGTAGATTCTCATGATGAATTTATACATGAAGGTGAAGGTGCGGGTGGAGACGAAATGGATTCCTCTCATGATTGTGACCCTAATGCCACAATTTTAGCTACATATAAATTAAAAGAGTTCATTAATAATGTTGAAGATATTGACTTTGCAGAACAAGTTATCTATATGTCTGCTGAAGCAACTTTTAACTCAGAGTTAGAAAAAGATTTTTTAAATATTCAAAGTAATGCTATAACTAGAGGTATTGTACCAACACCTTTTGATAGACGAGCAATGCTATATCGTTTAATGAATATTCCTCAATTCTTTTTTAATAGAAGAAAACCTGACACTTCTATTAAGGCTGTTGCTTATATTGATGTATCTGGTTCTACTTATGAATTTCATCCTGTATTTATCTCTTCAATTAGATATTCTATAGAACACTTTGAGAGAATAATTCCATTCTCTACAGTTACCGCTGAATGTACTGTAGATGAATTTTGTGAAGGTCAATATCACTCTACTGGAGGAACCAATGATTGTTGGGCTATGCATATGGTACAAAATGGAATTAAAAATGCAGTAGTCTATACTGATGGTTGTTTTGGAGGAAGATGGTGGCAAGAATTAAAAGATGACCCAGAAGTTAACTTGATTGTAGTATATACAGCAAATTATATTCAAAAGGAGTATTTTAATTCGTTAAGAGAGAAAATCATAGATGAATTTTCTATCGACCCAAAGGGTAAATATAAGAAATTGTAATATACAGCAAGGAGTTAAACTCCTTGCTTTTTTAATAAAGGAGATATATGTATATTTCGTTACATACGCATACCACTTATTCACTTAAGGATGCGGTTGGTAGAGTTGGTACTTTTGTCGAATTAGCTTCTAAACTTGGTATGTCAGCAATTGCTGTTACAGAACACGGTAATATTAAATCTTGGCCTGAATTAAATAAATATTGTAAAAAATATAATATTAAGCCCATATATGGTTTAGAAGCATATTTTGTAGATGATATTGAAGAGAAGCCTATAACAGGTAGTAGAAATTATTCACACATAATTTTATTAGCTCAAAATTCTATTGGATATAAAAATATAGTTAAATTAACATCTCTTTCTTATATGGATGGATTTTATTATAAGCCTCGAATTGATAAAAACATGTTATCTAAATATTGCGAGGGAATTATTATTCTATCAGCCTGTGCTGGTGGAGTATTAGCTAAGCCGTTAATAGAGTTTGGAGAAGAAGCCGCCGAAGAGAGATTGCAGTGGTTTGTAAATATTGTAGGAAATAAGTTCTTTTTAGAATTACAACAACATGATACTTGTGCTGATAGTGAATTAAAAATTATTAATCCTTGGCTTATAAAAATGGCCGAAAAATATCATTTAGATTTAGTTACAACTAATGATGTTCACTATCCAAATGCAGAAGATTATAAGGCTCACCAAGTCATTTTATGTGATGCTCATAATGTTAAACTAACTAATATAGATTATAAATACTTTTATGATAAGAGTTTCTATTTTAAAAATGAAGATGAAATGGAAAAATTATTTCCCAACAACTTAGAAGCTGTTCATAATTCTGGTAAAATAGCGGATATGATTGAATTATTTGACCCAGAATTAAGTGAATATAATTTTCCACAAGCACAATGTAGAGAATTAGATGTTAATTGTTGGTTAACAGAAGAACAAGCTTTAGAAGAAATTAAAAATATTACTTATAAAAAACTTTCTTCTCTTAATCCACCCAATATACAAGAATATCAAACAAGGCTTGATTACGAGCTATCTGTTATTAAAGATTTTAAATTTGGTAATTATTTGCTAGTAATGTCAGATGCTTTAACTTGGTGCAGAAACAATGATATTTATACAGGCCCAGGAAGAGGAAGTGCTGTTAATTGTTTAACCAACTATTTATTGGATATTACAGCATTAGACCCTATTATTTATCAATTAGAATTTAGTAGATTTTTAAACAAAGGAAGATTAAGAGTAGACGCTAATGGTCATGTTATTTACTCTTCAATGATTGATGTTGATTGCGATATTTCTCAAGATGGTAGACAAAAGTTTTTGGAATATCTCAAAAATAAATATCCATACGTTTATCATATGGGGACAGATACAAGATATTCTTGTAAAACAGCTATTAAAACTGCCGCTAGAGCAATGGGGATTGAATTTTTTATTATGAATGATTTCTCTAAGTTATTGCAAGAAAGACAGCCTGGAACCGACACGTTAGTAAGCATAGAAGATAATCTAAAAAGAGATGTTGTTACCGAATTTATTAAAAAGCATAAATTAGAACAAGTAGTAGAACTTGCTAAGGGTCTTGAAGGTGGATTAGCAGGAGAAGGAGTCCATGCATCAGGAATTGTTATTTCACAAAAATCTCTCGAAGATTTAGTACCGTTACGTCCTAATCAAACCTCTCCATTAACAACTATTGGATTTAATATGAAAGAAGTAGAATCTTTTGCTAAACAAATCAAATTTGATTTTTTAGGATTAAGAAATCTATCAGTTGTTAATGATGCAGAAAGATTGATAAAAACAAATTATAAAAATATTATTATTCCAGAATGGGGTGATTTTACTGATGATACTGTATATCAAGCAAAATATGGTCTAGATAACGTTTTTCAATTAGGTTCTGGACTCGCTTATTCCTATTATTCAAAGATTAATCCTTCTAATATTGGAGAGTTATGTGACCTTATTGCTCTTATTCGTCCTGGTGCTTTAACCTCTGGATGGGCAGATAAATATGCAGAAGGTGGATTTACACATAAAATTACAGCTATGAATGATTTACTTAAAGATACTAGAGGTATTATGGTATATCAAGAGCAATTAATGCATGTTGCTCAAGTAGTAGGAGGTTTTTCTGCTGAAAAAGCTGATGACTTAAGAAAGGCTTGTGGTAAAAAACATGTTGAAGAAATGAAAGTTCTTCTACAAGAATTTGAAGAACAAGCTACAATTAAAGGATATAAAAAGTCAGAAATCCAATATATTATAGAACAAATGATGGACAATGCTCTTTATTCTTTTAATAAAGGACATAGTATAGGATATGCCGCTATTGCCTATAAGACATTATGGCTCAAACATTATTATCCAACAGAATTTTATTGTGCTGTTCTAAACTCTGTTATTGGTAGTTCAGAAGATGTTAAAGAAGTTATTCGTAATATCACAAAATATAATATTCGAATTAAAACACCAGATATCAATAAATCTCACTTAAATTATACTATGGGTTATGACAGTAAGGGGGCTTATATTCTTAACGGACTTTTAGGAGTAAAAAATGTTGGAGATAAGGCTGCTAATCGTATCATCAAAATGAGACCATTTACTAGCATTGAAGACTTTGTTGCTAAAGTTCCTCGTAGTTGTGCTAACTCAAGAGTTAAAACATTTTTGGCTAATGGTGGTGCTTTTGATAATATTGAAGCTGATAGAAATAAATCTATTAGTTGGGCAATGGAACAAATTGTCGAATATACAGATATCGAGCTAGCACTTATGGAAAAAGAAGCTTTAGGATTTTTCTTTTCATCTAACCCATATTTACAACATAAATGTTATTCTAGAGTTGACCTTGATATGCCAATGGATATTCCTGATGATTTATCATCTCGTACAGTAAGCATAGTAGGATTTTTAGATAATGTAAGTATACAAACATCTAAAAAAAGTAAACAATATATGACAGGAACTATTACAGATGGTGTAGAATCTATTATGCTGCTTGGATTTGAAAATATTGTAAATTCTTATGGAAGTCTTGCGGTAAGATTATCTGGTCAATATAATCCTGTAATTATTAGTGGAAAATTAACACCAGATGCTATCAGTGACGAAAAAGAACTAACTTTACAAAATGTTAAATTAAATATTTATGAAATTACGGAATGGACTCATATATCGGGTATAACTAATATACGGGTTCCTGACCCTAGATTTAAGGATGCCTTAGAGTTTTTAACTAGTAATCAAGGTACTGATGAGGTAGTTTTAACTACTCCTCTAGGACAAGAACAATTATTAAAAACTAATTTAAATAAAGAGGCAAGATGGGCTTTAAATTATACTATGAATGCCAAAATAAGGTTTAAAGAATATGAAGATAACTAAAGATGCTCATAATGCTATAATGCAATATATCATTATTATAAGCTTATTTTGTGGAGGTTTGGCCCTTATCTCTTTAGTTTTTTCCGGATTACTTTGGTTTGGTATTCATATTGTTTTGTCAGGAACATTTTTACAATTATTTTGGATTTGCTTACTAATGCTTGCAATTCCAGTAATAATTAATGGTTGTATTTTTATTCCAATGGCATTAAGTACAAGCGGGTACTCATTTGTGTTTAGGTGTCATTCTTGTGGATATCTTGATGCTGTTCAAAGACAGGTATTCTCTAAAAATGTTATAACTTGTAGTAATTGTGGAGCTAATTATGGACGATAAAGATATTGAACAATATATGAAAGATTATATGTACGGTGGTGTAAAATATGAATGTGGCATAAAAAATTATAAAGGACTTGCTCATAAGATATTTCCTCCTGGTTGTACACCAAAAGGAAGTATGGAGAAATATACAGCAGATTTTTCCTATATGTTTTTCTTTAATGGCAAAATTCATAGTCTATGCACCAATTGGGAACTTTATATTTTAACAAAAAAAGAATCTAAAAGATTTTATGAATTTATGCTTGGTTATAAAAGAGCATTAAATGATGCTGAGATTTCATATAAGGCTATAGAATTAGTGTCTATATGGACTCCTATTTCCACTACGCAGCACCCTCTTAAGGGGTATTGGTATCCATTTGTTTAATAAGGTCTATATATAATGCACTATCAATTTCAAAAAGATTTAAAAGATGGGGCTTCTTTTGAAGAAGAAGTCACAAAACTTCTAAAAGGTTATTTAGATGACTTTGTTTTTATTACAAATAAAACAAAAGAATATGATATTCTAGTTAGTGATACTTTTGAGAATGTTAGTAATAATTCTAAAAATGTTACTTTTGAAGTTAAAAATGATTTGATGGCTACAAAAACTGGAAATGTGGCTATTGAATATGAATGCAGAGGAGAAGAAAGTGGACTTGTAGTTACTACAGCAGATTGGTGGGTTCACGGAATAGATGGAATTCCTTATTTTATTACTGTGGATAAGTTAAGAGAAATTTGCTTACTTGCCACAAAAAAGGTGATTGGAGGAGATAAAGGCTCTTCTACTAAACTTTATCTTATTAAAATAGATGATTTTAAAAAACACTGTATAAATATGAATGAGGTTATTGATGATATCAAAAAAATATTTAAAGTTAGTTGACCATATGGGCAATGATGGTAGAGTAGTAGAAGCAGCTAGAGTAAGTATTGAGGTTGGAGAAAGAACTACAGAACAAACTCCAGAAAGCGATGAGGCTTTAATTAAATATATGGCTAAAATGGGGCATTCGTCCCCTTTTGAGCATTTAACTGCAACATTTTTTGTAAAAGTTCCATTTTTTACAGCAAGACAATGGATGAGACATAGAACTATGTCTTATAATGAAGTTTCTGGACGATATTCTTCTCGTTGTTATGACGAATTTTATATTCCCGAAACTTCAAGGTTAATTGAAGAACAGACCAAAGATTCTCGTCAAGGAGCGGGTAAATTAGAATTAAAGAATGCCTATACAACGAGAGAAATTATAAAACAAGTTACAGATTTATGCGAAAGTAATTATCAACATTTAATTTCTATAGGTTGTCCTTTAGAAGTAGCACGAATGATTTTACCTCTGAATACATATACTAGCTTCTATTGTACGGCTAATCTTTTTAACTGGACTAGATTTTTAAAACTTAGAATGGATAATCATGCTCAAATAGAAATTAGAGAATATGCTAATGAAATACACTCAATTCTTTCTAAATTATTCCCTCTTTCAATGAAATATTTAACGGAGTATCATATTAAATGAATATAAGAGAAAGAAGACTTGAAATAGCTAGAAAGCAAGCACAAGATTTAAGAATTCAAAAAAATCTTGCACAACAAATAGCTTCTAGAAAAAGGTTAGTATCTCCACAAAATATCCAAACAGTTTTAATTGTTTTATTTGGAGCAGTAGGAGACGCTATTCTTGGTTCAACGGTTTTAAAAAATATTAAGCAATCTTATCCTGGTTGTCAAATACATTGGTTAATACTTAAAGATTATTACAATGTAATTAGTCATAATATTGTTGATGTTGATAAATGGCTTATATTAGAATCTTTTGTTCCAAGTTTTCTTAACTCTGAAAAAGCATACTTTACTAAGCAACCTATTTTATTAAAAACATTTTTAGAACAAAATACTGTCCATTATGATTCAATTGTTGTACTTGTTGGCCCTGATAGAAAAAGAATTACTAGTTTAGGAAATCATAACGGTAATCAAACAGAACGCTTTTTAGAAGCCTGTAATAGACAATTACCTATTAGTAAGAATATTAGAACTGGTTCTTTTGTTTTAACCAATGAAGATAAAGAGCTTTGGGAAGAGTGGTCTAAAAATATTGATACTAAACAGAAGTATATTTGTTCAGAAATGTTTGCTCGTTCTGCTGGCCCAACCTTAAATAATTGGTCTATGATTAATCTTGCTCATATGGTTTATAAGACAGAGAATGTAAAAACTATTTTTATGCACTCTAAGTCAGATAGAATTCGTGCTAAAGAATTTTATGATTTAGAAAATAATGATGGTTCATATATTATGTGTGACTTACCTTTAGGAGCAGCTACTTACGGAATAAATCAAGTTGGCCGTGTTTTTGTTAGCTATTGTACTGGACAAACATGGGCTGTTTGTGCCACAAATAGGTCAATACCTATTGTCGAGGTTCTCAATTACAAAACTGCTACTAGACATCCTGAAATTGGAGCTAAATTTAATCCGTTTGGACAAATGAAAGTAACATCTTTAGTTACAACAGATATAATGCCCGTATATAATGCGATAAAGAGCTATTTATGATTTACGACTGCTTTAGATTTTTAAATGAAAATGATATGCTTGAATTAAGATTTGAGCAGCATTTGTTTGTTGATAAATTTGTTATTATAGAGTCTAATCAAACTACTTCAGGATTGCCAAAAGATTATAATTTTGACTTTAAACGGTTTAGACACTATAAAGATAAAATCATATATATTCAGTTAGGGTCTTTAGACGGAGATGAACAGGAGATTTTTAAAAAAAATTCCGTAGCATGGAATAGAGAACTAGTTCATCATGGAGCTTTAAAGCAACTTTTACCATTACTCACAAAAAAAGATATTATAATTTGGTCTGATGCCGATGAATTTTTAAAAGAAAAACCTCAATATGGTAATTTTAGATATATTTCTGGTTTATATTATTATTATTTTAATAATCGCTTATATGATAAATATACAGGAAAATTTATTCCTTGGCAATATCAGGTAAGTTTTACTAAAGACATATTAGAAAAATACAATCCTTTTCATCTTAGAAATAGTAATACAATTGATTGGAATATTGTTGATAACGCTGGTTGGCACTTTGCTTATGTTAATGATATTGAGAAATTAAAATATAAAATGGAAGCAGCGGCACACCAAGAATATAATACGCGTAAAATTAAAGATGAACTTTCTGAAAAGATTAAAAAAGGAGTAGACTTTGCATCAGATAGATATCCTGGTATGTTTACACCTTTAAGTGAATTACCTCAATATATTATAGATAAAAAAGAAAAATATGATAAGTTTATTTTAAAGGAACCACTTATGTCTTCAGTACCAACAATAAGTATAAGAGAAAAAAGACTCGCCTTATTAAGAAAACAAGCAGAAGAAATAGATAAACAAAAAAGAATTCATGAAGCAAATTGTCGTGCTCGTAAAAATCAACCATTTATTCAAAAAAAGATTATACAGAAAAATAATGCTCCAATAGTCCCTTCTTTTAACGACAAAGAATTTAATATTCTTCTTCTTGGCTCTTTAGGTGATATAATTTGTAATTCTGTAGTTGTAAATAATATTAAACTTGCTTATCCAAAGACAACTATTAACTGGTATATTGCAGAGAAATACTCAAAAATTTCAGATAATATTCTGGGAGTTGATAACTGGATTATTGCAGATGATATTCTTGGCGCTCCTATAAATGAAATAGATAAACAACAAGTATTAGTGAGAGAATTAATAAAACATAAACCAAACTTAATTGTTTTAAGAGAATGTGATAATACACAATATGGTTCTAATTGGAAAAATTCTGGTGGTAATATTATGGAAATTGCTATTAAAGATATAAATAGATTTGTCTCTATTCCTATCGCAGAAAAGAAGGGAACTTTCACTATTTTAAGGGAAGATATTCTCAAATGGAGAAATTGGGTCAAAGACCAAGAAAAATATATCTTTTGGGAGTTTTTGCCTATTAGTACAACTCCTCTTTTATCTCCTACAGAATATTTCCATCTTGCAAACAAAATATATGATGATACTGGTCAGAAATCTATATTCTCTTGTTCTGTTGAGCAAGCAAAACGATATGCAAAACATAATTCTGAAAATATTCGCCTTTGCGCTTTGTCTTTAGCTCAAGTTGCTCAAGGTATAAAAGAACAAGGCTCTATTTTTATTGGATGTAGTAGTGCTCAAACGTGGGCTGTATGTGAAACATCTGATACACCTATTTTGGAAATAATTCATCCTGATGTTCTTAAAGTTTTACCTAATATTACAGTGAAGGACTCTCATTATAATAATTCTACTGAAGTGATTGACATTAAATCATATGATTTAATAGGAGAAGCTGTTGCTAGACTCAAAAAATAAAACTTTTTTAATTGTACTTCTAGGAGCAGTTGGAGACGCTATTTTAGCGTCTATTGTTTTAGAAAACATAAAGCAAGCATATCCTAATTGCCAAATACATTGGTTAATTTTACAATCATATTATGACACTGTAGCTAATAATATTTCAAATATTGATAAATGGATTATTGTCGAATCTATATTACCTCAATATATAGGTAGTAAGGGATTTGATTATTATTATAAAGAGAAACAGATTTTACAAGATTTTTTAAAAGTAAATAATACTGAATATGATGTTATTATCAAATTAATTGGAGAAGACAGAGATGAAATCTTGGATATTAAACAAAGTTATGATGGTAATCAAGCTAAATGTTTTTTAGAAGCATGTAATTTACAATTACCTATCAAAACAGATAGTTATTCTAATTCATATAATTTAACCGATGAAGATAAAAAATTATGGGATAATTGGGCTTCTAATAATATTGACACTAATCAAAAGTATGTTTGCTCAGAAATGTTTGCTCGTTCTGCTGCAAAAGCTATAAATAATGAACAAATGATTTCTCTTGCTCAGAAACTCTATAAAGAAGATAAGATTAAAACAATCTTTATGTATGCCAAGTCAGATATACAAAAAACTAAAGAGTTCTATAATAAATTAACTCTTGGAGGAAATAATCCATACATCATGTGCGACCTTCCGCTTGGTGCAGCAACTTATGGAGTAAAGCAGATTGGAAAACTATTTATTAGTTATTGCACAGGTCAAAGCTGGGCTGTTTGTGCAACAAATAAGGATATACCAATTGTAGAGATTCTCAGCAAAGAATTAATAAAAGTACATCCAGAAATTGGTAATAAATATAATCCATTTGGAGCAAAAAATATTGAATCTTTAGTAATGGATGATGTTAACTTAATATATAAGACAATAAAAAAGAAACTTAAATGAATATAGCTATAGTTTTGCCATTTTCAGGAGGAGATATAATTTTATCTCAAAAGATTGTTAAGGCATTAAAAAATGAAGGTCATTTTGTTACATTTTATACAGATGAACAATTTAGAAATATACTAGATTATAATCCTGATATTGGAATATTAATAACTAAATCTTACTCTAAATTACCTGTTCGTCAAAGTAAAGATAGGGTGGAAATTTTAAAACACATATCTAGTGACATGTATAATACAGCAATAAAAGAGGCTTATGATAAAGTATATATTTGTCATTCACTAGATAGAGATGAATTTTGGAATAAAATTAATAACAAAAAATATAGCTTATTTGATTTTGCAAAAGAGCCGGTTGATATACCAATAGATACGAATATAGACAATAAAATATATATAATTGACAAAGATACAGAAAAAGCTACAAAATTAATAAATTCTTTACCAAAAAGAAAAACTATTTGTATAGATTGGATTGCTAAAAGTTACCCATATGATTTAGAAAAAATACCATCTATGGTTAATGATATAGCTCACTATCAATCAGATTTTAATTTTATAATTAATGCTTGTCAAATCAATCAACTACCAGAGGATAGTATTTTTAAACAATTTCCTTATATCAATAAAAATAATACATATTTTATTATTGATGATTATTCTTGGAGAGAATGGTCTGAAGTAGTTAGATTAGCAGATTACTATATTGGAGTTGATAGTGGGATTTCTTTCCTAGCAGGACTTCATCAGAAAAAATCTATCATCGTTAGAAGCAAAATTTTACCTTTAACTTATAGTGGTTGGCACTATCTTTTTGGTCATGATAATGCTGTAGAAATAAACGTAGAAGATGCTACATTAAAAGAACAATTTAACAAAAGGATTAAAGAATGGACAAACGAATAATTGGATTAGCAACTGTAGATATTACAGATAAAGAGATAGATGCAGTTACAAAGGTTCTTAAGAGCGGAAAGATTTCACCAGGAAATATACAAGAACAATTTGAAAATTATGTGGCTAATAAACATGGGATGAAATATGGAACATTTGTAAATAGTGGTCAATCAGCTCTTCATCTATCATTTGAAGTTTTAAAAATGGTATATCCTCATTCAATAAACAAAGTTCTATGTCCAGCAACAACATATATTTCCACAATTTTTGCAGCTTGGAATGCTAATTTACCAGTACAATTGGTAGATGTTAATCCTTACACTTATAATATGAGTTTCCACAAATTACGGTTTTCGCAAAATGATATTATTTGTCCTGTAAATCTTATGGGTATTAGTGCTAACCATCCTGATTATAGAGATTGTTTATTGCCAGATAGTAATCCAATAGTAGAAGATAATTGTGAAAGTATTTTTGCGCCAACAACAGGTTATGGAGATTTAATGTGTTTAAGTTTTTATGCAGCACATCAAATCACAACTGGTTCAGGTGGTATGGTCTGTACTAACTCTAAGAGATTTAATTCTTTGATAAAAAGTATCTGTAATCACGGAAGAGCTGACTCTAATAATTTATATACAGCTAATAGAAATGAAACTTACGATAAAAGTAAAAAATTCATCTTTGATAAGGTTGGATTTTCATTTAAAATGGGAGATTATATGGCTGCTCTCGGATTAGCACAAGCAGAAAGGGCTGATGAAATTATTGGTGCTAAAATTAAAGTTGCTCATAAACTCTTGGATAGACTTTCTCAACATTCTTCATTCATTCAGTTACCAGTAAAACATGGAAATACATTTATGAACTTTCCTATTGTTGTAAAAAACGGTAAAAAGGATAAATTAGTAGCTCATTTGAATAATTGGCAAATTGAAACCAGAGATTTAATGCCCATATTAAATCAACCTATTATAAAACAAGCCCCTAACAATAAATTAGTGCAAACTACTGATAATGGTCACTGTTATGAAGCAGATTATAAACACATTCGTGAAAAAAAAACTCTTCCAGTCTCTTTATCTTTAGTAGATACAGCTTTTTACATTGGTTGTCACCAAGGAATGACAGATGATGACATTGAATATGTAGGAGAGGTTTTTGATAACTATTTCGAAATCTCCATATAAACTTTTAATATTAGGTAGTGGCCCAAGCATTTTATCTATTATTCCTTATTTGGATAGATTTGAAAATATTATGGTTATTAATGGAGCTATTAAATTAGTTCCTAACGCCACATATATGATTTCTCAGGATAGAGCAGCAAATAAACAAGAATGGTTTAATATACCAACACCTAATACCAAAAGATATTTAGATTATATGATTAAAGATTCTCAACCTCATACAAAATGGTATCCTATATGGATGACATTATCAGAATATCAAAATAACCCTATTAAATTTCCTCACTTTAGAAATAATGAATCTTGTTGTGTATTAAGTAAAGAGCTTCTTTTAAAAAATCGTAGTTATAAAAAATTATATGGACATTTTTCTTCAGCAACTTTCGCTCTTGATTTAGCCTATACACTAGGCTATGAAGATGTATATCTTTGTGGAATAGATATGTGTAAAAAAGAAAGGGTATATTATAAAGGACTAAATGAAGATGAGTCTATATATTCAATAATAGATACTAAAAAATTTCGTTACCCAGTGACAGAATATCAATATTATTGCATACCAATGTTAAATCAAATGATAGATATATATAATATGAATATTATAGATTTATCTGATGGTAATTTAAAAAATAGTAAATCAGTAAAGGATGTTAAATGGTAATTCTTATTACAGGTGGTTGTGGTTCATTAGGTTCTGAACTTGTTAAAGCTATAGATAAAGATAATACTATTCGTGTTTTCTCTAGAGATGAATTAAAACATTGGAAAATGAGACAAACTTATCCAGATGTTAGATATTTATTAGGTGATATAAGAGATAAGGATAGAATTATAAGAGCAACTGAAGGTGTTGATTTTGTTATTCACTGTGCTGCATTAAAACACATTGAGACCGGCGAATACGACCCTAGTGAAGTCATCAAAACAAATATAGATGGAACATCTAATGTCATAGAGGCTTGTATTTGTAACAATGTAACTTCTGCGTGTTTTATTAGTAGCGATAAAGCAGTTAATGCAACTTCTCTTTATGGTTCTAGTAAATTTGTAGCAGAAAAACTATGGATGAATGCTAATAACAATAAAGGAGATAAAAAAACTTTATTTTGGGGAGTGAGGTTGGGAAACCTTTTGGGGTCTTCTGGTTCAATCATAGAAAAATTTAGACATAATAATATTATATCAGTTACTGATTTAGAATCAACTCGTTATTATATAACATTAGAAAAAGCTTCAAAATTTATATTAGATAATGTAAGTACTCAAGAGGCTGCAATTTATATTCCTAAGATGAATTGTGTTAAATTAAAAGATGTAGTCTCTTCTATTAACCCCAATGCAATTATAAATACTATAGGGCTAAGAAGGGGTGAAAAAATGCATGAAGAATTATATAATAACACAGAACAAGTAGCAGAATTTCCAGATTATTGGAAGGTGATTTAATGTTATTTAAAGAGATAATTGAAAAATTATGGGATACTAGAAGAGATTTGGTTTCTGACGGATATGATGAAGCTATTACTTATCTTCAATCTCTTCTTCCTGGTTCAAAAATACATTCATTTCCAAGTGGATACAAAACAGAAACTTGGACAGTACCTAAAAAATGGACTGTAACAGAGGCTTATATTAAAAATAATAAAACTAAACAAAAACTTATTGATATTCAAAATCATGGATTACATGTTATGTCGTATTCTCAATCAGTAAATATTCCTCATGCTACTTGGCAAGAAGTTAACGAAAAAATTTATAGTAATCCTGAATGTAATTGGGGTATTCCTTTTAAGTTCTCTTATTATAAAGATGATTGGGGATTTTGTTGTGCAGATAAATTTAGACCAACTGCTGTATCACAAGAATTTTGTGATGATTTTACTGTAAAAATAAAATCTAAATTTTCAAAAGGGTCTTTAAAAGTTTTAGAATATATTATTCCAGGTAAAAGAAAAGAAGAAATTTTGGTTATGGCTCATTTAGACCATCCATTTCAGGTTAATGATGGATTATCAGGTGTCGCTGGTTTAGTTGATTTAGCCTTAAATATAAAAGATAACAAATATACTTATAGATTTTGGATTTTACCAGAAACCATAGGCTCTTTGTGTATGTTACATAAATTTTCTAAAGAAAATATAAAAATAGCTATATTTTTGGATATGATAGGAGTAAATGGCCCATTAATTTGTCAACAACCTTATTCTTGGCATAATCCTCTAAGAGAAGTGATAAATAAAATTGCTAAGAATGGAAGTGGATTATTTATAAATAATAATATAATATCTTGTAATAAAAAAGATTTAATATTAACAGATAATCTTAGGTATATTGGTAATGATGATAGAGTATTAAATTTTATTCGCATACCTTGTTATTCGTTTAATAGAGTGACTGATTCTAGTAATGAATTTGGTAAACCTTTCTTAGAATATCATACTCATGTAGATAATAAATATGATGAAGATAATATAATGTTAACTGTAACTAGTCTGATAGATATATTTAAATATTATGAACAAGATGATTATGCAAAATCGATAATTAATGAAATGCCATGTTTTTCAAATTTTGGATTATACAATTTTATGTCAGATATTTTTTCATTAGTTGAAAAAGAGAGAATATTATCGTATATACAAAACAATTATACGACAATAGACAATATAGCCACAAATTTTAGAAAAACATATGAAAATGTACTTCTATTATTAAAAGAATTTGAAAAATATGATTTAGTAAAAATTATAACCTTAGAAGAATTAGAAAAATTATTAGAAAAATCAGGTGGGTTAACACAAAATGTTTAATAAAGAAAAACAACAAGAACTATATGACGAAGAATATTTTAAATCTTATAATTTACGAGATATAAATAGAATTAGTACATATCAAAACGAACTTAAAAGAATTGAACACAAAATTCCGTTAAAAGGAAATGTTTTAGATGTAGGGTGTGGAACCGGAGACTTTTTTAAAGCAGACATTAAAGGTGTATTTAAATATTATGAAAAATATGGAATAGAAATATCCAAGTATGCTGCAAAATATACAAAAAATATTACTTTGGTGAAAGCAGAAGAATTAAAAGAAAATGTTTTTGATGTTATTATCATGAGAGGAGTTATTCAACATTTACCAAATCCTCTTGATATGATATCTATATGTTATAAGGCTCTTAAACCCAGAGGCAAGCTAATCTTTTTAGCGACTCCTAACACTAATTCTATTTATTATAAACTTTGGGGAACGCTTCCTATGTTAGACCCAAAATATAATTTTATGATTCCCAGCGATAATGAACTATGTAATATACTGATAAATTTTGGGTTTAAAATTAATGATGTTGTATATCCTTATGAATTTCCTTATGCTCATTGGACAGATAAATTTAAGTTTGTCGCTAAATTATTCGGTGCAAAGGTTAATTTTGCTTGGCCTAAAAATATGATGGAGATTATTGCAGTTAAACCAACTAGAAATAGTGAGATATCTACACCAATATCTACTATGTCTCTTGGAGATATAATTGACGCTAGTTATACAACTGAGTTGAAATTACAGAATCACAAAGATAAAGAGACAACACATCTTTTAATGACGAATTTACAAATGCAATATATGTTAATTAATAAATTAGAAATGAGAGAAATGAGTTTTATCTCGTTCCCTAAATGTAAGGTATATGATAATAATCTATCTATATCTGTTTCAGATTATGAAGAAGCAAAGATAAAATTAAAAGAAGTTGTTACTAAACTTTGGAATCATCAGGAATTTGTCAATTTAAAAAAATATCAAACCGCAACTCCAGAAGAATTATTAGATTATATTACAAAACTTGATTCTCTTAATAGAGAAAGAAATTATTTAATTGATAATATTAATACATATTTTGATGGAACAAGGAGTTTATAATGCAAACAGCTTTAGTGACTGGAGTTTCGGGCCAGGATGGGAGCTATCTTTCAGAGTTATTGTTAAATCAATCTCTCAAAGTAGTTGGAATGTATCGTAGGTCTGCCGCACCTAATTTATGGCGTTTAGAAAATTGTATTAAACATCCTAATTTTCAGTTAGTAGAAGGTGATTTGACAGATACTCAATCTATCAATAAGATAGTTAAAACTACCCAGCCAACTTATTTATTTAATTTGGCTGCTAATTCTTATGTTGCCTCTTCGTTTATTACTCCTGAATCTGTTATAGATATTAATGGGACTGGAGTTGTAAGACTTTTGGAGGCTCTTAAGAATTATTCTAAAGAGACAATATTTTATCAAGCAAGTACCTCAGAATTATATGGTTCTAACTCTTCTCTCTTCTATCCTCAAAATGAAAATACTCCATTCATGCCCGCAAGTCCTTACGGTCTTGCAAAACTTATGGGATATTATGCTACTAAACACTATGCTAATGCTTATGGATTAAAAACTTATCAAGGTATTTTATTTAATCACGAATCTCCCCGTAGAGGTATTCAATTTGTAACGAGAAAGATAACCCATAAAGTAGCTCAAATAGCTAAAAAGCAAAGTCAATATCTTACATTAGGTAATTTAAATGCTTCTAGAGATTGGGGTCATGCAGAAAATTATGTTGAATGTATGTGGCAATTAGTAAATCAATCTAATATTGATACTGTTGTAATAGGTACTGGCAAGACATTCACAGTTAAGCAATTATGTGAAGCTGCATTCTTAACTATCGGAGAAGATATTATATGGACTGGTTTAGGTACTGATGAAAAGGGGTATAATACAAATGGAGAGCTTCGTGTAGAAGTAAGCCCCGATTTATTTAGACCAGAAGAAGTCGGATATCTTTATTCTGACCCAAGTTTAGCTAAAAAGCAATTAAATTGGAATCCAGATAAAATTACTTTTAAATACATGATTACTGAAATGGTTAAAGAAGATATTTTAAGAATAGAGCAAGGAAGAACTCATGAATTCTAAAGTTGATGGTATTATTATATTAGCAGGAGGAGAGGGTGTTAGACTTAGACCTCTTACTTATGATATGCCTAAATTAATGATTCCTTTTTTATCAGAAACATATTTGGAATATATTATCAATTCTGTTGATAATATTATTTGCCATAATATTCCTGTAATTATTTCTGCTGGATATAAGTCAGATTGTATAGATATATCAAATATGCATTATACATCTATTGTTAAAGAAGATAAACCTTTAGGAACAGGAGGGGCAATTAGATTTACTTTGCAGCAATCTGATTTTAAGAATCCTCTTATTCTTAACGGAGATTTAGTGCTTAATTTTTTCAATGATTTATCTGTTATGTCAAATATACATAATACTACACCTGAGTGGTGTACAATTATGGCTTCTGAAAAATATAATCCTTGTAGATATGGTAATATACAACATAATAATTGGATTATGACTGATTTTATAGAAAAACCTTCTTCTCCTAAAAGTTTCAAAAGTTTAGTATCAACAGGAATTTATATTATTAATTCTGAAAAATACCTTCAATTCACAAAAGATTATCCTGATTTCTTTTCTATAGAAAAGGATATATTTGCTTTTTGTCCTCCAGGTATTAGAATATTTCAAGGTGGTAATTTCTCTGATATAGGAACTATTGAGTCTTATAGAGAGACACAAATCAGACTTAATGGTGGAGAATCAGTTATAAATAAAAATTGTAAAATTCATCCAACTGCTGTAATAAATAATAGTGTTATTCATAAAAATGTTACAATTGGAGCTAATGTTATTATTGATAAATGTATTATCGCACAATCATCAATTATTCAAGATAATTGTCAATTAAAAAATATATGTATTGCATCTAATTCTGTACTACAAAAGGGGACTATATGTTAGTTTTAGGAACTGCTGGAGCAAGATGGGATTCTTCTATCAACGATAATGAAATCGACTTTTTAATTGCAAAATTTTTTACTTATATTAGACGAAATTCAACAAGAGAAAAATATAGTTTTAATTCTTTCCATGCTACTATTGGTAATTTTAATATTACACAGCCACCTGGATTAAATGATGATACAGACCTTGCATCAGATATCTGTATTGGATTTGACGCTAGACCACAAAGTGCAATTTTAGCAAGAAGAATGAAGATACTTTTAGATATCACAGATTCATGGGAATCCAAATCATCTTTGATTAATAATATACCAATAACTACCCCAATGCTTTGCCGTCTCTGTAAAAGTAGAAAAGCATTTGGAATAATGTTTACAGCATCACATAACCCAGATAATTATGTAGGTGTTAAATTTATAACTCCAAAAGGTACTTTAATAGATGAGAAAGATGTTTTATCTCTTAATTTAAATACCCGCGACTATAATGTTAAAATGATTGATTTAGCCAGTATATATTCATCAACAGTACTTCCTTCATATACTAAAGATAAATATTCTTTTAGTACACTAAATGGTGCGGCAAAAGGATATATTAACCAAATTTTTAAAGGTCAGGTTATTGAAGATAATACACCAGCTAAAAATAACTCATTAGAACCTAAGCCAGATAATATTATTCTACCATTTGAAACAGCACAAACAGGAATTGCTTTTGCTTTAGATGGTGATGGAGATAGATTATTAATGTTTATCGATGGAGAACCACTAACTCCTAGTGAAACTTTCCTTCTTTTTATTAAAGCTACTTCCAAAAAAATGTTATCTAAAGTTATCGCCACTTATAATATGTCAAATATTATACCAAAATTTTGTAATGAAGAAAATATTAATTTTGTATGGAGTAAGATAGGGTTCCAACATATCTCCCCATTATATATAAATTCAGATGATAATGTTGTTGCAGGAGAAGAATCTGGAGGATTGGCATTCCATCCATTCTTTAGTGATAGAGACGGTATAATGGCTGCAATAATACTTATGAATTTTAATGAATCTAGGCAAGGAGGATTAAGAAGCGAATTACAAAACATAAGAGAAAAATACGGAAGAATGAGATATAGTAGATTTGATATTCACACAAATATGTCTATAGAAGAAATAAAAACTAAATTTGAAAATCAGGTGGGTAAATTAGGTTCTCCAGAACAAGATGTAGATGGAATTAAATGCCCATTTATGACGGGTTGGATTATGTTTAGAAAATCAGGTACAGAACCTTTAATTAGAGTATATTGTGAAATTCCGTGGAATAAAAAATTTAATTTAGAAGAAGCTTTTAATGAGTCTTATTAAGGCTACATTAATTACTCCTATTTGGAAAAGAGATAAGTTTAAGCCTATTTTAGAAAGTATTGTTACTAATCAAACATATCAAAATATAGAACATATAATAGTTGAAGAACAAAGTTCTGTTAACTATAAGTTTAAAAATGCTAGACACATAATTATTCCTAGTGTTGATAATAAATCATTGAATATAGGACGTAAACGAAACATTGCTCTTCATTATAGTACTGGAGATGTAATTATCAATATAGATTCTGACGATTATTATAGTCCACAATACGTTGAAAAAGTAATGAATTTTTTTCAAAAAAATCAATCTACTAACTTTCTTAATATGAAAACTATGTGCGTATACGATATTAATATACAAACTTACCAGATATTATCTGGACGTAGTTGTTTTGGTACTGGACATTCTTATAGAAGTAGTATTACAACAAAATATGACTCAAAAAAAATGTGTGGAGAAGATGGTGATTTTCTCTCTAAATATATTGAGAGATATGGAAGAGATGGACTTATAGAAACTAACGCTTTAGTAAAAGATATGATTTATATCAGACATAAAGAGAATATTTCCTGGCTTGCTCCATTAGAGCAATTTGATGTAGATTATAAATTTTTGACTTCGAGAGTTGCAGATTCTTCTATTATAAATTTTTATAAAAATTACAGTAAAGGGTAAAATATACTTTGGAGTAAAATATGAACTTGCACGAATTTAAACAATTTTTATTTTTAGTCATTAGTGATAAATTGGCTATTAAGGTTACAATTCCTCTTAATCCTAACACTAATACTGCTGCAATGAAACTTCTCAAGGATTTTATGCAAAAATTTGACATAAAAGACATAAAAGAAGACGTAGAAAGAATTATCGAATTATCCGAAGTAGATGATTATGTAGTTTGGGCATTGTCTAAGTTGGACTTAATTAAAATCAAGATTATTAATAATAGAAAATTTGGACTTTTAAAATCTTGGTTTGCAAAAATATTAAAAGATTTAAACCCAGAAGATTTTAATTCTATTAACGATATCTATAAAAATATAATTTTTCCTCGTATTAAATTGATAACAAAATGGAAATATAAGATAGATAAATTTTTTCATCCAGAGGTATAAATGGAACCAGTAAATTATCTTATTTTAGAAAAAAAAGAAATTTATAATCCACATTCTTTTAAGCAAGAAAAAGAATTCACAGAATATATGGTTCAATTTTTAGTACCTGGATTGATTATCAATAATACAAAATGTATTTTAGTAACATCCAATGAAATAGTTAGACTTACATCTCTGCATAATTGGTATTTTATCCCTAATGCAGAAGAAATAAAACTTAATTAGGAGAAATAATGGTTTTAACGCCACCTCGTCAAGTCTCTTGTGAAGACTTTTTTGATAACGATTCTTTTTCAATGAGAATTTTTACTAATAAATATGCTTTAATTAAAGAAGATTCAACCTCCGAAACACCAGCCGAAACATTCTGGCGTATTGCTAAATATGTTGCCTCAGCAGAACCAAATAAAGAGCAAGAAGAGAAAAAGGCACTAGAATGGTTTGAGTTAATGATGGCTAAAAAATTTCTTCCTGGCGGAAGGATTATCTATGGAGCAGCTAATCCGGCAAAAGTATCTCTTATAAATTGTACAGGATTTGCTTTAGGTATTGATAGAAATGGTAAATCCATTAATCCAGATAGTTTAGAAGCTATTAGTGAAACAGGATACCTTGTATCTAAAGTAGAATCAAGAGGAGAAGGAGTTGGAGTAGATATTTCTGCTTTAAGACCAAGACACTCTAAGACTAATAATGCTGCTAAAACATCTACCGGAGCGGTTAGTTGGATGGATTTATATTCGAAAATTACAGGAACAGTTGCTCAACAAGGTAGACGTGGAGCCTTACTTCTTCTTATTGACGATTCCCATCCTGACTCTTTAGAATTTATTAATATTAAAAATGATAATATGAATACTAAAGAGCAAATTTCTTATCTAGAAAAACATATTACAGATGATAAATCTAAAACAATTATATCAGAATTATATGGTAAAATCGAAGAAACTTATAAAGTAAGATTTGCTAATATCTCACTAAAAATATCAGATGCTCTTATGTCAGCATATTTGAATAAAGAAACATGGTCATTTATATGGGATAGGCAAGTTCATAGTTCCATTGCAGCTTCAAAATATATGGAATTATTATCAGAAACAGCTTATTCTTGTGCTGAACCTGGAGTTCTTTTTTGGAATACTTCTAAGAGAATGAGTAATTCTGATGCTGTAGGATATCCAGTTGTAAGTGTTAATGCTTGTTCTGAAGAAGTATTATCTAATGGTTCTAGTTGTACATTAGCTAATATTAACTTTTCTCTTTTACCAGAAGATGAAGAGGAAATGATAAAAGAACTTACTTATCTTTCTGGAGAAGTTCTACATTTTTTAGATAATGTTGTTACTTGTCAGTTAAGAGATAAAAGATGCCCTACTAAACTTCAAAAGAAAGATTTGAAAGCTCTTCGTAGAGTTGGTGTAGGGTTCACTGGCTTAGGTGATTATCTTTTGAAGCGAGAAGTACCTTATGACTCTCCAGAAGCCGCTACAATAGCTGAGACACTCGCCAGGACTATGTGTGTTGCAGCTTACAGACGTTCTTTTGAATTGGCTCAAGAAAGAGGTTCTTATAAAGCTTTTAAATGGCCTGAGCTTAAGACAAGTGAATTCATCAGACATTTAATTAATTCTGGAGCTATTCAAGAGCATGAATTTGAAAAAGGTATGAGAAATGTTTGTTGTTTAACTGTTCCTCCTGCGGGTACAGGGTCAATTATTTTAGGCACTAGTTCTGGTGTTGAACCTATTATGGATGCCTGGTATTATAGAAGAACAAGGGTGATTCCTGATAATTATCCTTTAGAATGGAGATGGGAACTTATTATTCATCCTTTAGTAAGAGAAATTATTATCAATAAAGAAAAAATTGATATATTGTCACTTAATACTGACAAAGAGAAAATAGATTTAATTACTAAAGTGTTTGATGGTAAAGTAAAACCTGCTCATGGAATATCTTATTTAAGTAAAATCAATTTAATGGGTAAAGTTCAAAAGTGGATTGATGCTTCAATTAGTGCTACTTATAATTTAGATTCACTTACTTCGTCCCCCGCGACGGTACTAGATATATACGTTGAGGCATGGAAAGCTGGACTAAAGGGCTGTACAGTATATGTTCAACATCCTGAAGCTGGTAGAGAACCAGTAATTCTTTTTAGAGAAAAACCTAAAAGTTATAATTTCTCTTTTTCTTTTATAGATAAATATGGTAGCCCTTATGCAAAATTCAAGGAAGGAAAAAATGAAACTTCATAATATAAAAGTATTGGTTGATGAACTGTTAAAAACAATGCCATCTGATACTAACATTGAGTTATCTGTTAGTGCTGATGAAGCTGTAACTATTGGATTTGTACAAGTAAAATCTGTGACAGCAAATGCAGAAATTATGATGGAAGCAATTAGAAGCGGAGATTTTGCTGCTTGTGCTCAAATTAATGTTTCGCCTAAAGAACTTGTGCTTGGCAGGATGATTGAAGAAATGTCTCGTAGTAGATTCCAATTTGGAAGTCTGAAGTCATTTATCAATTCTTTTAAATCAGACGAAGCAGATGATAAAGAACAATTTGAAGAAGATTTGGTTAAAATGAATGGAACTACGGCTGAAAATTTTGCCAAGAATGAAGAAGAAACATTTTTAGCACAAGGTATTCCTGCCAAACAAATTGAACAACTTGAGACTCAAATTGAAAACAAACCGATTGAACTTAAAACTAGTCGAATTCCTCTTAATACACCAAAATGTAATTGTGGTTGTTAATGCCTAAAACTAAGAAAGATAATGTTATTCTTGTTGGAACAGATGAAGAGCTTACTGGTTTAGATGTTTCAACAAGATTATCAAAATTAGATAGAAAAATAGATAAACGTCCAACTTTCTTAGAAGGAAGAACTTATGTTCGTAGAGCAGAAGGTAAAAAATGGTATGTTACTATTAACTTGTATAACGGATTACCTTTAGAAGTATTTGTTAATACCAATTCAAGAGATAGTCAAGTTATTGCCAAAGATGGTATAGATAAGCTTGAAAAATTAGCTAGATATTATGAGGTTGATGAAATATTCATTCAAGCGCAAAGAGTAAAAAGTGAACATCAAACATCTTCGGCAAAATTTTGCAGAGTTTTATCTATGTGTTTAAGACATGGAGTTCCTTTGTTAGAGGTAGTAAATACCTTAGATTTATTAGACCACGGTATCACCAATTTTACTTATCACGTAGAAAAACTTCTTGGCTCTTATTTACCTGATACACCATTGCCTAATGGACAAAATATTTGTCCTGAATGTAAAAATTCTACTCTGATTTATTCGGGTGGATGTAAACAATGCAATGAATGTGGATGGACAAAGTGTTAATAGGTCATTCAGTTGACCTTTGTATTATAGATGAAGGTAGGGATATGAGTATCTTTGTGGAATCACAAAAATTAACTATACTTAATTATCCAATTAATTCTGACCTAGAAATATAATGGTAAATATAAATGTAGCAAATACTCTAATTCCTTATATTAGACAACAGACATATATAAATGCTATTTTTAAAACTATTCCTATGGCTCCTAAAACAGAAATTGTATATAAAATAGATAAAATGCCTATAAATTTTGATTTAGAATGGAATGATAATATTAATTGTGATTTGGAGGTTTAAATGATTTATCAATTAACAGATGAAGAGAGAACATTCTATATGAATGTTGTTAAGAGAGTTCAAGAAAAATTACCTGAAGATATTACAATCACCACTGATTCCAACGAAGGATTTAAGTTTAATAATAGTTGGTGGGTTACTGCTATTTATCAAATGACAGGAAGAAAAGTGATTGTTTTCAGGTCTTATAAGTTTACAATGGACGAAGAAGAATTAGTTAAAGTTATTTATAATGATTTAATTACAAATAGAGGATAAAATGAAGCTTAAAACATATTTCAGAGATAAATTAAATGAAAAATACGATATTGCAAAGATAAATATAAAAAACAAAGATTTAACCTTTTATTTTAAAGTCAAGGCTGATAAAACTCATATTATTTATTATTTAAGTTGGAAACATATTAATTTTCCTACTAAATTTGTTATTTATAAGAAAAATACAAGTATCACTACAGAAGAACGTATAATTTATAATTATATAACTGATTGTATACTTATGGGCGAATTAATTGATTTGAATTTAGATATAAAAGATATTATTGAGGAGTAAAAATGAAACGCGACAAATGGTTATTTAAATATCAAAAAGAAAAAATTCTTAAAGCAACTCAAGAAAAGATTATCTTCCACGAGTCTCGGTTAGCTTTTTGGAACGAACAAAAGAAAAAAGTAATTATACAAATTAAAGAAACTGGAATAAATTTCGAGGAAACTTTATCTGATATATTTTCTAATAGTTATAGGCCAACTAGTGTTCAAGTTGATAATGCTTTATTAAGTGATTTACATGAGTGTAACGCTAAAATTAAAGAGCATCAGACTAAGATAAGTGATTATAAAGGATATGAAGAGTTATTAAGTCTTGAGGAATTATTAAAAAGCGATGGAAGTAAAGATAATACTTTAAACTTAGATTTTGAAGATTGGCAATACTTTTTCGGGAGTTAAAATGAAAACATTCGTTGCTAACGCAATTGAAAATCTAGTTATTACTGGATATTATGAAACTTTGGATGCCCCTGATTGGTGTCCTGACACTTGGCCTCTCTATATGATTGTTTATGGAGATGTATTGAAACAGATGGTAGAAATCTTAAAGACTTCTTCTGCCTCTTTATTTAAAGAATCTTTTCGTTCTAGTTCTTTTAATGATGAAGAGAGATATTATATCTTTCTCGCAGAATCGGGCTATGTAAGTGAATGGGGAAATGTCCCTACAGGATTCAATTTTAAAGTCTTTAATAGTAATGGTAAACCGATTTCTTCAGAAAAAGGTGTACCTTTTGAGTTTATTTCTGCTTTTGCAAGAATAGAAGTAATCGAATAATTTTTATTGTTTAAGGAGCGTGCCTTGATGAATATCAAAGTGCCTACACTCTTGTCATTAGTCCTAATTGTAATAGGATTTCTAGTGGTTTCATCCCAAACATCGGAAGCTGCTGTGGACAAGTTTTATATTGATTATATCACAAAATATGGTCATTTTAGTAAGATAGACGCTAATCTACCTGAAATGTTTGATAAAAGAACTAATGCGGTTCGTCCAGATTACATAGAATATGTTGCAAATATTGTATGCGAAACTGAGGAAGAATTT